ACGTAGTCAGCTTCCTGACGGGTCTGCAGGTTCTCCTTGCGGATTTCCTCCAGGGCAACAGCGCGCTCAGCCGTCCACGGCTTCTTGCTCAGCTGTTCTTCATTCTTGGTCTGGCGCACGATCGTGCGGTGGTAGACTTCCAGCACGGCGTTGGCTTTTTCAACATCGAGCTGGTTGAAGTATTCCTTCAGTTCAGCATCGACCAGTTCGTGGGAGGAGGCGTAGATACCCATGGCAGTGTTCCTTTGTTGATAGAGGGTGGGTTGACATGGAAGTGTTATAGATCTGAAATTCGGTTCAATCGGCATAAAACCCTTCCAGCCATTACAGCTGGAAGGGGGTTGGGTCTTTGATCTTTTCAGCGTCCAGCATCGCCAGGACAACCTTGACTTTCAGGTCCGGAATACGTCGACGCAACTGCCGCCACTGGCTGTTGAGCTGCATCACATCCGGACGATGTTTGGTCGTGCCGTTTTTCCCTAGCTGATCCATGGAACGCTGGATGGCCCCATGAACAGTGCGACCGGTAGCCTCGATGTGCTCCAACGCATCCTCGGCCTTGAACAGCGCCAAGTTCACCGGATGAATCTCGATCTTCATGTGGACCTCAGAAAGAACCCGCCCCCGAAGGGGCGGGGAGTTAACGCACCAGAACGTCAACCTCGATCGGTATCGGTCCCAGATGATGGTGGATCGCACGAATAACCTGTTCGTACTTCCAGCCACCGTTGCCACACCCAATCGGGGGCATAGCCAGGGAGGTAATCCTCAGCTCTTCGTAACGCGCTGCGAGCTGAGCCAGGTTATCCCACATCAACTTCCACGGCGAGGGATTACGCCAGTTGATCTTCGTGGGAAAAAGCAAACATTGCTGTTCATCGTTGATCGGGAACACGTAGAGCTGGTTGCCCAACGCCGGGTCCGGATAATACTCCCGAGGAAACCGTTCCAGATAGAACTCGTACAACTCCGGATAACGGTCGCGGAATTCCTTAGCGATGCCAGCACCCATGGCCCCTGCCACGTTGGTAGTGCACAGCAGCGTCTGACGCTTGCTTTGGAACAAATTCCCTTGACCTTCAAACGAAATCATAGTTATCCTTTTCCATCCAATTGGGCGGTCAGGTCACGCACCGCCTTATCAGTGGCGGCAGACGGACCCTGCTTAGTTTCCAGTTCCTTACACACGTTGAACCAGTGCTCGCACACATCGCGCGGTTGCTGGACGAACTCCGGCCAAGACATCCCGGTGTGTTGGGAGACCTTGTATTTGCCAAAGCGCATCATCATGCGATAGAGCATCGTGTGCGGCTCGACCTTCTCTTTCTCATGCATTTGCACCAGAGCGAGAGGTTGCAGGTCGTTGAGGTTGTCGTCATCGTGGTTGAAGATGCCGTAGTTGAGATCGTAGTTGATCATGAGCAGCATCTGCAGCTCATAACCGTTCTTGATCTTACCGTCGCCAACTTCCTGCAACAGCCGCTCTGCCGGTCCGGGGTGACCAATCTGATTCAACCCGAACCGGCCTTGCAGCACGTGACCGCCCGGATCGTGAGGATCGACGTCCGGGTCGGCCACAGGCCGGATGCTTACGTGTTGCCCAGATGCAAGGTCTTGGTAATCCGACGGGCTCGGAGGGTAAAAAAAATGTTGACGATGTCAAGGGGAATCAGCGAGGGCTGAGCCTTGTACTTCTCGTCATTGACATGATCCTTACTGCAGACCGGGCACGGCGTCTTGGGTACTGCCATGATGGTCAGCACCGACGCTTCGATGAACTTGTTCATGCCGTCGTAGTACGCCTGGAAGATCTCCGCCGAAGCGGTCAGGGCGGACAGCGAGTCGACGATGGACGGGGTGTCCTCGATGACGTTGGTGATGATCTTGCGCTCGGCGTCCCGATCGACCAGAGTGATCTTCTGGACCATGTGCGCGTACTGGCACAGCGAGGTGATGCGACCCTGCTCACTGATGAGCTGCGCTCGGTGACCTTCTTCGATGTTGGCACCGAAGGAACGGGTGACGCGCGAGACCAGCGAGTCGATCCAGCTGGTGCCGACCTGGCGGTACTTCTCGATGGTCGGCGTGCACAGGGTCATGGAGACCTGATCGGTCAGCTTGACTTCGCGCTCGGCCAGATAGGTGTGCTGTTCCTGGTACTTCTTCAGTTCATCGGCGGTGAACTTGGAGAACTTGCGGGTCATCTGGCGAGCCTGCCATTCGGTCAGGCGCAGCTGGTCGGTGAAGGCCAGGCGCGGGATCGAGATGTTCGCTTCGATGACGTGGGTGCACTTGAACGGGTTGATGACGCACGGCTGGCGGTACGGATAGCCGTTGGGGTACATCGTGCACAGGATGCCGTGGATCAGCGAATGGGCGTCCGGCAGGAGGATGATCTCCTTGAGGTCTTCGATGGCCACGTGCGCCACCGTCGCTTCGATGATGTGCTCCAGCGCGAAGTCCACCAGCGAGTTCATCAGGTAGACCATGGTGTTGGAGAACATCAGGCCGCCGGTCTCGCGACCGAAGCGGATCTTCTCATGGCCCAGGCGACGTTCCAGTTCCAGCAGCGCAGCTTCGGTGGGGGCACGCATGGTGACCCAGATGCCGGTGTGCCACAGCGGGATGCGCGCATGGGTACCCATGCCGGTCAGCGACTGCATGCGCATGACGGCCTGCTGGCCGGACAGCTTCATGCCGTCGTTCTTTTCGAACGTGGGACGGGAGATGTGCAGGCGTTCCTTCTCGGCCTCGACGCTGTTGGTCCACAGCGAGTTGGCACGGGCCATCGCCTGTTCGTAGGTACCGAACTGCAGCGAGTGCTTGGCGCCTTCGACGCTGGTTTCGGTCCAGGTCTGCTCGGCGTCGGATTCGCCCAGCTCCACTTCCGGGTAGTGCTCGGAGAGCTTGGCCGCTTCACTGGCCTGCACGCCCAGGATGGACAGACGCTCGTAGACGGCGAACGTGCCGGGCTTGGGGGGCTTCATGTCGAACGGGTCGTGGATGACGCGCACGTTTTCCTGCACGACATACGGAATCACCGGCGGATCACCTTCGGGTTCCTTCAGGGTCTTGGTCGGCGCAGCGTCGCTGGCCGGCTGTGCGTCACCATCCGCAGCGGGCGCCGCTGCCGGAGCAGCCGCAGTCGGTTCCTGCGGGAACGGCGTCGTGGTGGTTTCTTCTTCGATGGACATGGCGCTTTATGCCTCGGTGTTGCTGGGGTCGGGAGCCGGTGCGGACGGCTCGGTTTCGGGGGCTTCCGGCGGAAGCTGCATCTCCGTCAGGCGCGCCGTGTTGGCCAGCACCGTGAGGTTGATGTCGGACATGAGTTCGCCGTACTGGCCGCCCAGGTTCAGCGTTTCCACCAGCGCGTCGCTGTCGACGGCATCGCCGGTGCGATTGACGTGCAGGGTGCGCAGCGCGGTGAGACGATCGGTGATCTTCTTGGAATCCGAGCCGATGAGGTTGACCAGCGCATTGCGTTCCACCGGATCGATCTCCGGATTGGCCATGGCGCTGACGATCACATCGCGCGCACCACCGATGGTGGAGTGCAGCAGACGGGTGGTCTCATCGGAGAGTTCGTTGAGTTCATCCCAGGCGCGGTTCTTCAGAGGCTGATGCCGGGGCTGCGGGATGGGTTGCTGACGCTTACCCTTGGACATGTTGTTACCTGCTTGGAAAGTGATTTCGGAAGAAGCAAAGCTTCTCATATGAGAAGAACTTCTGTATTTTTTTGACATATTGCAAGGAGTCAACCATGTTCGACGAACTGGACGCTTATCTGGATCTGGTTGCAACGCCAGAGCAGAAAGACCTGTGCCTCGATGCCTGCAGGACGCTGTTGTGGGTGGGTGAGGAGCGCCATGTCGAACCGATCGACGATGAACTTGTCGTGGCCGGTTCAGTGGAGGGCGATCCGCTGACCAACATCATGCAAGGCATCCTGTTGCCGCTGTATGTGCGCGTGCTCAACGAGTACGGTGTGTTGTTCAGCGGTGAGATCACCCTGCCCATCGCAGTGGACATGCTCAAGGGTTTGCTGTTGCTGGACAACTACGACAACCCCGAAGCGATATTGACTCTCTGTCAGACTGATGAGAGTCACGAAGAGATCTTTGCCGAACTGTTGGTGCTGGGCGGACGTTATCACTCCGACGATTACCTGCAGTACATTCGTGAAGTCTCCCCGGACCTGCTCAAGCGCATCGAAGACAATGCCAGCTCGGTGAAGGTGCCCAACACCTCCGATCTGGAACCGTCGCCGGCTGATGTGGCTGCTGCCCGTCACCGTCTGGAATCGTTCACTGCCAACAATGCGGTGGGTGCGGCTTACCTGAAGGAACGCATGGATGAAGGCATGCGTCTGGGCATGCCGCTGCACCTGACGTTGATCGGTCAGCTCGATCACCTGCATCAGGTGGCCGAGCAGAAGCCTGATGATGCGGCAGTGTGTCTGGTGACGCTGTTGTTGGCTGCGACCATGCCGCGTGCCGAAATGGAAACGGTGATCGACCAGTTCGCCTCGCATACCTTTACCGAGATCAACCAATCGGTAACCTTCCGCAATGCTGCGCTGGCTGCCCTGCGCGCAACGAACCTTGGGGATTAAAGCGTGGACAAGCGCGAATACTTCATCAAGGCAATGGCCGCTGGCTGCTACCGCTACAAGCGTTGGTGGTTGGAGGCGTTCTGCCTGACCATGCCCTCTGATGTCACGCCCGAACACCCGCTGGCGCTGATGCGCGATCCGGTCAACGGCTACAGCTTCATTGACGGGGCCACTGGCGAAATCCACCGTATCGAGGGAGCCGATCCCAAGCAACCGCTGTATGCGGTACGCGAAGCTGTCACGGCCTACCCGGGGAATCTGGTCAACGTCCGCGAAGCGGTGCGTACCACCTACGGCAACATGTTCCTGAACCAGATCTTGCTGTGCCATCCCTTCGGTGATCTGTTCCCGTATCAGGTCGGTGAGATCCAAGCCGGTAAGCTGGAGAAGATGGTCCATGCCGTGTGGGTGGATGACAAGCCCGATACGCCGCGCAACCCGAAGAAGGTCTACACCGATCAGGTGCTGAAGTTCAACGAAGCAGCGCTGTCGCTGGTGGGCTTCTCTCCAGTCGTGGTGGTGTCAGCCACGGCCAAGACCATGACCACCGACCCGCGCATCCCGCAGATTCGTGCGGAGCTGCTGGAGAAGTACAAGGGTCAGTTGCACGATCCGGTGATCCAGGCCACCATCGAAGGTGAGCTGAAGAAGGTCGACCGAGAATGGATGCGCGGCGACAAAGGTGAGAATTTTTACATCAAGTCGAAATCCTACGACGTTACGCGCAAGAAGCAGTTCCTCATCCAAGGTGCGGCCGACGGCTTCGGTACCAGTGAGTTCCTCACTGGCTCGTTGCAGGACGGTTGGACGGCGGAAGAACTGCCGGCCATGAACAACGCCTCGCGCGATGGTTCTTACAGCCGTGGCTTCCAGACCGCTCTGGGTGGTGAGGTGACCAAGTTCAATCACCGCATCTTCCAGAATACCTCGATCATCGAGAAGGATTGCGGAAGCAAGGTGGGCCTGAGTCTGGTGTTGGAAGATGACATCGCCCGTCGATTCATCGGCAACAATCTGATCACCTCCAAGGGTCTGGTGGAACTGACCGATGACAACATCGCCGGTTACATCAACAAGCGCGTTACGATGCGCTACACGACCTACTGCCATTCCAAGGGCGCGAACTTCTGCGCTACCTGCTCTGGCGCTCGCCTGGCTGAAACTCCCAATGCTGTGTCGGCCCACATGGCCGGCGTGGGCTCGCTGTTCATGCTGCTGTTCATGAAGCGCATGCACGGTACGGTCCTGCGTATCGTCAACCTCGATTTCCATGCAAGCCTGACCTAAGAGAACACCATGTCCCGTCAACCGTATTCCGTTACTCCCCAGCAGCTGGCTTCGCTGCCGTCCACCCAGCGTATCAACCTGGAAGCGGTGGTGGAGCGTCTGGACAGCTACGTCACCAACATGTCCGGTGCCCGTCCGATCGACCCGCGCGATGGCGGTGGCTATCAGACCGCTCTGTGGAACTGCCTGCGTCAGGTGCTCAACGCCGATGCCCAGCAGTTCTCGCTGCAGTGGTCGGAAGTGCTGGCCACCTTCCACAAGCACCGTCGCGACGCGTTCGACGAACGCATGCTGTATCGCTTCTTCGGTGACATGCGCATCACCGGCGCCAACCAGCGTTCCTTCGAGCGTATCCTGGGCCTGATCACCCGCACCGCCGATCCGGCCACGCGCGCCATGGCTTACAAGCAGGTGGACATCCGCTCGATCATGGCATCGCTGGAAAACGAAGCGATCACCGAGAAGGTCAACGCGTACTACCAGATGCTGTAACTCAGCGACATAAGCCCCTCCCACCCGCAAAGGTGGGAGGGGTCTTGTGCCGTTACCGCTTGACGTTGCGGTTCAGGTTGGTATGGATGTCCTTGGCCCGCTTGCGCGTTTCCACGTCCTCGATGCCGTTGGCACGTTCGGTGTGGATGCTGTACTGCATCGCCGCGTAGTCAAAGGCCATGTTGGCCACTTCCGACTGACCCTGATCGATGATCATGCCGCATTCGATCAGCTTGTTGATCGCATTGCCCTCATCCTGCAGGACACGGATCGCAGCGTACTCGGCGCGACTGATCGGGTCGCTCACATCACGGGCTTCACGCATGGCGCTGTAATGCGCTTCGACCTTACTCAGGGTCGACCGCACCTGCTCCTGCGCCTTGACCAGCACCGCCTCACTGAGGAAGGTGGACACGCCCAGCTGTGCATTGCTGTCCTGCAGGGCATTGACCACCGTTTCCAGACTCGGCGCATCGTAGGTGTGCGAGTTACGCAGGAACTCCAGATGAGCACGGGTCATGTTGGCCGCAGCCGTGAGCGTGACACCGACCGGGTTGAACTTGTCGATGTTCAGCTTGGCCACCAGCGCGTTCAGGCGCGGGAAGCTTTCCGGAGCAGCCAGTGCAGCAAAGGCACCCACGGCGGTGGAGTCACCCACGGCAGCCTTCTTGGCGATCTCCAGATACTGGCTCATGCGCATCTCGTAGATGCCGGCCACTTCCGGGACGTACAGCAGGATCGAGCGGACCACGCTGCTGACTTCACAGCCCGTCACGTAGTCGGCGTGCAGATCGTTGAAGCGCGACTGCCACTGCTTTTCCAGCGCTTCGATCTTGTCGTTGAAGGTCTTGATACGACCCACAGCCGACGGCTTGACCTGCATGGCGTCCATGTGCAGTTCGGACATCTCGGTATTGGCCTTGGCGGTCTCACGTGCGTTCTGGACCTTACGATCCATTTCCGCCTGATGCGAGCGTACCTTGCGAATCAGGCCGATCACCCAGTCGAATGCCTTCTTCAACAGCGCGATGATGGCCTTGGCCAGATCCTTGATCTTGCCGACGATGGCGCCGATCAGGCCTTCCTGCGCGATGTGCAGGTTAGTCTGGGACGGATCGGCAGTGAAGGAGTTCAGCGGAGCGGTGGTGGGGAGAGCCACACCGTCTTCGACCATGGCGCTGACATTGGCGCGGGAAACCGCGCCAGTGCCTTCCAGTTCACGCAGGTGGCCATCCAGACGCGACAACGCATCCTGATGACCATCCAGCGCGGCCTGTTCCTCGCCACCATCGAATTCCGTCTCCAGCACGGGTGCGGAATCGAAGTCGCTCATGATTACTCCCCTTCAACAGCAGTGATGCCGCCCTGCACGACCGAGGCGATCTGATCCAGGGCGCCGTTCTGGTTGGCCGTGGCGATGTACTCCTGCGCCTGCGGCGGGAGGTTGGGTGCGGTCTTGCACAGCGAGTCGACCAGGGCGCGCATGGCCTCGGTGTTCGGATCGTGGGCCAGGCGGTAGCGGAACAGCCAGATTTCCTTGACCAGGCTGGCAGCAGCGTCGATGTCGAAGACCACGGTCTCGTTCATCAGCGCCAGGGTGCGCTCGACGTCGGCCAGATGGAAGTTGTCGAAGTGGCTGTCGATGTCTTCGTAGACAGTCGGCGGGATCTGCAGCATGTAAGCGATGGCGCGAGCCAGGCTCACGGCAGTCACCGACGCGCGCTCTTCCAGCGGTACGCCCAGCGACTCGAACGACTTGGAAATGGTGGGAACATTGAGTTTCATGGGTAGGTACCTTGGGTTACGAGGACAGGTGCTTGAGCTGCTGCGCATGCGCGAACAGGTCGGTGTTGATCAGCTTCTCCAGCTGCTGCTGGATTTCCAGCTGACGCCGCTGGTGGCGACGGCCGCTGGTGAGCGAGGTCCAGACCACATCGAACAGGCTCGAACGATCCTTGTGGTCAGCGATCATCGCATCGATCACTTCCAGATCCTTGAGCATGGACTTGCGAACGTCCGACTCCAGGTTGGGGTCCTTCATCGACTGGATGATGTCACGCTTGATGCGCGTGGCGCGCTCGATCGGGCGATCGTAGATTTCACGATCCAGACCCGGGCAGAGCAACATCAGGCCCAGCAGCAGACCCACTGCCACCGGTGCACCGATGGACATGACGATCAGCATGGCGGTGTAGAACGCCTGCACCAGCAGGTGGGCGAACAGACCACGCTTGTAGCCGGGCATGCCGGTCATCAGCTTGTCCAGACCAGTCACCAGAGCCGAGCCGGCGCCTTGACGGGTAGCGAACTGATCGGCCATGAACTCACTGGAGCGCAGGTCGTACACTTCCGAATCGCTGGCCGAATGCAGCTGGGCAGTCAGGGCCGACTTGACCAGGATGGCTTCGAAGGCCTTCTTGGACACCTTGGGATCGGCCAGGGCCTTGGGATCTTCCACGGTGAATGCGCCGCGCTTGGACGCTTCGTAGATGATCTCCAGGCGATGCTCCATGGCGTCGCTCGGACCCAGAGCCTGCACGGCCGAGGCGATGGCCATGTTGCGCGAGACGGTCAGGATGATGGTTTCCAGGAAGGTGAAGGCGTGACCCACTTCGTGGAGGATCACTGCGGCCACTTCCTCGGCGTTCATTTTGCAGGTGACCCACAGGCCGGTACCGACGACCATGTCGATCGGGATCTGGGCGAACACGCCGGTGACCTTGGCGTTTTCCAGGTCGATGGTGCCCTTGCTGCCCATCTGCACGATCTTCTTCGGCGAGATGCGCACTTCCTTCAGGGCTTCCTCACCGTAGCCGCGCCAGTGTGCGATCAGCGGGCTGTTGATGTCGATGACCGGCGGGTAGACGTAGGCATTGACGAACCGCCCGGACTTGACGCGGATGTTCAGGCCGGTGTGGTGCTGGATGATCTTGCCCAGGTTCAGCTCAGTGAATTCCTTGGGATTGCCGTTGTTGTCGGCGATGGTTTCCGTCAGTGCGGAGACCAACTCCTTGTACAGCAGCGTCGACTTTTGATAACCGATCGCCTCGAAGGCGGCGGCGAAGTTCTGCTTCAGAGTGCTCATGGGATCACCTGCTCATAGGTGGTTGAAAATATATGTCTCATATCAATATTGTGGACTGGCACCTTGAAGACCGAAATGAACCAAACTGTAGACTCTAACCCGATCGTCGGTCGTGAGATGAAGCACGGCATTTACACGACAGCTAACGACGGGTCATATGACGACGCGATCGTCATCAAAGAGTACCTGACCCGTGCTGACGGGTCTCGGGTGCCGCACATGTTGGTGGTGGAGAACTTCAAACGCCCGTACTGGGTGACCCAAGAAGCCCACCGAAACCACAAGGACAAGAAGTTTGCCGAGAAGAGCGCCAAGCTGCGCCGGCAGACCTCCACTCAGATCAACCTCGTACGCAACATCGCCCGTTCCATGGGCCGAGCCCCGAAGAATGGCTCGCTGCGTATGGCTTGCCGTGACCCGTACGTCTATGGCTGTGACGTCACCACTCCGGTGTTGTTCAAGCACGAGTGGCAGCGCCGCTACCCCACGTACCAAACCGATAACTCGGTGTGCTCCCTCGATATTGAAACCACCACCGAGGAGAAGGACAAAGACAAGAAGATGATCATGGGCTCCCTCACGATGAAGGAGAACGTGCATCTGGTGGTCATGGAAAGCTACTTCGAAGGTCATCCTGATCCCACCAAGGAGATCATGCAGGCCTGCGAACGCTACCTGGGTGACTTTGAGTACATCGACAAAAAGACCGGCGAGACCAAGACGGCCAACCTGATTGCCCAGCGCAATTTGAAGATCGTCATCGAATACGCCAAGACCGAAGCGGACCTGTGTTACAACCTGATCCAGAAAGCCCACGAATGGAAGCCGGACTTCCTGAACGTGTGGAACATGAACTTCGACATCAAGAAGATCAATCAGGTTCTGACCGATGGCGGCTACGATTTGGCGCAGGTCTACTCCGATCCGGCGGTACCGCAGAAGTACCGGTTCTTCAACTACATCGAAGGCAACCCGAAGAAGATCACTGCCTCGGGTAAACAGATGGCGTTGAGCCCGGCCGAGTTATGGCATACCGCCGACTGCCCGGCCTCGTTCTACATCATCGACTCGATGTGTACTTACCTGAAGCTGCGTATCGCCAAGGGTAAGGAACCGAAGTATTCGCTGGACTTCATCCTCAACAAAGAGCTGGGGATGCGTAAGCTGAAGTTCAGTCAGGCCGACCACGTCAAGGGGAAGGACTGGCATGATTACATGCGCACGACCTTCAAGGCCGAATACTGCGTCTACAACATCTTCGACTGTATCGCGTTGGAGTTGCTGGATGAGCAGACCACCGACCTGAAGCGCATGATCTCCTCGATGTCCGGACCATCGGAATATCGAAACTTCGGCAGTCAGCCGCGCCGTACCTGTGACGACTTGCATTTTGAATGTCTGGAGAAGGGCTGGGTCATCGCCTCGACCTCGGACAAGATGCAAGACGACAACGATCAGCACACGGTCAGTCTGCGTCACTGGATTGTCACCCTGCCGTCTCACCTGGTCGCTGACACCGGCGTCAAGGCGATCAAGGAATGGCCGGATCTGGCAACGCTCATGCGGGCCCACGTGGCCGATCTGGACGTGGAGGGTACTTACCCCAACGAACAGGTCTCGATGAACATCGAGAAGGCAACCACGGCCAAGGAAGTGTGCAAGATCGTGGGTAAGCCCGAAGCGATCCAACGTGCTGTGGGCATCAACCTCTCCGGCGGTAACGTCAATGCGGTGGAGATCTGCGTGGCAATGTACAACGCCCCGTCGATGGAACGCATGCTCGCCGACTTCCGTGCTCACCTGGCTGGTGAAGACCCGGATGACGTCGTCAACTATCAGAGTGAGTATCTGCGTCAGCAGGCCGATGATTTCGTGGCCATGGCTGAACAGGACGCTTACGATGAGGAGGATGAAGACGAAGACGAGGATGAGGAAGAAGAGGCATAAGAAAAAAGAACGGCATAAGCCCCTCCACCCTTTGCGGGGTGGAGGGGTCTATGTCAGCTCTTGAGCAACTCCGGCGGCGCCTTGATGCACTGCACGCGGTCGAACTCTTCCAGCAACATCTTGAACTGGTTCAGCGGCAACTCCACCTCGTTGAGCAGGTCATTGAAGCGAACTTCAACGTCGTGCTTGGTGTCGGTGCCTTCGATCACCTGCGCCATGCGGTACAGGATCTTGAACAGCGTGTTGACCTGCAGGGACTGTGGGGTTTCACGCAACTCCACATACTGCTGCTCGTACACGTAGTCCAGCACAGCGCAGTACATCGTCACACCGTCGAGCCGGAGCAGAGCGGTGTAGTTGCGCGGGCTCAGCGCCATGACCAGATACGCTGTCACCAGTTCGCAGTAGAACTCGCGACGGTTGACCGGGACCAGGCACTGCAGCATCTCACCTTCGAAGATCGGATCGTAAGCGATCTGCTCGGTCACCGACTGGGGTTCGCTGATGCGATGGGCCAGGTAGCTGCGCAGTCGATCCGGACTCACCCGGAAGTCATGAAGCGCTTCGACGAAGGTGGGGTATTTGATCGAGTTGGTGAACTCGGCCTTTTCCAGGGGCATGCCGTTATCGGGATTCTGGTCCATGGGATTCTCTCAAGGGGAGGTGACCCTCCCCGTATCACTAGATGCGGTAGCGGGACTGGAAGTCCTGATAACTCAGAACCTTACCGTCCAACTTACCGGCCTTTTCCGCAGCGTACTTGCAGTGCGTGTCAACGTTGCGTGCGGAGATGAAGGTGAAGATCGGGGTTTCATCCGGCCAGTTCTTGATCTCGCGCAATCGACCCACCGCCTGCTCGTTGGCCTGCTTGGAGGACACATTGTGCGTGCACAACACTCGGGTGAGGTTGGGAACGTCAATGGCCGTACCGGCAGACTTGAGCGTGGTGATGACCATGTCCGACTCAGCGAGTACGGTCTTGGGATCTACGTCGATGTACCGACCGATCTTCAGGTCGGGATAATCGCTTTGGAAGCGATCACGGAAATCAGTACACATTTCCTTGGTTGCGCAGAACACCAGCGCCTTCTGGCCAACTTTCCGATCGTTGAAGTAGAGCGTGTTCATGATGCTCTTATTCATCTCATAGTAGTTGTCCAGCATTTGCGGTCGCTTCATGATCGACTGCTCATACAGCGGGTGGTTGTACTGTTTCATGAAGTTCTTGTAGCGAATGCCCTTCATGTTGTCGACCGAGTACCAGATGTTGTACACCTTGATGTACTTGTGGTGTGGCACCTTCGGAGACCGGGTGGGTTTGGGCCACTGGGTCTCGTACATCTGGTTCATGAACTGGTCGTCAGATTCCAGCGTTGCCGACAGGAAGATCGACAGCGGGACGTGACTGAAGAGGTCGATGCGGTAGATGCAGTGGTGCTCCATGTGCGCCTCGTCAGTGAGGTGCACACCGATCCCCAACATCTCCCACAGCTCTTCTGGCGTACAGCCGTAGACATCCATGTTGCCGTTGTAGACCTCGTAGGTCTGCATGAACATGCGCATGGTGCCGAGGGTGATGATGATGAACTTGGCCTTGACACTTCCCTCGCGCGCCCACTGAATGAGCTTACGGAGCTTGTCACTGCCATCCACGATCAGGACGTCGCCGTCCTCTCGCTCGTACATCTCATCGTATTCCTCTTCCCATTTAACCGCGTACATGCCCTTGACGGTCAGCAGTGTGCGTTGACCGATTTCCACCAAGGACTTGAACGTGACAAAGCCCTTACCCTTACCTGTCTGCAGCGTCACCACCTTGGAAGGTGCGTAACCCTCCACGGGAGGCGCAGTCAGGTATCCAATGATCATCGGCTGATGGTCACGGGGTTCCTTGGGCGATTTGAATTTGAAGGTAGCCTTCACTGGCTCGTACATCTCATGCCGCACCATCGCAATGGATTGACGCAAGATACCGTACGACTCCAGATGACGTAGCACATCTTCCAGCTGATTGATGTGCAGACGCATTTCAGTTTCGTCTTGGGTCATGGCCCGGTAGACGCACTTCTCGACACGAACGTTGACCTGACCTCGTCGCTCCGTACCCCACTGGGTGAGGCGGTAGCTATACTCCTGCAAGGCGATCTTAACCATCGGGCTAAAATCAGTAATCTTGATGAAGTGGGAGTACAGATCAAAACGGGCATTGGGACGGGACATGTCCGTCATCTTAATCTCCCATGGCTAAAACGAAAAGCGCAAGTGCTGGGGCCCCTTGCGGAGCCCCAGTACCATGCCATCCGTTTTAGCCCACCATCAGGGCGTCCAACGGATGATCCGGCCGGTGCTTGTTGAGCAGCGTGGTCGTGGAGGTGAGCACCTGACGATGCTTCTCGTAGGCCATCGCAGCCGAGAGGCTACGATTCTCGATGATGGTATCGAACGCACCCACCACGAACGCATTGCCCACACGCGGCAGGCGGTAGTCACGATGTTCCTCACTGCGGATCGTGAGCGACTTGAGCAGGATCTCCAGATGTGCCATGTTGACCGACAGCATCGAGGTGACCAGCTCGTAGAACGCCCGCAGTGCTTCTTCCATCGTGTTGTAATCACGCAACGTCGGACCGCTGCCGGAGTCGCTCGAAGAAGCCGAGGCGCGCATAAAGCGCTCGATACTCTTCATAGAATCCAGCATGTTGACATGTCGCAACGGCAGCTCGAACAACGGATGGTCGTTGTTCCAGTCCGTCAGGTCGATCACCACGTTACCGTTGGCATCCAGCGACCAGCTCTTTTCCTTGACGTAGGCCAATGCCTCGTGGGTCAGGCTGGGGTGACGGGAGCCCACATTCACCGTGATGTTGGAACGCTCGTTGTTACCGTTGTCATGGAGCGTGGTGAACAGCACCTCGGTGAGCGAGGTGATCTGACCGGTCTGCAGATCGGTGACCCGTTCCACATACGTCACGTCCGAGAGCTGTTCGGCTTCCTTACCGTTGAGCGTGAGCAGTACCTTTTTGCCCATCAGATCTCGAGAGACCTTCAGGATGTTGGTGTCCTCCTCGGTACGGAGGAACTTCTGCTCGTAGCTGGTCAGCTCCTTACCGGTGGCCGAAGAGTTACCATCCAGATGCTTGGTGGACAGCACGCGCTGCGCAGCCTGCTCACCCATCGCCGTAGCGGAGAAGTGGCCCGGATTGTCCCCCAGCGGCACGCTGAGGCTCAACTGACCCATACACGCAGCACAGACACCCTGCGGGTCCGGATGGACGCACAGAAGCGTGGAGCGCTTCATGATGGTCTTGCCGATCAGGTGCTTGTCCGAGGTACTGATGACGTGCAGCGTGCCATCTTCGCCCTCGTAGTAGTGACCGGCCAGCTTGGCCAGATCGCCGGAGTGCACGTGCCAACGGATGTAATGCTTGCTGCCACAGTCGCCGCGATGCAAACGCATCACCACGCCTGCCATCAGCTGCATCTTGCGGTTGAAATACTCCACTTCCTGCAGCGGCTCTTGGGTGAAGCTGAGCGCCTTGGCCGCCGAGCGCGACTCGGTGAGCGAGTCGTGGAACTGATCCAGACCAGAGGTGAAGTTGGACATGATCGGATGGCGGAAGATCCGCTCATCGATGTCCGCCACCGCACCACGGACCACACAGGTCTGCAACACCTGACCCATCGACACCAGGCCATTGCGGGCCACGATGGCTACGGCATTATCGTTCAGGCTGGAGTCATTGAGAATGACGTCCTTGGCCTTGGGATAGCAGTAGTTCTCCACCGAGAAGCTGGTGGGTTCGGTGTTGGCGACGATCTCCTTGATCTTGGGATGTTCAGAGACGCCGATGAAGTCCAGGATCGAAATGGAGGTGATGTACTCCTCCAAGTTGTACGTCAGCACGTTGTACAAACGGTTGATGGCCTGATAGATCTGCCGGCACATCAGTTCCAGATCCAACACGCCGCGATAGGCGTCGAAGGTATCCCAGAGCACCCGATTCATCAGCTCCAGGTGGGTATCCATTCCCAAGCGTGCGTTACCAATGTGATGACGTTGCAGCGCAGGACCATTGGGGTAGTGGATGTAGGAGTCCCACATGTACGAGGAGTAGATGCTCTTGCGGATGGTGGTGAGCAACACCCCATCGTCAAACATCACTTCCATCGGTGCCTGTGGAGGCTGACCTACATCCAGTGCCCAGCGCTGTTCGTCAGTCATGGCCGCAAGTTCACGGGCATGCAACCTCAGCATTACGACTTCTCCGGGTAGATGACAGGTTCGGCATCGTCTGCCGGGGTAACGTGGAACTCCACACCCATGCACTGCAGCGAGTGCTTGATGTAGATGAGACTGCGGTTATGGCCACGCGGGGCCACAGTACGATCGACCACCGCATCGATGTCGGTCGGCTTCTCCGCACGCAGGATGTTGCGCACCACGTTCTTGTGGGTCTGCGGGGAGCAGGACATTTCCAGAATCTCAGCGGTCATGTCCGAACCGATCGTTGCCACCAGCAGACGACCTTCCGATTCACCCACGCCGCGAACCGGCTGCGGACGACGCGGGGAGGAATACTTGTCTGCGTTGGTCAGTTTGGCAGTCAGGCCGAAGTGGTTGAGCTTGGCCGAGGCCACACCCGAGCAGTCCACACCCGTTTTCTCCAACAGCATCACGTAGATGCTGCCGATGAACATCGGCTTCTTGGTGGTACGCATCTTGCCCGACATGCCGCGGTAGGTCACCGGTGCATGCAGGACCGGGTACTTGGCCTGCAGTTGACGGATCATGTCCGGTGCGTACACCGGATTGTCCGTCGGATACCACAGGTAGATCCCGTCCCTGATGATGGCGTCGATGTGGAAGCGCGGGCCCAGGTCGTACTCGGTGCGCAGGATCACTGCAAAGCGCGGGCTGACGATCTCGTAGTAGCCCAGCACGTAATCCCACGCCGCCTTGTACTGCGCCTCGGTCTTGGGCGCCATGTTGCGGATGTAGTTGGTCACCGTGCGACTGGTGATGTTCAGGTACTGTTCGTACATGCGCGAGGTGTTCATGCGCTTGATCGTCGAGTCACCGTCCATCACTGCATCGGCCACGTTACCTTCCTGGTCCACCGGCATGTCCGCCTTGGGACGGATCTGACAGATCACGCCCTTATCGCCAGAGAAGCCGGTCAGCTTGGACCCGACTACCGGCTTGACCGGATACTCGAAGGTGACATCCACACGCCATTCGTCCAGCGGCTGCAGCTTGTAGATCAGCGTAGCGCGCGAACGATTCGGATCGGGGCGATAGATCAGGCCCTCCACCAACAGGCGATGGAACTCGGGAGTGATGCGCGGATCTTTACCCGTCAGCTTGCGCTGCTTGGTGTACTCCGCCATCAGCGCTTCGTAGAAGTTCAGGGTCAGCTCGTAGTAACGCTTGGCCTGGGCTTCCATGGCCACCGGAATGGTGGACTTACCCGGACGCGCACCGTAACGGACGTTGACGTCCACCACCTTGGCACCGGGTTCAGCATAGACGCGCTGATCGAAACTGTAGTTCACCTGTCGCAGTGCTTCAGGCGTCATGTCGATAGCCGCCATCAGCGGATCGTAGTGACGCATGGCAAAGAGCAGACCGTCATCGCGCACGACCGACCCGATGTCCGGGAACGGCTTGTACTCGGTCTCATCACCGTACAGGTTGAGCGGGAACATCTTGGCGCCGAAGCTGGCGGTGCGGGTTTCAAAGCCCGTGGCCGTCAGTCGTTCGACGTATTCATCAGAGACGATGACGCCGTCTTCAATGATGCCCGGCATCGAGGCGAACAGGACATTGGTTTCAATGCCGATACGATAGTTGCCCAGCTCATCCACGTTGGGCGAGTCGGCAATGATCGTACCTGCTTCGATGGCAATGCCCGGCTCGTGCAACATCCGGCGGATCGCACGGTCCTTGTAACGGAAGCCGAAGTGCTGGTGACGTGCACTGAAAGATGGGATTTGCAGCACGCCCAACTCACCAGTTTCCATGTCCATGTAAACCACCACATCCAAGGGGTTCTCACGGATTGCATTGCGGCCCACACTAGGGCGGTACTTCGGGATGACGCGCAGAATCTCTGCATTGACCGGCATCTTCACGCTGAACGTGAAGCGGCCGAACTCACGCTCGACGCCCGTCAGAATCCGGCGGGTCGTCGCCCCCTTGATCACCAGCGCCTGACTGACGTGGGACCCCATCATCTGCATACGGGAGTTGGCTACCTTCCCAGGGAAAGGTTGCAGTGCCGCCATTGCCAACACTTCGGGACGAAGTTGGTTGTTAGTGTTCATGTAATTCCCGGCTGTGCTATTCAAACAAAGTGAGCGGATGTAGGCTCACTAATTGATAGTATGTGTTTCAAACAAGTTTACTGCGAGGCTGCTCGTGACCATGACCTTGGCCAAACGAATTCCCGATGAGGGGGATTCGATCTATTACAGCGAATCGTGGCGGACGATGATCGAATGTCATCTGCCCATCCTGCTGGCGCGGCCGGACAACACGGTTCGCAACATCGCCCCTTACAACGCCTTGCGGTACGAAGGTGATCTGATGGGTCTGTTGGTAGAGGAGAAGTTTGCACCTCAGTACCACTGGATCATCATGCGAATGAACGGGTTCAATAGCCCGGAGGATTACCGACTGGAGAAAATGCAGCTGGTGATTCCGAACTTCAACATGGTGGAGATGCTGACCAACATCCACCGCACAACGATGCAAAAAATCAAGTAGTCAAGAACGAGGGCCCCGCTGGGGGCCCTCGCCTTTATGCCGCTTACACCGCGCTGGGGTAGCCGCCGCCGTAACCCATGCCCGGAGACGGGTAGGCCGGATAGCCACCCTGCACCGGAACCACACCGCCGCTGTAGGCCGCGTAGGGGTTCACCGGCTGACCCGGCTGCCCGTACGGGTTGTACGCCGGTGCCGCAACCACGTGGCCGCCGTAGGCGTTGGCTGCACCGACCGCATTGGGATCAACCACTGCAGTCTGGTAACCCGGCGCCGGATAGCCCGGGCCCGGAGCGGTACCGTAACCAGCGTTGTAGCCATAGCCAGCATGCATCGGCTGCACCGGCACGCCACGGTGATACCCTGCGTACTCACCCGGCGCGGCCGGAACCGGCTGGTGGTGCGCCACGTGACCGTGGTGTGCCACATGGCCATGATGGGTCGGAACCACGTGACCTGCCGGCGGGTAGCCGGACAGCGCACGCTGACGCGCTTCTTCTTCAGCACGACGACGGGCCATCACTTCAGTCACCGAACGCACACCGGTTTCAGCCACCGGTTCGGGGTTGTGCGCCTGCAGCGGACGTTCGTCCTTGTGCCCGTGGTGCTCCGGCGCTGCCACCGTCTTGGTCGGGGCATGATCGGCCAGCAGGCTGTCAGCAGCCGAACCCAGCTTCTTCGGGAACATGGCACTGGCACCGGCCGTCACGGCCTGCACTGCCGCGGCAGTTCCTTCGGCGCTGCCACGCACATCGGCGCCCATGTTGTCTTCCATCGAGGGCAGGTCGTCGCGGTAGATCGCCAGATCGCGCGCGTCTTCTTCCCAGTCGATGTCGATCAGCACTTCGTCCGGATGGGCCAGCTGCTTCAGGATGGCCTTGGCCGCCTGGTTGATGTCGCGAGCCACCTTCAGGTAGGACTGCAACAGCGCGTCCAGGTACGGCGCGGTCATGGACATCGAGCCGGAGTTGTAGCCTTCGTTTTCGTCGATCTTGGGCAGGATGAACTCCAGCAGCTTCTTGAAGCCGATGTAGTCCTTCTTGCGCAACGACACGCCGAACACCGAACGCTCATCGTTCTCGAACTCGTTCCACAACGGGAAGCTGACCACGCCGACGCGGCTCATGCGCTTGCCGTGGTATTCGCCACCGCGCTTGAGGTAGATCTTCAGCAGCTTGTCCGGGTTGGTCAGGCAGATGTCGATGATCTTGCCCATGTCTTCCACGGTCCGCGCGTCAGCGTCCGGCAGGCACGCCAGCATCAGGCTGGCTTCCGGCGAGAGCTTGCGGTTGGTGTCGTGGTCGGCGCACAGCTGGGTCATGTACTCCATCAGCTTGATGAGCGAACCGCACACGCGCAGGCGGATCAGACCCATCAGCTTCTGCAGCACCTTGGACTCGCCACGGTGAGTGCCTTCGCTGAGCGGATGGAACAGGATGACCGCCGGGTTCGGACGACCCATCTGCGCATCGATCGGCAGCGCCATGCGACGATCGTCGATGACCAGCGGACGACCGGGCTGATCCGATTCCTGCCAGCTCAGCAGGCCGGTTTCATCGGCGATGGCATTGACCGACTTCAGCACCGGTCGGTAGAGATTTTCGATAATCACGATTGGTTTCCTCGTTGTGGATCAGATTGCCGGACCGCTGTAACCGCCACCGCCGCCGATGGGGCCCATTGCGATTTGCGGCTCGGGTTGGTATGCCTCAACACTCAGATCCATCGACAGCGCGTTGGCGAGCGTGTCGAATTCCATGGCCAGGTTGTTGACGTTCTGCTGACTGTAGGCCACCACCGGTGCATTGATCGCATCGGCGAAGGTCGGGGTGTCAAACACCACCGGCGGACGTTCCTGATACTTCACGATCAGGTGCGAGTTGCCCATCAGGTTGATGGTGCCGCCCACTTCCACGTCCACCATGCCGTTGCGGGTCAGGTCACGATAGACGCTGGCCAGCGTACGCTGCTGCAGCGTGGTGAGGAAGTCCGTCAGGGGGATGCCGTGAACGAAGCCCATTGCACCAGTGATGTCCATCCGCGGCTGTCCGCCGATGACGCGGTTGGTCAACTGGAAGGTCACCGAGGTCAGCATCAGATCCGCCATGTTCGCCGCGATGGCATGCATGGCGATGGTAGCAATCTGCGGTTCCCAATGCTGACTGGCCCACGGGTTGCCCACATGTGCCTGATCGCCCAGCGAACGCGTCGGCAGCTGGTTGCGTTCCTGGACATCCATGCCGACGATCTTGGTGTTCTCGTGCAGGAACTTGGCGAACTGGCCCAGCTCGTTGTACGTGAACGAACTGCCTTCCGACAGCGAGGTTCCCATGCGAATCATCTCGCCCAGGAACGGATCGGACATCGGAGTGGCTTCACGCACTACACCGCTCATCTGGTTGGCCAGACCGGCCCAGTCCTGCACCGCATTGTCCTGCGAACGCAGGGACGTACGGTAGGTGGACAGGATCGTGGACATGTAGTCCGAGGCCGAACCATTGATACGGCGCGACAGACGCAGCGGCGAGGTGTGGAATGCCGAACGCATGTCGTTGACCGGACCCAAGGAGGTGTCCTCGTGCTGTGCACCGATCTGGGCGAAGATGTCCTCCGGCCGAACCGTGTGCATGGCATTGTCCATCTTGCGGAAGTCCGTCACCACCGAGCCCTGCAACACCTGGGCCGCTTCCTTGACCCGCAGCTGCGGAATCAACGTACCGCCGGCGCCCATCTTGTTGAACACGCGGGTGGTGATGGTGTTGTTGACGAACAGGCGCATCTTGCCGTCGACGGAACCGCTGAACTCGTTGATGCCGTCGTAATCGGTGTAACCGGTCAGGTACTGGATCTGACTATCGCCGCCCATGGTGTCATGGCGCAGACGCAACAGGAAGCGACAGCGTGCCTGACCCCAGCCCGCTGCAATGGCGACCACACCGATGGGAGCTGCCGAAGGTGCCAGCATCTGGCCAGCGATACCGGCCAGGTTGGATGCTTCGGTTTTCTTGCCCCAATGGGTCTGTTCCTGCAACTGGGGAATCAGATTCCCGTTGCTGGTATCCATGACGTAAGGACGGACATGGACGTCATCGTAGGTTCCGCTGCGGATGAGGAGAAGCTGTTCAACAATCATTGGAGAGATTCGCTATGGTTAGTTATTGATGGATGCGAATGAGCATGCGGGCCAACTGGCTATGGACATCGCCAGGCACCACCATCCTGCGTTGGTTCTCGATGCGGTTGGTGCGCACCATGAGTTCCTGCGGGCAGTGGAGTCGCCAGTCATGCGGAGCGATCAACTCTTGGAAGGTATCGATGGCCACTGCACCGGCATTGTTCATGCGCCACGAGCTGGCTTGTTTGCCCTGTCCGTTGCGCTGATGCGGGTACATCTCGGTGAAGCGTTCCACGATTTCCTTGGGGAACCGACCCTTGTTGTCATTGCTGCCGAAACCGTAACCGCCGGTGATCGGCAGCGGGGTTGCGGTGGTCAACGCCGCCAGGTCGAAGAACTGCCAGTGCCACAGCAAAGCCTGGGTAGCTGCCATCGCACGCATGATGGCCGGCTTGTCCAGAGAATCGCCGCTGTGGGCAGGCAGGGCATTCTTCAGCACCCACTGCACCAGCGTAACCTGATGTCGGCGGATGGCTTCATGCTCCAAGACAGACACGCACTTCAGGCACTGGTCGATCAGTTCCTTGGGAACCGTATCGTCAATACGTGCCACCATGCCATGCACGTCTTCGGTGTAGACCGACAATGCGACGATGTCGCCATCGGCCACGACCTGCTTGACCTTGTAACGTTCCGGTGCCGAGACGGATTGTTCATCCGACCCACCGCGACCGGGCGTCACATCGGACTTGTCCGTGACCTTACCACCGAACTGCTTACCGAACTTGCGGTCCAGCGAGCGCAGGGTGTTTCCGATGTACTGGAAGATGTTGGTCACGATGGAGGAGTTGTCATCGGTGATGGTGATCTCACCAATGGCCAGTCGACGCACCACGGCCAGCGAGGTCACCCAGTCCGGCGTGCTGGTCGAACCCAGGGTGGTCAGAATCGCCGCCGCATTGACGGTGTTCTCCTTGGAGTTGGCAATGGTGGCTGCCACGTAACGGCGCAGGCGCTCCATCGGTTCACTGACCACCAGCTTGGTGTAGTACAGCAGCATGAAGGCCACGTTCTCCTTCATGTTACTGCCGGTCACCGTTTCATTCATGGCGATGTACTCGCCCCAGATCGGCACCATCGGACGCAGAGCAATGGTCATGGCGACCAAGTCCAGATAGTCCTTGCGGACGTACGTGCGATCCACGTAGTCCTGCATGTCGTTGTCGGCGTAGGTCTCATGGACCGAGGCCGGAATACCGATCTTGGAATGGAACACGACCCAGTCGCGGATCGCTTTGAGGTCCAGGTAACTGTCCAGTTCCTGGGTCAACTTCTGCAGCGTCTTTTCCAAAGCGCTCAGCTCGTACTGATGCTGGAACACTTCGTGCGCACGTTCATACACGCTCATGATGGCATCGAGTTCCTGCTGCGGCCGGGTGGCCAAGTAGGAATTGATCTCGTTGAACATCTTGGTCGTGTCCACCGACTCGGAGCGATCCGAGGTTTTGGTGTACGTGCTGATGTTGAATTCCAGGGACACCGTATCCACCGAGCCATCCGCATTACGCTTTTGATGGGATACGGTAACTACACGTGGCGATGCCCCGTTTTCGGTCAAAATCTCAATCTTCATGGGGACTCCAATTACTCGTAAGCGCTGGGCTCACTAAGGGATAATAAGTGACTGAGTTATTTTTGGATCAACTCACGGCAGTCTGATGATTGCGGTGCATGTATTTGAGGTAAAGCACCAGATTGCCCACAGTCACCAATACCCATAGCGCCATCGCCATGACGCTCTTAGAGCCGGCGTTCGCCCCCATCAGCATTGGTATCCAAATCAGCATGGTAGTGATTACCACACACAGGTTCTCACCCCGCCTGAATCGATAACGATTCAGACGCAGGTATAGGTAGGTTAACGCATTGACAGCAGTTGCAAAGCCAAGGCATGCAAGAAAGAACACAGTTGGACTCTCCCCAGAGTTAAATAGGAAACCGGGCTCCATTACGGAGCCCGGCTTTTATGCCAGCCGAATTACATCGGCCATTCGTCGCCGCCGAGGCCGGCGTCGCTGTTACCACCACCGCCACCACCGCCCGACTGCTGCTGGCCGCCGCCACGGTTCTGGTTCTGGTAGCCACCGCCACCACCGCCACCACCGTAACCGCCACCACCGCCGCCGTTCTGCGGACGCGGAGCCGGCGGCTCGTACTCGTTGATCAGGACCTGGTGCATGATGCCACGCACGGTGCGCGCGTAGGCACGGGCGAAGCGCAGGCTGGCCGCTTCAGCCGACAGCGGCTGGCCGTCCGGACCGATCCAGTTCATGTACTGGCTGGGGCGCACCGGGATCTTGACGACCGGGCGCGACTGGTCCCAGGAGACCACGGCGATGTACACCGTACCGTCCTGTTCGCGGCCGACGAAGGCCGTGGCTGCCAGCTTCAGTTCCTTGGAACGACCACCCTGCTGGAAGGGGAAGTCGGAGATCTTGCCGGCCGTACGCTTGGTCGCTTCGATCTTGTCGGCGTTCTCGAGTTCTTCGAGGAACATCTCGAAGCTCATGGCATCGGGCCATTCGGCCTGGATCTGGCCGAACTGCTTGTCGCCGGGCACGTTGGTCTTGACCACGATGACCGGACGGTTCTTCTTGACGGTGCAGACGAGGGTCACGGGGCGCTCGCCGCCATTGGCGACCGGACCGACCAGACGCATGCGGAAATCGTCGAGGATGGTCAGTTTACGCGGGGGGCGCTGGCCACCCTGTTGGTTGTAGCTCATGTCAGGTCCTTGGTGCAGTACAACTAATGAATACGATGGGTCAAGAATTACAGCATCGCCATCAAGATCGCCTTGTCAGCCGGGTGTGCGATCCGGCGCATCGACAGGACAATCTTGTCGCGGGTGGTGACCGATGACCAATGATCGGCATCGGCAATGTCCAAAATCTGCTGCCTGATCTTGGTCGGCATCGAGGAGAAGTGATTCCCCTTGTCACCGAACAATTGCAGGGTCAGAGGACAGAACGGCAGGTTCTCCAAGGCGTTCCCGTTGGTGAGCTTGGTATGCCACTCCGAATAGGGCTTGATAGCCCCGGTGTGGGATTCGAGCAGTTCCAAGTTCTTGAACGAGTACCGGGAGAGCAAATCGACAGGATAGTGGGTCACGATGAAGCTTTCCGGATGCTGCCCATCGATCTCGTGCGTGCGGAACGTACGATAATCAACAGACACCGGATCTTTGGCCAACATACGCAACAGCTTATCTTCCATGCTGGCCATGAAGACCTGCTTGGGAGTGTGGGCGTGACGCAAGATGGCACGGGGGAACTTTCGCTGCAGGTGCAGGTAGTTGTTCAGGTAGAACACAGCACGCGTCAGACCCGTCGATCCGCGGACCACCGCAGCATCGATAATGGTCATCTCCTCAACCAAGGCCGGCCATAGCGCCTCCGCGGTCAGCGCCTCGCGCTGATCAGTAGGAATGGCTTCTATGAGGTTTCGGATAACGGTGCGTACATTGAACCAGACTTCTTTGACTTTAAGGATGGGCGCAGGGGAGACCGGACGATCCGGGTACTCGCCAAACGCCCCTTCAAGGGCCAGGGAGGTGCCGATCGAAACCGGCACCGCTCCCTTTTCCCGCCCATCAATCAGGGCGAGCAGCTTATCGTTCATCAGCAGTTCTCCGCCAGCAGTTCCTTGCAGCGCTGCAGCAAGATGGGGTCAGTGGTCTTGGCGCTGATGCGCGCCAGCAACAGTTCAGGCAAGTTCTGCTCAGTGAGCTGGACCTGCCGGAATTCTGAACGCTTGTCCACCAACATGGTCTTCTGTAGGTCCTTGGCGTCCACCGTCTTTTCAGACCAGTAGAGGTGCGGGTACATACTCTTGACCTCTTGCATGCTGGCCAGGATCGGATCGCTCCGACGGGCCTTGATACGCGCATGGCTGTTCTGCGGCAAATTAGCAGCATCTTTGAGATGTGCCAAGATCTCAGGCATCGACTTGTCGGTGCAGTCGTACGTCTTGTAGATCATGGCGCCGGTGTTTTCCACGAACGTGATCTTGTCACGCCCGTTGTTCCACGTCACATCCCAGAAGCCCTTAGGCCCTTCCTCGCCGTGCGAGATGCGGTCATAAGAACCATTACACAGGATATTGCCGTTGCGCGAACTCTGGTGGATGTGACCAGAGAACACATAGCGGCGAGTGATCTCCTGATACCGCTTGGAGACATGTTTGGGGATGTCAATGTCCGGGAGCTGATGATCGAACGTGGCATGGAACAAGGTGTAATCCACCTGCTGCAAGCCCGCATCGTCCAGCGCTCGTACCACATCCTTCCACACATCGTCCGGGTTCGGTTTCCACTCATCGGGAACGTAGAGCACGTCAATGCCCAGTTGGTCGATATGCTCGATGCTCAGGGTCTTCACCCATTTGAAGTCTGCACCGATACCGGCGTTGGCTTCTTCCATCCAGCGCGACTGACCCCACTCATGGAGCGGAGTACCTTCCACGGCACGTACGATGACGTTGTGCTTTTTGGCCGTACGCAAGATCCGCCTGAACCACGCAGTAATCATGAACAGCTGCGGGTCATAGGCAGTCAAGCCCCGGTCAAACAGATCGCCAACGAAGAACAACACATCCACATCGTCCCACCATGCACCGGGTGCGAAGTCCCGATCCAGGTTGGCAATGATGAACTCGGTTGGGGTTTTACGATGCCCGAGATGTGCATCGCTGACGCTGAGCGTCCGCAGCGATTTACGCACTGCGGACGCCAGTTCAGTTACGTCGATTTCAGAAGTCTTCATCAGCGCTCTGGGTGAACATGGGCGCATCATCACTGACTGCACCGGTGGAAGAGGAAGAGGTCTTGACCTCCGCCAGTCCAGCAAAGGGCGCAGGTTGATCAAGCTTCTGGGCCAACACATTCCAGTCCAGCATCGTCTGGAGGTGGCCAATGACAGGAATGTTCCGACCGCGCATGTTGTCAGCCATGTACATCTGCCCCATACGTCCGTTGTATTCGGAGTATTTGGCAGCCTGCTCGGAGATCTCCGACAGGGAGTCCCGATGACTTTCAGACACGCGTGCCGGAATCTGCATCACGATGGAGGGCGCACGATGGATCGATTCCCCCGACGCATCCACTACCTCAATGGGGCGCTGGAGCGCCCCGGCAATCCGCATCCAGTTTTCCCGGAACAGCGGAATGTTCCGCTCGGTGAGCGGGGTGAGGATCAGTGCAATGAAGGCGGCCGCGGGCAGCCGCGGCACGTCTTCTTTGGACAGTCGGAGGATGTCATCGAGCGCCATGTCCAGCGCAGGGCCGTTGAGCTTCTGCGACTCGGAGATTTTGGGCTCGTTGCTCATCGATCAACCCGGCTTGCGCAGGCCCATCTGCACCACGTAGTGCTGGCCGAAGCCGAACTGGGCGCTATTGGTCTTGTAGTAGGCCAGCAGCGCGGCGTGGTAGCTCGGGGTCAGCTTGGTCGGATGGGTATCGCCGTGGTCATCGACCGACCAGACGCTGACGTCGATCGAGCTGGGCGACAGGTCCGCGCCGATGGTCGGGGAGAACACCAGCAGGGTGTCGAACGGGTGCTGCGTCGGATTGGCGATGACGGTGAAGACCAGCGACGGATCGGCTTCGACCGGCACGTCCGGGGTCGGTGCCGGCACAGCGGCCGCCAGTGCTTCCTGGATACCGGCCGGGATTTCGACCGGCAGGTTGGCGTTGGCCTTTTCGCGGGTCATTTCGGCCATGACCTGCTCGACGGCGTACTTCAGGCGATCTTCGCTCATCAGCAGCTGGACGACCTTGGAGGCCACCACGGTGATGAAACCATCGCCCTGCACGTTCAGCAGCTGCTCGCGCACATCCACCAGCAGCGCTTCGATGCGGTTGGCCGGCGACTTGGGCGCAGCCGGGATTTCGCTGGTGGGCAGCGCTTCGCTGGCCGGGGTCTCGGGCGGTGCGGGCTGGGCAGTGGCGGTGGCGATGTTCACCGGGATGGTGGTCGTCGGTGCCGCTTCGGTACGGACGAGGTTGGCGATGTTCATGGCAGTCATGGTGCAGCGTTACCTGTGTTGTTGATGGACATGACAGTGAAGGTACGGTTACCCTTCACGTTGATGAGGCGCCCCAAGCTGTAGTTCACACCATCCTCAGTGAGCATGGCCAGAACCGTCAGGTTGACCTCGTTGGGGTCTTCCTTGTTGGGGTACGAAGGCGTCACCGTGATTTGCACGGCGTCGAAGATGATCGTGTACAGATTCTGCAGGTCTTCGCGAACCTGCGAACACAGCAAGTCGACGTCTTCCTCAAACTGCTCGATGCGCTTGGGCAGAGAAAGGATCGAGTTGCGGAACATGTTGGTCTGGGAGTGGTTGGTCGTCAGATAGTAAGCCATCTGCCGATCAGCCTTACTCTGGGGGTCTTGCAGCAGACCCTTGGTCGACAAGGTGAGTACGGGCTGTCCCATGGTCGTAGTCCGAGGCTAATACAAAAAATAAAGCCGGCTAGTAAAATCCCACCACTGCCTGAACAGTGGTGGGACTTACCGTTACCCCATGCGTGCGTTGAATTTGCTGGTGTAGTCCTCGCCATTTTCGCACGAAGCGAAGTAGCGTTGATGTTGCCAGCTATTGAGGATGTCATTCTGATCCACGATGGTCAGATCCTCATCACCTTCGATCAGTTCGTCGGTGAACGTGTCCGCATACCACTCGCGGGCATTGGGACTGTCGTCCTCGTTCATGACGATCACACCGTCCATGACACGACGGTAATGGTAGTGCTGCTCACCCACCAGACCAGGCTCGATGTCGACGTACTCTTCCGAATAACCGTCGATACGCTGAGCGTGGTACAGTGCGCGGGTGGTCGGCTCTGCCATGATGTACGGGATCATGCTCAGCGGCGCGTTCTGGAACTGCCCGATCTCACTCAAGAGCTGGATCGAGTCGCTCTGCCACATGGTGTCCACATGGCGCAGTGCTGCACGTGCGATACGCAAGGCATCACTACTGTAGAACTGGTCATACACCTGCTGAGCGTGCTGCATGAAGATGTCTTGCGCGCCTTGGAGACGCTGGGTCAGATTCGACATCTGTCCCTGGAGGAATTCGATCGTCCCCGGATGGGGCATCCCGTAAGCGAGGGCGTTGAAACCCTGCTCACCTCCACTGATTACCTGGGCCATATTAACTCCTGCCCGATACTACCGGGCTGCTCACGTGAATGGAAACTCTGTTAGACCTCAATGCGTTGGCGGTGGTTTACCCTACCGTGGATATTGTAGGTCTGTAAGATGTTTCGTTACGCGTGAGCGGAGTTGCGGTTGTTCTGGCGACGGTCGCCGCGCTCACGCTGGCCACGGCCCTGCAGCTTGTCACGCAGACCATCGAAGGGCTGGTGGCGTTCGCTGTGGCCGGTATCGGTGCTGTAGTTGCGCTGACCGCCGTTGCCGCCCGGACGCGGGGTGTGGTTGCCCGGCTTGCGGTCGGTCCGGGGGGTGAACTTGCGACGGTTGATGGTCGCAGCTTCCACCGGGCCCAGCAGTTCCAGCAGATCGCCGGCGCCGCGGATGGTTTCCAGCTCGGCCAGGACTTCTTCCTTGCGGTCACGCACGCCACGCACGTAGATGCGGGTGGTGCGGGTGTCGCCGATGTTGATCACCAGCTGGATCTGGTCGCGGATGTACTCGCCGGTACCGCGGGCCTTGCGCACGCTCTGGAACACGCCCCACAGGCCTTCCAGGTTGTTCAGGCCCTTCTGCTTGACCTCGTCGGTCAGGTTGAAGTAGGCCAGCAGCTTGCGCACCTGCGCGCCGGAGATGGCGTTGCAGCTGTTGAGCGCCTTCTCATGGCGGGCCGGATCGGGGATGTCGATGGTTTCCATCAGGACCAGGCGGAACTTACCGTTCAGATCGAGTTCGTCGACGATGCTCATTGTAGCGAAACCTTGAAAAAGAGAATGGGATCAGGGTGATGGACTGTGCGATATAAGCGAGGCCCGTCCGTGGCCTCGCTGTACTACTCGCCTTCGTGCAACCACGCGATGGTGGTCGAGATCACTGGGGCGGGGATGATGACGTTCTTGGACAGCGTGCGTGGGGTACGCGTATCCAGGATGGCCACATGGGGAGCCAGACGTGAGAGTGCGGCGTACATGTGACGATCCAGCACTACGATGCCGTTGAGGGCATCGCCATCGAAGTCGGCGTTGGGCGCCTTCAGGCACAGGACGGAGATCGACACGGAGTTGATGTGCGGATCGGTCTTGACCTTGGTGATGCGGAACAGCTGCATCGAACCACGCTGCAACGTCGGGTTACGCGAGAACAGCGTCGGAATACCGCCGTACGGCGAATCAGCGATCAGTTCCTGGAAGATCGTGTCAATGAGTTCGGAATACTTCTGCATGTGCTCATGCAGGTACTCGTTGACCTCATTGGGCGTGAAGTTGGCCAAGGCTGTCAGACGGTTCGTCAGATGGACCTTGAACACCATGATCGCCACCGACCAGGGGATATGCAATTCGTCGTAGTCATGGTTCTCCGACAGCGAGTTGATCACTGCGCGGAAGGAGAAGTGCAGACGTGCGCCGAAACCCTGCGAGCGGTACCAGCCTTCCTTGGTGCCCAGCGACTTACGCGCGAACGCGTCGTGATACTGGGCGAGCATTGCATTGGCCTGCATGGTGCGGGCCTGAACTACCTTGGGCGACAGCGGTCGGGTGGAGTTGACCACTGCCGAAATCGTACGCAACGCATCCACTGCCAGCAGCATGGTGGTGTCAGCATAGCTGTTCACCGCCGTCTTCTCCGTGATGAAGCCCAGCTTGGACGGCATCGGGAGATACTTGCAGAAAATGCACTCGCGATACATCGCAACCATCGCCAAGATGTCTTCTTTCTTGTTCTTGATGATGTTCTGGTCGGCCAGCATCTGGATGATGCTGTCGAAGTTGCGATAGAAGCTGTTGATGCCTCGCTCGACATTCATCGCCTGCAGCTTGCGCACGTTCTTGTGCACGTTACCGGAGATGACCATGGTCGGGTTGACCAGGTATTCGAGCAGGTTGATGCTGTTGTAGGTCAATGCCTTGGACAGCTGAATCCAAGCCATCGGGTTGATGAAGGTAGCCACGCCCTTGGGCGGAGCCATCCACAAAACCGACTCAAGCGGCCTTTCGGTCACCGCCATGACCGTGGTACCACACGCCGAGCACTTGATGCCGACGTTGAACTCGCCTCGAAGATCACCACACTCACAGGACGGGACGATGTTCAGCACATCACCGTCGTAGTGGGTATAGATCAATCGATTGAGCGACTCCCGGTCCTCAATGGTTGAGATGTTGTAGTTGTTGACCAAGAGCGGGGGTGTTGACGAAGTCGCGTAGACCTCGTTAAGGTTAGTCATCTTCAGTGAAAAACCCATGAGTGGCATTACTCCCGCAGACAGATTGTAGAGGCACTATAGTACATCGGATTTCGTTGTCCTCTAGTTATTTACACTCACTGGACGGCAAAAAAAGAATGGGGGCCCCGAAGGGCCCCCATTCACCGCTGCTACTACACAGCTGTTACCGCTTAGCGACCCAGGCCACCGAAGCCCACGCCCGAGACGGCGCCGCGGAACTGCTGCGCCGGGCCCATGCCCGAAGCGAACAGGCCGCCACCGCCGATGGCGTTGAAGTCCAGCGCCTGGTTGACCGTGGTGTAGTTGCCACGCACGGTCTGGCCGGTCAGGTCGATCAGGGTGTCGTTGGACTGCAGCAGCAGGCCAGCGGCTTCCAGCGACTTGACGATGGCGCCCAGCAGGGCCGAGGTCAGCACCAGGCGACGGGCGTGGCCACGCAGCACGTAACCGGCCAGCAGTTCACGCTGGATACGGTCGCGACGCTCCAGGCGCACTTCCATCGGCACGTTGACGTCCCAGAAGGTCGCCGACCACTCGTGCAGGATCTTCATGTCGCCTTCGCCGACGATGTTCAGCATGGCCAGGTAGTCCAGCTGACGGATGTCGGCCTTCACGCCGGTGCTCGGGGTCCAGTAACCCAGCGGCACGCGGTTGTTCTCGTCGATGGCCATCGGCTGGGTGCCGTCCCAGAACGCGCTGAACTTGCCGTCGGTCAGGTTGTTGAAGGCGGTGACGATGCGCTTCTTGGCTTCCGGATCGTTGTGCGCGGCCAGGTACAGGTCACGGGTCAGCCAGGTGTTGTCGCCGGCTTCGTCGATGTCGATGGAGTACATCAGGTTCGGCGAGATGGCGGCAGCCAGCATCTGGTAGTACGCGTTGGTTTCCTGCTGGCTCGGGTACGGCAGGCGGGTCGGCTTCTCGGCGCCGGTCAGGTTGACCTCGAAACCGATGGCCGTGGCATCACGCAGGTTCGGCTCGCCCTTCTTGGCGGTCGCCGGCCAGCGCGGAGCGAAGGCCTGCAGCCAGTAGTTGCGACGGGACATGACGATCGCCTGGCCCAGGCCGAGGCCCAGCAGTTCCGGGGTCGACGCATCGGTCAGCGACTCGATGTTGGTGATGACCGCACGCGGCACGTAGCGCCACGACGGAGCCTGCTGGAAGCCGAACTGGCCCGGGATCTGCGCACCGTACGGATTGGCAGCCTGCTGGACCGGGCTGTAATCCAGATCGATGTACAGGTCGGTGGCGACCAGGTCCTTGTTGCGGTTGTCGTTCGGGTTCCACTGGGTGGTGTTGCTGTTCTGCTCGCCGGCCTTGCGGGTGACGATGCGGAAGTCCGAACGGATCGGCATGCCCTGGATGTCGAACAGCGGCGCCGGGTTGTTGTCCACGCCGGTGACCGGCTGACCACCCGAGACCAGCAGCTTGACGTCCAGCGGCTGTTCCTTGATCACGCCCTGCTGCACCATGGTGGTGGAGGTGGCGTCGACGGCCTGGCGGAACAGCAGCGCGATGCGCAGTTCGTCGGTCGGCTGCACTTCAGCGAAGATCGGCTGGGCGCCGGCGTTGAAGATCTTGGCCGACTGGCCGAAGCTGTTCTGCAGGAACTGCTCGACGCGCTCCCACAGGGTGTTGTCGATGGCATCGCCCGGCGCGGTCGGCAGGGAGAAGGTGGTGCCAGCGTGGGAGACCTGGCGCGGCGGCAGCTTGCCGGCGCTGGCTTCGATCTGGTAGGTGTAGGCCGCCACGACGGGCACGCCGCCCTGCGAGTAGGCCTTGACCAGCACGATCGAGGAGAAGTGGGTGCCGACGCCGTCGACCAGGAAGATCTGGTAGTTGGTCTTGGCCGCGTCGGGCAGCTTTTCCAGCAGCTTCTTGAAGGCATCCTGGTACAGGGTAGCCGCGCCGCTCAGGCCGCTGCGGGAGATGTCGCGCTTGAAGATGGTGTTGATGTCCATTGCGTTGCTCTTGGTGTTGTTCTGGATGGGGCGGCTGGCGGTGTCGACATTCGACTGCGCCGGGGCTTCGGTACGGGTGGATGCGGCAGCTTGCGGGCTGGCCATCCCGGCTTCCTTGAACGCCTGACCCATGGTGGTCTGCGGAGCGTCCTTCGGAGTGCCGTTCTGGTCTTTGTCTTTCTGGATCATGGTGCGGTTACCTCATGCTTATTGTAGTAGCGGCAGGATTATGTTCACAATGGACACCGACGGGATTTATTCCGTGAGTGTACAAAGGGATGATAAGTGGTTGAAATATCTTTCATTCCACCTGTCCTGAGCGTGAGAGATACAGAAGCTCCAGTCAGGGCACTCACGTTTCCGTGAGCGGGACTGTGTCCTATACCATGTATACGCGAGTTATTTTTTACACTTGTCAATCTCACTCGCGATTATATGACGATTCCTTCAGAGGTGGACATGTATCAGCTCTTCCATGAACGGTCGGTTAGCTCCGCTGGGGGCTACCGCCCGCCAGAGTTCAACCGACTGCGAGACGGGCTGCGACAGTCCATCGACAAAATCATCGCCTACCGGCAGAGCAATACACGCGCCCTGCTGGACTCACACTTGTTGATTGGACTGCTACAGAGTCTCAACATTTCATTGCACCTTCCGGTGGAAATTTACGTCGACAAAGTCGGCGATGCCATGCACGGTGTAGTCACCGCACTGAAGATGACATCGCCCCTGTCGGTGGGCAAGGTTCACACCGAAGGCGTGTTCTACCGTCGACGTGGGGAACGCATCGGCGTGGGTGAAGTCATCATCGCCAATGAAGACACGTTCGACATTCAGGACTTCAAGCAGAACTGGCGATCCTACGATCCCATCAGGGTATTACACCATCCCTGTACGGATCTGGCCCTGAACGTGCCTGACGGGCGCGTGACGCAGTCCCTGACCGGGTACAGCGTCATCTCCATCAATGTCCCGATGTTGGCCGCACAGTACCGCGCATGGCGCCACGAGCGAGCCATCATTGAACGTCAGGAGTCGCCCCGGACGATGGGTCAGTTCCTGATGGAGGTGCCGTTGCCCAACATGCTTTATACGCATGTTGAGGTGGCCCTGTTCAATCGCATGATGGCGATCTATTACGGAAAGCCGTTGCCGAATATCCGCAACAGCCATCCGTTTGCCCTGCCGGACTGGACGGGTGCCATCGATCAGGTGCTGACCAACTTCATCGCCAACATGCTGCCCAAGAAGCCGGACTTTGATACCCTGCTGTCCAGCTTCCCTACCGTGTGGCATCGGGACTACCACGAGGTCGTGCGACTGCCTGATCTGAGCTACGTCCATCAGATGCAGTGGCCGGTCCTGCTGGCCCGTATGGAGATGGTGGCCTGGCTGGTGCAACAGAACCAAGCCCAGCAGAACGAGCGCAATCGCCAGTACCTGACTCAACTGCGTACGTACCTGGTGACCCTGGATGGCGGTAAGTACCTGGCCAACCCGCTCAACCCGGCGCAGTACGCACACGCCATCACGTTCCTGCGCGAGCAGATCGTGCCATACCTGTAAAAGGCGCCCCCGCTCTCCGTGCTGGAGAGCGGGGGTTATATGCCGTCTTGCTTTTAGTCCAGGTTCAACTCGCCGAATTCCCATTCCGGATCGAGCAACCATTCATCGTCAGAGACCAGCTTGGTGTTGTAGTCATTGGCACGATAGTAACCCAGGCATTCGAGGATGATGTAGAACCCTTCCATGACCTGTGCAATCGTACCGCGAATATTCACCGCACCCAACATCTCTTCGGGGATACCGATACTGCCGACGATGGTCTCTGGCAACATCAACTGCTTCATGCCAGACTTCTTGCCCTTCAACTTCAGGTACTCCTCCATGCGCTTGGCGATGGAGCGGTCCTTGATCGAATCCAGCCACGTCTTCATCTTGGCCGGGGAGTCGGTTTCCATCGGGATCTTGATGGCCCGGTACGGCGGTGCACCTGCAGAGCCGTACTTGGGAGCAAACACCGATTCCCACAGCAAGTAGTGATCGTAGTTGGTGGACTTAGCCGTTTCCGAATAGGACTCACGCAACTTGATGTTCATCGACTTGAGGTAGTCGAACTTACCGCTAAATACCGAATCGCGGATTTCGATTTCCTTCTTGGCGATGTAACGCAACACCTGCTTGATCGAGATCGCCTCACCTGCCATCACCGAGTCCATCAGGTGGCGCATCAGCTTGTGCGAGGCCTTGGTCAGGCGCGGCGGGACATTGGAGTTACGCAAGCCCACGCCCTTGATCTCCATCTTCATTTCCTTGAAGACGTTACCTTCCTGCGCAGAGATGTAGGCGAAGTAGTGCTTGGCACGCGCTGTCAGGACGAACACCGGGAAGTAGTATTCGTTCTTCATCGACAGGCGGTTCAGGTCCTTCTGCGCCACACCCATGTTGGCCGAGAACGTGGCCAGGATGTGTCGGATCAGCTGACCGGCCAGATACACCGCCGTGTTGGCCACGGCAATGGAGGTGTCGGTGAAGTCCAGCTTGCCTACGTACCACTCGGTCCAATACTGCACCGTGAAGATCGTGGAGTCGGTATCGGAGGTGATCGCCGTACGTCGGATGATGGACGGCATGTAGTACACAGAAGCCGGCAGATTGGGCGTGGTCCAGAAACTCTGGATCAAATCCTCATAGCCGTCCAGTGCGTACATCACCTGCTGCGTCATCGCGCCGATGATGGCATAGTCGTTGGCTTCAGTACCGTCGGAAACCGGGAAGTTCCCACGATACTTCTTGACCTTGGCCTCTTCCAGACCGTGGCGTTCCCAGTACAGGATCTTCCACAGCTCGCGACATTCCTTCTTCAGCTTCTCAACAGCCTCTTCCTTACGCTTACCGCGCAGCATGCTGATGAAGCCGGACATCTTCTCGGCAACGTTGAGATCGTAGTACCGATCAGCATCGTCGAGCACCTGCTCAGGGACACCGAAGGGATAGACCAGTGCACGCACCAACGCCTCTTGCATGTTGCCACCGCGCAACTGGCGGGCGCACAGCATCGAGACGAATGCACGCAGGTTGTCATCCTGCTCGTTGACATAGAAGTCCGCATCCGGCACCAGCAGGTTTTCCGTGGAACGGATGGACATGCGAGTGAAGAAGGCACGAACGAACTCGGGATTGACCTGCGCCAGGTGGTACAGATCGGAGGTGAAGACAAATGCCGAGCGCTGCAGGTCACTGAGGTTACTCACCAGTTCCTGGATGGCTTCCATCGCCTTGGGGCTGCGCCAGTAGAACTCGGTGGAGCGGGTGATGCAGGCCATGGTCTGTTCGACCGTCGGTGCCTTCAGGCCATGACGCTGCATGGTCCGGGCAATGGCCTCGTAATCGCTGTGGTTGATGATCGAGATGATGTTGGCCTTGGTGATCTCCGGCGACCAATAGTGCCGGTTACCCATCAGGAACTTCTCGTTGTTCGCATTACCGTAGGAGGTGGCCGTACGGCAAGTCGAAGTCAGCGTGGAGTGCGCCGACTTATTCCACAGCACCGTGTACGGCGAGCACTGCGCACCGGACAGGGAGTTGTTCTTGATCTTCAGCGTGGTCTGGGCCGCTTCAAAGATCGCTGCCAGCACTGCTTCGCCCTTCATCTCAGCGACGAACTTGGCGTGCTTGGCTTCCTTGCGCTTCTTCAAGTTGCCTTGAATGTACTCTGCCAGAATCGAGACCCGTTCATCCGGATGGGTATAGGCAGTCAGCGACGGGGACAGGATTTCGCGCTTTTCACGAATGTCAGCCAAGAGCCGATCAAACGGAATGGCTTTGCGTTCACGATCGCCGAATTTGTTGCGCACCAAGACATGCGCTACGGGGATAACCAACTCACGACGACCGCCCGGCCCGATGGTCTTACGGACGAAGTCACGACAGACCTCCAGCGGCTGGCCGGTCATCAGGTGCATGTGGCTGGCCTGGTCTTCCACGTACGTGCCGAGCAGGTCGTAATCACGTTTGTAGTGGTCCAGCTCTTTGACGAAATGCTTCATTTCAGCCCACGGGTAGTATTGCTCATTGGATAGGTCCAGCTAGTCGAAAAATAAAAGGCGGCATAAAAGAGGCGCCGGGGTAACCCGGCGCCAATATGCAGATACAGCAACAGAAAGACAATGGGAGTAACCGCAAGCCACGGTAGTGTCCAGCTACCGTCCGATCGCCCGCAAGCGATCTATACGATAGTATCCGGTTACTGAATGTCTTGGATTGCTGCTGCTGTGAAGCCGTTGGACGACAGTGCCTTGAGCAGCTTGCCATCATCTTCCGGGGAGACGTTCTCCACGGTGATGAGCACCTTGCGGGTGGTGGCAATCTTCAGGCTCTCCTTGCGAATCCACGGCAGGCCCACGGCAGTGGTCATGCCACTGGCCAGCTTGAGCTTGACGTAGAGGTAGCTGTCGAACTTGTCCGGGACCGTGTTCGGCGGCAGGGTCGCATAGACGTTGGCGTGCTGGGCGACCGGGTCGATCCAGAACTTGGCCGTGTCGGCGTCGACGATGGCCAGGACTTTGGCGTTGTTGAATTCGTTGCCGAGCATCTGGGCCGGGTAGACCTCAAAGCTGACTACGGCGCCAAACGGGAGATCGGTAGGTGCTACGATGCTCATGGCAATTCCTGATGATGAAAGGCTTCATATCAGTAGGCTTAGCGCAACGCGATCACCATGATGTCCCCGGACCATTTGAAGAAGTAGTAGCGGAATCGGCCTTGCAGATCCCAGCCGGCCGGGAAGGTTCGGCGCAACGCCAAGAAATCAGCATCGTACTGCTCCACCAGTAACCGCAGTGCTCGATCGACGTAGATGTGATCGTGAGGTGCGAAGAAGCGATACAGCTCCTGATGAAGTCCAGCCACCCGATTGGGGTGGGGCTGGAAGCTACCGGCCAGATGGTTCACTACGGCCTGTCCAACCATACCGAGGTCATAAAAACCCGAATTTGCCGGGACCATCTCAGTTAGGTAGGTCTCAATAGCAGCACCTGATCCCAACTGGATTTTACCCGGCAGCGTATCGCTGGTCATGCTTGGCTCCCATGTCAAAGGTTTCCACAAACAACATCACATCCAATCCCCGCATCTCCGCATACCCCACATTGGAGACATAGGAGGAACCCACCACCGAATTAACGATGGGCGGGCACAGGGCTACCAGTTGATTGGCCAAGCCAGGAACGATCGTGAACAACGTAGAGATCCATGCTTGAACCTGTTCGTCGGTATAGGTGTCGTTCAAAAACTTGCGCATGTCCGGAGTGAGCAGGAATTCGATGAAGACGTACATGACATCCGGAATGTAGAAGTTCGCCCGACATTGATCGCCTGCGTTGTTACCGTTGAAGATCAGTTGGACCAGTGTGGTAATCACCGGTCCCAGCCCCAGCGCGGGCGGCATCTGCGACCACATCGGAAGATGGGGTTCGATGACATCCCGCGTGGGGATAATGACGTTTTGCATAGGACAGTTCCTACGTATTGGGGATCTCGACGATGAGGTCGTATCCCTGCCAGCCGGAAAAGCTCATCATCTCCTGCTGCGCATCGGTGATCGAGAACATCTCGAACAGCTGCGTCAGGTGGAGGTATGAGCGGAAGACAATGTTCTCCACGACGATACTGATGTCGTGTTGGTCGCGCTGCTCCAATGCCATGAAGTCACGCGAGTTGTAGACGTTGTCAGACACCAGCGTCGTCACTGCCTGATAGGGCAGTGCGTACAGCTTGGCCGATTGCAACGCCAAGATCCGCGAGGCTTCCGGACCACTGCTCTGGGCAATGTACAACACCACCTGTTCGATAAGGTGTCGGGGAGTGATGTTGATCTTCGCCAGCAGGTGCTCAACAGTGGCGTACTCCTCAAACGCATCCCGCGTGGGCAGGATGAGTCGGATGTAGCGACTGTGGGGAGGGAAACGGTGCATGGAGGTTCCTAGTCGTCCCGTCCACGCATATCCAGCAGGATACCGTTGGGTACGGATTTGATGTAACGGATGTCAATCTCATCGGCAGAACCAAACGTTCCCTGCAAGCCCGGTTCGAGCATGCGGTACATCGCTCGTCCCAGCTGATGGGTGATGTCAGTCAAACGGCGGGATGCTTCGTACCACTCGTGGAAGAGTTCAGCATCGACACTCACCAACACCACGTCATCCATGGTGGGCAAGCGATCGCTACTCATGAACTCCCACGAGGTGATCGCGGTGCGCATCAATTCATCGAAGGAGATGCCGTATTTCTCCAGCGTGTTTTTCTCGAGATTGGCCAACTCCTCGTGAGGAATCGGCATGGGGACCATGAGCAGCATGTTCGTATCTTCAAATGAGAGGGGACTCTACGCTGACTAGAATGCTGTCATCGCTGATAGCTTTTTCGTAGCGCAATGTTGACGACGACCCGGTCAGCGAAAAGATGAACGGGAGTACATACTGATCAATGAGTTGGATGTGATCCAAGCACGAGTGCATCAGCTGCTGAACCTCATGGCGCAGCAGGTTGGTTTGGGTTGACATGATGTCACGCTGGAGGTACCCGCAGATTTCCTGATAGGTGCCGCCCAAGGTCGCGTTGATGTCAGCGGTCAACTCAGGATCATCAATGACGTGGGGAGATCGGATGACCTCACGATAAACGTCATTGAGCGGATCATTGAGGGCTGTCCACAGATACCGATTGGCTCCGTAAAGGATGCCATAGCGGATCAGCCCTCGCGGCTCTATCCCCAAACGACGCAGCGCCCGGGCATGGTGGTGATACGCCGCAGGCAACTCTCGTAAGGGGATAATGACGTAGTGTCTCATGAATCAGACAAGTTCTCGATGGCGACGGGGAATGTAGCTGTCACTCTGATCTGCCAGGGTCGATAGATTTTCACGTTCGGCGACCATGACAGACAGGATCGGTCCACTGATCGTACCCACCAGACGTTCCTCGTCCAATGGTGGTCCTTCCGTCCACGGCAGGGTAATGCGCAAGGCGGTCATCAGATCGCCCTGTACACGTGCTGCCGCAGCGGGGTCCATTCCAGGTATCCGCATCAGGTAATCTTCAGGTGTGCGGTTCACCGGCTTGGTGAACTCTACCCCGAATTGCTCTACGGCCGCTTGCAGTACGTAGACTGCATGTACGCCGAATTCGTGGGAATAGGGATGGTGCTCCAATACGTTCCAGATCAGGACCATCAATTCACTGACTCGCCAGCGATAGTCCGACATGGTTACTTGCCCAGCGTACGGATACCACCGGTCTTACCGGCGCGACGAATCTCAGCCAGCGAACCGCGATTGGCTTCACCGTAGAGATGATCCGGTGCCAGCGAATGGACATCCATGTTTTCCTTGGCGCGGGTCTTCCACTTACCGGACTTGATGTTCTCTTCCCACTCGCGAATGCGGAAGTCACCCATGTTGCTCAGCTTCAGATCGATCCGATCCAGCTTCTGGATCATGATGGGGATCTGACGGATCTGGACCTGACCGGACACGGGCGAGTTGATCTGAACCGGACGCAGCTGCGGGGTGGAACTGCCGTCGATGGCTACCGTGGCAATGCGGTCGGGAATCCAGACCTCTTCTTCGGTGGTCGACTTTTCCACCTGATAGGTATCGCGACGTTCCAGGGTGAACATGTCCCAGGTGTTCTCAGCAATACCCATCTGCTGACCGATCATGTTTTCCATCATCAGCCACAGTGGATCGAGCACGTCGGTGTAGATGGCATCGTAGTAGTCGATGATGCGTTCATCCTCGGCGGTGAGTTCGGCGTCCACTGCCTTGGCGCCCTTGCGGTGCACCGGACGATACTGACTTTCCGACATCCATCCGGAGATGTGCCGTCCCATCACGTCTTCCATGACTTCCCACCAGTTGCGCCAGTCGCTGTTGATCCAGAGCATGCGCTCTTCCAGGTTCAACTTGAACATCGCATAGACGATCTCATACGCCGGCGCATTTTCCAACTGTTTTTCCAAGAACGGAACTTTGCGCTGGACACCGAGGCGCTGCAAGGCCATCTGCAGATGCTCTGCAAAATGGTTGAGCGGCACGATGTACTGAACGTTGAGCGAAGACATTGCAGAGTCCCTCAGAAAGGTGGTAATGGTGGGGGTGCCACCAAGTAAGACATGCGAAATACGAGATTCTGATCCAGAGAGATCGTGCGTAGCTGGTCACTCAAGTGCGATGAGGTAATCCAGTACAGCGGGCTCAGGGCCATGTCCTCGAAAGGAAGGGTTGCGTTACGGAACTCGCCGTCTCGCGAAATCAGATCCATCCACATCGCCTCCATCGCCGTACCGATCACGGTATAACAGTCATGGGTGATGTAGTGCATGATGAATGCCACGTAGATCTGCATCAGAAGCGTGTCATCTGCATCGGAGGCCGGCTCGTAGATCCGACGGTAGCGTCGAGCATCGTAGCGAGTACCTCCGTACAGGCCGTGGCGTTTCCACATCACGGCATTGATACGGGAGATTTCAGGAAGGCGTCTCTCCATCAATTTGTGGAGTAGGGGGAGACAGCCTTCGAAATGATCGCGTAGGCTGAACGTGTAACGAGCTTCAACCAGAGGAATGTGGGTCATGGGATTTCCAGGATAGCCTACTCTTGGATGATATATGTCTGAAAGTCCGTAAGAGGCGGCACAGGCGTACTACATAAGAAGAGGTAGATTGGTAGCTTTTTACTCTGCAAGCGCCTCAGAGAGCGAAATAGACGGCATAGAGCCACTCCCCTGTGAAGGGGAGTGGCTCAGTCCTCGTAGTTCACTTGCACGATCGTACGATGGTCGTTGATCTTCAACAGCGTGATGCTTTCTGGGCGCGTTTCGAGGGAATGGAACACGCGGGGACTCAAATGACTGGACAGGATCTGGGCATGTCGGCCCATCATGCAGGCAAACTGATCTGCCCGTTGAGCGAACCGGGTCTGGTGCTCGTAGCTCTCAGCGTGCCCGTCGATGGGGTCCAACATCTCAGCCACTTCGCCGACCATCTTGTCGTAGAACAAGTCGGGTCGCTTTTCCAGACCGGACAGATAGCAGTCCTCCCAGAAATGCAACCCGTACTCGATGGCTAGGTTCGGGTCCAATCGAAGATCGGCTAACATGCCGCGATCTTCGGTGGTGATCCAGTCACTTTCCCCAACCGGAATGGAAAGTCGTACGGACTCGCTCATCCCTTAGCCCACGTGACCTTCACCACAGTGCGGTCATTGCAGTTGGTCACACTGGCATCCATGATGAATCCATCGTCGTCAGGCTGCGGTTCGGGCATGGGGAAGTACGTCTCCGTCATGCGCACCGTACGTTCGATCATGGGAACCAGTTGGGGCATGAACTCGTTGACCATATCCGAGGCGGAAATGTCATCGGTTCCTTGGTCCTCCTCATCAAACAAACGGTTGATGATGTTGTTACAGACACCACTGACAGCAAAGTCAATCATGTCCTCACCTTCTGGCTTGATCCCGCGACCTTCCTCCAACGCCATGAAGGCGTGGGTCATTAGGGTGTCGGGGGTTTCGCCCAACTTACCTAGGCGGTCTACGTCCTCTTGAGGAAAGACCTGCGAGTAAGACACCGGGACCGAGAACGATGCAGACTGTTCCTCGTTGACGGTGTGGGGGCGCCAGTTGATGTGGCCGTCCTCTTCGCGAGCGAAGAAAGGAGGGGCTTCAGCAAGATCGTGCAAGATTTCTTGGTTCATCCCAAGCTCAGTCCTTCATTGGGGCGATTGATCGCCACGTGTTTCGTGGGGTCGTAGAACTCACGCTCGAACCGGTTATGCCACACGCCGGTACGGCAAAGGGAGCACAGCTGCTCCTCCTTCAGAGAGGGCAGGCACGGATAGACCAGATCGGTCACTTCCATGCACGAGCACTGATTGCAGACAAACTGGTTCATGATTGAGTCCTACGCATTGAATGGGGGTGAGTGGTCATAAAATACCTAAGCCCCGTCAAGGACTCAGGTATTTTAGACGTTCAGTTACAGCCCCGTGGCAAAGCGGGGATCGCGCCAGTTCGGTTCGAACAGGGCCTTGCGGATCACGTAGGTGAGCAGGCCGATGTTCCACTGGACCGTCGGTCGACGGTTTTCCTTACGCTGGCGCATTTCGCGCCGGAAGGCGTTGGTCTCGTTGACGCGCGGCATCATGCGCTCCAGCAGCTCCATACGGGCTTCGGCGCTTTCCTGGATGCCAGGATCGTTGGCGACGGCTTCGTCGATCAAGACGGCCTGTTCGCGCACCATCGTTTCCAGGGCCGGGAATTCCTTGAAGGAGGCCAGGGTCTGGTCGATGTCGTTGTGGCCTTGCAGAGTGGCCACTGCGGTCAGCGCAGCAACCATGCCGGGGCTGGCAGTTTCGGGGGTGATCGGTTCCATGGGTAACTCGATTGGCGGTGGAAAAACCCCCGCCCCGAAGGGCGGGGATCGGGACTTACAGGACCAGGTCGCCGTCGGTCTGGGCATTGCCCAGCAGCGAGTCGTGGCGCACGCGGGCCTTGCGCTGGGTTTCCAGCTCGGCGATGCGCGAGGTCAGGCGCTTGGCGATGGCCGGGATGCCTTCGAAGGTCAGCACCAGGTGCAGCGGCAGCAGGCTGTGGACGGCCTTGGCTTCCGGATAACCGGTGCAGCTGTACTCGGGCACGATCTCACGGCCGGCGTCATCCGGGCTGGCCAGCAGGCTGGCGATGGCGATCGGATCGGCGATCTGGGAGACGTTGGTCGAATCGCAGATCATCAGGCGCGCCAGGCGAGCTTCGGCCGAGGTGGCCTTGGTGAATTGCACCCAGTTCTGGATGTCCTTGGAGTCCAGTTCATCGTTCTGGCGCGAGCACAGGATCGAGATCATGCTGATCACGTACTGGCTGTCCTTGTCGATGGACGAACGCTTGTTGTCGCCGTTGTCGTTCTGGCGGTAGTACATCGCCACCGGCAGGCCGCGCTTCTCGGCGGTGTGCTCCAGGCCCTGCAGGGTCTTGAGGGTGTTCTCGGCAGCCTTGGCCGAATCATCGGCACCGACCACGATGGCGATAACCGGCAGGCCACGGGCCAGCAGCTCGGACAGGATCAGCGGACCGAACACCGAACCGGAACCGCCGGCGCCGGAGAAGACCACGATGTTGAAGTCCAGCGGCTTGAACTGCTGCAGGATGTTGGGGATGTTCTTCAGGATCTCGGGATGGTTCTCCGAACGGATCGCGCCCGAACCATCGGCGCCTTCCAGCACGAAGACCTGGTCGGCGCTCAGGCCGGCCTTGCTGAAGTTGGAACGGGAGGTATCGATGTAGGCCGGCTCCACGGAGGAATAGCCCGGTTCGATCTCGCCCTTGAAACCATCGAAGTAAGAACCGATGTTGACACCGAAGCCACCGCAGGCGTACAGACGGACGCGGCCGCGGTCGGTGGAGATGTTCTGCTGTTGCATTGTTTTTCCTTGGAGTCGGTGCTAGTGGACAGCGAGGGGATCAAGGGACGGGTCCATGCAGGTGGCAACCAGCAGGGCAACGCCTTCGATCAGTTTGGCCCGGGCACCTTCGATGCCCAGTTCGACGTAGATCTCCTGCCAGTAGTCCAGACGGGCAACTTCGGCAGGGGTAAGGCTACGCACGGAATAGAAGCTGGGGTAACTGGTGGCGATGCGCTCCACGTCGGTACGGAAGACCGAGCGCAGTTTGCAATCACGACCAACCATGAGCAGGACCGACTTACTGAGGTCACGCTCGGTGCAGCGCTGGCGACTGAACAGCTCATCGCCGGTGTACACGCTCATGTGCAACGTGTCACGACCCACTTGGATGCTGACGGTCAGACCCGACTCAGCGTCGGCGGCCATCTTCATGAAGACATCGTCGTTGGACAGGATCGCGCGGGCCAGCTCTTCGTGGATCTCCAGGCTGACATCACGCGGCTTGTAATTGTGCTGCTGGCTGGTATACCACCCGTAGTTGACGGGCAAACCAGTTTGTTTGATAGCGCTCATCAACTTCCCCCTTGAATGGATAGTCCTCTACATCATCATGGTTCGCCTTACCATGGGTAATGTGTGGATGAAAACAAATAGCTGAAGATTCACCTCAAAGCTATGAGACAATTCCTTTGGTGTACGCCATGACCATGACCCCCGTTCAAAAGGCCATCGCTGATGTCAAGCGTTTGATCCCGCCGCAGATCTTGCAGGTCGCGTTCATGGATCAGAACTTCGGCCCCAACCTGTTCCAGTTCGCCCAGAGTCGCAATGCGCTCAGTCTGGATGCGATGATCCGCGAGAAGATCGTGGAAGCTCGCGTCATGGAAGATAGCAACATGACCGGCGGTACGCTGGTGGTAGTGCCCCTGTCCGGTTTGGAGCAGGAGTATTACAACCAGGCCACGATCGTGGTGCGCATTCCGATGGATCGCACGCAGAACCGGCGCATTGTACGCGCCCTGTCGGTGATGATCGGTCTGGAGACGCTGCCTTCGTCCTACAACTACGGCATGTCCAACTACTCGGATATGTTGTCTGCGGGTGGACAGGTGGTGGCTTCGCACACCTCCATGCCGGTGCAGTCCACTGCTCGCGTGCAGCTGATCGCTGAGAACACGGTGATGATTGCCGACCAGTCGATCCTGCCCTCTACCATGCAATTGATGTGCATGGTAGAAAATGACATCGACTTCTCGCACATGCGCTCGATGACCGTTTCCAAGTTCACCAAGCTGGTGGAGTACGCCGTCAAGGCGCACATCTACAACGAGCTGGTGATCCCCATCGCTGAAGGTGAAATGCGCGGTGGTATGGATCTGGGTCGGTTCAAGGAAATCGTCGACGGTTACGCCGACGCCAACGAGAACTACGAGACCTACCGTGAAGAAGTCTGGATCAAGGTTCAGATGCTGGACGACTTCCATTCGCGCAACCGTCATCTGCGTCAGGTGATGGGTGGCGGCAAGTAACGAAAAGAAAAAGCATAGGGCCCCTCCCAGCCATTGCGGCTGGGAGGGGTTTATGTCAGCTACGGTAACCGTAGTGATCGTTGAAGGACACTGACCGTACCAGTCGGTTGCTGTGCCTGCTATTGGCACGCACGCTGCGCTCGCGCAGGGGTACGTTCAACTCACCCAGCAGTTCACTGAGCAGGGGAGTCGCCGGCCAGGTCAAGAAGTCCAGTTCAGCGAACAGGGTCTTCAGGGCATTCGGATCGGCGCAGTTGTGGAGAAAGCGCAAGCGATTAGCAAGCTTGGTCAAACGATCCATCTCCGCATCGGTGAAGGTGCGTGGGGGTTGCATTGCACCGTTGAGTTGCCATTGATCCAACGCCGACACGTAATTCTCGATTTCGTATTCAGCCACATCAGACCTTAGGGTCTGTCGATCGTTGAGCTTTTCGTCCCTGATTTTACCCAGCACGCGATTACTGTAGAGCTGTGCGGCCAATTCCTTGAGGAAATGAGCGGCCGTCTTGGGCATGCGGCCACCGCCCATGTGCGTGGGATGTGCCGGATGTTCGTTGTAGGTCACCTCCCACGACGTGGAGCCGTCCGGATTGCGGAAAGGCGTCCAGCGCTTAGCGATGATGTCATCGCCACGGAAAACGCGGCAGTGGATCTCGTCAGGGGTAACCATCCAATCCGATTCCGGGTTGAAGGACCCCATGTGAGAGAGCATTACGCGCATCGCCTTATTTTCAGCGATGTACACCGCGTGCATCGAAGCACGGCCGAAGATCATGCCATCACGGACGGGATTGCCTTTGATGAGGTGGTAGATCAGGCCATCGAAATCTTCAACCGTCTCAGCGATGGCTTCGCGCAGCGCGGCCATCTGTTCCGGAGATTCCGGAATGGGACCGTAGTCTCCGGTCAGCTGCATGATCGAGTTGGTCACATCGTCAGCGTTCATCGGAATGGCGGCCGGGGTGAATTCGTTAACGTGGTTCATGTCAATCTCTCTGAAGGAACGGCATAGAAGTGAAAATGGGCAGGGAGTGCCGTTGTTCTCCCTGCCCATCGGTGAATCAGTCTTCCTTGGTCGGCAGATAACGGTGGGTGCGATCGCCAACGCGGCAATCCACCCGTGCCACCTGAGCCGGGTTGCGGTTGATGGTACGCAGGATCTCCTGACCGCCCTGCGCCTTGCAATCAGCGACGGCTGCCGTGAGCTGCTCCTCGCTGAAGATGCGCACACAGCCCGTCAGACTGGCCATGAGTGCTGCCGCGATGAGGAACTTACGCATCAGCCTTCTCCTGCGGGAGCTTGTACTGTTCCACCACCTTCGAATCGGCCAACCCAGGCGGTACGTCCAGGATCGCATCAGTGGCCAGATGATTCACGCCACGAATGGCGTTCTTCTGCTGGAGGGAAGTCAGTCCGAAGTAACCCACCCGCATCTGGCCCAGCGTGATCTTCTTGGCCAGCGTGTTGCGGGAAGAAGCCAACGCCTGATGGCGCACTACAGTCCCATCCACGCTGAGGATCATGTAGTGCAGACCGGGCACGTCGCGCTGCATGCGCTTGTGGAAGGCTTCCAGCGTTGCCTTGTCCGGCAGGCGCTGCTCCCACGAGTAGCCCAGGCGCGGATGCCCGCCTTCAACCCAATGGGGGTCGAGGAGATGGTTGTCGTCCAGCCGCAGGAACTTCACCATCAGCCCTTCACGATGGAGAATCTGGGCTTCGACACCGGCCAACTCGATCCGGTACTGCGTCCCACGATCGGGGCGCCTCGGACAGGTGGCGTTGTTGATGTAAACATAGTCGCTCGGTGGCGGCATGAGGGTCTTGCGCATTTTGGAATTCCTCCTCAGGAATTTAGGCAACATAACGCCCCACGATCGGAAGATTGCGGGTGTAAGCGTTACGTAGGAGGGTGGTCCAGCCCGCCGGGTCAGGGATCTTGGTGTAGGCACCGACCCAGTTGGAGAGCGAATGGTCGACACCGGCCGGTGTCAGGAAGTCCAGTCGTTCGAACAACCACTGCGCGAAGACGGGATTTGCTTCGTGATGCAGGTGTTGCAGCTTGCCGATGTGTGCGCTCAGCTCGGTGATTTCATCGGCGGTGAACTGACGGTTCATGTTGCCGTCGAACAGGTCCCAGGACTGCAGCGACCACAGCAGGATGTTGCGATCTTGGTTATTGAGCTTGGTGTTGCTGTTCACCTGCTTGTACACTTCACGCAGGAACTGCTGTGCATCAACGGGGATGCTCCCCTGACGCAGGTACAGCGGATCGCGTGCATGTTCGTTGTAGGTGCACTCCCAGACCTGATGGGCGCTCTGGTTCTGGTACAGCTGCCAGACCTTCTTGCGCTCCACGCCGTTCTCCAGCACGGAGCGGATGATCTTGGAGGCGGAGACGTGCCAGACGCTTTCGGGCATCAGTGTCCGGTAGCTGAAGTCGCGCGCTTCCAGAATGTGCTTTTCTTTGTCATAGACGCAGAACTGCTGACCATCCAGCTGAGCGGTCACGTGGTAGTACAGTTTCCCTTCCAGGCCACGAGTCATTTCACGCAGCTGTTCCAGCCGGATGGCGAAGTCGTCCACATACTCCAGCGGTTGGCCGAAGTCGTGGAGCAACACCACGTAGAACGGGGTGCCATCGTTGCCGGTGTACATGTCAGCGGTCCGGGGGATCGCAGCGTTGCGCGGGGTGTAGTTCACGTGCATCGATTGTTCGGTGTTCATAGTCAGTTTACTCTCTTCAGTAGGGACGGCGTGGATAAAAGACGGGGAGTGCCGTTACGCTCCCCGCCAGTGAATTACTTCAGTCCTTCCAGATCAACGCGAGCGGATGAACTGTTTTGGGGTCTTCGCAGTTGTGGCGGATCTTGTCCATGGTACTGGGGCGCATCAGCGGGGAGCGGGTAACTGCCAGTTCCACGTCGCGGTCGCGCTGAGCCAACCACTTTTCGTAAGCATCATCGAACCGGGCACGTTCCACATCCGGATTCTGCTTTTCGTAGTGGGAGTAGATCAGGTCACGCATCTCGGCGCTGTTGATGTCGACCTTATCGACCGAGGATTCGTCGACGGTCTTGAGGATGACCCCGAACGGAGTCAGCGCGTGATTGATGAAGCTGCGCTGGCGTTCCTGACGACCCGTGGCCTGAATGACGTTCAACTCGCCCGGGGTCAGCGGCACCGCGAGACGCTGGGCGATATGTCCGGCGAACATCTGCTTCCGCGAGGAGCTGACGCCATCACTGAGCGCGCCCGCCCAAGCGGCCAGTTCGAAGTCCGATGCCAGTCGAATCGGCTGGGGGCGACGGGGTTTCGGTGCCGGGCCCTCCGGGTCTTCAGTGAGCATCTTGCGAATCACTTCGCGATGTTCAGCCTGACTGATTTCACCGACGTCGATGGTGAAGTCGTCTTGACCACTGTTCAACGCATCGCCGTCGAAGTCGCGCCCGTGTTCGAAGAACGGGATATTGTCCAACACCGAACCATCGAATTCAGCGTTGCGCGGATCGAGGCCCAGAACGCCATTCTCCAGACCCGGCAGAATGTCCGCAACGTGCATGTCGGACTTCGGACGGAGCAGACCCAGATAGTCCACGATCTTCGGCGCTCCGAAGTCACCGGCCATGGCGATCAGTCGCTTGTTGTGACGCGCCGACGACGGACCCTCGTACAGTTCGATGCGAACCGGACCGTACTTCGAGGTGGTTTTGAATGCATCCACGTTTTGCGCCAGCCGGCACAGCCTTTCGAACTCGCGCGTGGCACTTGCTTTGACGTAGCCGCGCAGACGGGTGCGGGCCACAACTTTACCGTTACGGGTACCGCGGACCACAATGTGGAAAGGACGACGCTTGATATAGGAACTGGACATGATTCAGGCCTTGTCGAAGGTGAGGAGTTGGGACTGGGTGAACGTGGCGACCTGGGCGATCTCCTCCACCGTCAGGAAACGACGGTAGCTGATCTCCGGCTCGTACAGGTCCACGTACAGGCCGCGACGATCGCGGACCAGCGGCTCGACCTTGTCGTTGGGGCCGACCATGAAGCCCAGCTCGCCATTGTTGCGCCAGCGCACGTCGTAGACCGGCTCACCGATCGGTTCCATCTCGCAGCGGTAGAAGTTGGCACGCACCTCATCGGCGGTGATGACCACACGCATCAGGTACGGGACGTTAGCCACCGGCAGGGCGGCATGGAAATGGGGATCGCTGGCCAGCAGTTCCCAAACCGGCTTGTGAGCCAGCTCGGAGCACTTGTACAGGCGACGGGAGACTTCCAGGTGGCGCTCATTGCGCAGCACCAGGTTGTCGCGTTCCGGAGCGAAGAGGCTGGAGAAGAAACGGCCAATGGAACGGGTCGGGCGGGAGATGGTCAGTTGCATGGTAGTCACCTTGTAGGTAGAGGAAAGGAGAAATGACTAAATGGGGGAAGGAGGCCCGGCTACCGAAGTAACCGGGCCGGTGTTGCTTTACGGCGCGCGGGTGAGTTCGATCTGATTGTTCTCGAGCAGTGCGGCCCAAGCTTCAGATTCAGTATCGAAGACCAGCTTGCCGTCGACCACATGGGTCGGCAGGCCGAAGAACGCACGGGTCAGGCCGGCATCACTCACCGACAGATCCTGCGAAGCCAGTTGGTCGTAGAAGTCCTGGTCCATACCGAGCACCACTGCCGGGTCGATGTACGGACCCTCCAGGCTGATCAGTTTGGCCAGCAGACTCTGCAACACTTCATCGACCATCAGGCCATCACCGCCCAGGACGTAGTTCACGCCACAGAAGGCCGGCGGTGCCGGATCTTCGCCTTCCTCGACCGGAGCCGGGAGGGTGAAGTAAAGACCGATTGCGTGCCCCGTCGAACTGGGGTCGTTACCGACCGCCATCATGCTCGTGGGACCAACGTAGGAGACGTAGCTCTTCATCAGATTTCCTGCTTTGGTAAAGGGCCCATTCCTAGGCCCAGTGGATCACTCTCCCTTGCGGGAGGCGCTGTGGGGGTGTGCCTTGATGATCTGGCTGACCCGTGCTGCGGTCAACTCGAACATCTCAGCCACCTCCTTCACCGTGAACCCGGCCTGGCGTGCGCGATAAATCGCCAGGTTGCGGGTCTTGGTGATTTCGTTGCTCACCTTGCGCAGCTTTTCCACGTCGCGGTAGGTGAGTACCATGTTCGGTTTCAGGAATTCACGCACCTTGCGCACACAGCGCAGGGCATCGCCCAGCAGTGCGTTGACCGGATGGTGACGGGTGATCTTGGTGGACTTGGCCATGGGTGTCTCGTTTTCTCTGATTGAGGGTAGGTGTGTTACGAGGGTGTTGCAGGAGAGGCCATCCTTGGCCAAAGGGAATTACTTGACGCGGATCTGCACCAACAGCGGCCGCACGTCGACGAGACCCTGGTCCAAGGTCGTCTGCTCTTTCTGGGCGTATTCGGTGTTGAAGATCTCGCGGTACAGCTCGGGCACCTGGATCTCCATGCCGTGACGACCGCCAGCCGAGATCCGCTCACGCTGACCCTCGGTCATGCGCATGTCGCGCAACAGGATGGCTTCACGCAACAGCGCGGTGAGCATGGCCGCCTGATGCGGGTCATCGGATTCGATGGTCACGCGCACCGGCTTGGCGTCCGGCCACGGATCGCCGCCTTCGATGTCCGCACGCATTTCTTCACTGCGCTCGTAGAAGGCGGTGACCAGCTCTTCGTTGCTGAAGATCCAGCCGCTGAAGCTGCCGGCAGCGTTGGCGATGTCGTCACCGTTGACACGGATCTCGGCCAGCGTCAGCTTGCGATCGACATACTTGAAGAAGAACGCCAGGCGATCGTTTTCCGGATTACCGGCCGGCACGTCGTGCTTAGCCGGCAGGACGAACAGCACGGCGTAGTAGATCGCACCGGTGGCCGGCTCCTCGTACCAGTACATGCCATCGCCGAAGGTGGTCCACAGCTCGCTTTCTTCGATGTTCAGCTGGCGCGCCAGCGGATTGCGACCATTGCGCTGGACGGTGATGTCCAAGATGCGCACGGCATTGGCCTGCATGTCGCTGAACAGTGCCACGACATCAACCGGCGGTTTCGGTACCTGGTTCTTCGACAGGTCCACATCGTAGAAGAACGGGATGATCTCAGCCAGCATCGGATAGCCGCAGGTCTGGTTGATCAGATTGATGACCGCCGGACTTTCATTGCGGTCGTAGCTGTAGACCAGCTCTTCGTTGTGACGGATGTGGAACTTCTCGATGTCGTAGTTCTTGGCATCATGGGTCATTTCCATCATGCCGATGGTCACGACACCGAACTCGTCGTTGGTCAGGGTGACCGTGAGCGTCTTGTGGGTGGGGATCTGCGACAGGACGGCCTTGAGGTCATCGTGTTCGAAGGTGCCCTGCTGCATGGCATCGGCGAAGTTGCGCTTGATGACGTCGGCCAGCTCATTGATGGCGGTCGAATTATTGTCGATGTGGACGGGGTGCATGTTGATTGAATCCTTGGACGATAGAGGAAAGGGAAAGGAGGAAGCGAAAGGCAGTCGCCCGTGGGCGACTACAGTTCAGTGGACGTTGAGGCTCACGCGCAACGGGCGCATGTCGATCAGTCCTTCGCGGAGCATCTGGCGATAGGTATCGATGGACCCGCCGACGCCGCTCTCGGGATGAACCACGTTGACAACAACCTGGCTCTTCTCGCGATTGATCGGATGGGGATTGGCCGCAAGATGTTCCTGCAAAGCCTTCTCCAGCACTGCCACGACTTGGCCCACTTCCGACGCCGTGCCGTACAGCTGGTCGTTGAGGTGGATGGTGACATTGACGTGCGGGACGGGGTCCGGCGACGGGCTTGCGAACACCTGCGGCGTCTTGGGGGTTTTGTCGAGGACTTCTTCCTCGTACGTCAGATCGACATCGACGCTGGACAAATGCCGATCCATGTTCACCATCGCCTGCTGCGTTTCCTCGTTGAAGTTGAAGAGGAGGTCTTGGCTGTTGAAGAACCAATCGACGATCACGGTTCCGGCGACCTCGATCAGGAAGGCGTTCACCAGGCCCCAACGGCCAATCAGTTTGGCAGTTTCCTTCGCAGTGAACCTCACGACCACTTTGACCGGGTCCTGTTCGGGGGCGGTATAGATGACGGTCAGCTCATGTTCATCACCGACGCTGGTGGTCTCCGCCGACAGGTTCAGGCGATCGGCGAATTTGCCGCGCAGCTCACCGAAGCAGACACCGACTTCGGTGATAAGACTATCGACGCAGTCGATGCCAGTACGGTTGGGATGGAACGGCATGGGAAAGATCCTTGGTTGTTTGAGGAGTAGGGATGGATCGAAAGAAGAAGGGTGGCCGTCCTTGGCCGGCTGCAAACTTACGACTGACCGCGACAGAAGGCGTGGTCAGGCTCGACCGGGCAGAACTGCTTGCGCCATTCCAGCATTTCCGGCTGGACCGCACCCACCAGCACGCCTTGGCCGTTCAGGCAGACGGTGGTGCAACGCAGGGTCGGGTCGAGTACGTCGTGGTTGGACAGGTAGGGAATCCACGTGGCCAGTTCGGCTTCGGTGATTTCATGTTCCTGTGCTTCGAAGGTGCACCACACCCCGGTCTGCCCATTGTCGATCTGGCAGTCCAGCGTACGGAAGAACGGGTACTTGCCGTCGTACTTGGACTCGAAGTCCGGACTGTACTCGTAGGCATCGATGTTCTGCACCGCGTAGGCCTGTTCGAACTTGTTCAGGCGCTGGAGGTACTCAGCCGAATCCGGCGGCGGGACCAACACGTCCGGTTCGTCGGGAACGTCCGGGATGGTCGGGTCCACCAGCGGCTGCGATGCAGCTGCCTGGACGTCGGCAGACGGGGGCGGATTGGTGGACGGGCAACCGGCCAGAACCAGCACCAGTGCAGACAGGGACAGCAGATGACGCAGTTTCATGAGATACCTCGTTGTAGAGATGGGCGGAATTGCCCAGTTACTTACCAGCCTTGCCCGCCGTGTTGGGCGAACGTACGACCGGGGCGTTCGCTGTACGTACCCATGCCACGTGGACCCGGCGGTTCAGCGGACAGATCCTTACCTTCGTTCGTTGCCTGGATGCGCTCCATGCGAGTGATCGCATGTTCTGCGGTAGTCGCTGCCTCGAAGCTACGGCAGGACCAGCCCATCGACATGGTCAACATGAGACCAGACTCATCCGGGAACTCGTACTTGACCGTGCCATACTCGGCCACGTTGGCAAATTCGGACGGGACCTGATATTTCTCCAAGTCCACAAACTTCAGTCGACGCATTTCTGCGCGCATCTGCTGGCCGGTTTCGGTCGGGACATTCACGCGGATGCGGTAGGCGATTTCCCCCGAAGCCTTGTTCCAGACGTAACCGAGGATGGGGCTCGACTGGTTGATGAAATCAGCGGCCGAACGATCCATGTACAGCGAGTCCACGGTGTTGAAGTGCGTGATGCCGAAGTTCGGGAAGCTGGGGATGTTGAAGATCCTCGCCTTGTCGTACACTTCCTTGCGGGTCTTGCAACCGCGAATGACCGGCAGTACACTGCACAGCACATCGTAGCTGACATCGTTCTGACTCACCCAGGCACGAAGCATCGGACGCAGCTCTTCATCGACCATGTAGTGATTGAACACTTCGTCGAGCTGCTCCAGGTTCGGGGTGTGGAAGCTGAAGGAGTAGCGAAAACGACCCGGGCGATGGACCATGAAGTTGCTCAGTTCGTTGTCATGGTTGGCCGTGACCAGATAGAGCGATCCCAGGCGCGAGGCGCTCCCGAAGAAGCCCAACAGGTCGTCGCGGTTGCTGTTGTCCTTGTCTTCGCGGTAGACCTTACCGAACTCATCGAAGTACCACACAGCCGGACCGGCAGCGGCCGACACCAGCTCCAGCACACTCAACGGCAGGATGGTGTTGACGCGGAACACCGGCAGACCCAGCTTCAGGTAGTGGTTGCACACGTCTTCGGCCAGCATGGTCTTACCGCTACCCTTGATGCCGATCAGGATAACGCCGACGGACGGTCCAACGCGATCGTAGTCCTCGGTAAGGACTTTGCGGAATTCGTTGTGGTCACCGAACTTGCGTTCAGACACCAAGAACTTGTCCTGCAGGGTGAACAGCTTGACACCGGTATCGGTGAGGACGATCTCATAGACCGCCGGGCGCAATGCCTCCAGTCGATCCTTGTCCGAGTATGCGCTCACGCAGATGTGGGAGCCGTGGTCCAGCAGCAGGGTTCTGTTGTTCATAGTCAGTTCTTTGAGGAAGTCGAGGGAAATGGGTGCTGCGGTAAAAGGTGGTGGGGCCCGGGACGGAGGAGAGTCCCTAGTGCGGGGGCTGTTACGCCCAGGGTCCGCGCCCGGACCCCACCGTAAAACTGGTTACTTCACGAACAGGTGTTCGAAGCCGTAGTCTTCATCATCGGTATCGTACTTGGCCAGCGGGCGCTTGAGCACCTGCGTCAAGCCGCGGCCGTGGACGGTCGGACCGAACAACTTCAGACGGGTGACATGCCAGCCACAGCCGTTGTCATGCTCTTCGATGAAATCGGTGAGGTAAGTCACCAGCTGCTTCAGGCTCTCGCTGTTGGCCAACTTGCTCGACAGCCAGTCGTGACAGATCTTTTCGGCCAGCTCGGGGTTGCTGTTGATGTGGATCGGGGTCGCGATCAGAAGGCGCGGCGGCGCGTAGTGCTCGAGGGCATCGGTCTCATAGCCCACCAACAGCGAGCATCCGCCATCGGGAACGTTCACCATGTCGGTGGAGAGGACCAAGGGGATGGCAGTGTCAATGCCGTCGAGGAGGATGGTACGAGTGGTCATACAAAGTCCCGTTTAAGGATAGAGGTTAGTGTTACGGGGTACAGCGGGTACTACGTTACAACGAGGAAAGATATACGGTCGATCCGCCATGGGAATGGTATAGGTTTGATTTCCTTTTGATTCAAATTCCATCATAGACGGCATAACGACCCCTAGGCCCGTATGGGACCTAGAGGTCATGACGCGTTATGCGGCGGCGAGATAGTTGACATACGCCGTGCGGTCGGTGAAGACCTCAAAGCCGTAATGTTCCAGGGACGCGGCGATCGCTTCGGCTTGGCCGAGGCTGACATCGCCACTCAACGGAAGGGCAGCGACCACCGGGCGATCCTGATTGCGCAGCGATGCGCTCAGCAGGGCCTTGAGGGTGGACTGGGCTGCCACATCGCCGGTCGACAACGCGTGGGTGTCGATCAGGTAGTGATGGACCATACCCGTGCCTTGGGCACTGGGCAGAACCTGACCGAGCTGATCCTTCAGGTCGTTGATCAGTTCGTTTTGCTTCTGGCGTTCGAGCTGCAGGCTCTCATCGCTCAGACTCGGCACCTGGATCAGCAGAGGCTCAGCGCGATAGTTGCGCGCCTCATCGATCAGTGCGACGGCGTGGCTCTCCAGCGAGGGATGTGCGACCAACTGGGTGTTGGTCTCCTTGCTCTGGACCAGAGACTGTTGGAAACGGTTGGCGTACATTAGGGATCTCCCGTATGAAGGTTTCTTCATACGGTGAGCCTATATTGTCATAAAACGCCTGACGGTTGATTTCAATAAATGGAGAGGCCCTCTGAAAATTTACAGTCATTCCAAAAAATGTGAGGGTCATGTCAACACTCCCTTCACACCGCCGTAACGGAGGAAGGGAGTGGACAGCTTCGGGACTTCGGTCTTACTCGTCGCGAGCGCGACGGTAAGTCAGGAACGTGTCGATCAGCATGTAGGTCATAAACGCTATCAGGCAGAGCACTGACAGCGAAGCTGCACGCAGCGACCACGCTGCCCGAACCCACACGTCGGTGAAACCGGCAGTGCGATCGAAGGTGTCGTAGATGAACCATGCTGACAGGGCCCATGCAGCGATCACCAGGAGCAGCGGGACGTACATGTCGTACAGGTACTTCTTGATGTACTTCTGCATGGCGAACTCCTTAGCGAGCCAGCTTATCCAGCTTGCGGTTGATGGCCTCACAGGCCTTCGGGGCGATCGAGACGATGCAGCACAGGGCAACCAGCTTGAAGAGACTGTTCATTGTAAGGCTCCGGTGTAGGGGAAGGAAGACGTAGTTGTCTTATCACCGGGGTGTTATAGATCTCAAATCCAGTGGAATCCATGTTTTTGCCAGCTAATGATGTGGTACTTTTAGGAACCCCATCATGTCTGACGTCACGATCAAGACAGTCTTTGACACCACGGGTCAGGACGTTGTAATCGACCAGGCCCTACTGAAGCGCATCCATGCGTATCAGACTGGCTTCGTCAATTACAACGCAGACCACGTGGCTTTCTTCGGCGGTAACCTCATGGGCGTGCATGCCATGCGATTCCGCACTACCGACCGCGAACGTTGGTTCAACGACGTGCTGTACATGGATGAACTGGCCGTTGTGGACGGCATCGCGGAAGTCTCCTCGATTGACGCTGCCTGGAAGCGCGCCAACGACGTGATGAACCTGTCCTGCGTGTGGCTGTTGCATGCGATCCAGCGCGCACCCAAGCTCACCGCCAAGGAAAAGGAACAGGGCTGTCTGGATGTCCTGCTGGTGCTGCAGTACAAGTTCCTCGGTTCGCTGATGGCGTGGTATTACCGCTATCCGGCCGATGAAGCCACCATGCAGGCCATGTACGCACGCCTGAACAAGAAGTACGCCCTGAAGAAGGCCGGCAGCTGGTCCAACCTGCTGAACATCCGTGCCCACGAAATCATGCAGCCCAACTCGATTCACCACCGAGCTTACATGGACTTCAACCGGGACAAGGACATCATCTACATGGTGTCTGACATCCAGGGTCGTCTGCGTGAGATCGTCAAGTCGATGACGGCTGTGTTCTACAAGGTTCGTGATGAGGGTGGGCGCATCGGCACCGACAACTCGGTGATCGACATCGACGGCACCATGGTGCTGAAGGACAAGACCCGTAACCATTCCACCATGATCCGCTACGCGCTGACTGTGGTGAGTAACAAGAACTCGTTCGTCCGGCCTGAGCTGGCGCGCATCATCCACGATGCCATGCCCACCAGTTCCCTGAAGTCGTTGACCGAAGCGTTGGAATGGATGTCCTCCAACCACAGCGGTCGTGACCAGGAAAAGATCGACAAGCTGATCAGTGAAACGCTGATCCATGCTTTTGGCGTGATGATGGCCGAGCGCAACCTGGCTACCCACACCACCGATCCGTCGGCCCTGCTGCAACGACTGCGTGCACTGTACACCGCCTCGCGCATGTCTGACCCCACCTTGCTGTTGACCCGAAAGCTCTCTGAAGAAATCGTGTCGATGGCGATTCACTCCCGTAACGCGGCGGCTATCGCAAGCGTCCGGACTGGCGTGCAGCTGTACATCGTGCTGCGTACGCTGGCCATGAACTACTACCAGAGCTGACCATGCATAATCCTCAACGTAAACCGGAGGATTACAGCGCAACCGCCTCGGCGGCGCGCATGCTGAATTCGTTCTGGTACGCAGTGCGTTACTTCATCGGTGTTTGCATTGACTCCGTCCGAGGTCCGGCCACCACCAAAGTCTACGAGGGTTACTCCAAAGACTCGGTGGAAGTGGTACGCCCGTCCGAAGATGGAGAGGGAATCGACTTCTTTGTCACTGCTCGTGAAATCGTGTACTGTACCCACTACACCCGGTGGTGGATTCCCAGTACCAAACACACCGTCTACGAAGTCAGTGGATCGGTGAGCGAGCAGCACCGACATCTGTTCGATCCCCGGTTGTTCGAGCTTGTGACCTACCCGCTGTTGTGCACACCGTTTTTGCGATGGACGCGCTACCCGCACATGTACGCCATCCGGGCGCACTTGTATCGTGTCTTCCCTCGGCCGAATACTCTTCAATACTGAGCGTGAAAGATGACCAATGATGATTGCCTTCCTTTCTCTGGCCCTTGGGAAAAACTCCTGAAGGTTGAGAGCCGCGAGACCCATACTCGCATGGTGCCCCGTCCGTTCTCGGCGGAACTGGCGCGAGTGGTCAAGCTGAAGGTAACTGTGATGTTGGTAAACGATTGCACCCTCTTCCCGTGGATGCAAGGTAAGGAGATGCGAATTGCGCACATCGAGGCTGAAGCCCGTGCGCTCAACGGCAAGGAAGTCACCACGGTAACGTACGCCCCGGCAGATGATGCCAACGGCGTCGAGCTGGCGTATCAGAAAACCCTCAATGCACTGCACAAGGTCGTCTACCCGATGCCCGAGTCGTGCGAGTGGGAAGCCAAGATCCGCCGCGTCGAAGAAGCAATGGCACAATGACATATCGCCCTCCTCCCCGATGATGGGGAGGAGGGCTTTATGCCGTCAGAAGTAACGGTTGTTGGGCAGACCCAACGGACCACGTTGTGCGAAACCACCGGCCTCACGCAGGAACGAGCCAGCGCGTCCCAGAGACGGCAGGTCGTTCTTACGGTCCATGCCCAAGCGGTTCTGCTGGACGGACATCTGGATGCGCTTACGGCGCTCCTCAGAGGCTTGGCGGATCATCTGGTCCACCGACTGGGCGTCCATGTCGTAACGCTGCTCCACGCGACTGGAGAGCACACGCAGGCGGTTTTCGTACTTGTAGGACACCATCTGATCGATCCGCGGATCTTTCAGCACTTCCATGATGGATTCCATTTCCTTCATGGCTTCTTCCTGCATCGCACGGGCGTTGCGCTCTTCTTCGGAAATCGCGCGACCGTTGTACCCCAGGTTGACCAACACCTCGGAGGTGTCGATACCGTAGTAGGACAGGTTCTTGCCCATGGTCGGGAAGTAGTGCGCCATCAGCCACGCAAAGCAATGGTCGTCATGACCGGAGCTTTCATGGTCGATGCGACCGTTCTTTTCCACCAGCTTGCGGATTTCGTTGGACAGCGTTTTGTCACGCACGGTGTGACCGGCGGTCTTGGCAGCATTCTGCAGGACCGTGGTGTACAGCAACAGGCGAGAGTCCTTATTGGTGTTGAAACCAAAGGCGGACTTGCGACGCTCGTAGAAGCTGTCATCGCGCATGTTCATGCTGCGCTGGATGTCGGCAAAGGCCTGCGGATCTTCGCGGTAGTTGTCCACGATCTTGTTGTAGATACGCTTGAACGGATCTTCGCCATGCAGCGGCAGGTGCAGCAGCAGATGGTCGATGATCGCCTGACCGGAAGACTTACGCTCCGGGATCAGGATGGTCTTGCGGTACTTCAACATGAACCACAGCAGGAAGCCAGAGAAGCGCGGCAGGAAGGTTTCGTTGAACGAACCCACACCGGCCGTGGACAGATCGCGCATGTCGGTAATGACCATGGCAATGGCGTCGCGACCCACAGCGTCGGAGGTATCCAGACCGACCGAGTAGTGACCCGAGTCCAGCATCTCCTGAATCTGATCTTCCGGGATGTACCAGCGGATCATGTAGGCATCGGGAGATTCCTCATAATGCAGCGGGTCCATTTCCGAAGAGCGGATGGAGTCGTTCAGCAGAGCCGACAGCGGCGAGCGCTGCGAACCGGAGGTCCACACGTTCAAGAAGTCACGGTCGGCCTCTTCACCGGACACGTTATTCTCGGACATGACCTTGTACAGCCACGCATCGTCACGACCCAGCTGACGGTGGGACATGGTGATGTTCATGATCGGCTTCTTACCACCAGCCGAGTTCTTTTCCACCAGCATGTTCAGGTGACGGATGTTGCGCGCATCGAGGAAGCGCTCGGTCCACACCGTACCGCCCATGATCAGATCGTACATGTAACGACCATCGCGGTCATCGATCTTACCGGCGGTTGTGGTGAAGATATTGCCGTAGGGCTGACGGGCTTCAGCGGCCTGCTCACGTGCCTTGGTACCCGATGCCAGCGCTGCCGGGATGGTGGTACCGATGTGGCTGATGAACGGGCCTTCGTCGACGTGCAGGATCGGGGTGGACAGGCCACGGCCCAGGTTGTTGGCTGCCGTAGCCGAGGAACGACCCACGCCGGTGATGTAGGAGTTGCCGTATTCCTTACAGGTCAGCTCCTTCTGGTTGTTGGCATCTTCCGAAGAGATCTTGAGCATCCACTTGGGGAAATACTCTCGAATGCCCTTTAGTCGCTCGACGTTGAATTGTCGTAGCATGTCATCCTTGGTGATCATCATGATCTTGGTGGAACGTGCCATGATGTACAGCAGGTCCAAGATCAGACAGTCAGTCGAACCGGACTTACCGGTCTGACGGGGCTGAATGTTGGCCGAGTCGATGTGGTTGAAGAAGCACCAGTACAGCGCGATGTTGCCACGATTGGCGTCAAAGCGGATCGGCTCGATACCCGAGTTGGGGGGCAGGCGGGTGATTTCACGGAAGACGAACCAGGGGTTGAATTCAGCTTCCGTGGCAATCCTTGCCATCGTCACCGCATCCAAGCTCTTGTCATGCACATCCACGCCGGACAGCTCAGGCTGCATCAGCGACAGCAGGAAGGCGTGGTTCTTGACGCCCATGTCACGGTACAGCAGAGCCAGATCCTTGAAGGATCGGTTGGTGGTCTGCCGGTCAATATCGGCGCTAGGATAGCGCTGCCAATCTTCTTGGAACAGAATCATGTCATATCTCGCATAGGGAGGAATGCCCCTGCACCTTGCGGTGCAGGGGCATTCGGTTTACGTTTGCGGAGTTTGGTGCATGACCATGCCCGACACGCCCAGCTGCAAATCCGTGGTGGAATTGCGGCGCAGGAAGTGCAGGTAGATCAGGCCACCCTCGCCCACCATCTCGTGAGCGGTGATCAGGGTGTTCCACATCGCGATCGGGAACTCGACCTGATGCTGCCCCACGCGGACCATCACGATGTTCGGCTCCGGCGGCTTGGCCTCGGTAGTCGGATCGTAGATGGGCAGAGTACGGTAGTAAATCAGGTTGAGCCATTCTTCCAGCGTCGAGCAGCCCGAGGACAGATCCAGTTCCCAGTTGCCGGTGTTGATGAAGCGCGAACGCGCCACCACACTGCGACCGTACGGCGGGTCCTGGTTCGGCGAGAAGCCAACGGTCCAGTTGTCCTGTGCCGCATCGTCGCCGCGCGCACGCAGCGTGATCTCGAAGCTCTGGACATGGCGGTAGTTGGCAAAGCGCTGATCGACGTTGCGCAGGTTGATTGCCACGGCAATCTTCTGCGTCACACCATAGAGCAACGGATCGAAGCTGCGCGATTCCGACGTCGGCTGCACCAAGTTGGTGACTTCGTAGAAATCTTCGCGGTCGCCGGTGTACAGGCGGTAGGCCAGACGGTAGCCGACCTGATCGTTGACCCATTCCGGATAGGCGTACAGCTTGACGCTGAAGGCACCATCGAACTTGCCGGTGGTGGCGCTGTACAGCTTGGAAATGGTGCGCTCGGCCGTGGGTTCGGCCAGGTAGTTGTACTCACCATCACCGAGGTGATAGGTCAGCACCAGCGGGATCGACATACCTTCGATGGTGGCGATGAAGTTGTCCAGACCGAAGACGGAGAACTTGGTGCCATCCACCGGCAGGCGCGACTTGGAACCGTCGGAGTAGGTGACCACGCCGTACAGGTTCAGGTTCTCCACCGGCATGTTGATCGGGTAGACCAGCTTGGTCGGGTCCGAGTCGGACAGGAACGGCGACTCCAGCGACACATCGACGATGTACTTCATCGAGGCATCGGTGGTACGGATGATCGCACTGTTCTTGGCGGTGAGGTGATTGACATACAGCGGCTGGTTGTCAGCCGAGTAAGCCACCACCGAGACGATCTCGCCATCGACCAGCTTGGTGTTGGTGTAGCACGGCGCCACGGTCTTGTTGGCGTAGTTCACGCCATTGGGCATGTCGCACAGCATCAACGGCACGTTCTCACCGAGGAAGTTGTGCGCGCTGTCGTAAACGGCGGAGATGACTTCGCCACGTTCACTGACGTCGGTGCCCCGGAAGATCTTGACGTAGCTGGACTTCTCGCCACGGATGTACAGCGCACCGTCCACCGCCAGCGAATGCGGCACAACGCTGTCGTTGATCCACACGCGGAACTGTTCGGACACGGTACCCGGACCATCGCCGATGAGGTAGTCCACACCGGTGCTGGGATTGACCGGCGTTGCTTCCCACGGAACCAGCGAGGAGACGCCCGAGTCCAGGTTCACAGCCACCACGCGGAAGAAGCCTTGGGTGTAATCGATGACCAGGTCATCGATGTTCGGCACATGCCCTTCATCCTTACCAGGAGTGTAGAGCTGGTTGATATTCCAAACACGGAAGCCTTCGCCATCGTGTTTGATCAGAACGGGATTGTCTGCCATGGTAAATCCTTGGTAGAACCCCGGTGGTTTCCCACCGGGGCTATGAGGCCATTAGATCAGCGTTTTCTTGATCGAAAGGAACTGGGTAAGGTCCACACGATCTTGCAAGTAAATGCGAACGGCACGGGAGAGCATGCGCCACTGGTAGATGTCCACCTCGTATTCGATCAGCGCGTTGTGGGCATGGATAGCGATGTAACGCAGATCCAGTCCTTCACGGAAGCACGGGTCGAAGTCGAGCAGGTACTCAAAGCGCTGCAGCACCGCACGCAGTTCGCGATCGCTGTAGTAGCCACGGAAGGCTTCCGTACTCAGACGACCGTTCATCAGGTCATACAGAATCGTGGAGGCAAACGGGCTGTAGATCGGGTACTTGTTGTTGGGGACCATCACCGGGTCTTTGATCTCCGGTTCGGGCAGGCGCAGGTTCAACCAATCGCCCACCGACTTGTCCACCGCCAACGAGCGGTCACGATACACGTAGTCCTCATCATTACCGAGCGAGCGCAGCGGTACGATGATGTTCTCCACGATGTAGGGCGAGCCTTCAGCTTGCGCCGAGACTTGGATGCCCTTGTGCTCTTCGGCAAACTTCAACGCGCTGCGATGATAGGTACGACCGTCAATGACGATACGCTGCACCTTGTCATCGCGGATGTCGTAACGACCATTGCGCGAAAGCATGCCATGCTTGACGAAGCCGTTCTCAGCGGGCGTGTCGCGCTCCAGATTCGAGTTGCAGAAACCGGTACCGCGAACGGTCAGCTTCTGCGAGTTGCCCGGGATCAGGTAACGCTTGTTGCACACCACGATGCGCGGCCACTGGATCACATAGTCCAGTCCCTCGATCATGGCTCGACCGTTGAGCCACAGATCGAGCTTACCCAGCGGGATGTAGAAGATGCCATGGGCTGCACCGGCGGGGAATTCATCCTCGCCGTCGATGTAGAAGTCCAGCAGGCCATTGTCACTGGTCAGCGTACGCTCATACGCCAAGAAGCGTTCATCCGAACGCACGGCGGTGAACCAGCGCGAGGTGTCGTGATACCACACCACCTTGTTGTCAATGATGGTGTAGACCTGATCGTTACCCGTCACATCTTCCCACTGCGTCTGGTCCGGTTTACCGGCCCGGCGCGGGGTGCGATAGAAACGATAGTTGAACTTCGGATCGATGGCGACGTCCACGCCGCCGAAATACGTGGAGGCGGTGTAATTACCCAGACCCACGATTCCTTCCACCAGCGTACAGGCAGTGTTGTAGGGCACGTACTCCGGACCGGTCTTGTGCACGTAGAACCCGAGCAGGACGCCTTGGGCATTGTACTCATAGATCGTGGAGTTCTCCTGCAACCCGTAGGGCAGGGAAACCTGACGACGGCCGTGTACGTTCTTGACCTGCAGCGGCGACTCACCGGCCAGCAGCGATACGGCGTTGTAACCGTAGGCGCTCTGAATCATGGTGCGGTTCAACTGGCTGTACAGCGAATCCATCACACGGATGTAATCGGAGTTCTCCAGATTGACCGCCTTCCACACATCCACCGTCGAGTCGGTACCGTGCATGGCACGGATGATCTCGTTGTGCGGGAGCTTGTACAGCTCCTTGATGCGCGAATGCTCATGGATCAGCGGACGGGAGTAACCGGCATCGCGGATGTGCAAACGTACCGTCAGACCGGCCACCTTACCACCCCATGCGGCACGTGCGTCGGCCAATGCCTGCACATACGGCACAGTGAGCGAGTAATCGCGGTGGGTCAGCTGACGGAAGGCATCATCGCTGTTCTTGTGGTAGTACACCCCCTCAAAGGCTTGGGTGTTCGTACCACGAGTGAACTTGCGCACCAGATAGACGTCGATGTCATCACGGTAGTCGATCATCTCACCCTTGGCCTGCGCTGCGGTGTAATGCAGCAGGTATTTGGCCTTGGCGTCCTTGATCGAGTTGAAGTACAGCAGGTCTTTGATCGGGAACTCCACCACTTGCTTAACGGTGGAATCATAGACGTATTCCAGCACGTCACCAACGGCCACCTGCGTGGGCAGGAAGCTGTCCATGATGACACCGTTGACGTACAGCGTGGTCAAGCCGTGCTTGGCCTGCTGCAGTCGGTATTCGTTCTGGAAGGTCAGCGCTTGGGTCGCACCGGTGACGATGACCGAGTTGGTGTACACGGCCTGGGCTTCACCACGTGCTCGAACCGAATCGAAGTACGCATTGGAGTACAGGCGCAGATACAACGGCTCTTTGTTCAGCGGAGCCAGCTTGGTGTCCTTGACGGCCAGCAGCAGATTGCGCTCCTCGGTGTAAACCACCCAGCACTCAGCGCGATGCAGATGCAGGCCATTGGCCACATAGACATCGGCGACCAAGTTCTCGCTGTTCATCACAGAGGAAAGCTTGCGCCAGACCATCCGGCCCGGAGTCAGCCCCAGCAGTACCGGGTTGACCTGACCGATCTGGTAGACGTGATACAGATCCTGCGCAGTGGGCAGAGGAATGGTGGACCACGAATGATCCACCGTCCCGCGAGCGCCACTGGGGAAACTGATGCGTGCCGGCTTGAGGATCACCTGCAGGTCTTGGGGCGGGTTGCACCATGCGTTGCGAACCGCATGCCCTACGAGGTAATCGTTCGACATGGTTTACATCTCCTGGATGAGCGACGCCACAGCCATGGCGTACTGACGACCCGAACCCTGGCGATCGTAGATCTCCACCAGCTGGGTCATGCGCGAGTTCTTGTAGGAACGGTCATCGACGCTGGCAGCGACCATGGCCATCAGGTACGGCGGGTACTCCAGCGCGATCGCCGACACTTCCTGCGCAGCTGCGCCGAACCATGCCGACTTGGTGAAGGCCACCAGCAGACCCGGACTGAAGTCAGCCATACGCGGGGAGTCCACACGTTCACGAGCTGCCGTGCAGAACTCTTCCATGGACTGCAGTGTGGTCAGGCCACGGCCGGTCTGGATGATGAAGTCTGCCGGCACACGCGTCAGGCGCGCCACACGGGCGCTGGCACGCAGCAGGGTGGATTCGTCGCTGTAGTCCAGCTGGTCGAACTGGGACAGGAACCACAGGCCGGCCAGTGCGGTGAGCACCTGCTGGTGATGCGGGTCCAGATGCTTGTTGCGAACCACAGCCATTGGAATCCAGCCGCAGAAGGTCTGCAGCGGAAGATCGGCCATGCCGAGCATGGCGCGGTTCTCACCCTTGAGCCAAGCCAGCGTCAGCGCAGCACGCAGGATCAGGAATTCGTATTCCATCCGATTGCTGATGACCTGCTCACCGGTCGGGGTAGCGCGCAGGTAGGCGCGCGAATCCACCACGACGATCGTTTCGCCGCGGAAGTCCGTCACCAGCGGATGGTAGAAGGGGTCAATACCCTTAAAGTATGAAGGGATGGTATAAATCCCTTTCAAGGGGTGTCCCTTGGGGGTAGCAGCTTGCTTCAGATCACCCGTCACCAGTGCCTGCTTGACCTGCATGGTAACATGCTTGATGGCGCTCTGATAACCGGAACCGGCAGTGGTGTCGTAAGGGGTTTTGAGGTACATGGCTACTCACCGTTTTAAAAGTTGATGTGTTTCGCAGCTGCAGCTGTGAAGCCACTGTGCATCATTTTCTGAAGTAATTATTATGATGCGCGGCATCACTCCATTTTGCTATAGCATAAGCCAGCCAAAATCTCGACCAGACCGCTTAGGCGTATGGATACGACATGGCGGTTTTGGTTCACAGGTCGTACAGTTCCTAGGAGCTTGAATTCATGAACGCAATCAACAACGCCTTCCCGCGTGCCGTTATCCTGGGCATCCAGGATCTGAGCGGCACGACCCCGGTGTATGAGACCACCCCGGTCCCGACGCACCTGCCGCTGTGCTACATCTACGCACAGTGGGGTTCGGAAGACACCCTGCTGCTGAGCGGTGACGCCATCGTCGATACGTACGGTGCCGACACCTTCAATGTGCGCAAGCCGTACTACAACCACGCAACGGCCTTCCTGGACGTGTTCCGCGCCCGCCAGACCGTGCAGACCAAGCGCATCGTGCCGGCGGATGCAACCACCGCGCGCCTGCTGCTGTCGCTGGACATCGTGGCCGAAGAGATCCCGCTGTATGAGCGTATGCCCGATGGCTCGTTCAAGCGCGATCAGGCCGGCAACAAGATCCCGACCGGCACCAAGATCGCTGGCTACAAGGCCCGCTGGGTGCTCAACGACTGGAAGGTCACCCTGACCGAAGACTCCGCCTTCGGCGCGATGACCCAGAAGGTTGGCGGTATCGTCTCCTCGACCGATGAGCAGTCGATCCAGTACCCGATCCTGGACCTGCAGGTTCCGTTCCGTGGCGCACGCGGCAACAACTTCGGCCTGCGCTTCTGGGCGCCGACCACCTCCAGCGCCGACGCGCTCAACGACAGCCTGGTCGAGCAGATCAAGGCGTACCTGTACCGCGTCCAGCTCACCACCCGCGCCGATGCCAACAGCACCAGCCAGCAGGTGGAAACCCTGGGTGGCGCGCAGTACCTGGACATGACCCTGAAACCCGACCAGGTCGCAGCGGGCACCGACCAGCTGCTGTCCATCGAAGACGTGCTGCTGCCGGGCTACGAGAACATCGGCACCCCGGGCGTTCCGAACCAGTACGGTCCGTTCCACAAGCTGAAGGTCTACGAGGACAACCTCGAAGCAGTCCTGGCGATGGTCGGCGAAGCCGAAGCGCCGCAGGGCATCCTGCATCCGGACGTGCTGACCATCGACGAAGACAGCGAGTGGCTGCACCTGGTCAACATCTTCAGCGCGACCAACACCGATGGCGTTCCCTACGCGGCCTTCCAGCTGCTGGGCCCGGCCGACGGCGGCGTGCTGCTGAACGAGAACAGCACCCTGTACGCTGCCGGTGGTAGCGACGGCACCATGTCGGCGCCTGCCTTCGACACCGCCGTGCGTGAAGAGTTCAACAAGTGGGCCAGCCCGAGCTACCCGCTGCATGACCCCTTCCGCTACCCGGTCTCGGCCGTGTGGGACCCGGGCTACAGCCTGGAAACCAAGAAGGCCATGTTCAACGTGCTCAAGCGCCCGGACATCGGCCTGGTCGTTGCCACGCAGGACGTGGCCCTGCCGCAGAACACCGACAGCGCCGATGACTCGATGGCCGTCGCCCTGCGCGCCGTGGCCGCCGGTTACCCGGAGTCGGTCTTCTACGGCACCAAGGTTGCTCGCGTGATGATCCATGCCCAGTCGGGCGTGCTCATCAGCAACCCGTACAAGAAGCTGCTGCCGCTGTCCTATCAGCTGGCCGTGAAGACTTCGGACTACATGGGCGCTGCCACCGGCACCTGGAACGAGGCGCTGGCCTACGACCAGGAAGGCAACAAGCGCGTGACGCTGTTCCGCGACATCAACAACACCTGGCGCCCGGCCAACGCGCGCAAGCAGGACTGGGAGAACGGCCTGATCTGGGTGCAGTCCTTCGATCACATGTCGTACTTCTACCCCGCCGTGCAGACCGCCTACGACGACGACAGCTCCGTGCTGAACTCCTCGATCAACATGTGGGTGGCCATCGAAGGTGTGAAGGCCTGCCTGCGCAGCTGGCGCGCCATCACCGGCAACAGCAAGCTGACCGAGGACCAGGTTGTCAAGGAACTCAACGGCTTCCTGGAAGACGACATGCGCACCTCCCGCTTCGGCAACCGCTTCACGATCGTGCCGCAGTCCTTCTACACGAAGGCTGACTCGCAGCGTGGCTACAGCTACAGCTGCAAGTTGCACATCTACGCGCCGAACATGGTGACCGTGGGCCAGTACACCGTGGCCATGCACCGCAAGTCGGACCTGGAGACGAGCGCGGCTTAATGCCGCGCTCCATTCAGATCCCTCATCAACAGTTTCACTGAGGAGATAACGCCATGGCGCGTTTGAAAGACACCCTGCTGAGTCAGCAGGCGTATGGCCAGAAGGTCACTGCGCCGATGGTTGACCTGAACAAGGGCGGCCAGCATGGTGCGTCGGTGCACTTCGACAGCTACCTGTCGTCCACCGCGTACGTTCGCAAGAACCTGATCGCCGTCGTGCTCGAAGCCCCGCGTGGCTTCCGCCTGATGGACCAGCCGTCCAAGTGGATCGAAGCCCTCAAGGCTCTGGTCGAGGTGCAGCCGCTGACCATCGAAGGTCTGCAGGGCGGCCTGAACGTCGACACCGTCGAAACCAACTTCGGCGGCGGCGGCGAAGTGCAGGAAGATCCGTCGAACGTGACTCGTACGCGTTCGCAGGTCTCCTTCACCTGGAAGGACCGTTACGGCAAGCCGATCTCGCACTTCCTGCGCGAGTGGATCATCAACCTGATCATGGACCCGATCACCAAGGCCCCGGCCGTGGTGTCCCGTGGTTCGGCTGCTCCGACCGATCTGCTGCCGGACTTCTACGGCATGTCCGTGCTGTTCTTCGAGCCCGATCCGACCTGCACCAAGGTGCTGGAAGCCTGGCTCGGCACGAACATGTTCCCGAAGTCCACCGGCGACATCACCGGCCGTCGCGACATGTCGCAGGCTGGCGAAGGCTCCGAGCTGAACATCGAGTTCACCGGCATCTACCAGCACGGCTACGGCGTGCGTCAGCTGGCCCAGGCCATCTACGACCGCATGAACCTGACTGGTCTCGACCCGAACCGCCAGAAGGCATTCCTGGACGGCGTGGACGCGGACGTGGCGCCGTACAACTCCGGTTACGCCGGTGGCCTGGACAAGGTCGCAGGCGAGCTGGTCTGATCAATCCAAGGCCGCTACCCTTGGACCGTGGTGTGGGGCCCCTTCGGGGGCCCCACTCCTTTTATGCCGTCAACCCAAAAAAGAAAGGGCATACACCCCTCCTCCCGTAATGGGAGGAGGGGAATGTACTTATGCCGGTTCGGGTTCAGCGTCACGCTTTCGGACGGTTGCCGTGAGCGTGTACCACGTGACCGGATGGAACCAGCCGCGCAGCGGATGATCGGCAGGAATGACCACCGCCAACGGTTGATCCAGCGATTCCAGATCAGCGGAGATGGTGATGGCGGCCGTGTAGCCGAGTTCGTCAGACTGCTTGAAGGTGCCCACTTCCGGTTTGAGCGGAATGCCGTGCGAACCGACGTCGATGGCCAGCAGGTCGAGCGCAACCCGGTCCTCGATCGTCGGTGTGGTGGCGCGATCGCCGAGGAAGAACTGCACTCGGCCGAAGCCGGCGATGTCCGTACCGAGCGTCACCAGCTTGCGTTCACCCATCTGGATAACACGCAGGTCGAACTCGTTGTACAGATGCTCTTTGCACTGACGACCTTCGATCAGATCCAGCAGGCGTTCGGGCACCAGTACCGTCAGGCGTTCAGCAGAGCCATCAGCGGGTCGCCAGTGTGGAAGTCCTCCACTTTCGGCCGCTTCGGGGGAATTATCAATGCGGGTAATTCGTAGGTCGGCCATTCCGGGTCCTTGGTCACAGAGAGAAGATCGAGGGGATTGCTATCGTGCAAGAAGCGCATGAACTGGAAGACGTACTCCAGCATGGGCGTCCACGGGGAATTCTTCTGCGGATGTTCGTCGGGGAGATTGTTGCGCAGCATGCACGCATAATCATCCAGTTTCACCGAACCGCGGTGCTTACCTTCGTTGAGGAAGGTACGGAAGTCAGACACGCTGGCCTTTTCCACACGCGGGTTCATGTCCCACCACATCCACATCAGGTACGGGATTTCGGTGGTCCAGAACTTACGGAAGCGTCGTGCACCCAATGCCGACTGCAGCTCGCCCAACGCCATGCCCTTGGCTTGGGTATGGTCGTTGAAGCGCAGTCGCTTCATCAGATGCTCAGCGGCCGGACGCACCAAGGTGCAGTGGTACGGACGCAGTGCCACGTTGGTGAAAGTTCCCTGCGGGATCACTTTGGCGGCGAACTCAAAGAAATCCGACGACGTGAAGATGGCATAGCGCAACAGCATCTTGCGAATGCGATGCGGGAACAGATCACGATACATCGCCACTGCCTGTGCGATCAGCGGTTGCGAGATGTGCATGTCGAAACGTTCGGCCAGGGTCTTTTGGATGAACTCGTTATTGACGTAGAGCCCAGCCATAAAACCGATCAAGTACATCTCACTCTCTTGCAGTTCGTGGACTGCTTCCTTCATCTGCACAGACACAAAAAATTCCTTGTAAGGGATGGGGGCTGCAAAACGCAGCCCCCAATGGTTTAGATCACCGGCCCGGACGTGTCGTCCGAATCGGGTGCAGCTTCCAGCGGTCGCAGCAGCGAACCGGGTTCGGGGGTACCCAGCACGCTCTGTGCGCGCTGGATCATTTCGTCCATGCTGTAGGACACCGACTCCATCTCGGAGTTGACGCCGTAGACACTGGAGGACGGATGACCGTCCTTGACGCCCATCCACTGGAACAGGACGTACTCACCCGGGATCAGGAAGGAGATGCGCGGTGCCGGCTCGAGATCCTCGGGACTCTGGCCCTCGATCAGTTGCGGAGCCACGTAGGACGGGTCGGGGTAGGAGACCAGATGCTCCAGATCGACCAGTTCATCTTCCATCGTGTTGGTGAACTGGTTGTGCACGGTGGCGTACAGGTCCCAGTTACCATGGGTACCTTCCAGGAACACCCGGCCTTCCAGCTCGTTGATGATCACCACATGCACGCCGGTGACCTGGCTGATGTGCTGCATGAACGCACGCAGATCGGTGACACGGAAGGGCAGGGTGTTGGCAAGGCCTTGGATAGCGATGTTCATGTGTGGTCTTCAACCTTGACGTTGCGGAGTTGTTGTGCGATGAGTGACTCTTCGTCATCGCGCGTGCTGGCTTTCCAGCGGCCCTGATCGTCCACGCTATAGCGCGTGAACTGGACATCGGTGTCACTACATCCGATCAGGTAGAGGTGTGCGATTTCACCTTCACGGAGATGCTCCGCGAGGATTTCATCGACGCAGCACAGTTCCATCCCACGATCAAAGTGGGTGAACCACGTCCCATCACGCGTGGTCAGACGTACGGTATCGCGATGATCGTCGACCACGTGGATGAGGATGTTCGGATACAGCGACAGCGCCGCGCGGAACGCGGAGATGTCACGGACACGGAACTGCGAGGTGCGCGTCATGGTCGAGTAATCGGGCATGATGCGATCGTTGTTGATGTTGACAGCCATGGAAGGCTCTCCTGTTACTCGACCGAAGGGCTCAGAAGTTTCCTGAGGTTTTCAAGTTGTTTCTGGGTGGCGATCATGAGGTACTTACCCCTCACTTCAACACGGCGCACGTTACAGCCGCGAATGGACACGGCCAGCACGTCGCTGTAGCTGAGACCCGAACGCAGGGTTTGGACCACTGCGTCGAAGTTATCGCGACTGCAGTGGCCGACTTCGCCAGCTGCAGTGAGCACGGTACCCGAATTGGATACTTCCGTGTTCAGAAAGGCGATGTCGCCAATCTGGCGATCAAGGGTTCCGGGGATCGTGCTGTTCATAGCCCGCCATCTTGTTGAGTTTGTTGACCACCTTCCAGGCCGTGTCTTCGTTACCGTAGCTGCCCTTGCAGCTGCCGGTGGCCTGGTTGATGATGTCCGACTGCAGTCCGTTGGGACGGACCGTGTAACCGCCCTTGGCCGGACGGCGGAATGCTTCGGCCATCTGACGTGCATCGGCCGGGTCATCCTGCGAGGTGACGTAGCGGCCGTTGACGTAGATGTCCAGGCGCTCAACTTCACCGGTGGATTGATCGACGACTTCCTTGTAGCGGACGTCGTTCTTGGGGGGATTGATAGAACCTTTCTTCGGCATGATGTTGATCTCAGCGCATACGCGCAATGGCGGCCGTAGCGGCAGCGTTGTTCAGCTTGAGGTGTTTGGCTGCAATTGCCGCCGGGACGATCTCGCCCAGCGACAGCGTGTAGTCAAGTCCGTCGAACTTACGTTCATCACGGAGGTTGACATTGATCAGGTTGTTGTGGCGATACCACGTAACCTGCACGGGCGTGTCCGTGCCAGTCAGGTGGATATGCACCATAGCTGCTGCCGGTAACGAGGTAAACACGTCATCGACCTTCAGCTTGCTCAGCTCAGGCAGTTTCTTCAGGCAGCGTGCGATCTCCGCACGGACTGCTTCGTGGACTCGTTCGCTGAGCGTCTTTGCGGTGTTGGAGGCTTTGCTCATTGAAACTCACCGTAGTACGTAAAGGGGATGTCCAGCTTCTTGCACAGCATCTCAAAAAGCTCGACAAGGATCAGGCGGTGGCAGAAGCATCCGGGGTCGCAATAACACCCGATGGCTACCCAGCCGTCTTGGCGCAGGAACTCTTCCCACGCAGCCCGATGGTCGATCCAACTCTGACGCATCTTGGCCAAGTAAACGTCACGGTACTCCTGATCGGAGACAGTGCCGTTCTTGTGTCCCATGACGATGTCCCAGGTCGGAGCGAACAGCAGAGACTTCCCTTTGACGGTAGAGTCCACCACGGTGATGCCTGCTCGCTGAGCTTGGTAGCCGAGTTGCCTACCCAGCTTGATAGTAAACAGTTCCACTGTCCGCTCCTATTGGTTATTCGTCGTCGTCTTCGACCGGCAGTTCCGGTTCGGGGGCACCGTCATCATCTTCATCCTCGACAGAGAGAACGTCGACTTCTTCCACCAGCACCGGCTGACGGAAGCCGCCACCCATACCCAGCGTACGCGCCGAGTCCTGGAAGTCGGTGACCATGTCTTCGAAACTGCTGTGCATCGTCTCGCCGCTATTGTCGATAGCGACCAAGGAAACATCCGAGTGCGCGGCGTCATCGATATTGGTGGAGACGACGACGGCAATCTCGTTTTGCGGCAGGTGCGACGAAATCAGATCCGGAAGATCCACCTCGTCGGGCCAGTTACCGCTTTCGGCATACAGGCGAACCATCTGCCGACCCTCCACCGTCTCTTCAGACATGGAGATGTTGTCCACACCGGTCGGCAGTGAGTCGACCTGACGGATGAACTCGTCCAGATCTTCCACCGGGAACGGCAGGGTGTGCGATGCCCTCAAGGGGCCACGGCTGTGCGGCATGCGCAGAGTCCTTCGACTAAAATGATAAGGGGTCAGTAGCGGACTCCGCTCCCGAAGGAGCGGAGTCCGACAGGCCGGCGCTGGTGAATTACAGCAGGGAATCGGCCAGGCGCTTGCCGTAGTCGCCGACCTTCTTCAGGTCGCCGCGGCTGTTGGTCGAACCGAAGGAACGGTACTTGCCACGGATGGCGCCGTTGACCACGGTGGTTTCGCCGGTGGCCGGGTTGCGGTTGCTGGTCTCGCGGCTCAGCACGGCCGACACCTGGTCGCGGCCGTTGTTGACCACGATGGACACTTCCTTCAGCTCCGGGTGCTTGGCCAGGTGCGGCACGCCCAGTTCCACCAGGGTCAGGTGGGCGGCGCTGGTGAAGTGGCTGTTGTAGTCCTGCTGCTTCTTCTGCTCGGCAGCGGAGTTGCCGCCGGCGTCCAGCAGGGCGGTAGCCGCGTCCTTGTTGATGGTCAGCGAGCCGCTGGCATCGACAGTGGCGTGGCTCTTCATGACGTCGGCCAGCTTGCCGATTGCATCGTTGACGTCCAGGCTTTCGCGGGTGACGACTTCTTTCTTGCTCATGGGTGCGATTCTCGTGGTTCGTTGCGGAAATGTGTGCGGGCGTTACCGCATACCAGCAGGTAGCGGTTTATTTTTTCACCCAGATGTTGACGCGGTGTTTACAGCAGATCTGCCGCAGCTATTATCAATAGCCTTGACTCATGGATGATGTGTGTCCCAAGTTTTTTTGAATCTACTCTGCGGCCAGCACTTCGCTCAGCTTGTTGATAGCCATATCGACGTTGCTGATCGCCGTAGCGATGAACAGGGCATCATCGTCAGTGAGGGCGCCCTCCTGCGACTTGCGCCGATAGTGCTTGAGCGCATCTTCCTGATGGTTGAGCACCCGGGTTACCGAGACCAGCTTCTCGAGGTTTACTGCATCGGCAGGCGGCTTCATCCCGGCGTTGACGAGCGCACTATGCATGCGCACGCAGACCTTCATCATCTTGATCTTGTCGATCGTGGAATGGAACAGCAGCTGACACAGCTCGGCTTGCTGCTTTTCACCGAGAGCGGAAAATACTCCAGACATGTTTACCTCATCAGATCGCGGAAGGATTTCATTGCGGCGTTGGCCTTACTGGTCGAGCGATCCAGATCGTTCAAGTCGCTGGCACTGAACTGCTGATGGGCCGTGAGCATCTTCAGGTTACGTACCCACTCCAGCTCGGTGTTGACCTGCGCGATAAACACACGGGCCTTCCCACGTCGCAGTAACGGAACGCGACCGATGAACAGACACAGGTCCATCATGCCATGCATGGCTTCCAATGCGACGAGCGTGTTCTCAAACAACATCAGGTGGAGTTTGGTCTGCTCATCCTCGTTGAGCTTACCGAAACGCTCAGCGACCATTGCCCAGACCCCCGATGTTGATCATCTTGGAGTTGCGATGCTGGGTCATCAGCGTGATGTTGGTATCCAACTGTTCCATGCAGCGACGTACCGTGGCTGCCGACTCGCGGATGAAGAGCATCTGCTGCAGGCTCAGCACGGTTTTGCTATCCAGCAGCGGTCGCAGTACATCTGCCTGTGCACGCAGCACGTTGACGTTGGCATCGACCATCTCGGCAAACGGCTTGTGGTTGAAGCCGTCCTTGAGATGCTCGGCACGCTCGATCACTTTCTCAGCCGACTGGATCAGGGTGACGATGGCCTCGAAGTGGATCTTCTGCTCTTCAAGCGGGGTTCGTTGCTTTTCCATAAATCTCCGGATGACTGAAGTGGAAGTAACGCACGCGTTGTGAGAAAGGTTGGTGCGGCGCTACGACATACCCCAGTCGTTCATACAGCTTGCGGGCCAGCAAGTTATTGGGCTTGACATCCAGCCATGTGGGCTGGAGTAGGCGAATAACGAACTGGGCAATTCCGTTACCCCGGAACGCAGGGTTGACATAGAGCATGGCCAGATAGCGCTGCTCCATATCGAAACAGACAAACCCGGCCAGGCGCCCTTCGAAGATGATGGCGAAAGGAGCCCAGCGACCGAGCATGTTTGCCGGCACGCAGAGCACGTCGCGATCAACGTCGTCGCTCTCGAGCATCATTTCCTGAGCCAGGTATTGGTAGAGCGCGTCCGTCTGGAAATGTTGCAGCGTGATCATGCCGGCTTCTGATGCAGTTCAGGGAAGATATTCTCACTCAGCTCGGCCTGACGGAAGTTCATCAGGTCAAACTGTTCCTGCAGTCCAGCATGCGTGGTCACGCCCATGATGCGGTTTTCCACCCGGTCCATCCACTGATGTGCATCAAACAGCGCCTGCGTCTGCTCACCCGTCAGGCGATCCTTCAGGGTCTGAAGAGTCATGATCAGCGAGCCGCGAACGTACTGCAGTTCACGCATTACCCAGCCGCGCGCAAAGTCCACGCCCAGTACCGCGGGCGGGATCTTGCCGGTCTGATCTTCGTCGGGCATGCGCGGGGATTCGATCTCGCGCAACTGATACTGGAAGCCAGCCAGTTCGCCGTCGATCTCGTGACGGATGCGTCGCAGCTGCTTGTAGCTGTTGGACGTGCGCGCTCGAATCAACTGAGTGGCGATGAAGCGCACCAGATCGGCCAGAATGAAGAAATGGCGATGGAGTCGGGCGTCGTACTGATGGGTCAGGCTTATCGCCGACTGATAGATGGTATCCAGTTCTTTGACAAACTTGCCATGGTACTCTGCGATGTTGAGCACTTCGTTGACGTTGTAAATCTCCGGGCTGAACCCGACGATCTCGAAGTTGATCTGAGTAGCCTGTTCGACCGACCCACGGTACGTGTTGATCACCTGCAGGAAGTCCTTGTAGGCTTCGGCGAACATGGCCTTGTTTTGGATGGTGGCGATTTCCTTCATTTCGGTCTTGATGACCGTAATGAAATTCTGCGCTGCACTGATGGCCTGGATGTATTCCGGACTATCGTTAGCCGGATCGATCACGACCGTCTGCAGATGCAGTTCCAGCGGGGTGATGCAGTCACTGACCACCTCTCGCAACCACATGCGGAAGTTCATGATGGGATCTTCGTCATTGACCCCACCTGCGATCGGCGCCAAGGCCGGGACTTGCAGCAGCTTGATCTTTTCTTTGTCGGACATGTCGTTACCTTTTCAGCAGTGGGCATAACAGGCAGGGGGAACCTGCCTGTATGCGCTTGTATGACGTCAGGAGGCGTACCCGTTCAGGGCAGCGGGCAGAGTGGCCAGTTTGGTCTCGTAGACCGTACGGGCGCGCTTGAGAGCCATCTGGACGTCGTTGCCCTGGTCGTACAGGTGGCAGGCAACGAGGAAGTGTCCATGGGCAGTGACCAAGCCCAGCTTGCCGGTCAGTTCCGGCAGGTAGGTCTTGAGCAGTCGGCCGTAGTCACGCAGCTTGACATCCGGCTTGCCGGAGGTGCTCTGGATGAGGCGGTCGATACGGTCCAGCTGGCCGAGGTAGGTGGATGTGTGGGCATCTTTCTGGACACGGTCGCGGTACTTGATGTACAGCTCGACAATCTCGGTACGAGTCATGCTGCGTTCTTCTCCTGAGTCAATTGTGGGTACAGCATCGGGATTTCAGCTACGAACTGATCCAAGTTACGCAGGTTGCGCAACAAGATCGCTTGCAGCTGGGCGCCGGAGATGGAATCGAACTCTCCGGCAGGGATGGCAACATCAGGCGCAAAGCGCTGGATGTAGCTGACGATCGACTCATGGTTGAGATGGTCGATCAGGTACTTCTCATCGATACGACCCGGCCGCAGCATGGTCTCATCGATGTCGGCTATGGCATTGGTCGAGAAGATGATGATGCAACCATCCAGACCGGCCACGCCGTCAAAGCTGTTGAGGACACCGGACAGCGTCAGGGGGCTCATCAGGTCAGCCAGCGATTGGCCGATACCCTGATCGCTCTGCGGCGCAGGAGTGAGCTGTTCAGAGTCATACGGCGCGACAGGCGCATCAGCGACCGGGCGAGCCTTCTTGGACTTGGCGCCCTTGTGGATATTCTTGCGCGCACGCAGGGCCGAGGCCGAATCGAAGTCTTCCACCAGCAGGATCGAATCGCTGGGAATGGAAGAGACTGCCTTCTCCAGCGAAGTGTCCGTCATCAGGGCCAGATTGAACTGGTAGATGGAACGGTTCAGCAATCCAGCCAGCGCTCGGGCCAGACTGGTCTTACCCGTACCGGTCGGCCCATGGAACAGCAAGGACAGCTTGTAGGAGATGCCGCGTTCCTCATACCACTGCCGACTGCCTTCGAACTCACGGATGCGCTCGAGGATTTCATCGGCCAGTCCGTTGTTGAGCAGGACCGTGGACATGGGACGACGTGCAATGGCACCGTTGTGCTGCCAGCCTTCACTGCTGTAGGTGTGACGCATGATGCGTTCCGGATCGGGCTTGTAGCTGATCATGTCCACCAGTTCACGCAGCGGTGCATGTTTACGACCGAAGGTGGTGACGATGATGCTGCGCTTGATCTCGTTGATTGCACCCTCACGGATGGAGGTCACCTTGGCCCAGAACAACCGCCGGCCCACGAAGAAGAAGTGCGTGCCGTCACCGGGACCAACGTAGGTGCAGCTGCTGTACACCCGCATGCCGTTACGGCGCTGTTCGTTACGCCAGCCGCCATTCATCATCAGGCTGCGCGAGAAGCGCGCACTGGGCTGGGCAAACAGCCACGTGCAGAAGTTGTCGAAGGACTGCTGGTTGGTACCCACACTCTCGTTGTGGATTTCCAGATACGTGGTGCTCTGGTGCTTGATCCATCCAAACACCTTCGTGGGAATATCGCGCAGCGCCCAGCTCAGCACCGCCAGACCCCATGCCGAGACGGCGAAGCCTACTGCGGGGTGTTCTTTGGTGAACGCCATGAATTGTGCGGCAGTTGCTTCAAGGTGAGCAATCACGTCAGTGTCTCGTTAGAGGGTACATACGAGTAATATGTGGATGAAAAAATTACCAACGGCATAACAACTCCTGCTCCCGGTGAGGGGAGCAGGAGCTATGTCACCATGTGGCGGAGATGGGTCGACGCGACTCAGCCGAGAGGGAAAGCTGACGGCGAGTGGTGTATTCCTTCTCACTGATCTGGGTCAAATCCAGCGTGTTGCGACCAGCCACGCCATTGGCGGTGTCAAAGTCACGAACGCGCGCTACCCAGCAGCCCGGTGCGATGTGATGCTGCTTGTCCAGGAACAGACCATCGGGATGGGTGACCTTCACCCAGATCTCCACGGTGGTTTGCTTCTTACCACGCACATGGACCTGCACGGAGGATTCCAGATAGAACTCGCCAAAGACCACCGGCTTGAAATGCGAGGTGTCTTTGTCGGTGGTGACCAACCAGTGTTCATCCGAGTCCGGGCCACGGGGCACCAACTGCTCGCTGGGGAACAGGGCGACCTTGTAGGGAATGCCGTAGATCGTCCAGCCACCATTCCACTTGACGGTTTTATCGCCTGAGTAGTAGGACTGGTTCAGATCGTTACCGTATTCCCACAGGATGCTCGAGTAGCCGTACATGCAGGCCACCAGTGATGGGGCCACGCACACACGGGCCACGGAGCGATCCTCTTTGTGCGCCGCCCGGCGAGTGACATTGGGCGTGAACACCTTGATGTTGGCATCCTTGCTGATGTGCAGCAAATGCTCCTGACCCAGGATCGCCGGCGTTACGATACGCACCTTCTTACGCAGATCCGGTGCATGCAGAGAAAAGAAGTTCTCAAGGAGCGAAGTGTCAGGAGTGGTGTCCATGATGGGCTTTGTTGTAGGATGGAACAGACATACGATGGGCATAAAACCCCTCCCCGTGAAGGGAGGGGCGGTATGCCTTACCAACGTGCCGACGGCGGGCGAACCACCGGCTGACGATCGGGGATCATCAGACCTTCGCTGCTCATCTTCCAACCCAGCGCACAGGTCACTTCATCGACCATGCGGGTGTCAGATTCAAAGCCTGCAGCCATCTGCATTTGCATCTGCTGGCGACGGATCTCTTCCAGCATCGGCGGTACCACGTCGGTGGAGCCGAACGACTCCAGACCCGGCGCGAACCACTTCTTCGCTACCGAGATGCCCGGTTCGAGCACCCAGTCGAAGGTGATGATGGTTTTCAGATCCTTCAGCGTGCGACCGCCTTGGACGGTGTTCTCGGTGAACGAACGGATCGAGAACGCCACGTTCTGATCCTGGTTCTCCAGTGCACGCTGCAGCGCGGCCATGTGCGGACCGGCTGGGGTCAGTTCGGCCATGATGGCAATGACCGGACGGCCCTGCTTATCACGCACCGTACCGTGTTCGAGGTAGATCCGGCGGAAGTGGCAAGCCACGTTCTCTTCGGTCACCTGCATGCATCGGGCGATGTAATCGCGGGTGCTTTCACCCGGACGCATCTTGGGATGACCGCATTCGCCGTACAGGGCACCATCACGGATTCGGCGCTGGAATGCAGAATCCGCATCGAACAGATGTTTGGCCGGCTCGTAACGGTAAAAGTCACCAACGCTGTTCTCAACATTCAGACCACCAACCACCATGGTCCAATAATTATTCGCATCGGGCTTGAGGATACCGGTCTTGCCGGTACCCGCCAGCGCCGTGCTGGAATATGAAGCAATACGAGTGCCGTTCATTGTCCTTGCCTTTTAGCGACGCAACAGTTCTTCCATCTTCTCGGTCTCGGTCGAGGGATTCACCAGCGCTGCGTTCAGACCATCCTTCCAGTACGAACCCACCAACTTGGACGTGGTGTTGGTCGTACCGTGGGTGATACTGCGCAGTGCGATGTTGACCGAGGCGATACTCAGCTTGTCTTCTTCCGTCATTACAGCCTGACGGAAGAACTTGGTACGGTCATCGCGAACACGTTCAGTGGCCGCGGTGGCCATGGCCAAGATGGCGTGCTTGTCCGCCAGCCTGACGCCAGCGTGCTTGTCAGCCGACTCAAACAGTCGGGTGCGGTCATCGTAGTTGATGTACCAAGGCACATTGCCCTTGGATTGGAACTCATCAAAGATCGAGTAGACCAGCGTATCTGAGACCTTCAGATCGGTGGTGGCAATCACCACCGATCCGGGGTCAAAGACAAACTCCAAGTACGAGTCCTGATCGATCTTCACCGTGTTGACCGTGGAGGGGCAGATGCGCATCATCGCATTGATCTTGCTCACCGCGTAGTGAGTGTCGTCCACCACCATGGCGTAAATGCCCAGGATGTACGTCTCACTACCGATGAATGCAAGCTGCTTCTCTTCGTATCGCTTCGGGATATAGATCTTGACTTGTCGCAGAGCCATTACGCTCTTGTCAGGCATGACCTTGGTCGCTGCACGCACCTTCACAGGATCGCGAATCAGCTTCTTCGGGTCCATGGGCGATTACACCGAGACGCGATCGAACTGGGATGCGCCCCAGGCAACGATGTAGTTGGTGGTCGCAGTCAGCACGGCTTCACTGACGTCACCATCGGCCTTGGCCGAGGCATCGATCAGGCACAGCAGTTCTTCAGCCTGGGTGTGCGGGAACACGGCACGGCAGATCACGCGACGGACCATGCCGTAGCGATCTTCCATGTCCGGACCACGCAGGGCCTCGAGCTGTTCGGTCAGGCGCTGATGCAGCACTTCGCGCGAGGTGACCAGCTGGTCTTCGGGCAGTTCGGCGATCAGGCGGCCCACGGCGCGGGAGATGGCACCCTTCATGGTACCGAAGCGACCTTCCACTTCCTGGTTGACCAGCTGTTCCTTGGCACGGCCCCAGCTACGGGTGTAGGTGTCCTGCTTTTCCAGCAGTTCAGCCAGACCCGGCGCATTGCCGTCGCTGAGCGCGCCGAAGATGGCTTCGGGCGTGCCGCCCTTGCTCAGGTACTGCTGGTACAGCGGACCGTTGACGATGACGTCACCGCGACCGTCCACACCACGCGGGGCGCGGATGACCAGACGGCCAGAGGCCACATCGGCGTCGATCTGCTTGGGGATGTTGAACAGGATGCGACCCAGCTGCTGCTGCATGGTGAGCAGGTAGCTGTTGAGGTCTTCCAGCGGCATGTTCAGACCAGCCGGTGCGTTCTGCTGCAGGTTGCGCACGATGATCATTGCCAGCGCGGCATCGCCGTAGGTTTCCGGCTTGTGCTCGTTGGCCACCTGGGTCAGGATCGAGGCTTCACCGCCGAACAGGCGATCCCACAGGCTCTTGACGCCTTCAGCGCCGATGGACTCCACGTAGGAAGCCACGGCACCGTCGATACCGTCTTGACCGGTGAGCAGGTAGTCGGCGATGTTGGCCGGCATCGGGATGCGCAGGGTCAGCGGCAGCTGGTCGGCGAGGATCTCACCGTACTGGCCTGCCAGATCCTGCACGATGGCCGGATGGGCGAAGTTGCTGTAGTCGCGGCTGACGATGTTCAGCGGGTGCAGGCCGGTGGCCGCAGCGCTGTCCAGCGAGCCTTCCAGATCCTTGACCACGGTGTCCACCATCGGGGTGATGGTGTTGCGTGCCAGATTCTGGGTGAAGCTCACCGCCGTACGCAGGTTGTTCACGACCGTTTCCATCAGGATGTCGTGTTCCTGCGCGCCGTCGGCGTGGGGTTCGGCCGAAGAGGCCTGCAGGGCGGCGGCGTATTCGGTCATGGTCTGACCGGCCGGGTCCGGCAGGCTTTCCATTGCCACGCCCACATCGAGCATGTAACGGCTGGACATCACCAGCGCAGCCAGCGGGGTACCGGCCTTGGGAATGAGGGCAATGCCCTTATCGGCCAGCAGCGCAGCCAGCGGCGCAGCCGCGTTGATGGAGGTTTGGGTCAACATGGCTTCAGGCTCCGGTCACGAAGTGCTTGGACGCAGTGGCAGCGATCAGATCGCAGACCTGCGAGTTGGTGTCGGCGCCGGCCGGCAGTGCCGGCATGGTGTCGCCGGAAACGGCTTGGATGGTCTGGCGGGTCATTTCCACCAGATTGGCCAGGGCGACCAAGTTGGCCTGCGAGGCTTCCTTGTTGGCCGGAGTGTTTTGCTGAAGGCTCATTGGGGTTTCCCTTGGGCTGGAGGAATGGTTAACGAGCAAGCGCCCGTCACTCATATTTTTTTGCACATTTCGAAGCATCTCAATGCACAACGTGAGGCGCTGTCTATTCAGATGCCTCCGCATAAAAGGATTGGGGGCGCACGAATGCGCCCCCGCACCTAGGTTCACTTGTCACCGAAGTACGCGTCAGCCACCAGCTGCGAAGCGTGATACAAGAACGCGTTGGTCGTCAGCATCAGCTCAGCGCTGTTGACAATACGAGCCGAGATCGACTGGTAGCCGAACAGTCCGCCGATGGGCTGGCCATCTTCGGAGGTGTTCACACCGGTCATCACTCGGCCGAAGATCGTCTTCAGCTGATTGCAGTACACGCCCTTGTCGCCCACACCGGCCGGAACCTTTCCGGTGATGTAGACGCGAATGACTGCATGCTGATACGCCAACGGATTACCGTCAACGCGCATGCCTTCATTGGCGCTACCGCTGGTGTACTTCTCACTGAGGTCGCGTGCCAGACGACGTCGATCACGATCAGACTCGATAGCCAATTCCTGCAGGCTCGGAGACAGATCTTCGATGTCGCCATGGTAGAACACCTCGACCCCTTCCACCTTCCCCTTGAACTTAGCCTTGGGGTTGTTGGCAGCGATCTGGCGCAGCACGTCGATGGAGTCATCGCCAAAGAGGTTACTATCCGCCGAAACGGCGTCCTCGATGGTACATAGGATGCTCTCGGCATCGACCTCATCACCGACTCCGACCACGTGGTGGACAGCATCGGAGAACTTGACCACGATGTCGCGCGGCTTGGTGATTTCCGTCTCCAGCAGGTCTGCAGTTTCCTGCGAGATCACCGAGGAGTCTTCCAGCGTGTCAGCCGTGTCCATGATCGCCACGCGAACCATCACACCACCGTGCATCAGTACCTGACGCGGGTTGAGCGGGTCCGGAGCGAAGTAGCGCGAGTTGTAGGCAATGGCATCGCCTGCACGAACCTTGTCACCGACCTTGAGGGTGGTGGTCAGTTCATGCGGGAAGGTCGAGCCAGCAGCCGTGCCGAAGCGACGACCCAACTGGACCGCCTTGCGCGACCCATCGGCGTTTTCCACCACGATGGCATTCTTGTTGATCGCCACCACCTTACCGTCCTGCTTGGCCGTAGTGGCAAACAGGTCATCGGTACGATGAGCGATGATCTGGTCGTAACCGGTACGCAGCGGCATCGGGCCGTAGCCCTTGGCGAAGGTACCCGACGAATGCTGAATCGAGGCGAAGTTCACACGCTTGCCATCGTCACGATCGATGCAGGGCGAGAACAGCGAGGTGGTGGACATCAGGCTGGCCGGACCGTCGGTCTTGGGATCATACGGACGGGTGTTGCCGTACAGATCCACCAGGTTCGGGTTGGCCGTCATGAACGTGGTGATTGCCACGTCACTGGAGTCCTTGGTCGCCTCGGAGATCACACCCAGATCCGACTTGTGGAACTGTCGGGTACGTGCAACCATCGAACGACCCGAACGACCACCGGTACCGGAGAAGGTGATTTCTTCCTTCTCTTTCAGGTTGTGGATCGGATTGGACTCTTCCACCAGCTTGACGGCACCGTCTTGCTGGATCGCCTGCCACACCGCATACGGCGGCATTTCCAACTTGGAGTTACCCTGCTGACCCTTGGCACGGTGCTGGCGAATGGAGCGCACCATTTCAGCGTAGATGACACCGGCCACACGTTCGTAGCCGCGGCTACGCATGTAGTTCATGTCCGTCTCAGCCGGAGCCCAGTCGGTCAACAGCAGTTCACACGAGCGCACCAGCAGACCCACCAGCGTGGTGGGTTCACCCATCTGCTCCAGCAGCATCTTGGTAATGGGGTCGACGAACAGTTCGTTCATCAGATCCATTTCGCGCAAGTAGCGCAGGCCAATGTGATTGGCCTCCAAGATCGGCAGGTAGATGTCCTTCTTGTCAAACAGGTGAGCTGGGTAGTTACGCAGCGAGTTCTCAAAGGGCATGAACCCAGAGAGCACCATCGAGGCCAGCTTGTTGTCACGCGGGAACACCAGCGCCACATCTTCAAAGCGCAGTGCGAAGTCATCATCGCTCAGGCTCAGGCGTTCACCGGCCGGAATACGGCGCGGGGTCAGCTTCAGCAGGGCCATCAGCGGTTCCAGACCGATCAGGTAGGCCAACACGATACCGACGGGCAGATCCTTGTTACTGATCTTGACTTCGGTCATTTCCATCGGCTGCTTACCACGCAGTCCAGCCAGTCCTTCAAAGCGGCCCAGCTCGGTGATCAGATCACCGCTGACTTCGTAGAGCGTATCGGAGCGATCCACTACGATCAGGTTCTTCTCACGCACACCCATGACCGTCATCCCGCCCTTCTCGGCATCAGCCACACGTTCAGCACCAAAGTGCTCAGCACGAGCACGATAGTCGAACATGAAGTCGATGTCATTGAGACGGAACGAACGGAAACGCTGGGCCAGTACGGAGTAGATTCGCGGCGGCTCATCGTAGGTGTTGAACACATCACCCAGCACGATGTTGGTCACGCTCTGATCGTTTTCGTCCATGCCGCGCGCAGCGATCTGGTCGGTCAGCCACTGGGTGTAGTTGTGCACCTTCTTCTCCGACCGCTTCACATTGGTCTTGGAGTAGTAGCTGGTCAACGACACTTCCGAGGGCGAGATCTTGCGGATCGGCTTATCGGTACGCTGCTTGCGCATCAGGTAGCGCACGCCGTTGGACTTGAAGGTACCGTCCTCACGCACCTTGGGGATGCGCAGGTTCCAGGTGGAGGGCTTGCCACGCACCGGGGTGACCTGAATGGAGTGCACCTCGTAGTGACCCATCGCATCTTCGACGTCTTCCACGCTCCAGCCGGTAATGCAGACGCCGGCGTTCTGGACGTTCAGGCCCATGCGCACGATGTCCTTGGGCAGGAAGTCACGCACGTAACGCGGATCGAAATCCAGCAGCGAGGACTTGAGCATGGACTTGTCGAACACGGTCTTCTGGTCCGGCACGGTGATGGTGTCTTGGATGAGCGCGTCCTTGTAGTGGACCTGCGCACCCTTCTCCATCGTCTCCTGCTTACCGTAGGGATCGGGCAGCTTCTTGTACGCGCTGGACAGAGCCAGGAAGCGACGGTATTCCGGCGCAGAGACCTGTCCCTTGTTGGCCAGTGCATCGACCTTGTCCATCACCGCCTGTTCGAGCGTGCGCTCTTCCGGGCGATAGACGATCTGCTCTTCCACTTCCGAAGCCACCGGCACCTCACGTTCTTCGATCTCATGGACCGAATCGTCAGTGACGGCAGTGCGTTCATCCATCTCAGCCATCAACCGTTCCATCGCTTCCAGATCACGGGTGATCGCATCATCGATGGCTTGGATGTTGGCTTGGGTTTCTTCGATCGGGTGATCGGGCAACACGTCGATGTTCATACCCGGCTTGAGCGTGATCGTGCGAGCAGCCGAATTCTCGGTCTTCTCGATCTTGATCTTGACCGGTTCGGACTGCACGGTCTGGGTATTAGCCAGCGGCTTATCCGGATTACCGGTGGGCGTGGGAGCCGGAGCCACCACGGTACCTTCGCTCGGCGCAGTCATCTCCACATCGGTGGAGGTCGTGCGTGCTTCTTGCAGGAACATCAACAGGCGCAGGAAACGACGCTGCATCTGCTGCGGGTTGACCGAGGCATCAGGTGCATCATCGCCCTTACGCCACTGGTTGACCATGCCCAGGTTCATGACGAACCACTGGCCCGATTCGATCCAGACCAGATTGATCTTGTTCAGCTGTTCCTGCGAGAGCTGACCGATGAGCGAACCTTCACGGTGCGCACCGAACCACTTCCACATTTCCAGAATGAACAGCGCGCTGGGTTCGCTGAAGGCGGCCAGTGCAGCACGGGACAGGACGGTCTCTGCCTTGTTCAACTGCGTCAGCGTCGGCAGACGCGTGGGCAGATGGCAGACCATGAACTGGTGACGGTTGGACTTCTCAGCCACGGCAGCGGCGGTATGCCAGACAGTGGCCTGGATGTTCCACCACTTGTTGTAGCTGGCAAAGAAGGTCTGCGTGTAGCGATACAGATGCGGCAGCAGGCCGTAGTTCTCGATCAGCAGGCTGGCCGGATCGCGCAGGGCTGCATCGATGTTGGGCAGCTGACGGATACGGCGGTTGCGTTGGCGATAGTCACGGGTCATGTTCGACACCGGACGTGCGGTGGGACGCGGCGGGCCCTTGTCACCGGCCAGCTTGACGATGTGTTCCACCGACATCATGCGGGTTTCCCCGGCCAGAATCGGATCGTCCTGCGAGATGCCGTATTGGGATTCGTCTTCGGCCATGGCGTGCAGCACCGCATCGCGCGGCAGCTCCAGTCGATCCACCGGACGCAACGTCGGTGCCACCATCTGCACTGCACGACGCAAGCCGTTGTGGCGGTAATACTGCGGGTACAGGATCGTCCCCTCCATGGAGAGGGGATTGTCCGAGAAGTACACGCCGCACGCCTCCATCGACTCCATCAGCAACGTGGAGTTGGAAACAGGTTGCATGCTTTCACCTCTTATTTGTAGTGCTTTGCCGAGGCGCGCACGTAAGACAGACCGGCCCGGATGGCAGCCAGATTGCGGTTGAACAGCCCCGCAATCACCTTACGGCCATTGAGGTACTGGAAATGCTTCAGGTAGGCGATCACGATCAGATCCAGCGCTTCCAGATCTTCAGGCATCTTCACCTTGGGACTGGTCTTGCGCTCGTTCTCGATGGCCACATCGATCAGGTGACCGAGGATGGCATCGTAGGACGACACGCTCAACTTGGGATCGAACTTGGAGATGTCCTTGCCACTGGCGATGTCCAACAGCTTGGAGTTGAAGTTGATCAGATGCACCGTGGCATCGAGTACGGCTTCAGCGCTATGGCGCGGCAGCACGTTCATGCCCACCAGATTGACGTCCTTGCGCGGACGCGGCTTGACGGTGATGTCCAGACTGTCCTTTTGCAGACGGTCCAGCAACTCACCGGCATTGGCGTTGGTCGTGGAGAACTTCAGGTGCATCTTCTTGGCCGGTCGCGGCTGCGCCATGGCCAGACCACCGGGCCAGGTGAACTTGGTCGCCTTGGTGTCCAAGATGGCCGACAGGCGCGGTTCATCGGTCAGGATTTTGGCGACCTTGGCCAGCGTATCGCCCAAGGCCTTGAAGTCCATGTTCGAATCGCTCACGGTGATGGCCGCATGCACCTTGCTCATGGCATTGTTGGACTGAGCCACCACGTTGTTGACGATGGCTTCAGAAACCTGCAATGCCTGCTGGAGCACAGCCACGTAATCGTCGGGGATCTCCCCATCGATCTCCAGCTGATGGGCCAGCGACTTGTCGGTGAACGTGCCCGAACCTTCACCCTGCGTCTTGGACAGCATCTGCTCGGTCTGATGCAGATCGAACGTACCGCCACGATCGAGGGAGCGACGCATTTCCGTCACACCGGTCAGGAACGCCTTGCCCGAGGCCACAGCGGCCTTCTGGATCAGCGGCAGGGTAATGCGCGCCACGGTGTGGGTGAACTGCACGGCGTTGGCTGCAGCGCGTCCATAGCGGCCCTGGTCCGGTTCAATCGTACCGGGGTTGTACTCGACAGACAGTTGCGGATCACTGGCGAGCATGGCCTCCAATCGCTGGCCGACAGCCAGCGCTTCGAAACTACTCAGCCGACGTCCGTCACGGGTTGCCTGCAATTCGTCGATGATGTCATCGAAACGATTGCTCGGTTCCAGGGATTCATTCACGGGGTGCTCCAGACATTGCTTTGAGAACGAGATTGACGGTGTCAGTATCGATGGAGGCGCGAGCGCCGTCGATCGGGTCCATGTAGGCGGCGCGACTACCCAGGTGCGCACGCACTTCGGCTTCACCTTCATCGGTGTACAGCACATTCAGCGAGGCGGTGTCACCATCGAAGTCAGCGCCCAGGCCAGCCAGACGCGGGGCCGGGATGGACAGCGAGTCCATGTAGGCCAGCGGCGAGTAGGTGGGGAACTCCGGGGCGATGTAGGACTCACCCAGCGGCTGCCAGTCCGGACCCAACTCCTGACGGACCTCACCGACGACGGTGGTCTTCACGTACAGGGTGGTGGCGTAGCAGCTGCCCAGACCGGTGACCGGGTAACGGGTGATGTAGCCGCAGAAGGTGTTCCAGCGACGGTAGCCGGACAGGTAGATCAGTTCCATCAGGTTGATCGGACGCACGTGTTCACGCGAACGATCTTCCGGAAGCTGTTCGATGTCGTCAAACACCCGGAAGGTTTTATCCGGGCCGACATAAAGCAGTGCCGCGTAACGGCCTTCGATCATCACCGGCTTGTCGCGCAGACTGATCTCGCCGTAAGACGCTACGACCTTCTGCAACCCTTCCTCACTGTTCCAGCGGTCAAAGGACTGCGCAGAGACCTGCACGGTCTCCGGACGCAAGGTGACCGGATCGATCAGGCGGGCAGCGCCGTTACCCTGATTGAACACGTCCTTCATATAACCGTTGAGCAACAGGTAGTTTGTTACAGGCAGTACCGCACGGGAGAGCTGACGCAACCCGGCGATGGCGTCGGTAAAGCGCGGGGCATTGATCGAGCCCAGCTCAGCCACAGAGTGATCCATGGCAGTGATGACGTTTCGGGTACCGTCGAACACGCGGCGACTGGCCCACTTGTCCTGCAAGAAGCCCTTCTTGCCGGTGAGCATTTTCTCTACCGACTCGTACAGCTCGTTGAAGGCCATCTGCAGCATGTGGCGGGCGTTATCCACGGCCGAGGAGACGTTACGGTTGTCCGTGGCAGCCACCGTGTTGGCGATGGACAGAATGCGACGGTACAGCGCGTTGATGTCACCTTCCTTCATGTTGCCTGACTGATCCACTTCGATGTCGCGCAGACCGGCAGGCATGACCAGGATCTTGCTGGTCATTGCACGATCGCGGAACTTCTCGATCAGGGCGATACGCTGTTCGCGGATGTCCGAGCGGTTGCGCACGAACTTGATGTCGCGCCAGTGCTTGGCAAAGAAGGCATAACCGGTTTGACCGTCCATTTCATTGGAGGTCTCAAAATCACCCAGCTCCGCATTCCACACGGCGTAGACCTTACCGGCCATCAGATCGCGATACATCGAGCGCAGACTGACCAGTCGATCGTAGATCACCGGATGGAAGATGTCGACACGGATGTCGATGAACGAGAAGCGTCGATCGCGGGCTTCATCACCCACACGACCGAAGATGCTGACCGAGAACAGGCCATCATCGTGGAATTCGCCGCTGACGTTCTCGAAGTAATCCAGCGCAGTGACCGGACGCATCAGACGCAGTCGTTCGGGCGACGTATCCATGATCGTCACATTGAATGGAACCATCGAGGACTTCATGGGGGAACATCTCCTAATTTATGAAAGAGAGGCGATAGGTCTTCTATTGCCAGGAGTAACTAACTGTGGCCATCAAGAAAAATCCCATCGGGTCGCAAGACGACTCTCTGAATTTGGATTTTGACGACTTGGACTTCGGTGATCCCTTTGCAGAGGACACCAGTACCAAAAACGATAAGAAGCCGGTGTATCATCTCGCCAAGAAGTTTGGCGCAGGCTTCGGATCGGCTATGGTCCAACCGGACCAAGTCCGTCGAGTTGCATCCAACGCTCTGCCCACCGGTTACGGTACCGCGGTCAACACCGCGTACGAACTGAAGGATTTGGGGGCTAATCTATACCATACTGCGGCCCAAGAGCTGCGTCCGGCTATGCCGGTGTTTCGTCGCACCGCTGGCGCGCTCTCCCAGAGCGAAAGCAAGCTGTTGCCCAAGGCCCTGCAGCGTAAGCTGAAGGCATTTTCCGAGGGCGGCGATGAGAACCGGGCTCAGCATGCTGCTGATGCCGAGAGTGCGGAAGTCAACGGACAGCTGGATCAGATCTTCGGTGCAATGATCGAAGAGAATGCCCGCACCCGTGAAGAGGACCGCGTTGAGGGTGAAATCCGCAACAAGATCCAAGACAAGCGGTTGGTGGATCAGGCGCGCATCATGGATGCAGTGCGTCAGAACACCGATCGACTGGCGGCCTATCAGGATAACATCCTGGCTCGCTACCAGCGCAAGGATCTGGAACTGAAGCTGCGTACGTTTGCGCTGCAACGCAATACGTTGGCCCTGTTGACCGCCGGTGAACAGCGTCAGTCCGCGCAGTTGAATGTCATCATGAAGAACACGGCGTTGCCGGAGTATCGCAAGACCGATCTGCGTGAAGCAGCCGGTGCGAACTTCCGTGACCGCCTGCTGAGCAACTATCAGCAGAAGGCCGTGGACTATGTGACCAACTTCACCAAGAACTTTGCCAAGAACCTCACCGCGTCGGTGGGTAACATGGCCTCGCAGATTGCCGGCGGTATCGACATGGCCGATATGGGCCGTGAGTCGATTGCCTCGGCAGCGGAGATGGGTGGAGACAAGAAGGGCACCTACGCTGAGATGCTCGGCGGTCTGGTCGCTCCGATGGTCACCCGTTTTGTGGCCCGTCCCATTCAGCGCCATCTGGGTAAAAACCAGAAGGTGACCGATCTGGGTTCGCAGCTGCAGTACATGTTTGGCAACATCCCCGAACGTGCGGCTTCGTTCGTACAGTCGGCCGATGACAACACCTCCGTCGCCGGTGGTCTGTTGCGCTGGATCAAGGAAATGATGCCGCGTGCCGGTATCGATCCGGCACTGCAGCACTCCCCGCTGTACAACGCCAACGAAGCCACCCCGTTTGATAAGCAGGCCCGTCGCTCGCTGGTGGAAGTCATCCCCGGCTTCCTGTCGCGCATTCACCACGAGTTGGTCAAGACGCGTACGGGCGATGCCAATGCTGAGCGGACCGTGTACAACATGGACCGTGGTGAGTTCACCAGTTTTGGCACGGCTGCCGGCGATGCTCGCAAGCGCATCATGCATCCGCACCAGATGAACTACGGTCGTGAGCAGGTGGATAAATGGGTCACTGATCTGATCGGTGACCACAAGGTCTCGGACAAGACGCGCGATGAACTCAAGCGTCAGATCCTGATCGACACCATCTCCGGTCGACACTACGATCCCAAGCGTTACAGCGACACCGAAAGCGATACGGCTAACCTGTCCTACAGCTCGAAGATGGAGCTGGAGCAGGTACTGAACTCGAACTATACCCGCGATGACGGGACGTTCAATCAGCAGCGTCGTACTGCCCACGATGAAGCCTTCCGTCGACTGAAGGGTGCCATCCCCGATCCCAAGGCCGCCATGAGCGTCTACATGGAGACCGGCGGTCGTGAGTACCTGAAAGAGATGGGCATGATTGACCGTCAGGGTTACACCGACAACGTCAATTACGCTCACTTCCATGACCAGCTGTTCAATGCCCGTCCGGAAGATCTCTCCCCGGATATGGACCCCAGCCTGTTGCTGACCCCGGAAGAGCGCGAAGCTTTCCGTCGTAAGTCCACGCCGTATCTGGCACCGGGTGTTGCAGGAAAGGCGACCAGCCGTCTGCGCGCTCGTGCTCGTGTGGGCTACCGGGGTGCCAAGCGTCGTGCCAAGGACATCTACAACCGTGGATCGGACTTGTACAACGAGGCAGTGGAAGTCTACACCCAAGACGGTAAGGAAGCGCTGGTCGACTTTGCCAAGCTGAAGGCCGGTGAGTATTACGACAGTGCCTCGGGCAAGGTCATCACCAGTCTGGATCAGCTGCGCGGTAACCTGAAGGATCAGGCCGACCGTGTGATCCTCAATGCGAAGGATCTGGCGGAGGGCTATCTCAGCGATCACCCCAAGGTGCAAAAGCAGCTGGACAAGGCCAAGGAACGTGCCAAGTCGCTGGCTAAGAAAGCCGAGAAGGGTACCCGTCGTCATCGCGTGCGTGCTGAACGTGCTCGCCGTCAGGCAATGGCGGGGCTGACCAATCAGTACAACAAGTACAGCGACATCCTCACCAACGATGGTGAGCGCACGTTGCTGGAAGGGGTGCGGTTGGCCGCTGGTGATTACTACGACCAGGCATCGGGTAAGCTGATCGAGAAGTGGGATGACATCTCCGGTACGGTCATCGACAACAAGGGCAACATCATCGCTGCGGCCAAGGACATCGCTCGTGGTCTGAAGGATGAAGAAGGCAACACCCCGGCATGGGTTGGTAAGGTCCAGGCCAAGGCGCAACGCGAACTCAAGCGCGGTGCAGTCAAGGGGCGTCGTGCTGCCCGCGGTGCTCGCGATGCGCTCAACCAAAAGAAGGACGCATTCAAGGCCGAAGGTAAGCGTCTGTTCGATGTCTACGTCGGTAACGGGAAGCATCCCAAGATTGAAGCCGCTGCACTGGCAGCGGGCGAATACTTCGATCAGGCTTCCGGTGCTGTGCTCAAGAGCATCGATGACATCCGTGGTAGCGTGGTCGATGGCGAAGGTAACATCGTGCTGTCGGCTAAGGACTTTGCCAAGGACATGTACAACAGCGCCGGTGAGCAGTTGACTTCGCTCAAGACGCGTCTGCGTAACAGTTACGAGGAAGCCAAGACTGCGGCAACGCAGGCTGTGACGGCAGGTCGTGACCGTGTCAATGCGTGGCGTGAGGGCGGTGACAGCGCTGCCGGTGTTGAAGGTGGCATGCCCGGCTTTGACCTGACTCCGCTGATCGAACTGGGTCAGCAGCAGGTACAGCTGCAAACCGCAATCCTTGACGTGTTGGAGAATGGTGACTTCACCAGTGCTCCGGGCGAAGGTGGTGGCGGTGGTGGGTTGGGCAAGCGTCTGCGCGGTCTGGGTGGTCGTGCCATGGGCGGTATCGGCCGTGGTCTGTCCAGCATGGGTCGCGGTCTGGGTGGTCTGGCTCGCGCTTACGGGCGCTTTGCCGTCGGCATCTGGAAGTCGCCCATCACGCTGGCGCGCAAGCTCGGCTCGCTCGGCTCCATGGCCGGTGACTACCTCGGTGACATCCGTAACAAGCAGGGTCGTGTCATCATGACCCGTGCCAAGATGAATGCGGGCAACTACTGGGATCAGCTGACCAACAAGCAGGTCCGTAAGTGGCGTGACATTACCGGCCCGGTGGAAGATCGTTCCGCAGATCCTGCGGTGATCGTCCTCACGGCTGAGGAATATCAGGAAGGCATGTACGACACCCAAGGGCGCAAGCTGTTCCGCGCCACCGGTGACGTGTTCGGTCGACTGCTCAAGGCAGGCGGCGGTATCCTCGGCGGCTATGCGTCGCTGGTGGCTGCACCCTTCCGTGCTATCTCCTGGGTCAACCGCAAGATTCGTGAAGCCAATGCTCCGCAGGACATCTACGTCCCCGGCGATCCCAACCCGCGCATCACCGTAACGGAAATGCGTAACGGTCTGGTCTTTGCAGATGATCGCAAGACCAAGATCAAGCGTTGGGAGCAAATCCGTGGCCAGACCTTCAAGATGGTTGAGGGTACGCTGCGTGAGGCGCTGTCGCTGGAAGAGTTCAAGGCCGGTCTGGTGGACTACCGCGGCAAGAAGCTCAAGCGTGGTAACGGTCTGATCAATGCTGTCGGCTCAATCGGTCGTGGTCTGGCAAATGCTGCCGGTTCCATTGCCAGCGGGTATGGTTCGCTGATCGGCGGTGCCTTCAAGCTCGGCGGTAATGCGCTGGGTGCGTTGGGCCGTGGTATCGGTCGCATGTTCGGTCTGCGCAGCGGTGGCAACATGACTGCTGATCAGGCCACGGTGGGTCTGCTGGTGGAAATCCGCGACCTGCTGAAGGAACGCCTGCCCAAGCCGAAGAAAATCCGTGCCGGTTCCTACGAGGAACGTCTGGCTACCTTCCGGGGCCGTAAGGCTGAGGAAGAAGCCGAGGAGCAGGCAGCGGAGAAGGAGAAGAACGGCTTCCTCAGTAAGTTCCTGTCCAAGATCACCGGCGGTTTGTTTGGCGGCGGTGGCGATGATGAGGACGATGAGGATGGCGAGGGCGGTGGTGGTGGCAACACCATCTTCATGGGCGGTGGTGGCGACGGTGGTGGTCGGGGTAAGGACGGTAAGGGCGCTGCCCACCGTGATGCCCGTGGTCGCAAGCGTGGCGGTATGCGCCGCAACATGAATGCCCGTCGTAACAAGTGGAGCCGTAGGTTCGGTCGCTCCAAGGTCGGTCGTATGGCTGGCGCTGCTACTGGCGCAATCGGTAGCCGTCTGCCCAACTGGCTCAAGCGTAACAAGGGTAAGGCTGCTGCCGGCGTTGCCGGTGCCGCCAAGAAGCCCGGACTGTTGCGTCGTGCCGGTGGACGTCTGGCTCGGTTCAAGCCGCGCAGTGCTTCCATTGGCGGTATCGCCAGTGGTCTGGCGATGGGCTTTGGTGCCGATTACGCAATCGACAAGGTGACTGGTGGTCCGAACTCTGCGGGGTCCAAGGCGATCAACACCGGCATCGATGCGGTCAGCTACGGTTTGATGGCTAACAGCCTGCTCGGTGGCGGCACGGCCGCTGCTGGTGGTACCGCGCTGGCTGGCGGTGCTGCAGGTGCCGGTACGGCTGCCGCGGGTACTGCCGCTGCAGGTGCAGGTGGCATGGGTGTGATGGGTACGCTGGGTACGGGTGCTCTGGCCGTGCTGGGTTCGCCTGTGGCTATCGGTGCGGCAATCGTCGGTGCGGTGGCGTATGTGGGCTACAAGGTCTACAAGAAGTACAACTACGGCACCTACACGCCGCTGCGTGCTTTCCGTATGGCTCAGTACGGTTACGGCTATCAGGACAGCGATCAGGGTAAGATGATCTCTGAACTGGAGCAGATGTGCGAACCGGCAGTCAAGCAGATGGGCAATGGTCTGGACATCGCCGCTGGCGGTGAACTGACCATGGAAGCGGTGTACAAGTTGTTCGACTTGGATGATGGTTGGTTCACCAGTAACAAGGATGAACGGGCCATGTTCGACGTCTGGTTCAACAACCGCTTCAAGCCGGTGTTCCTGGCTTGGTTGACCAACGTACGCGCCATCAAGGCGCAGATGAAGCTGGGCGATGCTGACAGCGAGCTGTCGCAGGACCAGAAGGCTTCGTTGCTCAAAGCCGTAAACAACATCAACCCGCAAACGTACAACATCAAAGCAGGCGCCTTCGACGGTAAGCCGGTAGAGATGAATGTCGGTGGCGTGGGCGATGCGTACAAGCTCGCCATTGACACGGTGGAAAAGGAACGTTCCCTGTGGGGCAAGTTCAAGGGTAAGGCTGAGCGTCTCGGTAACAGCAGCTCGGCGGGTGTGTTTGGTATCTTCGGTGCGGACTGGGCCACTGACTGGATTGATCGTCAGAAGAAGGCTTCGCAGTTGAAGGACATCAATGCCCGTCAGGCCGAAGCGTTGGGTAAGACCAGCGCCGAGTACGAAAAGGCCAAGGCCGACGCTGCCAAGATCATTGGCACTGCCGGTGCTGCATCCACTGCCATGTTGGGCAACACGCAAGCAGGGCAGCGGGCCGGTGAGAAGTTTGCCGGTGTGGGTGGCGCTAAGCCGTCCGGAGGCGGTGGTTGGTGGAGTAACACCGCTGCCAAGCTCGGCTTCGGAGGTGGCGCTGCCGCGGCAGGTGGTGGCGGTGGTGGTGGGGCACCGGTACCGGAAGGTCCGCCTCCGCCGGCGCTGAAGGGCAGTGCGAAGGAACTGCAAGAGATGTTGATGAAGGAGGCCATCAAGGCCGGTATCACTGACAAAACCGAACTGGCCATGTTCTTGGCTCAGTGCGCGCATGAGTCGGGGAACTTCCGCACCATCTCTGAAGGTTACAACTACAGCCCGGCCCGTGCTGCACAGATCTTCAAGAAGTATTTCCGCAGTCCTGCGGAAGCCGAAGCCGCAATGGCTGCTGGCGGTAAGCGTGCGATCTTGGATCGTGCTTATCAGGGACGTATGGGCAACAACCAGCCCGGTGACGGTTTCAAGTTCCGCGGTCGTGGTTTCATCCAGTTGACCGGACGAGACAACTACGCCAAGTTCGCCAAGGCCTCTGGCATTGACGTGCTGAGCAACCCGGACCTGCTGGTCTCCGATCCTAAGGTCGGTGCTCAGGCCTCGATCCACTGGTGGTTGAGCCGTGGCGCTGGTATCCGCAAGATGGCCGCTGGTGGTGACGTCAATGGCGTTACCAAGCTGGTCAACGGTGGTACCAACGGTCTGGCCGATCGTGCGTCGCACTTCAAGAAGTTCATGCAGGAGATGACTGGTAACACCGAGCTGAACAACGTTCGTGCCAATGCGACGACCGCTTCGGAGAACTCCCCGAAGACCTCGCTGGGTAAGAGCGAACCGGCCTACCAGTTCTCGCAGGGCGTCACCAACGGTAGCATGACCGGTGGCGTAGGTAGTGCCTATCAGCAATCGGCCACCAGTGCGCCGAGTGCTCCCACTGAAGCCAGTAATCCGGCTGCAGTGGGTCGGGTCAACTACCAGATGCCGGCCGCTCGCCCGGATGCTCCGACTCCGACTCTGAACACGTCTGTCATGCCGGCTCCGGCCGTGCAGAGCACGCGTGTGGATGAGGCCAATCGGACCGACAGTGATCTGGCCAAGCGTATCCAGCAGCAGCAGGAAGCCAATGCTGTGAACGACACCCGCTCGCAAGCCACCGTGCGTGCCGAGCAGCAGGAAACCCGTCGCATGACGGACATCATGTCCAAGCAGTTGGATGTGATGACCTCCATCGACAACAAGGTGGGACAGCTGGTTGGGTTCCTTTCCGGTCAGACCGGTACCCAGGTCGCTCGCGCGGCCGCTGCCAATGCTGATAGCAACACGCCCACCAGTGCTCCGGCCATCACCGCGCAAGGTAAGATCGATCGCAGTCAGATCGTTCAGCGCGAGAAAGCCGTAGCACCGGCCACTGCTGCCGATACGCCGGTGTCGATGCGTCGCAATCGTAACGCCATTGGTTGAGTTTGAAACGGGGCCCTGTAATGGGGCCCCGTTTTCTTTTCTTGGAGAATGACATGGTAGATACTGCCACCTGGACGAGTCAGAGTGATGAGCCGATGCCGCAGGCTCTGACGGAACGTCCGATGGACAACGATTGGATTCGCCAGTCGTTCTTGTTGTCGAGTGATGCCATCACCACCACGGACATGGTCCGCCGGATGATGACAACTGCTGCATTCAAGTTTACCGACACCACGTTGGGCGGTAACTTTGCGATCAATGCCCCACCTCAGTTCACCCGCTATGCCGACATCAAAACCGGCGGTGGTTCTGTGGGCACAGCGGCGTCGCGAAAGCTCAATTGGGGTGACACGCTGACCGATCCGGTCGCGGTGTATCACGGCATTGCCGACAGCTGGCGCGACATGCGTCAGAAGTCAGCGCAAAGCATGGGTATGGGTCGCTATTACAGTGAATCCATCGACGACAACTCGCAGCTGGTGCACATGCGATTTGGCGTACCCGAATTCAACAGCCTGTGGACCTTCTTCGGTGGCATGTACGATCCGGACTCCTCGCAGTTGGCGCGTACCGGTCGTGCGAGTCTGGACTTCCTGTCTGCGCCGATCCAGTCTGCGGCAGGCGCGGCAGGTGCTGCAGTCGGTACACTGCTGGCTGCACCGTTCTACCCGATTGTCTTGGGTGGTCGTATTTTGCGCACGTTGGCCGGTTGGCCTACGACCAAGTATTACTACCTCAAAGCCACCATGGCCCTGTACTGGGATGCGGTGACGGCGATCTGTAACGGTCTGGCCAACAACATGGGCTTGAGCCCGTATGCACCTTCGGACAGTCGTACCACCAACTACACCGACCAGGACGTGTTCTCCGAGAAGTATCGTTCGGCCTTTGCCGAGATGCTGCCGGACCTGTTCCAGAAGGACGGGTTGATCAACATCCGTAACGTGACCTCGCGTGCTCAGCGTTTGGCTAACCTGTACAACCAAAAGCTGCGTGATGCGCAGAACTTCCGTACGCTGGATCTGATCACTCCCGGCAAGCTGCGATCGAACCTGCGAGACTACATCCAGACGGTGTGGACGGGTAGCGAGAAGGTCCCCAAGGACCGCTCGATGACCGAATACCTGCAGTCCTACTTCGAAGCCAGCCAGAACAAGAAGGTGGAAGGCGGCAATGGTAATAACGGTGCTGCGGTGGGCGACATGTCCCAGTACAGCATGCCCGATGCCAATGCCAATGAAGGTGCACTGACGGCCGGTGAGACCGCAGGTAAGTTCTGGAACTATCTGGAAGGTGATCGTCGCGACGGTTCGGACTTTGTGACCTTCCGTGTAGACAATCCCGGTCAGGCCAGTGAGTCGTTCTCCAACTCCACCCGTGAGTCGGATATTGCCTCTACGATGAACTCCACCAGTTCTTCGATGAAGTCCAAACGCTTCTCGATGGCTGAAGGTAACATCGACGGCGCCGGTCTGTTGCAGTCGGCTACCGGCGCGTTGCAGTCCTTTGCCGAAAACGCATTGGCCAAGATCCAGATGGGTGGCGTCATGGCCCTGACGGGTCTGGCGTTTGTGGATATTCCCAAGGTCTGGGATTCGTCCACGGCGCAGTTGCCACGTGCGGACTTCAACATCCAGCTGCGTGCATGGTCGGGCGATAAACTCTCCCGCTTCCTGTACGAGCTGGTGCCCACTGCCATGCTGATGGCTGGCACGCTGCCCCTGTCCACTGGTGCACGTACCTACACCTCACCGTTCCTGTGCGAGTGCTACTCCCAGGGCCGTTGCGCCATCCGTCTGGGTATGATCGAATCGCTGACCATCCAGCGTGGTACGGCCAACGTAGGTTGGACCGAAGAACACGAGCAGATGGGTATCGATCTGCACTTCACTGTCGTGGATCTGTCCACGGTCATGCACATGCCGATCTCTGCAGGCTTCAAGCTGTGGGAGAAGGGCTGGTTGATGGCCGCCGATGCTGCCGGCTCTGCCGGTGATGCGGTACTGGGCACGGGCGGTGAAGGTGGTGAAGACGGTACGCTGCAAGGCGCTGCCAACGATGTGGCTTCGGCCACCACACCTTCGACCTACAGCGATGACAACGCCTACACGGACTACTTGGCCGTGATGGGTTCGCTGTCGCTGCAGCAGATGGTGTACGGCACCCGCAAGATCGCACTGGCTCACTCGCTGGCCAAGCAGAACTACAAGACCTGGAACTCGGCTTCGCGCTGGTCCTCGGTCTTCATGGATACGCTGCCTGGCCGAATGATCCGTGCGGCGTCGATGGGTACCGATCGCGACAACACGCGGTAAAGAAAAGAACGGCATAGACCCCTCCAGTCCATTGCGGACTGGAGGGGCTTATGTCAGGTCAGATCAAACACGGCAGAGGGATAGAACTCACGTGCCTTTCCGGCGCAGGACGTCACCGGATAGTACGAGGCCAGCGACATGCCAATCACGCGGTCCGTATCACGACTGAGCAACTGCTTTGCATGACCGCTGATGTTGGTGTAGACGGTGAAGTCAGTCACCCACACCCCGTTGCGCTGGAACTTACCCCAGTTCGGGTCCAGTGCATTGAGCACGGCCATCAGCTCGTTGTACATGAGCGTCAGGTTGGCTTCACTGGGATCTTTGTCGAACTGGTAGGAGGCCAGAATCTGACGGATCGATTCAGGGAACTTAGCCAGCACCGCCGGCGCGCCCAGTTTGTCGATCATCAGCTTGACAGTGGGGATGTTGCCGTTGATGACGGCCGTATCGATCGTGGCGCCCAGCGCGTACAGCGCTGAAGGATCGTTGGTGTTGGCCTTACGCACCACAATGTCGATCGCTTCGGGTACACCCAGATTGATCGCTTCGCGGTAGATCGAAGACAGCATCGATGCCTTGGCACCCATGTCCAAGAATTCAACCAAGCTGTTATCGTTGACGACCGAACCGACCAGATCAAACAACGTGGAGGCGCTACGAATGTCATCGGTAGCCACTGCACGGGCCACGCCATCGATCACCACGTTGGCCTTGTTCAACAGCCCCGCAGGAATACCGGTGGCTTCACCAATGCCCTGCTTGAAACTGGTGGACAGCTTGTTGATGATGCCGGTCTTGCCGCCAGCGACTTGGATCAGACGATCCTTCAGTGCCCCCGTATCCAAACTGAGGTTACCGGACACGCCCTTCTTCAAGACACCGGCCACGGTCTTGGCGATTGCGCCCTTACCGCCCAGCGCATCGAAGATACCGGTAGCTTGGTCACTGACCTTACCGGCAAAGGAGGTGAAGATCGCCTTGGGATTGTAATCGTAGGCATCGACGGTGAGCAGCTTGTCGTTGGGACCGGTGGTGACCAGGGAGGGTGCAAGCTTGGCATTGATCTGCGCCTCACCCTGCAACATCGCCGCCACGTTGTTGCCCATCATCCCTTCCATCTTGGAACGGAACAGGTCAGCAGTGTTGGCGTTGGCTGCTTTGCTCAGCGAATCGGTGGCAAAGCTGATGGCCTTACTGGCACCGGTCTTCAAACCGCCTAGATCGGCCAGGGCGCCCATCTTACCGGTCAACCCTGAGGTGAGTGCGTCGACACCGCCAAGGCCGGTGAGGGCCGTGGTAGCCGCGCTGGCGGACTTGGACGTAGACGACAGCTTATCGCTCAGCTTCTGCTTGAGGCGGTTGGTGACGTTACCGCTGACTTCAGTGGCCGCTGCCGTCAGCTTCTTCTTGGTCAAGGACACCGCAGCGCCTTGGACCTTTTTCAATGCATCAGATGAAGTGACCATAGGAATCTCGTAAGGGAAGCTCTCATAACCTAGGTCAGGGGGTCGACGGCACAAAAAAAAAGATGGGAGCCAAAGCCCCCATCTCTTATTGACCGCCGAAGCGACTGCGCTGCACCAACTCTTCCGCCAGAGTGAGAACTGGCTCGCGCAACTCCTCCAATAGCGTGACGATCCAGTCCATCTGGTGAGTGTGAGCGTAATCGCGCGCATCTTCCATGTAGGCTTGACCGTTGCTCTGCAAGAGGAAACGAATCCACGTCCAGGCTTGCAATTGCCACAGATGTTTACCTGACTGATCCACCACGGTCTGCTTGGCCTCAGGATTGCGCTTACTGGCAAAGGCGTAGTAGTGGGTGAACGGCAGATAGCTTGCGGCCATGTCGACCATGGCCTGCGGAGTTGCCAGCGTCTTGCAGAGGAACCCCTCCAAGATCAGTTGCTTGAACTCCAATGTATCGATGTTGACACGGGGCAGTCTGGAACCCACGCTCTTGGCGCTGATCCCCCAACGCGGACGCAGTTCATCGTGTATCCGACCGGTGGCGATCCAGTACCAGTATGCTTCCATACTGGCGAACCTACCGTAGATCGGATGGGTGAAGGGCGAGTGGTCGAAGTTGGACATCCAACGCCCCAGCACGGTCCGCCCGACGCTGTAGATGTTGATGTGACTGACGCCATCATCCTCCGGACAGATGAGTGTGGCCACGATGTTGTCAGTCATCGTTGTCATCCTCATCGTCATTGGAGTTCATGTCCACCGCAGCCAGGTTGATCGTCTTTTCAACACGATCCACTCGACCGGCGGGGCCAGGCCATTTCACCTCGATGATGATCTTGGCATACTCCACACCCAAAAACACGATGCCCCGCTCAAACTGCTTGAAGGTCATCTTGTCACGCAGCAAGGCCTTGCGCAGGTTACCCCGCATCGAAGGTTTACTCTCGCTACGCGACATCAACATCTGGCGAGGATCATGCATCAGTCGATCCATCTTGATCCGCCAAGTCTGGACACCGATGTTACCCTGCATCAGCAAACCCCGCCACAGTTCAGTCAGCGTGTCACGGGATTTGCTCTTTCCCCAGTCACTTTCTCTGAGGATGTCTTCGTCTTTGTTTCTCTGCATGTGTACTCCGCACCTTAGGCCCGAATCGCAACATCGCTCAGTCGGGCCAGTAGTTCCAAGACGACCAAGCCGTCACGTCGCATGGCTTGGTATTTGAGGACGTAATGCTCGCGGCGGTAATCCGCATCCATCCGCGTGAGCAACATTTCGTTGTCGACCATGACCTTGTAGATGTCTTCAAAGGCCTGGCCAGGGTCGATACTGAAATTGTCCTCGGTGGACAGGAAGTAGTCCAGGGTGAACTCGCGATCCGTGCGAATCTTGATGTCTTCCAGCACCAGTCCTCGATCACTCATCATCGCGTTATAAGCCCGGAGCAATGCACCGTGCAGATCATCGAGGCGAGGGAAGGTTCCGTTATACGGCGTGAGTTCGGCCGTACGCGGATTGTAGCGCTGGAAGGTGATTTCGTTTTGCCACTCGGTTAGCACCGTCAACAGCGTTTCAGGTGTACTCTGATCGACTGCTTCAAGCTCTTCAATGAACTGCCGTCCACGTGATTTTTGTTGACTCTGCTGGACGCCATTGAAGATGGATCGGAAAGGTTGGGTAATGCGGGACAAGATGGACATGATGTACCTTTATTGCTTACCTTTCTATGATATGTGATTGTACATTTTTTCAATGGTGCCTTATGACTGACGCTATGAAACACCTGCTCAACGTCCAAGTAGACGTGGCCGACGACGATAGCGTCGTCGATTTCACCCAAGACGTGCGTCGCTCTATCATCAAACAGATGACCGAGCACGGTACCACGATCCCCACAGACGTCAAAGACGGCTACTTGCTGCTGACCACATTGGACCACATGTCCAAGACGGCCATGGCCAAGAAGAAGCTGGGCGTGATCGAGAAGGTTGGTAACGAAGACCGCAAGGCGGCGCTCATCATTGCCGGCATTCAGGCGCAGACCCGTGGCGTGTCGCCCTTTGAGGTTCGTCCCGAAGACGGTCAGCCCAAGCCGGCGGCGCGTGACATCCCCTCGTTGGAACACGATCCGGCTGTCAACCCCTTCCCGGAAACGGCCAAGGAGCAGGGACTGGCGATGGAGCGCTACGACAACTTCCATGCACGCATGGCTCCCATCATCGAAGCCAATAAGATGGCCGAACGTGAGGCGGTGGAACGCAGCCTGGGCAACGAGGAAGTGCGCTTTGCACCCGACCTGGGCGATGGCGAAGGCGAGGAACTGTAGGAAGTAACTTTCTACTGTATAGAATCGGTATAAAGAGCAAAAATATACAGCCCCTGCCCTTTGACGGGGCAGGGGCTGTATGCTCACTTCTTTTCCTCGGCCTGTTTGGCCAGTTCAGCACGGCGGGCATCTTCTTCCTGCGAGGCCGGATGGCCCCCGTCAGGACGACGCTTTTCGTAGAACATCTTCATCCATTCCTCCGCACGCTCCGGGCGAACCGGGCAGAAGAAGAAGGTCGGAAGCATGTCCAAGGCCAGCTTCTCAGCAAAGCCCATCTCCACCAACACCACCGGGTTCACATCGCCCCGCAGGCCATGGGCCTTCAGATCATCCGGGGACATGGGTTTGTCCAAGAAGATCGTCGGAGCGTAGAAGGTGGTGGACGGTGCGATCACCGTGGACATGGCCTTGGTGTGCAGACGCGCCCAGTAGGCAAAGTCGTACATGAACAGCCCTGCGTACTTGTGACGTGCATCGCTCATCGTCACCAACTGCGGCGGACGATTGATGATGGTCACCAGCGTTTCCACACCCGTGAAGTTCATGACCGCATTGATGTAGGCTGTGCGCTGGGCATCATCGAGCTTGTACGGCCAGATGTTCAGTTCCACCACCGGCTTGCCGGCGCCCGGCGTCGTGCTGTTTTGCACCTCCAGATGGGAGATGATCTCATTCAGACGCATGGCATTGGGCGTAACGATGGCACCGCGCAGCACGTTGATGTCGCGACGATCGTAAGCACGGCGGAAGTCTTCCTTACTGATACCGTGTTCGAGCCACTCATCCATCTCACGCAGGTAGTACGCATCGTCAGCCACCAGCCTGGCAGCTGCTTCCGGCCAGTGCTGCAAGATGGTGGTCAGTCGCGTATCGAGCAGCGCATCCAGATCCACGTAGATGTACAGCAGCTCGGACTGAATCATGCGGGCTTCTCCGACTCAGTGGGTCGCTGCATGGCCAACACTTCAGCCTGACGCGGATCAGCCACACGGCCCAGCGCTGCTGTACCATCGGACAGTGCAGCCAGTTGCAGGGCCAGCAGCCACGGGTTCTGCTGCAGCAGCCTGCGCACCGAGTCGATGTCGCTCAGGCGCGCAGCCAGCGCTTGGTCGTAGATCGGCGTGGGCGGCTTGGCCAGGACCGTGGACATCAGCTCGATGGCCGTATCCAGTACGTTCCAGCCATGCAGGTAGAAGCTCACGTTCTGGGTCAGGCGCAGGACGTATTCCAACAGGACCGCATTGGTCTTGATGTTGTCATCCCACACCGACTTGGCCGTCTCCTCGTTACTGATGTACAGCCAGCGCACGGTGGAGAGCAGATTGCCGATCATGCGCAGCTCATCAGGATGCACCTCGCGGGTGAAGCGATGGCCAGCGCAGTTGGCGGTCTGGTAGGCGACCATATCCAGAATGAGGCTGGGGACATCCACGCCATTTTCCAGCGGACGTTCGAAAGCCGCCGCCGGCGGGGCAGCGCCTGCCTTGGGTTCTTTCTGAATACCGCTACCACGGGAAGGTTGCAGCGTGGGATTGCGGGGCGCGGAGTCACTCATAGCTTCGTATCCAGGTGCATGGTCTTGAGGAGGATTTCCAGCGACTCGTTGGCCTTGACGCGGGTCGGGTTGACCTTGATCGCATCCTGACTGGCGCGGCCAGTTTCGAGAATGGAGCGCGACATGGCACGGTACGCTTTGGCGTCACCGCCACGGAACTTGATCAGCTCTTCGATGGAGCGATCTTGTCCCTGGGCGAACAGGCCTTGGATTTCCGGGAAGGACAGCTTGGAACCCTTGGACGGACCGGCCGGCTGACCGGTCAGTTCATCCACGTGCAGGTTGCTGTCGGGAATGGAGATCTTCTTGAGCAGCATCTGCTGCTGTCGACGTAGCGGAGCCCAGCCGATCAGATACTCCTCATTGGTGAGGAAGGTCATGCCGGTGGTCGGATCGGTCTTGATCAACCGCTGGAAGATCTTGCAGCCGATCTTCTTGCAGTTGTCCAGATTGCGCTGCTGATCCAGCGAATACTTCGGGTCCATGTTACTGACCGTCAGTGGCAGGACCACGGTACGATCGCGAAGGCCCCGCATGTAATTGGCAAAGTCTGCGTCGGAGAGCGCATCGAGCTGCTCTTTCAACGTCGCAGCATTGGGTGAACCGGGGATGGGCATGTCAATGAGCTTGACCGCCAGTGCGGTAGCAACGGCACGATTCATGAGGGAATCCTTGAGGCTAAAAGTCTGTCAAACAATAGAGACAGACATAACCGACGTCCCGAAAGACGTCGGTTTCAAAAGTCTAGATTGTCAGTGTACATGCGTGCGTTTGCATGGTGAGGTCGACTGGCAGGTTGTGCGCAACCAGATGGGGAATGATCAGATTACTGACCATGGCCACCCAACTGTCAAACTCGGTCTCGTACATCAGCGCCGTGCGCCACTGCATCGTGCAATGAGGCAAAGTGGCCAGCTGGTAGCAGAGCCAGTGATTCATCGTCCGCAACTGGTTGGGGACTGACGGATCACCGTTATCTGCGTATAGCGCATGGAAGCGCTCAGCTGCAGCAGGATTACGGATGGCGAGCATGGTGCGTACGGCACAGCTAACCAAGAAAGGGGAGGTGTGTTGATGGTTCATGATACTACCCATACGGGTATTGAAGGACAGTGGGAAGGGGCCTTCTGAAATGCTGTTACGTCATCACCGTACTTTGCGGTGAATCTTAATGGTCCGGAAGGAGGGACTCGAACCCTCACGGTTTTACCCGGCAGATTTTGAGTCTGCTGTGACTACCAATTCCACCACTTCCGGTTTAAATCCAGCAATGCCGGGAGGTCCAGCCGAAGCTGTGCCGCCTCCCGGCACTACAGGTTACGCGGCGATCTTCATCAGATCGGCCGGATTGATCGGCGCACGCGCGGCCTTGAACTTTTCCATCGCGTCCTTGTCCGACAGCGCCGGCATCCAGAACGGATGGTACAAGCCCTTACGCATACGCATCAGGTCGTAGGTCGACAGCGCCAGCTTCTCTTCGAACGGCTCATCTTCCTTGAAGACCCAGTGGCCGCGGGTTTCGCCCAGGAGCACGTCCCAGTCGTAGCCCATTGCCTTCAGATCGTTGAACAGTTCCTTCGGGGTGCAGAACACACCTTCCGGGTCCTGCCACAGCTGACGCATCTGCAACATCTGCGAGGTGATTTCCAGCGCACGACGCAGCTTGTAGTTCTCGTCGATCTTGGCACGCACGGTGGTGCGCGACAGGCTGACGTCCGGCAGCAGTTCCAGGAAGTAGTTGCGATCATTACCGCCCAGGCCGAAGCGCTCGTTGGATTTGATCATGTGGAATTCGGTCAGCGAGGCGAGCACGCCTTCGCGCTGACTGAGCACTACTTCGAACGGCAGGCCGGTCGGACCGTTCTTGCCGCGCAGGTTCTGCACGAGGATGACCATCAGGTCGGTATCGCCTTCCATGTCGTCGGCCGACGAACGCGGATATTCCGGCGCCTTGGTGGACTTGTTGGCCAGCACCGAGGAGTTGTACACGTACCACAGGTTGTTGGTGAGGAACGTGAACTTCTCGGGCACGTTCTTCAGCGAAGCGTTCTTCAGGAACGCCAGCTTCTTTTCCACCGGTGCGTACGCATCCAGCTGATGCTGCTTGCCCACGTGTGCGGTCATCATCAGGTACATCGCTGCCTGACCGGTGAGGGTCGGCACCTGCATGAGCATCTGGGTCTTGTGCGCCGCCGAACGCAGCGCGTCGGTATTGGCCGCGCCATCACCGAGCTTGTTCTTCTCGTAGATGTCGTTGACCGCCTTGGTCGAGAACATCGAGAAGGAGTCGACGAAGTTGATGGTCGGATCGAGAATCTGAATGATCTCTTTCTTCTCGGTACGGAACGGCGCCGTGCAGGTGAAGGCCTTGGCGTTGTCCAGCTTGACCTGACACATCTTCTTGGCCAGCACCCAGAACTCATCACCGTACATGACGGTGTTGTCGGTCAGGCGGAAGCGGCCAGCGGCATCCAGATGGACGCCAGCGAGGTTTTCCATATGCTTGCTGAGCATGTGGATACGGCCCATGGTGGCCGAGGTTTCGGTGTCGTACTCCAGTGCCTTGGCACGACGGTAGCGGTTCAGCGCCGACAGAACGAAGTACAGGCTGAACACCGACTTGAACATGTTGCCACGGCCCACAACGCCGGACACGTACGGCAAACCGCCGTTGATGTAGGTCTCGCCCCGCTCACCCCACACCAGCGTACCGGTGGGAACGTCCAGACCGGCACCCACATTCATGATGGGGCGAATCTCCGGGGACGGTTCGAAATCTGCGAAAAGGTCAATGGCTGCTGACATGGATGGGCCTTGGAGTGTTGCGAAAGGATGTGCTATAGAATAGCCTGCCTACGTGATTTTTTAGCGTAACTGTATGAAGACTACGGTCTGCCGATTTCCATCTACCAAAGGTGTTTGCCATGTACCATATCCAACTCCCTGCCGATGCCTCCCAGTCGATGGAAGCGCTGCAGACCCAGCGTGACATCATCGCTGTGGAATCTTTCGCTGGCGCCGACTCCCTGCGTGCTGCCGTGGCTCGCCTGCCAGCCCTGTTCGGCAGTGCCCAGACCTTCTATGCGAAGTTCATGGGTAACCCCGGCACGTTCTACTTCAAGACCAAGGACCTGCGCGACACGGCCGACAAGTTGACGCACATCAACTACGCCGACATCCGCAACATCGATGTGCTGGTTCCCGAGGGCCTGGCCACCGACCTGCTGGCCTACGTGCGTGTGCTGAACCAGTCCGGCGATCTGGCTGACAAGCTGGAGTCCGAAGTGCTCGCGCCGTTCGAAACGTGGCTGGGCACGATGCTGGGCGCGCCGGAGAACCTGCGCAACCTGAGCCAGAACCTGCAGATCCCCGGCTTCCGTCTGCACGACACCAAGGCCGTGGAAAAGAAGATCCAGGACAGCTTCACCCACAGCGGTCGTCGCGAGAGCCTGGTCAAGTACGGCAAGGCCTTCCACCGCAACCAGGACATCTACGATCTGGTCAAGGAACTGGAGAAGTTGGAGCGGGCCTTCGGTCTGGATGGGCAGAAGCGCATCGTCAAGCTGACCGAACGCATCACCATGATGATGGGCGAGCTGGTCACCATGGTCCACGGCAATCCGGACATCGCCAGCCCGGCGGCGGTGAAGAACCTGTCGGACATCACCTTCCAGCTGGCCCGTGAGCTGGAACACTACGGCCTGCTGCGGTATCGCATCACCGAACTGAGCAACTCGATCACCGAGACTCAGAAGGCGATCAATACGTTCATCACCATGAACAAGGCCAAGTAACGGCATAGCGCCCCTCCTGCCCCACACGGGGCAGGAGGGGCTTATGACGCTAGTGGCATTATGCCATAGCCGGTACGCGGAGACTTTCGTCGTGAATGTCGCGGAACATCGTGATGATGTCCTGTTCCATCTCACCGCTCTTACCATAGAGCATCCACGATTTCGATCCGTCAATTACTCGACGGGCCAACTCCACCGCCTTGGTTTCGTCGAACTCGCTCTGGTGCAGTTCTGCCCGCACCTGGGAGCTGAGTTCATCAGTCCAGACAATCCCTTGTACCGCTGCCGGAAGGCGCAGTGCTTCTTTCCGCTTGGCCAGAGCCAGCAGTCCATTGAGCTGATCGATGGTGTCATCGCGCAGATGTTCGAGCCTGACTACTCGACAGTACAGCGATGTAAGAAACAGGATGCGCTTCGCATGCGTGTTGGTCATGCGAGACAAGAGAAACAGAATGGTTCGATCGCGCAACGCAGACAGCTTCTGTCGCATGTTATCGACAAACGAGTCACGCTCCGCCACCGACTCTTGCTGCTTCAACGACACATTCATGAAAACACCTCTAAGGATGTCGGGGAGCACCGGCTCCCCTGGGTACGTTGAGACCAATCAAGCTAGGGCTTGATCAGTTGGAGATTGGAGTAGGCAGCACACCACAGTCCAATATCTCCGTCCGAGTCGACAATGGTTGCATAGCGAATAGCTTCTGCGGATTCGGGCCAAGTCACAACCCAAGCCCGCACCCCCTCGCTAGCCAGCGCAGCCAACGTGTTTCGATCCGGCAGGTCCAAACCCAGTGTCAGTTTGAGTGTGAATTCTGCGTGATCTTCAGCACGTACGGCATACCCGGCTTTCACATCCAACGACCGTAGGGTAGAGGAGATGTGGCTTTTGAGCTTGACAGCGCTTTTCTTCTTGCTACCGTCAGTCTCATAAAGTATGTCCGTAATCTCAGTGCTGCGCATAGCACCTTGATTGGGCTTTTCCACATGTGCCGCCAGTACGCGCTCGAGTGCATTGAGCGTGTCGATCGCCGAGTACGCAAGGCGTGCCGGTCGAATCTCACGGGTCAGCAAAACCTCCTCACCGGCGGAGACGACGTTACTCAGTCGCAGGCGCGCATGATCGCGCTTGAGCAACTTGGCACCGAATTCTTCGATCTCCAGATAATGGGTAGAAGACAGGATGTTACGCAGCTCTCCCACCATCAAACCCAAGTAACGACCTTCGGCCATCTCGATGCAGGTCTCACGCAGGCACTCCATGACCGGGTCGCCTTCGCGCAGGTATGCCACGGAGAAGCGAGCGTCAGACACGCGCTTACCGAACAGTTCCAGCGGATCGACTTCCTTCTTGTCATCGCCATCCTTCTTCGCGCCACCCTTGCCGGAGAAACCGGTGTAGTAGATGGTGCGACCGTCCGGGGTTTTGTACCCGTCACGGTTGAGGGCATGGAAGTACCAGTGGGGCAGATGCACCATGCGCGAGCGATCGGTCTTGCGCGACCAGAAGCCCTTGGCGCTGGAGACCTGATGGTATTCCACCGGCGTACCGTTGGCCGCAGCCAACATGGAACGGGTGCAATACTTATCCACCATGTCATTGCCGAACTCACCCGAATGCCCCTTGACCCAGAGCATGTCGATCTTGATACCGGCTTCGCGCAGCTGTGCTTTCAGTTCCGCAGCGCGCTTCCACATATCCACGTTCGCCGGCGGTTGGCCATCGGCCTTCAGCCAGTTGTTGGCACGCCACTTGTCCATCTGGTCGCGATAGTTGTCCATCACGTACTTGCTGTCGATGCGCAACATCACGTTCTCGATCTTCTTCTCGATCGTGAACTCCAGTGCCTTGGTGAAGGCATGCAGTTCGGCCGTGTTGTTGGTGACCGGCGGCAGCAGGCTACCGAAGGAGCTGACGTATTCCTGGACCACGATGTCGGTGTGCTTGGCGATCTCCTCTTCAGGGATCTTCTTTTCATGCACTTCGGTGTTGGTCAGGTAACCCTTACGGGTCAGGTACGCCGTCTTGTGGCCAGTACCCGTCTTGGGCACTTCATCGGTGTAGGTGTAACCGTGCAGGGCCCAGCCGCCCAATTGGACGGTCTGGCGGTAGCCGCCGTCGGTGTAAAATACCGCATTCAGGGCGGGCTTGGCTTCGGTGGACATGAATATTCCATGGTACAGGACTGTATGATTTCGCCCAGCGATCGAGAATTACTGTGACATGCAACGCTGGACGTACTCTTGATACTTCTTCTGGTTATCCTGCACGTAGTCACGATGACGTTGATGAAGGGCAACCAGTTCATGGCCCAGAGCATCGATGATCTCATCATCGGACTCGGTCCCAACAAACTGCGGGTAGGCCGGCCATTCCTTATCAGCCGGAGGCTGGTAGGGTGGACAGCGAGACACGGGTGCGGGGGATTGCCCGTAGCGAATCTCCACCTTGTTGGGCCGGGTGCTGGAACCTCCGATATGGAAGTACCCAACACACCCGGTCAACAGGAGGATGGCAACGAGCAATGAGGCACTGGCGGTGGATTTCATTCGCCGTCCTTATCCTTGCGGCTGAAAATGCCCTTGAGTCGCTCCCAAGCGGAAGGCTTCTTGGCAGGCTCCGGTTGGTGTTCCGGGATTTCAGTGATGGGTGGGCTGACCGGACGGGGCCGGGCAGGCTTCGGACGCGCTGGTGCAGCGCGGGCTCGACATTGGGGCGGGGTAGTACCTTCGAACTTCAAATCCACGCCACAGGCACGCAGGATGCGTTCGTAGCGTTCGTTATCAGCCGACATCTCGCCATGCGTGGCCTCAAGCAAGTCATACTGGTTCTGCAGGTCTTTGACCTTGTCCCGGTACGCATTACGGTCGGTTTCCAACATGGTGTACTGCTGACGGAGCAAGGTGTGGTTGACCGTCATCTGATTCATCTGCGTCACTGTGCGGGCAGTGATGATGCGCGCGGAGTGTGCTTCGTGAAACAGGTAGCCCTGACCCAAGAGCATGACCAGCATCATTGCCAGCCAAATGCACGTGGTTCGATTCTTACTGATGAAGTCCTTCAGCGTTCCATCTTTGAGCAGAGACTCTTTGATGAAGGGCCAGAAGAGCCTTACCAGTGCGGTGAAAATACCGAGGAAAGGCATTGTGGGCCTCGAAGCGATTAATGGTATAGACGGTGGAGGGCTATCTATGTACGACCAATCCTTGTCAATAGACGTGCATGTGCTCGTGAGTCCTTCGACTCCCAAGGCTTGGGTACTGCAGTGCTTGGATAGTATCTCCTTGGCGATCTCTCAATCGCCAGTACCAGTTCAGTTGTTCGTGCAAGCAGGGGTGGACGGACATATCGGCAAAGGGCGCTGGCTGGCTTACCAGCAAGGCTCTGCGCCATACGTGACATATGTTGATGACGACGATTACATCGAACCGAGCGCCTTTGCGGTGATCGCAAAGGCTTTGCAGTCATGGCCCGATGCTGTCTTTCCGAAAGAGCAGGAACATTGTGGTGTGGGTAACCGTCCAGGTCACCAGCGGCACCACCTTCCTGTATATCGGCGCATCCACATCATTGATCATCGCCCCTACCCCTGCGCCGGCGACATTGCCCAGATCGCTCACGTTGCCAATTTGAACGTGATTGACCTGCCTGACGTTTTGTATCACCACCGGATTTACAAGGACAGCAAAGCTCGGGCAATGCGCCGAGTGTATCCGTCTGAGTTGAACCAGTGCCTGTCCTATCCAGCCGCTACCCCGTACCGGAGTAATCCATGAACATTTTCAAGAACCCCAATGCGTTCACCGATGACTTCGGTAACGTTCCGCCGGAGGGTTACAACTCCAGCAATGGGTCCATCGCTGTCGTTGGCTCCAACGAGGTCACGCTGCAGTCCCCGGACAATGCGATGCCGGCCGCCGGCGATACCTTCCATGCGGTGTTCGACAACCGCGGCGCCAGCATCGTCACGCTCTACTTCTCCCAGAGTGGTCCCAACGCCTGGAACGACAGCATCGAGCTGCAGCCGGGTGAGACCTTCAACTACGGCGTCAATCTGGAACCGGACTACCCGTTCGTGATCCAGATGCGTGTGCGTACCGGCAACGTCTACGCCATCGACATGCTGGTGCAAGACCCCGACGGTAACGGCGGTGGTGGTGGTGAAACCCCGGAACTGCCCGAGGGCGCGGACACGTTCAGCTGCAAGGCTTTCATGTCCTTCGGTGCGCTGACCAACAACGATGAACATCAGGTTGCCCCGCTGGGTGAACTGAGCGTTCGCAGCCAGACCTTCTCCCGTGACCGTGAGCTGTTCACTGCCGGCGTGGCCGGTTCCAACAGCACGGCCATCACGGCCACCGTGTTCTCCTCGCGCACGGCCGCCGACGGTGCGGTGGATACGCCCCTGACCATCGGCGATCTGCTGGCCACGATGGGCACGTGGATGTGGAACGAAGCCATGAATGGCAGCTTCACTGCCAGCACGGAAATCTTCCGTCAGGCGGTGCTGGCTGAATTCGGTACGCGCATCTACGATGTGACCGTGGCGACCATGATCCAGCAGGGCACCATCTGGCTGCCCGAGTCGATCACCTTCTACTTGCTGGAAGACCAGCCGCAGCAGCTGCAGAGCATCAACGGTGATGCGTTCCTCGCCGCCCGTGCCGACCCGAGCCCGGGTTACATGGCCAAGGCCCGTGTCAAGCTGTGGATGTCCAACGCGGCCTTCTCCACCCAGTACGACGAATACGAGTTCGCCCATCTGGCACCGATTGACAACCTGGATGACTTCTTCAAGACCCGCGGTCAAGTCGAAGAGCTGGTTGCCAAGCGGACCGACGAAGAAGTGTTCCTGAAGCTGCAGCAGCTGGCCGCCGGCGATCCCTACACGATCGCCAAGTCGACGATGTTCGAGTTCCGTGATCCGGATGACCCGACCTACCGTCTGCCGACCAACTGGCGTTCGCTGATCTACGGTGCGGCCGGTGACAACATCGACGCCTACAAGGAACGTCTGATCGAGTGGATTCTGGGCAACTCCACCCATACCCGTGAGGAATGGGCTGAGATCTTCCCGGACATCTTCACCTCCACCGAGTTCATCCTGATCCCGCAGTGGAATCCCTACGCGATTCCCAACAAGACGCTGGACCCGGGTCTGTACTCGCCGGTGGTGGAAGTGGCTCGCGCCAATCCGTTGGCTCGCCTGTTCTCCATCGGTACCGCTTACAACAACGCCCACATCGACAAGGTCAACTCGGTGGTTCCGACCTCCTACAAGACCGTGACGTTGCTGGCCGTGGGCGGTCCGCAGAACCGGGATGGGGTGAACAAGTTCTTCGACCAGTGGACCGACTACATCGCCGTGAGCACCAGCCATCTGGACCATGACCGCATGGACCCGATCACGCAGGGCTTTGTGGAGAAACTCCACACGCTGATGAAGATCGCCGAGGACATGACCGAGTTCTCCGACATCCCGGCCGGCTACACCCGTCTGACGCGCAAGCGTGCTGATGGTAGCTCGGTGATCTACGTGGTCTCCAGCTACCAGAACGTGCAGTACCTGGTGGTGTCCAAGCTGTCCTTCAACCGGGCTTCGCCGCCGGTGACCAGCTCCCCGCTGCGCGTGACCGTGCAGGGTGTGGAAGGAGTGACCACGCTGGAGAACGGTAGTCAGAGCAACGAGTACCAGGAACTGTTCCGTGCACTGGGCGGTACCGCTCCGTACACCTACAGCCTGCCCAAGCCCAAGCACGACTACGTCGAAGCCCAGAGCATCGATCCGGTGACCGGCGTGTATCGCGCGACCTTCCGTCGTGGCGGCCCGACCAAGCTCACCGTGCGTGCAACTGACGCCAACGGTGCCGTGGCCGATACCGAGTTCGACCTGTACATCCTCGAACTGACCTAAGGAGTAAGCGATGTCTGCGATCATTCCTCAGATCGGTGCGGTGGGTTTCTATCAGGTGGCCTCGCCGTGGCAGATGCCGGCCAACTCGGTGTATGAGTGCATTGCTGTACGTGATTTCGCGGACTTCACCGATCTCGGTGTGGATGTCTTCGATCTGGTGTACAAGCCGCACAACGTGCCGCGTGAGAAGTACCAGGCCGATCAGGTTGCCGGTGCCAAGATTGTCACCTTGGCTTCGCGTACCCGACCGAACATGTACATTCCCACCACCTACCTGACGGGCTACCCCCTGATGGACAACGTGGCTTACAGCCATGTGGTGATGGGTATCTCGATGGGTGCGATTCCCGACTCGATGGACCTGACGTATCTGAAGGATCAGATCACCACGGCTGTGGCCAGTGTTACTGGCGTACAGGCTACGGTGGAAGTCAACGTCGCCCCCAGCGATAACTACATGACGGCTGCTCAGCACGCCAACTGGATGCAGGCTCGACAGGATGCGATCACCAACAGTGAAACCGACCTGGCCCGCCTGCTGGCTGCCAACGCACGAATCTCCGAACTGACGCAGGTCATCGCCCAGTACGAAGCGTTCATGCGTCAAAACGGCTGGACGCCACAGTAACGGCATAAGTCCCCTCCCACCCCGCAAAGGGTGGGAGGGGTTTATGTCAGCTCCGTTGACGCAAGATGGTGATGCCGTTGCCGGAAACCTCACCTCGATCAAACAGGGCTTGTTTGACCTGCAACTTGAAGAGTGGGGACAGGTCCATCTCTCGCACGTAGTTCTCAGCTGCCTCATGGATGCGGTAGTGCGGAACGTTCTGGTCCTTCAACCTCACCCGGATCAGGTGCACAACCAGCGTGAGCTGGACATCCACCGGATCATTCCCGGCCATGCCTACCAAGATGGCCCTCAACAGAGACATCACCTGGTAATTGGCGCCGGGTCGAGCATTGTAGAACGCAGCAAGAGTAGCGATGCCCAGAACGGACTCCACTACCTTAGACTCGCCACGGGCTGCAAGCTCTATTAAAGCACGGACCGCATCAGCACTGTAACTACGTTGCTCGAACTTGAACATGACACTTCACCCTGAACAGATCACAGGATCAGCGTCCCTTGCGGGGAGCAGCTTTCTTCACGGCCTTCTTGGCGACCGGGGCAGCCTTCTTGGCTTTGGTGGTTTTCTGCGGCTGAGCCACCACGTTGTTGGCCTCGAGCTGGTTCTGCAGAAACTGCTCGGTCAACTTACCCAGGGTGTCGGCGACCTCCTGCTGGGTGAGGTTGGTCAGGTCGCTCCACTGCGGGATGCGAGCCTGCTGATCGGCCGGGCGCACCATGTGCAGTGCCAGGCCACCTTCCTTCAGCTTCAGCGTCGGACCGTCCGGACTTTCACCGACCGGTTCCATCGACAGGCGCAGTTCGACACGGCGACTCACCAGGCGGATGTTGTTGTCGTGCTCGGAGACGACGAACGGTTCACCGACGAAAGCGTTGGCGCGCTTCAGCTCACCACACCAGTCATCGGCGGACATCGGCAGGACCTGGTCGAAGCGTGCGCGCAGCGAGCGCAGCATGGCCTGCAGGTCCTTTCCGTCCACGTAGCTGCCGGCCCATGCGCTCACTGCCTGGGCGACATGTGCGTGGTTGACCACTTCATGACGGTTGTGCAGCGACCAGATCTGTTCCAGCTCGACCCAGGTCAGGAACCGCACTTCCTTACGGGTGGCCAGCAGGAAGGAGCGGTTGTCGGAGATCACCGGCAGCAGCAGGAAGTGGGTTTCTTCCACGCCGCCCATGTCGTCACGGACCATGTCGATGTTCACGCCCGGATACAGGCCCGGCTTTTCATTGCCGTCGAACTTGATCAGGTCCAGCGGCTGATCGTGCACGCCGAACTTCTCGGCCAGCTCACCCCAGCTCTGCAGCACATCGCCGATGATCCGGTGGCGATTCAGGCGCGAGGTGACTTCGAGCCGGGAAGCAATCAGCTGCATGTCGTTGAAGGCGATGTTGTACAGCTGATCGTCGTTGTCTTCCTTGAAGGTCTTCCGCACTTCAATCCACTGCTCATCATCGTAGCTGTGGAAGGCCAGCACCTTCGGCGAAGGGGTGATGGCCGGCAGACGCTTGAGGATCTGCTCTTCGGTCAACAGCACCTTCTTGCCGGCGGCAATCTGGGCACGGTTGAGGATGGCCAGTGCCTGAGCATTGGGACCGGAACCGATGAGGACATCATCGTTGGTCTGACGGTTCAGCTCATTGAGCGCGCTGCGCAGGCCGCCCTCCCAATTGCCGAGCAGTTGCTCGGCATGGCGGGAAGTCTGAGCCAGCACGCGGCCGAAGTTCAACTGCTGTTGCAGCAGCAGATCCGTCAGCAGGTTGGTTTTCAGAAAATTCACGAGTGGTTCCTTGTGGCTCAGGCGCGGTCTTCGCCGCTGTTGGGGATGCTGTCTTCGCTGTCGGTATCGATCAGCTCCTGTTCGAGACCATCGGCGTCAGCGTCGACGTCACCTTCGAACGGGGTCTGGCCAACAACCCACGGCGGGTTATCGCTCATGTCCAAGCGCTCGCCGTTCTCAGCCGTGCGATCGCCGTCGGCCATGTCGTCCACGAAGTACATCAGTCCGTCGATGATCACGCGCTCACCCAGACCGATGGCGTCGTAATACTTCAGGGCCGGGTCGTACTGCTCCAGCTCACCTTCCGGCAGCACGGCCGGGATCACGCTGAAGGAGGTATTGGTCGGGAAGACCACCCAGCGGGCTTCAGCCGGTTCGGCCACGTCCAGACGCAGCAGCAGGCTGACCTTGGGCAGGTTCAGGGCGATTTCCGGGATCTGCGCTTCTTCTTCGGCATCGACGAAGTTCTGCACGCCCTGCTGGGCATCATCGTCTTCGCTGAGGACGGCGATCACCTGCACCGGCGTACCGGCATCGATGAGGGCCCACAGGCCCGGACGCAGATCAGCGATCACGCCGCTGGCCCAGTTATCGCCGCTGCCGCTGTCGGAGATCTCGATGATGCGGTCTTCGGAGAAGGAACGGTGGAAGGTGTACTCACCGCGCGCCAGACGCAGGACGGTCACACCGGCCACGGTAGCTTCGTTGGCGTAGATCTGCGTCGGCAGGATCTCGACCACTTCAGCGCGCAGCAGGTCATGGTTGTGGCTGTACTGCACGGTGGCGCCGATCGGCAGGTGACGCACGTCGGTCACCTGGATGGTGCCATCGTCGGCGATCACGTCGAACAGGCCATGCAGGGCACTGACTTCCACGATCTCTTCGCCGGCGTCGGTGCGCAGCTTGACGTGCAGCACGGTCTGCAGGTTCTGCTCGGCCGCGCCTTCGTCCTGGGTTTCGTCGTAGGCGGCCACGCGGCGAACGCGCGCGATCTGACCTTCGTACTCGGGATGACGGCTGTCGATGGTGAAGGTGTCATCTTCACGCAGGTCGCTCACCGGACGGGTGCCGGTCAGGTCGCCTTCGGGCACCACCACCGGGTAGTCCTTCGGGAACAGCAGCGACAGCATGTCGCCGCGCTCGGTGATCACGTCCAGCACCAGCTCGCTCTTGGACCACGGGTCATCGGCACGCACCGGGGCGTACTCGGTTTCCACCGGGTCCATCATGCCTTCGATGCCGGCTTCGGCCAAGAAGGCGTCCATGGCAGCGTCGATTTCGGCGAAGGTGCCGACCAGGCGGTTGTCGTTGTGCGGAATCCACGCACCTTCCAGCTTGACCTCGGTGGCCGCTTCGATGGACTCTTCCTTCTCCACGAAGGTGATGATCGTGTTGTTGGCGTTCTTGACCACCAGACGCAGGCCGTACACCGGCTGACCATCATCGCCGGTCATGCGCAGCAGCATCGTGTTGATGTCGGCGTAGTGCGCATCGGACGGATCGGCGGCCAGCTTGCGAGCACGCAGGTCTTCGAAGATCGCCTCGATTGCCGCATGGTTCCAGACGCGCTGGCTGTTGACGCCGAAGGTGTTGTTGACGCGGGCGTGGATTTCTTCGTTGATGTCGTAGCGATCACCGTTCAGCTCGCCCTCGAAGATGGTCGGCAGGTTTTCGGTGAGCAGGCGATCGACGACTTCGCGGGTGATGTCCGGGTCCACGCCGGCGTGGGCGATGCGCTTGAGCTGATGCGCCACCGGGCCGTGTGCGTTGAAGTAGTCGCTGAACAGGTTCTCGACCGATCCGTAGAACTGGTTCAGCTGCTGCTGGTAGGCGTTCTGCAGCATCAGCGTGGCATTCGGATTGGCCGAGGCCTGCGCGATGGTGCTGATCAGCATGCGGTTCAGCTGCAGCTGGGCGACCTGATCGCGCAGGATGTGGGCGGTCATCGCGTCCTGGGGCAGGTTCAGCAGGGTCTGGATGCGGGAGGGAAGCTGGTTGCTCATGAGGTTTCCAGGTGGTTGAAAAAGGCGTGACCCTTACAGCAGGGTCACGTTTTGGTTACAGTTCTGCGGGACGGCAACGTTGGTGGTATCCAGTGCAATCACATCCGCCTTGGTGAACGCTCCATGGTTAGAAGCGTAGTGGGAGATGATGAAGAACTGCGGATACTTCGCACTGTCAACCAGTTGCCGAATGAATCCCATCAGGTTGATGCGGTGTTGGTCATCAAAGGTTCTGCCCGGCTCGTCCAAAAATAACGGGGCCTCGTGCAGATCCAGATACAGCATGACCGTCATGACAAACGCCATGTCAATCATTGCCTGCTGACCTTCTGATGCTTGATCGATGTCGCCGGCAGGCTTGTGGATCGAAGCCGGAGAGTAGACCGGGAACTTGTAGTTCAGTTCACCCGATTCCAATCCACATGGCTTGACCTGCAAGTCCAGCGTCCAGACTTGGGCGATGATCGAATTGATCTGCTCCACCAGACAAGTGATGAAGCCCACCAAGTCTTCTGCAATCATGCCCTCGGTCGGGGAAAGCTCATCGGCCAACAGCGCCAGAGCGGCATGATCCAGTTGCTCCTGATCGCGGAAGCGGGTCAGGTCATCGACGATACCCGTCAGGGTCTGACGATCGGACAGACGACGCTGAATGGTGGCCAGTTCGTCTTGATGACCGTAGGCAACCTGATTCAACGCATTATTACGCAGTGCGCCCACAACGGCCTGTACGGCTTCGTGAGCGGCCATGATCGTGCGATGTACGGTCATGGCATCATCGATCTGCACCTGGCTCTCGCGGCGATACACATCCAACTGATCGCGCTGAATACGCAGGGTCTTGTTCTCCTGCTGCAATCGCTCGATTTCATCGGTGAGCAACTGGCGGCGAGTCCCCAGTTGAGACAAACTGCCATCGGCCTGACGGCGCAGCAGGTTCTCCAGATGGGTCAATCGCTCGGTCTGCTCGTGGATCTGCATGGCCAAGGTGACATCGTTACTCCAGTCGATGAACACCGAACGCTGTTCGTTGGGCTTGTTCAGATGCAGGCGGTTGTCCAGAATCAACGACCACAGCGGTGCCATGGTCGGATACCCGTTCACGTAACCGCGCAGACGGGTGTATTGGGCAGCCACTTCATCGTACTTCTCCATGAACTCATCTTCGACCTTACGGCGCAGCTGCGCCGCTTCGACGATGGCGTTCTGCTCACTTTCCCACTTATCCAGTTCAGCTACTTCCGCTTCGGAGTAGCCCGGACGCCAGACGTACTTACACGAAGGACAGGTCATGTCCCGCGCTTCATTGATCGTCTGTCGACGGTGATGGATCTGGACCAGTCGGTTGGTGGCTCGATCGATCTCTTGCAAGATCTCAGTACGGCGCTGCTTGGACTCTTCCACAGCCTTGGGGCTGTAGCTCATGTCCGAGTTGTCCGGCATCAGGGAGAACAGTTCCAGCAGAGCCGGGACCACCTGTTGGGTGTCTGAGTACATTCGGCTGGTGAACTGCAGATCCTTGAAACGATTCAGACGCGCCTTGGTGTCGGCCAGAACCGCACGGGCTTTTTCCACCACCCCGGGCAGATCTTCAGGGATCTCTTCACCGATGGCGCCCAGATCAGCCGCCAGTGCATCCAGATCGGCGTACTCACGAGTGGCACGCTGGTACAGGGCACGGTTGGTGTTGATCGACCCATCCAGATGCACGATGGCCGACATGACCTGATCCATCCCGGTGTACTCACCCTCCACCGGCAAGATCTTGCGAGCGAGGATGCGACGGGACAGTGTCTCGGCTTGCTGCAGACATTCGTTCAGTCGGCTCTGCGCTGCCAGCAACGGTTTGGCGTTGGGGTCTTGGGAGGTCAGCAGCAGATTGACTTCATGACGCAGCGTGGCCACACGCGCCTCCATGGTCGCCACGTCATCACCTTCGACCATCTTCAGGTTGTTGGATTCCTGAGTCAAGCGGGCGTTGACGCGATTGAGCGAACCGGAGGTGTCGCGAGACTTCTTGGCCAGTTTGTGGAACACACTCAGCGCGTAGCGGTAGTCCACGGTGGACAGGCGCTGAATCCAATCGCGGCGCTTGGCCGGACCCATGGTCGAGAACCGGATGCGACCGGTCATCAACTGGTGCAGGTCATTGGACCAACCGAAGTGTTCCCGTGCCAGCTCGGCCTGTGCTTTACTGGTGTGACCCGGGTTGAGTTCGACGCCGTCGCAGATGAAGTCGTGGTGACCGGCACCACCATCTTTGAAGCTGGAGAACAACTCATACCGCATACCGCGGTGGGTGTAGTGGATGCGCTTGAACCCACCCTTGGCAAAATGACCAGATGCCGCCGGCAGCGGAGACAGCTCCGCTAGCAGGGAGCTTTTACCGCTGCCATTGGTACCCAGAATCAACTGGACGATCTCTTCGAAACGAATTCGAATGTGATCGCCACCGGACAACATGATCCGGTGATAGCCCTTCAATTCAAACAAATCGGCGATCATGACGGTACTATGGCTTAAACACATAGACTCTCGCCCCCGTGTAAATTTATGCTAATGGAATGATACCTTCTGGAGTACCCCCATGGCTGAGCAAGACGCCAGCGCACCTGCCAGTGACGTCAGTTCCTTCAAGATCTACTCACTGGGCAAGGTCGCCGAGAACAAAGTGCGTTCGGAGAACAAGATCAAGGTTACGCCCTTTGAACCTCTGAACATGCTCGACGGTGAGATCAAGTCCAATCCCGAGCAGTTGGAAGTGGAAGGCACCGATGCGGCCGGTGAGCAGTACACCAGCTCCATCACCACCGACAATACCCTGGAAGCGGACTGGTGGCCGTTCAGCCCCGGTAACCAAGCCACGGCCCCGGACGTGCGTCGTGGCGAGACCGTGTTGCTGTGGCGACTGGGGGACTCCAACGAGTTCTACTGGATGGCCTTGGGTCTGGACAATGACCTGCGGAAGTTGGAGACGGTGGTCATGATGTATTCGGCCACCCAGGACGAAGCAGAGGAAACTCTGACGGCGGACAACTCTTACGTCTTGACTGTCTCCAGTCACGATAAACTCCTCAGCCTCAGCACGTCCAAGGCCAATGGAGAGTACACCCGCTGGAATGCGCAGTTCAATCTGGCTGACGGTCGCTTCATCATTACCGAAGACAACGGGCATGAGATCAGCATCGATGTGCCCGAGCGGCAGATCGTATTGCTCAATCCGGACATGAGCCGGATTGTGATTGACAAGACCAACATCGACATGTACTGCGATGATGATTTCTCGATGACCGCCGGTAAGACCATCTCGCTGGAGTGTAAGGACTACAAGCTCAACGCGCAGACGGTCACGGTCAATGCCAACAACGTCACCTACAAGTCCAACTCGGTGATGATGGATACCCCGACCATGGAAGTGACCGGTGAACTGAAGACCGGTAACAAAGCCAGCATCGGTGGACTCACCATCGAGAACGGTGTGATCAAGTGTACGGGTATCGAATCGACCGGTCCGGTCCGTGCGCCCAACATCAACTAAGCGGCATAAATCCCCTCCCCTTCGCAGGGGAGGGGATTATGTCCGTCAGGTACGACCGATCTCCAACATCCACGCCTCGGCAAAGCGCCACGGCGCCGAGCTGAGCTGGGTGTCATCGATGGCCGGTTTCAGGCGCCAGTTCTCGGTACGGAAGTTGTAGTCGTAGATCTTGGCCGGTTCGGTGGCCAGCATGCAGCGCTGGTCCTTGGGGAACATGCGGTAGTCGTAGCAACGACCATAACCGGAGTAGAGCGGGAAACGCTCCACGGGCCAATGGGTCATGTAACGACCTGGCAGTCCCATGTTCTCCACGTTGTGTTTGCGCACGTACACCGACTCGGCATCGATGATGACCAAGAACGACTGCGGCAACGTCAGGTACGCGGTGATGAGCTGATCCGAGTACAGCTGCTCCACCGAACGCATCTCGGCGTTGTTGACCGAGTCTTCGATCATCAACGCTTTGAGGTTGATGTGCCGCTGACTGTCGTAGAGACGTTCGGGCAGGGCCATGTTGTTGAAGTCAATGCGCAGGCTCTGCGCGCCGATGACCTTGTACACATCGTCCAGTGCATGCATGTAACCGCCGATCACCACGAACACCGTCTTCTTGCTGATGTCGTAAGGCATCTTGATGTAGGCGTACTGCCCCAGCTTGCCATCGGCATTCTGCTTGTAGATCATCGACGGGGTGATGGGGATCAGTTCCATCGGACCGATCTCACGGAAATCGTGCAGGCCGATCTGGTTGTCACGGGCAATGCGCGTGGAGCGTGCGCCATCGACCACATGCAGACCTTCATCAGACCCACCGACGCGATGGAAGAAGCCGTTGACGGTGACCAGGCAGTAACGCGAGTTCTGCAGGAAGTCCACGTCCTTCTTGGAAATCAGCAGATCGTGCTTGTCACCTTCGTTGATCTGCGAGTTGTGGTGACGACCCACGGCGATGGCCTTGACATCGTAGCCGGCCCGCCAGGCGCAGGTATAGCGTGCGACCTTGGGGGTCATGTCCGGCAACATGGCCAGCGTGGGCAGCGCTGCATTGCCCATGGAAATCAGCCACTGGGAAATCGTGCGTGCCATGGTACTTACGCCCATCAGCGGACGGGCGGTGTCCATGTCCAACCACACAGCCTTGGGCAGCGCCGGGTGAGTCAGCTGGAGATAGATTTTACCGTACGTGGCAAAAATGACGTTGATCGGCATGGCCGACAGATCGGCATCAGACCACTGGCGATCTTCACCTTTGGAGCGCACCTTGGCGCCAGTCAGTTGGTAGGGCATGAGGGTCTCCTGAGGGGAATTCAACGCAACAAAACCAAGGCCCTGAAAGAGCTTAGGTTATGATATGGTGCGTGTAGTTTTTTACTTGCATTGCCATACGATACCATCTCTCGATCGGAGATTACCATGAGCGTTAACCAAGTATCGCCCCCGTTTGACCCAACGGGTAAGGCTGCGAGCAATCGCATCTCGAGCGAACGTCAGACAATCTCGGCGCCGGGATGGTCCAACTTCTACTTCACCATCCCCAAGATGGCTCCCTACTTCCAGGAAAGCCTCGTGGTGGTCCATCACCCCAGCGGCCGTCGCCTGTACGAAGGCGTGGACTTCTTGTGCTCGCACAAGTTCCACGATGCTTCGCTGGCGTGCGGTAAGCCGATTTACGGCTCGCTGACGTACTTCGACAAAACCCTCGCCGGTGTGGTCGAACTGACGTACCAGACCATCGGTGGCGAATGGGTGATCGATGAACAGACCATCCAAGACATCCTGAGTAACAAGCTGGTCAACCCGCGCATCACGACCTGGGAAGAAGTCGTTGAAGTGCCCCGCGAATTCCCCGTGATTGATCACGAGTGGGATCTGGTTGACATGGTCGGTGCATCGGCCATTGTTGAAAAGCTGGAAGGTATCCGCGACGCCATCATCCTTGCAGGTGAAGGTGGACTGGGTGACCATTTGGCCGACTTCGACAATCCGCACAAAACCACCAAGGTCCAGGTGGGCCTCGGTAACGTGATGGACTTCCCGATTGCCACGGTTCCGCAGGCGCAGGCCGGTACGGACAATGCGTCCTACATGACTCCGCTGCGTGTCTCCCAGGCAATCACCGCGCTGGCGCTGACTCCGCTCAACGCGCACGTGGGCAACCTCAACAACCCGCACGGCACCACTGCCGCGCAGGTCGGTCTGGGCAGTGTCCAGAACTACGGGGTGGCCACGCAGCCGCAGGCAGAGGCCGGTACCAGCAACACGGTCTATATGACCGCTCTGCGCGTGGCGCAGGCGATCCAGACCCAAGCGCTGGCTCCGCTGAACACCCACACCTCCAACAAGTCCAACCCGCACGAAGTCAACAAGGCGCAGGTGGGTTTGGGGAACGTCCAGAACTATGGCATTGCCACGGTGACCGACGCTCGTGCCGGTACGTCCAACGTACTGTACATGACCCCGTTGCTGGTGAAGGAAGCCATTGGCGTGCTGCTGGGCGATACGCTCACCGCGCACATCAATGACACCAACAATCCGCACAATACCAACAAGGCCCAAGTTGGTCTGGGTAACGTGCAGAACTACGGTGTGGCAACCCAGTCGCAGGCACAGACCGGCACCGACAACTCCACGTACATGACGCCGCTGCGAGTATTCGAAGCGATCGAAGTGCGCGTGCGTGCGCCGATGCTGGATCACGTCAACAACACCAACAACCCGCACGGGACCACGAAAGCCCAGGTTGGCCTGTCCAACGTGGACAACTACACCACTGCCACCATGACGCAAGTCGAGGCAGGCGTGTCGGAAACTTCGTGGGTGACCCCGGCCGGTGTGCGTCGCGCCATCCAGATCTTCGGTGGTGGCGACGTGGATACCCACGCCGCGCGTACGGACAACCCGCATAGCGTCACCAAGACGCAGGTGGGTCTGGGCAATGTTCAGAACTTCGGCATTGCTGTGGCATCGGACTACTCGGCCAAATCGGAAACCACCTACGCTACGCCGAAGGGCGTTGCCGACTACGTGGATACCCGCTTCACCGACATGACCGGTCACATCGCCGATCGTGACAATCCGCACCAGGTTACCGCAGCGCAGGTGGGTACCTACACCTCGCAGCAGATCGACCAGTTGCTCAGCGGTAAGCTGGGTACCACCGGTGTGGCAGCTGACTCCAGCTTGCTGAATGGCCTGTCCTCGCAGCAGCTGTTGGCAGCCATGTCCGGTTCGATCACCTACTTGGAAGTGCGTGACCAGTCGGCCGTGTCCTACACCCGCCTGGGCTTCTTCAACGAGCCCGGTGAAGACACCGATCAGACCTACGTGGTGCAGATCTCCGGCGGCGAAGCCGATGGGGAAACCGAAACCTCGGTGGTCATGCTGTACTTGAACATCAACAGCCCGGACAAGTCCTACATGGAGTTGCTGTCTGGTAAGAAGCCGGCGTGGTCGTTGAGCTACCGCTTGACCGATCAGAACGTCTTCGAGCTGTGGATGAACGATACGCTCAATCGCAATCAGGTTCAGATCCTGGCCAATCGTGAAGCTATCGGCTTCTTCGAAGGCACCAATGATTTCACCACGACTGCTCCGACCGGCCTGACCGCCATCAAGAGCGTTGCTAAGGTCGTCGCCGCTGGCGGCACCGGCAACATGTCGCTGGAGCAGATCAACGTGGTGGCTACCGCTGATGAAGTGACCGCAGCCCGTCTGGTGCGTACTGATTTCGCGGAAGATTACCATGACTTCCACCAGATCCTGACCGGTACGGCCAAGCGCTTTACCAAGTCGGAGTTTAACACCATCAAGGCTGACGGGTTGGAGCTGAATTCGAAGTGGGAGATGTATTCGCCCAATCCGGAGACGCACACCAACTACAAGTTCGAAGTGGAGTTGACCGCCACTGGCTCGGCCAGTGCGATGGGTGTGTGCATTGCCTACGTCGAGCGCGATGGCGTTCGTCATGGCCTGTACGCACTGCGCAGCGACGGTCGTCTGGTGCAGGAAGGTGCTGCTGGTAAGAACTTCTACAAGCTGTTCACCGTGGGCTACAACCTGCTGACGGCAGAGGCCACCATGATCCAGGCAACCAGCGATGGTCTGCGTTGGGGCGATGGTGTGCTCGATGCCAATCGTGCAGGCACTCCCTACAACCCGGCTGCAACCGCCAACGTGTGGGCTGCTGCGGGCGTAGGTGGGAAGGTGGTCATGTCGGTCACCAAGACCGGCACGCAGTTCTACGTGGAACTGCGCCAGACTGTCAACGCTTCCACTGTCACCAAGACGGTCTCCTTCGACGTCGCAAGTGATCCGGTGCTGGCTGACCTGTTCAGCGGCGCCTGTGGTTGGGGCGTGGTAATCAACAAGAATCGTGCTCCGATTGCTGCGGAGACGGTGAGTGTGAAGGCGGCTGTCCGCCCCGACGCTTACCGTCGCTACATGCAGCTGGTCGATGGCACTGAGCAGGTGGTGTCCGAGTTCAATGGCGATGCATGGGTGACCAACTCCGTGAATCTGCCCAAGGCTCGTACCCAGCAGCGGTTGATTACCAGTGAGATCAACGGTCGCCTGTACTTCGGTGCACGTGACGGTACGGTCCGCCGTATCTTCATCGAGGCCGACACTGCATCCGACCAGAACGTCGCCACCTTCTAATAGCTTCACGGAGAGCGCGGGATGAATCCCATCAAATACCCGCTCGATCTGACCGGTCGTTCCCCGACGAATAAAGTAGTCGGGGAACCTCAGTCCTTGGTGGCTGTCGGCAATCGAGCATTCGTGCCCAACTACGGTCCGTTCTATACCAAGTCCTTGGTAGTCAAGCGCGCTTCCACCGGCGCTGTGCTGGAAAAGCAAAAGCACTACAAGGCCGTGCAGCTGTTGCCGGAAGCCACCATCAAGACCGGTCAGGAAGTGTGTACCGTCATCGTCATCACTGACGACACGATCGGTAACGACTTCGTGATCGACTACCAGGTGGTCGGTGGCGATTACAGTTCGTCCATCACTGCGATCCAGCAGATGATCGACGCGCTGAACATCGATTACCGTTCGGTGCAGTGGGGCTCGATCATCGGAAAGCCCGAGCGCTATCCGGCGGCCCCGCACTTGCATGACATCGGTGACGTCTACGGCTTCGAGTACATCGTGGCCGAGCTGGAGGCAATTCGTCAGGCCATCTTGATGGGTGATGAAGCGTCCCATCGTGAGCTGATTCAGTACGTGGACTACCAGGACGGTTTGATCCGTACCGACGTGGCCAACCTGCGTACCGACTTCAACGCACACGCCACCAACGTGAGCAACCCGCACAACACCACCAAGGCGCAGGTCGGCTTGGGTAACGTGCAGAACTACGGCATCGCAGCCAATGCGGACGCCGTGGCGGGTACCTCCAACGCGCTGTACATGACGCCCCTGCGTGTCAAGGAAGCCATCGATAAGTTTGCAGGCGACGCCCTGCGACTGCACATCGACGACAAGAACAACCCGCATGCCACTACCAAGGCGCAAGTGGGTCTGGGCAATGTCGACAACTTCGCAACCTCCACGGATGCGCAGGCGGTGACCGGTACGGCGACCAACCTGTTCGTGACCCCGGCCAACGTCCGGGCGGCCATTGCCCAACAGGCACTGGTTCCCCTGAACGCCCACATCGCACGGATCGACAATCCGCACGGTGTGACGAAGGCGCAGGTGGGCTTGGGCAGTGTGCAGAACTACGGAATTGCCACCTCGGCGGAAGCCTTGAATGGTTCGTCCAATGCGCTGTACATGACCCCGCTGTTGGTCAAGACCGTGATCGATGCGGCGATGGTGCCGGTGAACAACCACATCAACGATCGCAACAATCCGCATCAGACGACCAAGACGCAGGTCGGCCTCGGTAATGTGGACAACTTCGCAACGGCTTCTGAAGCTGAGGCGCGAGCTGGCTCGCTGAACGATCGCATGATGACTCCGCTGCGCGTGGCTCAGGCCATTGCAACGCAGGCATTGGCACCGCTCAATGACCACGTCAACAACCGGAACAACCCGCACCAGGTCAACAAGGCGCAGGTGGGTTTGGATCAGGTCATCAATGCCAAGCAGGTGCGCAACACCGGCGGCAACGATGTCCAGATGCGCTGGGCCAATGGTCAGATCGAAGCAACGGTGGATGCCTCCTTCATGGGGCGCATGCACACCACCGCACAGCCCGATCCGAACATCGCAGCGCATGCCAACCGCGGTGATAACCCGCACGGTACCAACAAGTGGCACGTCGGTCTGGGTAACCTGAACGATTGGCCGGCAGCATCGTCGTGGGACATCGGCAATGGTACGGGCGGTCGCTACGTTCCGGCTGATGCGCTCAAGGCGTATCTGGACTCGCTGGGTATCGGTTCGGGTAACACCGGACTGGAGAACTACCGTGGTGGTCAGCGCGGCTTTGCCCGTATCGGTCCGATGCTGATCTGCTTCGGTTGGGAAAACACCACCAGCAACAACCAGACCTACCCGTTCATGCGTGCGTTCTCCCAGCGCCCCACGGCGGTTGGTCAGGCGCACGACATCACCAACGGCTCGCCCTCGCGTTCGATGCAGTCCGTCGACGGTGTCAACACCTTCGGCCTGCGTTTCCGCTGGGACGGTATCGGTGTGCAGGGTGTCAGTTACATCGCAATTGGTACTGCGGCGTAAGTAATACGGTGCCACTGGGTCTTCGGGCCCAGTGGCATTCTTCTCTTTTGACTCGAGCAGGATCATGAAAGACATCAACAGCGTAGTTGCGGTGAAAAGCGAGTTGGCCAAGGCCATTCCGTACAAGCGATTCGATGCCGATCTGAGCATTCAGTTCGACGCCGAAGCCTCCAAGGAACTGCACCTGAACGTGTGGCGGGTGGTGGATTCATTCAAGTTCTACATCGGCGAAGAAGCCGATCAACGTTGGGCGCGTGTGCCGGCAGGTTTCTTGACCGACGGTGCTACGATTCCGCGCCTGCTGTGGTGGTTGCTCCCGCCGTGGGATACCTACTCCCAGGCAGCGGCCCTGCACGACTACCTGTGCGAATACGCCGTCCTGTATGAAAAGGGCGAACCGGTTCCGTGCAGCCGTAAGGAAGCTGATCGCATCTTCAAGGACGCGATGAAGGTTTCTGGTGTGGGTGTGTGGCCGCGTCAGGCCATGTACGTGGCCGTGCGCCTGTGGACGAAGTTCGGCAAAAGGAAGAGCCCGTACGTAGTGGACCTCAAACGGCGTCTAGACGCTGCGTGGGAGTTCAGTGAGGTCAGTGCACCTGCGGCAACTGCGTAGGCCGCATAGGGCCATACAGACAGCATAAAGCCCCTCCCGCGATGGGAGGGGCTTTATGTCCGCTATTGCGGGGGTGTGTCCTGCGGGAACGTGTACGGCGGCTGGCCCGGAGGGAAGGGCTGCGGATCGAACGGTCCCGGCTGAGTCTGCTGCGGTTGCGGCTGACGGCGCGCGTCGTCGTTGGCCATGGTCTTGGTAACATCACCCAAGACATCGATAGCCTTCTCCATCACACGGGTCTGCTCCGGCGTGGGCTGCTTACCCGTGAAGATCGCCGCGACCATAGCCAGCGAGATCAACAGGATGAAGATAGCGCCAGCGGCGGCAATGACCTTGTTCGCATTCCACTGGCGAGGCTCCGGTTGCGGAACCGCAACAACCGGAACAGCCACCGTCGAAGCGGCGGGAGTAGGAACCACCACAGCCGGAGCCGGTTCAGCCTGCGGAGTCAGGGCTCCGGTAGCCAAATCGAAATCGGCGTTGTACAGCTGCAAGGCCGCAGTAGAACCACGGCTCACCAACAGTGCGATGACCTCCGAACCGGTGTGGTCCAAAGATGCTTTCAGGTGGTCCTGTACGCCATCGTTGAGTGCGATCAACAGCGGCGGGGCCCAGGGGAGTTGCGAGAGGGGAATGGTGCTAACACTCCCCAACAGGTCTGCCAGTTTCATGTCAACCTCAAATGGGAAGATTGGGGAGGATGATACCGGCTTGGTAGTACCCGATGCAAATTGCGTCGATGCGATGTTCGTCCAATTCCGCCAGATCAATCCCGCTGGGATTGAGCAGATCGGTTTTCGACATAATCGCACGCGTCATCAACGTCTTATCACCACTGGTGCCTTTCACGCCCATGTACTTCTTCACGGTGGACGGGTCCACAGTGCGCAGGGTAGCGAATTGATCGTAGCGCCAGCAGGCGCGATGGATGGCATTCATCAGTTTAGACAAGGCACCGTAGGAAGTCGCAAAGCGACCCATGTACGGCGACTCGGTGACAATCACGTGCGGTTGTGCGTAATGGAGGAACCCCAGCAGATTTTCCTCGTGGCCCAACAAACGGGCAAACAGGTCTCCGTGGTAACGGCTGGCCGTGACGAACTCGCGCTGGAGTTGTGAGCCACGGAACAGATGTGCCTCCGCCAATGACACCTGGCGATTACTCAAATCAATCTCAATCTGGGCTGCACCGAAGGTATCGGTACCCGGATCGAGACTGACGATGCGAAGAGGTTCTTCGCCAGGTGGTTTGGGGAGCATGAGAATTAGCCGTTGTCCAGTACGAACAGGGGCTCGGAAGCGCCCATGTCCAGATTGAAGTCGAAGCCCTTGTTGGCGAAGGCCACCGGGAAGTTGTCCGACACGAAAGAGGTGACGGTGGCGCCCAGCACTTCGCTGTAGGAACCAGCCGAACCACCACCGGGCTGCAGCAGCGGAACCGTCTGGTCCACGCCGGCTACCAAGGCGATCTCGGAGATAACGCCGTAATATGGGTTATCGTACAGAATTTTTACAGCTTCCATGAACTCGGCGACGTCGTTCTCGGTGAAGCTCATGTTGAGCACCGTGGAGACCGACACCGTCGTACCGTCAGTGGTGACCACACCGGTGTTGGGAATGGTCGGGGCAGACGGGTTCAGGTTCGAACCATCGGGAATGAACGGCACCGAGGTGGTGACGCCATCCTTCTTGGTGTTGATCAGTGCCTGCGGCACGACGTCGGTGAAGACCAGTCGACGCAGGTAGTACGCCACGTACTGCACGCCGCCGACGCTGACGAAGGTACGCAGGCCGTAGCGGGCACGCTGGGTAGCGTCCAGATCGTCGGTCGCCCGACGCAGGACGAAGGGCAGGTGACCGTACAGAGCCGCATCCGTAGCGGAGTGCTTGATGGGGCTGGTGTAGGGCTGACCATCGACACCGGCTTGGTTGCGATGGCCCTTGTTGCCGATGGCGAAGTAACGCGCACGCGGCACGGCTTGGTTGGCCGGGATGACACCAGCATGGATGCCGAACTTCTCATTGAGAGTGGTGTTCTCCCAATGGGTGTAGGGCAGACCCAGGTACTGCAGGGTCTGCAGCCGGCTACCGTACACGGTACGAGTGATCTGGGAAACGCGAGTGATGCTTGCCATGGTCGGACCTAATGTCTAGTGGTTTACGAAACGATGAGGGCACGAATGCACTTGGGCACTTTCGGCCAGACCACATCGGGGAAAGACGGTTGCTGCGGGACGTCACGAAGACGCTGGGCGTAGTTCGCCACGTCTTGAATGTGATCCGGGTCAATGCTGGGATGAACGCCGAAATTGACCTGGTTACTGTGGCGCTGCAGGATGTCACTGACCGTACGCAGCAGCAGGTCCCGTTGCACGCGGACTTGCTCATGCTTGGTCAACTGACACAGCGGAGTTTGCTGGGGCTGGTGATGTGCCAGCGAGAACGGTCGAGACATACCTGTGACCTTAGTAAGAGATGCCATAAAATAGACGATGCGAAGCGGTAGTTGCCTACCGCCTCGCACCGACCATCTGTTTTACGCTTCGATTTCAGCAGTGCCTGCATCCGGCGCGGGGAGGGCGGCCACGCTCGGGGCCTCCAGCTGCAACACCGGATTTTCAGCGGCGCGCTGTTGTTCCAACGCCAGCTTCTCCAGGTCCAGGGCCGACTGCCGTTGCAGGGCGCGCTGGTTGAAGAAGTAGTCGTAGGCAGCCTTGATGATCATCACCACGCCAGCGACGGAGATCTTGGACAGGTCAGCGCCGGTCACCGGATCTTTCAGGGTGTTGGGCGGGACCGGGGTCAGACCCATCAGGTCTTTGAGTTCGACATGCAGGATGTCGTTCTCATCGCCCACGCGGCGGAACTGATCGCCGGTGAACAGGTAGACGTAGCCGTTGAAGATCGCACGCACCTCTTCGGTGGTGGGATCATAGAACAGCTGAATCTGGTGGGTCAGCATTTCACCCACCAGGCCGTTGCCCAGAGCGATGAAACGTGCGTTGGTCGGAGTTGCGTCGGCCACGGGGAGTTCCTCAGGTTAAAGAAGGCTTCACATTATTGATCATCCGCGGCCGTTGGCGTTGGCTGAACAGTTGAACGGGAGAATGCCGGTGAGTGCTACACCGCCAGCGCCGATCTGTACGTAAGTGGTCAATTGATCGCTACCACTGTAGAAACCATCGGACCACGCACTGGCGCTACATATCCCAGCGCTCTGGTCCAGCGATTGCCAAGGACCGAAGTTGTTCTGGTCGTAGTAACTGATGCGAAATTGATACTCGCCCGGGGATCGGCCATCAGGCAACCAGCGATAGGCATCGTAAGAGCCACCGTTTTCCTGGTACACGGCCATGACCCCGTCGTTACGCATGGTGATGTTGCACGAAGCTGAACCACCGCCATTACTTACGAAGATTTCATCAGACGCAGACAGCGACTGGAACGTCGGAGCCGGCGGCGCTGTAGTTTTATCGGCACCGTTGAACTGCCTGAAACGCCATCCTGCTCGCTCAGTGGAAATGTTACCGGTGGTGGAATTGGTAGGTACCAGCGCACCATTGCGCAAATACTCACTTGCACGACCATTTCCGCCAAACACGCTGCGGATCTGGGACATGCGTACGGGGAAATTAACTGCCATTGTTCGGATCTACGGAAGTTGGTTATTGCGATTCTTGCTGACTTCCAATGTCCGAAAGAACTACTTAGAGAGGACGACCCACTGTGAGTTCCACAATGATGTTCTTGCTGACGGTCGTACCGGCCGCATCGCGTACGGTGACAGTAGCTGTGGTGGAAACAGAACGGGTGGCGGAGAAAGATGCGGTGTTACCATTTTGACGCAGGTTAGCACCTGAGCCACCGGACCACGTGACAGTATATCCGCCTGCACCGCCCGAGGGACTGGCCACAGACGAACCGGCTGCAGTACCGGCATTGACCTGATTGAACACGTCCGGTGCGCTGACGCTGAGCGGGGAAGACGTATTGACATCGGCACCGCCGAATTGACGAAGCCTCAGAGAGTTGACGTCAGTGGAGATGTTTTGATTGGCTGAGTTGTTGGGGACGCGACCACCATTACGGGTAAGACCGCGCAGGTTCGTACCGCCAAACATTCCCAACGCTTCGCGCAATGAGGGGGTTGGACCTAGAGGCATAAAAAGTTCCCAGTAAATGCCCGGGAGGTTGCCCTCCCGGGACTGACTTACTTCTTCATCAACTTGGCCATCTGACGCTGCAGAGTTTTGATGCTCTTCAACGCCTGTGCCAACTGACGATCCTTACGCTTGACGTGCGCCTTCAACCGGATGACCTCATCTTCCACGGCGTTGACCTGATAGGCCACCACTGCGGTCAACTTGGACTGCGTCAGACGCAGCTTACCGGTTTGCTCATCCAGCTTGACTGCTTCGGGGTATTGCTTTTGCACTTCCTGTGCGATGAAGCCGATGTCGAGCGAACCATCTGCACGCCACTGGAAACGAACCGGGCGCAACCGTCCATTGTAGCGGAACGGCTTGATGTTCTTCTTCATCGTGCGATCGGAGTTGATCGCAAAGTCGTAACCGTAGAACGTACCGTCGGACTGGATCGAGGCCTTACCGGCAACTGCCCCCGTACCGAAACCGAAGTTCAGGTGACCACCCACCGAGTACATGGAGATGTGAGCGCCACCGTCGATCAGGCCGTAACCGCCACCGTAGTTGCCGTAGGCCCGGAAAGCGGCTGCCGATGCGTACTGCTGGGGGTTGTGGACCGGACCGTTGACCTCGAACCATGCCGCCTTCATGGCTTTGCCATTATAGACCTGCACGTACGTGGTGTCGGTCATGTAGATACCGCCACCGTAGTCACTACTGAACCAACCAGTTTGGCCGGTGGAGCGGAACCAGTTGTTGCACGACATGGAACCGGCATTACCCGAATCCCAACCGGCGTAGAATCGCTGAGCGCCGGCCATGCCCGTTACAGCCAAGTTACTGCCCATGGACACGCTACCGCTGTTCAGATCCACCGCGAATGGACGGGTAGGACCCCACGTACCGTACGGATCACCAGAAGCGGTGGTCATCAGGTACATCGTGGTGCCATCATTGCGCCAGAACGAACCGTAGTTACCCTGCACAATGCGGTAGCCGTTTGCGTAGGTGGTGGCAACTTCCCTATCGATGCTCAGGCGAGAGGCACTACCGAGCAGATGCGGACCGGAGTTACCCAACCGGATACCACCGGCCGTCGGATCGGCGACACTGTTGATACCCAACGTGTGGCCAACGCCAATGTCATTGATCGTCGCATCATTGCCGACTGCAAAGGCAATACCGTTCTCGCCATTAGCACGACCATGGAAATAACCCTCCGTGGCAATCCTCAGCGGCGAACCACCATTGGACGGGGTCTGGACGTACATGGCCTGCATCGTACCGCCACCAGCCGAGTTATACGCATACAGCGAGTACGTGGCATTCGCTTCCAGTACGTGGGCCCAACGCGTATTGCCACTGGACCAACCCATGGTGAGGGGAGCAGTCTGCGTATCAATGGTACCTGCAAACGAGTTGATCGCTCCACTGACCGCACCGCCATTCCAAGTAGCCGGAACGGTGATGTTGGACGAACCATCAAAAGCCACGCCGTTGATAGTGCGCGGAGTGGCCAACTTGGTTGCCGTGTCAGCATTACCCGTCAATGCACCGATGAAGGCCGGAGCCGTTACGTTGACAGTGGAACGAACACCATTGGGATTGATACCAAAGAACTTGGTACCGCCATTGATGCCGAACACAAAACCACGATTGGTACCGCCACCCATGTTGAAATACATGTTGTAATCGCTGGTGGTTTCACCAGCAACACGACCACCCGGGGTGGAAGTGGAGGCAGCCATCGAGATCTTGTAACCGTCATTGTCCCAGAACCGCATACCGCGACCATCGCCGGACTGGAACCGCAGATCCGAGGCGTTTTGCGCATCGCGTCGCAAGAACGAAGTCGAGCTGGTACCATCAGCAAACCCTGACGCCGTCGCTGCCGTAGTGGCAGTGGTGGCGCTGTCGGCATTACCCGTGAGCTTACCCACAAACGTCGTGGCGGTGACAGTGCCGTTGTACGGCGAGAACATGATCGTACCGGTACTACCCAAGCCGGTGATCTTGAAGTCCTTACCACCAATGCTGTCGTACAGTTCCAGCGACGACGTAGCGCCAGCGCCGGCCTGCTTGAACTGCCATGCGCGATCGCCTGCCAGTTCCAACATCACGCCACCATCGCCCACACCCTGACCGACCTTGATGCTGGTCAGTTCCAATTGACCATTGGCGTAGAGTGCAGCCTGACCGACCGTCGAGCCATCGCCATTGGGACGCAGATACACGTACCCGTTGGCACCGGTACCGGCACTCAGAACCACACTGCCGGTGGACGTACCGCGCAACCCACCACCACCGCTGCCCAGATTGGCCAGGATGTTGTTGGGAATGGTCAAGCCGACGTTGAATGTCTGCAAGGCCTGCCACGCATGTGCGTTACTCGGTGATGCGATCAGCTTCCAGTCACCACCGACGTTACCCGTGGACGGATAGCCGCGGTAGTACATGGAGTTGGGCGAGTTGGTCGGAATGTGCAGGTCAAACGAACGGGTGTTCTGACGACCCATGATGACCGACAACGTTGCGCCGAACTCAGTGGGGAAGCCCGTCGAACCGGTGCTATTCTGACTGTACTTGAACGCCAGATCGTTGGCGACGTCACTGAAGTAACCCGACGGGACGGTTGCATCCGCATTGAGTGTGGTAGTACCACGTTCCACACGACCAGAGGGATTGAAATTACCCGCATGCCAGATCACATTGCCGTTGTACGAGACATTGGCTTCGTTGACCATGAACTGGTTAGCCGAATTCGTGTCGCCCTTGGGCCGCAGGTAGATCGCGCCGCCGGTCGCAGTGGACAGAACCAGGCCCGCAGCACCTGCATCGCGGATGATCGAACTACCCGCACCGAAGGTGATGTTCTTACTGACAGGCAGGGTGATGTTGCCAGTGAACGCAAACGTGGCAGCCGAAGCCGTCAACGTACCTGCGCCGTTGGTCGTACCGTCGCCACCGGAGGCCAAGATGCGCGAATCGAAGTCGTTGTTACCACCACTGGAGTGGAAGTCCAATCCCGACGACGTCGCCACACCTGCACGCCCGCCGATTTCCAGAATGACATTGCTGCCAGCCTTGCTACCGAAGTGCGTGTTGTTTGCCTCGAAATACTGCGTCCCCTTCCACGTGGTATCCGTTTCCAGATCACGCGTGCTGAGGATGTCGTACGCCGTAGCGTAGACGATACCCGACGGTTCGGTGTCGACCAGACTGTTGTCGCGAGCTTCCCAGGCGATGCTGTCGTTGTTGATCAACGTCAGCGGCATGCCCGAGTTGTACAACCCTACCTTGATCCAGATCTCCACACCGGTGCTGGCCGAGGCCGTGCCGGTGAGTACCAGACCCACTTGCAGGAAATCCGACCCCACATCGGTTTGACGGATACGCTGATGGTCCACGATCGAATTGACGATCGCTTGGGTCAGCGACAACGTGGTGTTGGTATATCCGCGGTTGTTGACCGTGACAATGTCACGTGCCATACGGCGCACGCCGTAGTTACCCGAGGCTGCCTCAAACTGCAGGTAGCGCGGGTTAGCGCCGGCCCATGTTGCAGTACCGATCTTGAGCCACTTCGCTGCGTTTCCGGTCGTTGGCAGGATCACGCGGTTGAGCGTGTTCTTTGCATCCACGTAACCGGGCAGTACCATGTTACCGGCACTGTCCAAGGACATGCGATTGAAATCACCTTCACCTTGGATGCGGAACGTTGCACCTGCACCGGTACCCGTGCCACCGATGCGGATGCGCGGAACGTTAGCCTGCCAGCTCAACGTCACCGATGCATTGGTGTTGTTGGGATTGAGCGAGGCCAGCGTCGGAGCACTGACGCCTACCACAGACCGCACGCCATCGGGATGAATGCCGAACAACTTGGAGCCGTAGGCGTACTCGAACACGAAGCCGCGATTCTGCGCAACGGTGGAACCCATGCGGAAATGCATGTTGTAATCGGACTTGGTCTCACCATCAACGCGTCCACCGAAGGACGTGTCAGTGGCTTGACTCATGTAGACCTTGTAGTTGTCCGAGTTCCAGAACTTGACACCGCGACCGTTACTGCTGCCAGCAAAGGTCACATCGCCGACCGAAGCCGTATCGAGCTGATGCAAGTTGGCCTTGACCATGTTTCCCGCATGCCAGACTTCATTACCTGCGATGGTCATGCCATCGCGAGCAGCGTAAGTGGCAGCGTAGTTGCGACTTGCATCGGCAACGCCCTGAACAACGGTACCGGCCGGCAGCGAAGCGACGTAACCGTCACCTTCGAGCAACTCCACCGTACGCGAACCACCACGAGCGATCACGCTGCTCTTCAGGCCCGAGTAGGTACCGCTCATCTTGGTGTACAGATCCACCTTGACCGGGTAGGACGTCGTATCGCTGATGACAGCGTAGAAATCTTCCGGGTTCAGGTAGTTGGCCGATTCGATGTCGACATTGACGTACGGCAGGCCCGGCAGAGCAACCTGCTGCTTGATACGGAAGCGAACCACCGCAGTGCGACCATACGTCGAACCGTCACCGTAGCCCATCATGCGGAAGGCAATGGCCGCATCCTCGTACAACGCGCTCAGCGTTGCCGTAGCGATACGGGTGTACTGCCCTGCGTACTGGTTACCCGTGCCACCATGCTGGTAGGCGCGCAAGCGACCCACAGCGCCGATGTCTTGCGAGCCGTCGATTGCGACGTTACCCGTGAAGTCACCTTGGTAGTAGAAGTTCCGCGGCGTGGTCCACTTAGCAGCAGAGGGAGCAGCGTCAGTCTTCTTGGCATAGTCACCGATGGTCAGGTTACCGGTGTGGTACAACTCATTCCACGTCTGGACCGTACCGGCTTCGATCGTCTGGAACCACAGCTTGTTACTGCGACCGGCCACATTCAACGCGTAGAAGTCGGTATGATCCAACACCGTACGCATGCCCATGTAGTTCTTACCGGTTTCCGGCGAACCAACGGTACCTGCAGCAAAGCGAGAGGCGCGGTTGTCCTGAGCCCAGTTGAAGTCCTTGACACCCACACCCAGACCGAAGCCACCGCCGGTAGCCTTGCTATCGAGCACTTCCTGCAGACCCGACACCTTACCGATCGTCAACGCCCCATCTGCGATGGTGGTGTTGATGGTCATGTTCGTCGTACCGTTGAAGGTAGCCGAACCGGTGACCGTACCGGCCAGTGCCATGGTGCGTGCAGTGGCCAACTTCGTGGCCGCAGCAGCCGTAGCCGTTGCATCCAGCTTGGTAGCCGGATTGAAGTTGCCTGCATCCCATGCCACGTTACCGTCAACCGACAGGCCGCCCGTTACACGCAGACCATTCGTGATGCCAGTACCGGGAGTGAATGCGAAGTCGTCATCGAACAACAGCGCCAGGCCATTGGACGTGCGGATCTTCGAGCCACCCAAGAAGGTGACATTACCCTTGAGCTGAATCAAACCCGTACCCAGCGGAGCCAGCTCCACATCACCGGCGCCAGAGGTCTGGACGGCAATGTTCTGGTTCGGGTCGGCCGTCATGCGGATGGTGCCCGACTCGGTGTCTTCCAGGATCTTCTGACCATTCAGGTACAGCGACCCCGGACCGATGTACACGTCACGCCACATCTTGGTGGGCGAACCCAACGAGTGCACGTTGTCCACATCGGGGATGATGTCACCGGACATCGTCATGTTGCCAGTGAAGCTGGCATTCTGAGCGTTGGCCTTACCATCCAGTGCCGTCTGCAACCCGCTGACCTTAGCGATACTCAGCGCGCCATCGTCGATGGTCGTGGTGAATGCCACATTGGCCGTACCATTGAAACCCACCGCAGCGGCCTTGATGACGCCTGTCATCGAGAAGTTGCGCGAGGTCACCAACTTGGTTGCACTGGCAGCGGCAGCGGTCTTGTCCAGCTTGGACGTCGGGTCAAACGAAACGCTATCCCACGCCAGACGCCACGGCGACCACGCATTGGCCACACGGACGCGGGCGAGTACCTCTGCGGTAGTCGTCGACCATGCCCGTTGCAGGCGATCGGTTCCCGTACCCACCAGCAGGGTTTCGATGTAGTAATAGGCCGAGGTCGAGCCGGGCGAGTTGGTGTTCTCACGCGCCACGTAAGCACGTACACCCACCGCCAGATCGTTGACGTTGAACGATGCGCCCGGACCGTATTCCACATTGGTCTTGGACATGTAGTCCGCAGCCGCACCGCCCACATTGACTTTGTTGGCGGGAGTGAAATTCCCAGCGTGCCAGACTTCGTTCTCGCCGTAGAACAGACCGGTATCGGTGAGCTTCAGCTCATCGGTGACTACCCCATCCTTCCAGCGCTGCAGGGCCAGCGATTTGTCTGCCTGGTTGTACACCAGCGAACTGACACGCGTACCTGCGCTGTTGAGGAAATCCAGATCGATCAGACCGTTGGTACTGGTGGTGCGGATGTTCAGATCAGTGAACTGCGCGGTGGTGTTTTTCTGCTGGTAGTTACTCAGGTCAATCGACCCTTCCACCAGCAGTTTGATCCAACCCCCGAAAGCATCTTCACCATAGCTCCGCCAATACACCTCACCGGAATCACGACCGAAGGCCATCTGCGCAACGTTATCGCCACCGGCGTTGACGTTGAGGATGGTAGCCCCTTCAGGCGGCGCTTCCAGCGTTGCTGCTGCCGAGGTCGGACCCAACGGCATATTGGCAACCGGCCCCATCAGATCACCGATTGCGACCCGATGGTTGTGGTTGACATCTGCCTTGGCAGCGTCCAGATCCATCAGGTCACTTTCCAAATGCAGCACAGCCGATTGCGGAATCGACTGCGGCAGTGCCACTGCCTCGATGGTCACATCCTTGGAGCCGTCCATGCGCACGGTACCGGAAAGGATACCGCCCAGCGAAATGCCGCGCTCCTGCGGCCACAACGACTTACCGGCCGGGGACAACTCCAGCGAATCCAATCGCTGATCCAGATCGGCAATGTCCAGCTTGGCTGCTGCCACCTCATCGCTCAGGGCCTTGGTGATGTGGGCCGTCAGCAGCGAAAGGCGTGCGTTGTAAAAGTTGTCTCCTGACTGGACCATCAACAGCGGATCGCCGGTAACCTCCGGCAGTCCCTGTAGGCCCGAAATTTTTGCGTAAGTAAGAGCCATGGTGAAGATCCTTTAAAACGAGGGGCCCCCAATGTAGGGGCCCCTCGACGTTTACATCTATTTCCCCTGAACCAGCTTTCGCAGCTCACGGACTTCACGCTGCAGTCGAGCCACCTTACGGTCACGCTTGACTTCGCGATCTTCCAGAGCGTTGATCTGGTGAGACAAAATTGCTGACAGCTTGTCGTAGGCGATGGTCAGTTCCCCTCGCTCGTTACGGCGCACCAGCCACGGATAGAGCCTGCGCACTTCCTGTGCAATGAAACCGATGTCCCACTTACCGTTGGCAATCCACTGGTACTGACGCGGAGTCAGACGGCCGTTGTAGACCAGATTGACGATGTTCTTCTTCAGGCGCTCATCCGAAGACATGGCAAAGTCAGGTGCGTACAACGTGCCATCAGCGCTGAATGAAGCATACGAGTAACCGGGGTTGTTGCCGTAGCGAATACCCAGACTGCCGTTATTGGCACCGGTTTCATACATCAACAGATCGTCATCGGCACCGATGGTCACGGTGGCGAAATGGCCGGGACTGTCCGACCACAACGTACTGCCATTGCGACGAAGCATCGGGCCGCCGGCACCGAACTGCAATTGCGCCTGGTTACCGTCTTGCTGACCGCGCAGACCGAGGGTATTGGCTGCACCCACATCCCACAAGGCGACGTCATCGCCAACCCGGTACTTCTCACCGTCCGAACCATTGGCGCTGACAAACACCTTGGCGAAAATCCCTTCCGGGATGAACGCGTTACCGGCATAGTTGAACTGGAACTGATTGACTTCCGAATTACCGCCTTGAGGACGCAAGATGATTGCGCCTGCGTTGGCAGCACCCGTAGCGGCCAATACCAAATTGGTACCGACAGCAGTGATGCGTTCTGCGGTAGACATCGAGTTGAAAGCGACGTTGGCGCCGAGCTTGGCATACTCGCTGGGATTGATCGATGCAGTGGTCAGCATCTCATTCCACGCCGACCACGTGCCGCCGTAGCGGCCACGTGCGAAGATGCGACTGGACTGGTAGACGTGATAGGTCTGGTAGACCATGTCATTGTTGGAGGTGAGGTACACTTCCAACTTACCTGCCAATGCCACCGGGTAGTTCGACCCGCCCTGCGCACCCGCATTCAGTCGCTGTGCGTACAGACCGGCACTAACCACCGTATTCAGATCCACTGCACCGCCCAGATCACCACGATCTTGGAACAGCGTGGACAGAACCGATGAGTCCAGCTTACCGGCCGGATTGAAGTTACCGGCATGCCAGACCGTCTGATCGTTGATCGTCACCGCCGTACCGCGCAGATTCAACGGGGCAAACGCCGAAGCATCGTGGGTGACCGCATCGTAGTTCACACCGGTCGTACCGGCGGGCATGATGCGACCCTTACCGGTGGAACCGTTGTCCACGTCGAAGTAGACAATGCCAGTGAACGTCGGATCGGCAATGGGTGCCTTCGCGTTCAACGCCGTCTGCAGACCGTTGGTCTTGGCAATGGTCAATGCCGCATCGGCAATGGCCGATGCCAGTGCAACGTTACCGGAACCATCGAATCCCACCGCCGCGGCAGTGACAGGTCCGGTCATCGAGAAGTTGCGGGACGCGGCCAGCTTGGTGGCGGCAGCTGCCGTACCGGTACTGGCCAACTTCCCATCCAGGGCCCCCTGCAGCCCATTGACCTTAGCGATGGACAGTGCGTTGTCCGCAATCGCTGTGGTGATCGACATGTTGCCCGAGCCGTTGAAGGCAACCGAACCGGTAACCAGTCCGGTCAACGACAACGTCCGGTTAGCAGGCCAGACCGACGGCACGCCGTCGGATTTGATCTGGTCCACTTCCTGCTGCAGGGTTCCCACCATGTACTGGCGCAACGAAGACAGGCTAGAGCGTTTGAACTCGCCACTACCATCCCAGACCAGGGAGAAGAGGGAGTCCGTCGGCGTCGCCTGTGAATCCAGCAATCGCAAGCTGGTAAAGGAGAGAGCCATGGTGAATTCCTAAATTGCGTCTGACTTAAAGGCCCAACTCCGCGAAGCGCTCTTCCAGAACACGAACGCGTTCCTTCAATTGCTCCACTTCCGAATTGGTGTCGCCGATGTCGCTTTCGATCTTATTGTTTTGGGCGGACAAGATGGCACCGACAGCGTTGACGCTGACACAGGTGGCACCGTTGCGTGTTTCGACTGCTTCCGGATACGCTTCGGCCAACTGCGCCAAATCAAACCCGTAGTCGTTGACGCCTTCTTCGATGTTGTAGAACCGGATGGGGGTCAGGGCACCGTTGTAGTCCAGCTTGCGGATACTGGAACGGTTGACGTGACGGAAGGACATGGAGAAGCCACCGGCCAGAACGCGCTTGTCGTTGTAGGAGCGGATGTACTTCTCATCGGTCATGTACCAACCACCCCCGTAGGTGGCATTCATCCAACCGGTGTTACCGGCCGAACGGAACCAGTTGTCGCAGGACATGCCGCCATCCATACCCGCATCCCACTGCGCGTACACGCGCCGTGCTTCGATGCGACTGTCCACTTCCAGTGAACCTTCATGGATCAGCGTGCGGTCATGCTTGGTCACGTACGTAATCGCTTCCTTGCCGTCGGTGAAGCCGATGGTGGTGGCGGTATTGAACAGACCCCAATCATCCTGATTGAACCCGTAGATGGCCGTCAGCGTACCCACACCGATGCGAGTACGATTGGCCAGCAGTTCCAGCTCACTCTTACCGCCGGCCAGTCGTGAACGCAGGCGCATCAGGCGATGCTGTTCCTTGCGATCGGCGCTATAGGCGTTCAGGGTGAGACTGGCATCAGATTCCAGATCCAGTTTCCAGCGGTGTTTACCCGACTCCCAACCCAGGTGCAGCAGGTTCTGCGAGGTACTCGCCGAACCGGGGTAGATACCTACGCCAGTCAGGAACTTCGGATTGCGCAGATCCGCTTTATCAGCCGGAGTGAAGTTGTCGGTGTGATAGAACTCACGTCGAGTCCAATCACCGTTGTCCACGTTCTGCTGATGGAACACCCGACCGTCCGCACTGAACATCAGGCGGTCCAACTGGTTACCCAACAGCGCATCGCGGCGACCGGAAGCCGAAACGGTTTCCAGATACACGCCACGATCAGACGGAGCGTTAGCGGCGCCCTTCTGCCAGCGGTTCAGTGCCGCCAGGGACTGAGCGTGCAGATCCTTGGACTCACGCACCAATCCCAGAGCGTCGGCTTTCTCAGCCTTACTGTCCGGATTGAAGCTGGCAGTGGTGTGGATTTCAGTGAAGGCAACTTTCTTGTCCCCACCGGTCATGCGGTGCCACAGGCGACCTTCCGGACTCTGGAAGAACTGACCGCCGACCTTGGCAGCGCCGGCGACATTCCACAGCAAGCCAGTGCCGGCCGGGAAGTTCGTACCACCCGTGACGGCCACAGCGCCCGTGTAAGCCACCGTGTCGGCGTTTACGTCGGGAATGGCAATGGTACCCAGGAAGGAGTTCTTCAGCTGGTTACGCAGCGTCTCAGACAGCGCCAGACGTACCGAGACGTCCTTACTGCCATCGAACTTCTCCAGGGAGCCGGTGACATCGCCTTCGAGCTTGATGGTGATCGGGGTGAGGAGCTTGGCAGCGCCCTCGGCACCAGACGCCTCCACGGCTGCCTTGACCTGACGGGTCAGGCTCAGCAGGATCGGAGCCAGTCCTTCTACGTCATCTACCGAGAGATTGCCGTAGTTGAACTTCAGCTCCATTTCCACGTCTTGGGTACCGTCGAACACCACGTTACCTTCAGCATCACCAGTCACACGCAGAACCATCGGCCGCGCCCAAGGCGAGGGCTGCGGGCTGTTCTGCAACTGACGGATTTGTTCGGGGATCTCCCCGAGCAGGGTTTGGCCCAGCGCGTTCAGTTCGAGTTGATAGAACTTACCGGCGTGCTGAACCAACACTTTCTGAAACAACTCCGCTTTCTCAGCCAGCGGCAGTCGCATCAGTGCGTCGAGTGTCAAATACATCGCGAATACCTCTAGGTTCAGGTTACAGACCGTGCATCAGCTTGAGCTGTTGCGCGGCCACACGTTCGGCGAATTCATCACTGTGCACGTAGGCGTCCAGTTGCTGGACCGAGAGCACCAGCGCTGCGATCATCTGGCCATCATCGCGGGTCTTGACCTGCTGGCCGCCTGCGCTGTAGTCGGTGACGATCGACTGCGGGGCACCCACCTTCCGGGCAGCCAGTTCAATGGAGTCGGCCAGTACCGTCAGTTCCAACCGCTGGTCAGTCTTGCTGGCATCGGGCTGCTTTTCCCGCAACATGCGCTGACGCATGCAACGTTCAATAGCCGTAGCGTACTTGAGTGATTCGGCGCTGTAGCGATCACGATCAATCAACCACAGGCGGCTGGCTTCCTGATAAGCCACCAATGCATCCTGGTAACCCGATTCATTGGGTTGGATGGTGGGGACCGTCGGTTCAGCGGACAACGGACGCGGTGGGACAGGCAATGCATCGATGTAGGCATCGCGGTAGTTCCAACCGATCTCTTCGACCTTCAACTCCCGGATGAATGCCAGACCCAGGCTGGTGGCCATCTGCCGGCGACCCACATCACGCTCATCGGCGCGAGTGTTGTAGCCGTGATGTCCCACCACTCGGTTATCGAAGCGACCCAGCTGCACGGCGCGCTTACCCGGAGCCTGCGCTTCAGCGCCCAGCGCGACAGAGTAGTCAAACAGCGTCGTACCAGCATCGCTGCCCAGAGCCACTGCATTGAGCGCTGTGCCCGTATAGCCTGCACGATAGCCCAACACCACAGCGCCATCTGCGATGGCCGTGTGGGCCGCGCCATGGCCGATGGTGACGGCTCGTTCAATACGTTGCTGGGCATTGTGCGCCCGCGCGCCGATCACGACCGAGTTGAAGATCTCCGTCATCGCAGCAAGCAGGTCATTACCGGCGGCGACCGTGTCTTCCAACTGCGTGGCGACCTTACCGATGTCATTACCCAACACCGTGGCACGCTTGATGGCAACCACCTGCGGCAGCAAGTTGGTACCGAAGATCGAGGAGCGATCCACAGTAGCAGCTGCACCAGAGGCCATGGTCATCAAGGCCGATTCGGATACGTTGAGCGCACCACCGAAACCTTCACCCATCGCAACGGTATTGCGGATCTTCAGGGCGTTGTCCATGATCGGGCCAATCACGTGACCGTTGGCGAAGACGGGCAAGTTCCCTGTGTTGAGCAGAGTGAAACTCGGACCCGGTGCCGCAACGGTGGTGGGGCGACGAACCGCCAGATTACGCAGGTCCGCGCGGATCTCCATGCCCTGGACAATCACCGGTTTGGTGAACTCGCGCTTGCCGTCAACGACGGCATTGTCCTTGGAGGTGGGATACACGCTGACCGGCTGCAGTGCATGCAGACCGGTGGTCAGCCACATGAACTGGCTACCCTTGCGGAACACGTAGTCGTCATAAACGCCATCGCGATCAGCCTGGAGCATTGCCGGTGTGGCGATGGAGCTATCAATGGTAGCGCCCACCATGACCAGCGGCTCGTAGCCGATCGGGATTTGCACCGGCGCCAAGGCCGGCTTGGTTGCATCGATGGAAGCGGTCAGTGCGTCGTTGCGCAGCGAGTGCAGCGACAGGCCCATCATCAGACCCAGATCCGTGGACTCCACGGGCAGGTTCAGCGTTGCCAGCGTGGTCTCACTGCCGTTGGACAGACCCAACACGCGCACGGTGGCCAGATTGGTGGTATCGGTGAAATCGATCAGGACCAACAGCTTGAACGGACCAGAGGGGATGTAGATCTCGTTGGTACCATCACTGATAACGTTACCGCGTACCGAGACATGGCCCAGTCGAGAATGTTGGCCGAAATCCAACTGCAGGCTACTGGCATCATTGTTACCAGTCAGCGGCTGGGGTACGGTGACCACGAACCAATGGCGACCCTGAGGACGAACCATGCCCTTGACTTTACCGTTGGCGGAATAGCCGAGCGAGGGCTGGACAGACAGTGACAGACCGTCCGTACCCACACCCTGTCCGACCATACGCAGCGGCACAGTGACGTGGGCCGGAGACCACGATTTGGCTTGCAGTTCTCCAGACATGAGAACACCTCTGAGATAGTGAAAATGGGGAAAGTGTAGATTTTTACACAAGATAAAGGAACAAAAACAAAGAGCATAAAACCCTCCTCCCCGAAGGGAGGAGGGGGATTGCTTATGGCGCGCTGTTACTCAATGCCGTCTTGGTATAACCCGAGAGGACAAAGCGTTGCAGCTTAGGAATCCATTCCAGACCATAGTTGACGCTACCCAGATCCAGCGACACCGCCTTGGCAGACGTTTGCACCCAATCTCGATCAGCGCGAACCATGTGCGTATTACTGGTATTGATCAGCAAGAAGCCGTGCTGCAGTGAGTACGCCATCCGGCCGGCAGCGCCGTGTGCAGCCGGTGCGGTGTATACGACCTCCCAGTCCGTACGGCCGTTGGCACTCCGCATGACCGTCGCCGGAGTGGTCGCCACCAACGCAAAGAACGCCTGATGATCCGAAGACCACAAAATGTCCTTGATCGCTGCGGAGAACTGACCGGTACGCGTCCACACAGTGTTGGTCGGCAGGGCGTTGTTGTTGTAGAGGAAGCGCCCCGAACTGTAAGCCACCACGACCCGATCTTCCTCGGGACTGTAGGCAACCGCATTCGGTGACCCCATGTCACTGGGGATGTTTTGTCCGCTCCAACTCCAAGTTTTACCGTCAGCAGACTGACTGACCATGGCCGCACCATCGCTATTGAAAGCCAGCACCTTGGTGGGCGTATCGATCAGGATGACTCCGTACTCGCTACTACCGCCACCTTGAGTCCAGGTGATACCGTCAACCGACCAGACCTTCGCAGAGGACAAACCGCAACCAATGAACAGCTGCAGTCGATCACTCCAGATGAACTGTTCGAACTTGGTGCCGCTGGGAACCGTAGCAGCCGTCCATGTCTGACCCACATCGTCACTGTAGGAGATCTTGGCCGAGGTGAAGTCACCCACCACCATGCGGTTCAACTTCGGACTGTAACCTACCGTGTGACCGCCACCGATGTTGCTCCGCACTGTCCAGTCGTCATTCCACACAACCGGTGCTGGCTTGAGCAGATCGTACAACTTGGCAATGGCCGAGGCTTCCTCTGCATCGGTGGCCCAGCCCGGACCTGCCATCAGCTCGGACATGAACGTCGCATTCCCATACGACGAACTATAGCGATTGGGACTACCGCCGTAGAGCATGGCCGAACTGGTCAGCGGTTCAATGCCAGAGTTCGGCAGCAGCGTCGTCACTCGCTTACCGTCCACGTAGGAGCTGTACCGATCACGACCGCCCTGCGGACGGAAGACGATCGTGTACATGTGCGCCTCAGTGTCAGGCATGGGCGTACGCGGTCGCGAGGCCGTCGCTTGGTGCTGACGGTTCATGTTCCACTGCACTTCCTCATCACCCCCGGACACCTGGAAGCCGCAAGCCAAGCCCGCGTCCTGACTGTCGCCCACGATGTGCTGGTACTGACTACCCACGGCCTTGGTCGGATCGCGCTTGAGGAACACGTTCCAGAACTGACCCTTCTGCAGGTTAGCTGCATTGAGCGTAAAGCCCGTACCCGGGATCGTGAAGCCACCTTCAGTTGTGTTGCCCTGCGGGGCCAGTGACTTACCGGTGTTGCTCAATCCAACGCCCACCGCTGCGGTAGCCGAGTACGCACCATGATACCCATTACCGCTGGAGTCACGGGCGATACCGTTGGGCGCCACATCGTTGAGACGATACCACACAGTCGGAGTGACCGTACCGATGATGTCATCGACCACGTTGTAACGCTTGTACTGCAAACCGCGCAGCATGACGTCAGTGAGCGTGGTGTTGGTGACAGGCGAGCCGACCTTCGACCACGGTCCTTGTGCCGAGTCCGCGTTGGTCCACACCGAACCTTCTCGGGTAATCAGCATGACACGAGTGCCGTCACCACGGGCTGCCCACGGTTGTTCGGTCGTGGTAAAGCCCGTAGCGGCAGTGAAGTTCAACGGATCAGCAGCTGGGGACGTGTAGACCTTCCCTTCCTGCGTGATGACCATCCAACCCGTTTCCAGCGGCACGATGGCCACCATCGCGGTACCTGCCCCAGCGCCGGTCAGCTGACGTGTGTAGATCGTACCGGTCTGGTCGATCATGGCCAAGTTGAGGTTACCGCCGTCGGCGCCACCGATCATGACTACCTGACCGTCGGTGGCACTACACGGATTGTTCGGGAAGCCGATGAAGTCCCCACGTTCAGTCCACGTCGCACCTTCGTCAATGGAGATCTGCGAGGTGTCCCAACTGTTGTTACTGGCGTTGTACTTGACCATCAGCTTCTTACAGCCCTGCAGCAAGTTACCGCGGGCTGCCGTGGTCTGTACCGTCTGCCCCGTCGCAGTATCCAAATACTGCACTGCATCGCTCACTGCCGTTGACCAGATCTTCGTCCCCACGATGCAGCGACCATGGGCCTGCAGCGGGATCGAACGCCATGCCGACTCACCCAACGGACGCCAGTAGGCGCCAGCATAGGACGGACTGTAGTTCAGCTCGATGTACTCATTACTCAGGATCTGTGCCAAGGGCATCGGCACGCCTTTACCGACCGTACTGGCGAACTTGTCGAACTCAGCGCTGTAGAGCTTCTGGTCAGAGGTGATGTACCATCCCGAGGTCACGATGGCTTTGGCCACATTGATGTCCGTGTAACCGGAACCTACCACCGAATGGTTGGGACCGCCACCAGCCCAGACACGAATCCGCGAGTCGCTACTCTGCGAGTTGTTCTCCACGGTATCGATTACAAACGTCGTGGACTGATACCCTTCCGGGATCGACACGCTGTCACGACCCGTGAAATCAACCCCCAGCGTCGCAGTGGATTCTTCGTAGCTGATCGGAATGGTCAGTGCCTTCGGCGCCGGGATGTTCAGGTCAATGCGTACCACCGTCGAGGTGCCCTCAACGACCGTGGCCGGCTGCGCGCTGATGGTCACTTCAGGGCGAGCCTGCGGCGTCAGCTGCAACTGCTTCGTGTTGGATACCGGAGCACGGTTCTGACCACCGGGGTAGAAGATCCCGCCCACGTAGTACGTCTCCAGGTACGGCATATCCTCGGTCAACTGAAGATCGAAGCTGAAGTTGTACTCGCCGGCCGGACTGAACGGGGTCAATCCTTCGAAGATCAATCGCGAAGGTTCAGCCACATCACCGGTGCGGCCCACCAGCGGCGAATCGGAAGTGATGTTACTGACGATGACTGCGCCAGTGTCCTGGAAGTCAAAGTCCATCCGATCCATCTGATCCGGTACGTAAGGTGACGGGAAGGTCAGTTTGCCGTTGATGCGAATCTTCGTGGCAGCCATCGGTTGAGCAGGTACGGTACTCCATTCCAACGTCGGGGCCTGATAGGCTACGATCGGCACATCCAGCGCCAGCAGCTCTTCATTACCGTCGTTGTTGGTGAAGCCCATATTCAGCTTGTGGGTACGTCCCGGCTGCAGACTCAGGGCGAACACCGGCACTTCGATGACGTACGTCCCAGCAGGCAGGTCATCGCGCAACGAGAAGCGGAACTTCTGATTGGGCCATGCCTGAATCGGCACCGTCGTCACCGTGGATTGATCCATGCCCATCTCAGCCAGATCCAGACCCCAGTTCACCCACTCCGGGCGAACCCACTTACTCGAACCGGAACCTGCATATTCCATTTCCGGACCGACGGCCATCAGGTACGGCGGACCATTGGTATCGGTCGTATCACCCCAAGAGAACACCACGCCATCGGCTGCGCCATCTTCGGGAACCTTGATGGTCATCAGTACCTTTGGTGCCACTACCGAGTAGTGAACAACCGGGGTGTGGTCGATGGTCAGACTCACTTCCAGTGGCGCTTTCAATTCCGGCGTCTCCACCAGAATCGTGTCTTCCAGATAGGCGATGGTACCGGCGTTATCGCGCCAGCGTGCCGTGAACGGATAGCTGCCCGAAGGCGCCGTACCGCGCAACCAACCATCGGCGGAGAGCGTAACGGTGCTCGGCAGACCGGAGGTATCCAGCAGAATGTACGGCACAAAACCGCCACGCAGCTGATAACGATAGGCGATGGTTTCACCCGGAGCAACGGTAGGTACTTTACCCAACACCACCAGCAGGCTGGGGAAGATCAACTTGAGGTTGACCGATGAGCCAGGCTGGAAGCGGCGAGAGTTGACCGTAGCCACCAGCGCATCGGCTTCACCGTTGTCCGGGACGAACTTGACGATGTCTCCCGGCACCAGCGGCTTCTTGGTCGGATCAGACAGGAGATAGAACTCGCCCTCTTCCATCAGCAGCCCGTAGCTGTTGAGCATGAAGCGGGAGAACACCTCATAGGACATCTCGTTGGTACCGTCGATGTTCAACGGCATCGGGATGACCGTATTCAAATTGGCACGGGTGTAGTCCATGTACGCACCGCCGGAATACTTACCGGTTGCACCGGTACCGGTCTCGGTGGTCCGAGCCTGCATCGAAGCACGCATGTACTGGCCATTGACAGCGTAGGTCCAACTGACCTGCGAATCATCGGGCACCATGCCGTAGAGACGGCGGAACAGATCGCGCACGCACGCATGACCGGTGCTCAGGAACAGCGTACTGTCGATGGAGATCAGGTCCGCGTCGGTGTGCAGGGAATTCATGTCCCCGCGCAAGGCCACGTCATAAAGCGCATTCAGGCGCGTACGCCCCACCGTGTCATGGACGATGATGTTGAACCAGCTGTCGGTGGCAAAACGCAGCGACTTGTCATTAGCAAAAAAGGTGATCAGGCCAGTGGTAACTGGTGGGGTCAGGGCGATCTCATCTTCCATGCCCGGCGTCATACCGACATTTTCATTGCCGACGAAGAACTCTCCTTCCTCCATGACGATGCCGTAGGTAGTGAGCATGTACTGCGCCAATGCACGGTACTTGATCGGCCACTCGCCCTTGTACAGCAACGGGGCCGGGAACAGCTTCGTCAGATCCTGACGCAGGTAACTGAAGGACTTTTCGTTGATGAGGTTACCCGGCTCGCCCGTGGTGGCAAACTCACGGGCTTTCAGGTGAATCCGGTTTTCGGCCGGAAAGTAGCTGACATCCAGATGCGTACGCTGGATACCCAGTTCTTGCAGGATCGGATCGAGATACAGATCGATGTACTGCTGGCCCGTCAAACGGGCAGGGCTATCGGTTGGAGTGGTCATCGCATAGCTCCTGGCTAGTGCACTCAAAGAATCACAAGATAAAGATCGGCATAAACCCCTCCTCCCCGAAGGGAGGAGGGGCATGCTTATTACACGTCCAAGAACGCGGCCGTTCGACGCGAGCGGTTCTTACTGAAAGCCACCAAACGTTTGACGTTTGGCATCCATGCAATCACGTAAGTACCAGTGAACGGTGCTGCGTAGGTTTTCCATTCCTGACCGTTGTACACGTAGACCGAATCGGTCGTCCATGCCACAACGCTATTGGCCTCAGGGACGTAGATGACACCTTGCACCGCCACCGTCGTCGAGATCTGCTTGACAGGCTCATAACGGGCGGGAGTGCTGTAGATACCATCGCTGGCTGCAAAGAACATCATGTTCATGCCGTTGGCGTAGCACAGGTCATTCCACTTGTTGGTGGTCGTACCGATGCGAGTCCAACTGGCACTGGCCAGACTCGGGTTAGCGTTGGCATACCAGAGTTGGCGCGACGGGAATGCAATCGTGGTCCAGATACCTTCACGATCGGCAAAGGCTGCGCGAGACTGCTCGCCAAATTCAGCGCGGGTCATGTTGCTCCACGCTGCGTTTGGATTGGTCAAGTCAGCCTTATACTGCCAACGGGCGGCACCGGCAGTAAAGCCCAGGACGATGTCATCGCCATGGAACACGTTACCCGTCGGTCGATTGGTCTGTTGGATCTGCGCCCCATAACCAGAACCGGTATCCACCAACGTACCCGTGCTCTGCACGATCAACGTAGCAAAGTCTGGGATGAACCCTGCGCTGATAACCGCACCACTGATGCCAGCACTGGCCCACGTCAAACCGTCGGCAGTTACTTCAGCAGAGGTGTTGGCCACCAACAGCTTATCCAGATGGGATACGTAACGCGTTTCACCCACACCCGGACCACTGTTACGCAGCGTTTCCCACGTACCGTCCCAGCCAATCAAAGCTGTCGCCTTGTCCACGTAGATGTCCACTGCTTGCTCATCACCGTTGGACAGGTTGGACCAGAGCTGATCCTCCACTTGGTGATAAGCCAGATGAGCGCCAGGATCGGTGGAATTGTTGGCCGAGGTGGCTTCACGCCATTCCCCTTCCTTCCACGCCCACAGCTTCCCATCGTTCTGACGTGCGTACACCATCTGGCGTTGCGGTACGTCATTGAAGTGAGTCATCAGCGAGGTATTGCCCGGAGGCATTTCCATGCGGGTCCAGTTGGACAAGTCATCGGACAGGTAGAAGCCCGGTGTCAAGCCCAGGTTCGGCAGGTTGGCCCAGACCGTCATTACGTACTTGCCCCATACCTCGGAGTAGAAGAAGCAGTTCTCCAGCAGGTAGTACGGAACCGTAGCAACGACAGTCGGTGCAGCGCTTTGATCCACCGCGGTGTAGGCGAGAATGCGACCACCCACCTGACTGCCGGTGTTGGATGTCAGACCCAAGTTACCCAACACCAACAGGCGCTGATTGACCTTGTCCCACACCATGCCATACATCCAGTTACTCTGGGTGTTGGTCACTCCTGCCATAGCCGGCATCGCCGACCACGTCAGACCGTCAGCCGATTTGATGACCGTACTGGTGTACAGGTCAAAGGCCACAAACACATCCCACTCGGCAATCCACATCGGCGACGTGGGCGATACACGCGAGGCCAAGCCGGAGGTGGATTCCACCACGCGGTAATTGGTCTTCGGTCCGTAGATCATGCGAGCACCACCAGCGTACATGATCAGCACCGCATCGTGCTTAGGCGAATAGGCCGCCCACGGCGCATGGCCGCGGATGAACCCGCCGTTTGCAATGCGCGTTACATCGTGCGCATGTCGATACATGTACAGACCATCCACGTGCTGGCCGAGCATACGCTGCCACTGCGGAACGTAGAACAGTCCCGGATCGACCACAATGTCAACATCACGGCCCGAACGCACACGGCCCGCCGTTTGTCGCGGCCATACCGGTGCGATGTACACTGCGTCACGCAAGGTGCAGTACGCGGTCTTCGGTTCGGCGGCCATGTAGCCTTCACCGGAGGTCAGGCCAACATTGAACGAACGTGCGCCATTGAAGGCTGAGGTCTCGATGCCGCGCAATGTGAAGGTAAACTCCCCCGCACCTGCCGGTATCGTGATGCTTGTGCCACCCTGTGCCAAGTTGTACTCACGGCCCACCCGCGCATCGCCAGTGAAGCTGAGCTGGACAGTGCGGGCTTGCGACAACGGCGGATCGATGATGACCGTCAGATCCAACGTACCGTTTTCATACAACGTGCGACCATCGTCGGTCTCCGAACCATTGGCGTCAGCGAAGTAGATCCGCGGAGCCGGCTCGTACAGCGCCAGACCCTTGATGATACGCATGTCCGAAATCTCACCGGTGAACTTGGCAATATCCGAACTGGAGGTAATCGCACCGATGGTCACGCCATCGGCCTTGGCCAGATTCACAACCGCGCCCGGGTCGACGAAGCCGTTACCCTGACCAGACTGCTGTTCGTTGTAGAACAGGTGGAACATCGACCCATTGCGACGGGTGATGGACACCTTGGTCCGACCGGCGGTCAGAACCCGCTCAGAGGTCAGTGCATTCAGGCCCACATCGGTAGTGCCAAACAGGAACGTGCCTGCATAGCCTGGCGGCAGACTCGGTTCAGCACCGTACATGTAGACCAGGCCCGTGTTCTCATCACCCAGCTGCACATTGGCCGTACCCACCAGACCCACCGCAATGGTGGCTGGCAGATTGGCAAACTCCACCGTGAACTCGAAGGTGAAGTCGTCAGTGCCAAAGTTGAAGGCCTCATGCACAGCAGCTTGCAGGTAGCTGGAACCATCCAGCGTCACCTTACCGCCCGGACGGGTGGTGTCACCCACTACCGGGTTGCCGTGCTTCATCCATTCCGGCGTCTCCTGCGGGATCAGCGTGATGGTTTCACCCACCTTACTGCCACGGAAGACTTCCACGGTAAAGCCCTTGGGCTGGACCGCCGCTTCACTGTAGAAGAAGGACAGGTTGCCGCGCCACAGGCTATTGTAGCGTTCATCCATCGACACCACCAGTACATGCGTGAGGTCGTTATAGATGCTGGTGCTGTCCTGCCCACGACGCAGGCCGTTATACTGCACCACAGCCCCGTAGAGGTTCGTTGGGGACTTAGTCGTACCCACGGTCCAGTTCACGCCCGGCTCCATCGTCATCGACGCGTGAGGCGAGGCGGTGATCACATCCGATACCTTGAGCGTACCCAGCCATTCGGCGTAAGCAGTCGCATCGGTGGTATTGAGCGTCCCGCTTTGACGCAGTCGTGGGGTCATGCGGATCTGGGTGTCCTTGCTTTCCTCATCGGCATACCACAGCAGGGCCCGGGCCTCGGAGATGTTGGTACAATACTCCTTGGACAGAGCAAACTCAGCGACGTGGTTCAGCTTCGAGTTGGCCAATGCAGGGTAGTTCACCACACCTGCGTCTTGGGTCACCAGCTGTGCGTTGTACAGGTTGAACGGTGCCGGCGCGGGTGAGATCACCCACGGGGAGGGACTGACCAGTTTGGCGTGGACATTCAACGGAGCGATCGTGCCCTTGAACAGGTTCAAGAACTCCGCCTGGGTTTGTGCATCACTGCCCGGCCACAGACTGTTGAGTCGATCCATCCAGCCGGTGGCATTCGCATACGGCGAGGCCAGCGGCAGTTCGGCCATGAACTTGGTGTAGGCCGGATTGCCCAGACTGTCGCGAGCAATCTCGGAAAGATCGCGCACGTCAGACAGGACAAAGTCGACCTGACCCACAAAGCGCAGGGATTCCACCTTGGCCTTGAGCGTGTACGGGACCGAGTTGCGCGAATGGATGGTCTCAAAGACCACGTCATCGATTTCAAACTCGGTGCCGAAGCGCCGGGTCAGTTCATCGGTCAGTTCCTTGGTAGAGCTGGGCAGGGTCAGCCGGAAGCCTTCCATCTTACCGCCGTATTCCTGCTTGAGGTCCACGCGGTTGAACGTGAAGTCCTTGACCTCACCGGTGTAAGGATAGAAGTCATCCTTGGCCACCTGGTCACGCGCCTTGAGGTCGACCTGTGTGCGGGTGCCGGCCACTTTACGCGGCAGACTGGGCACCAGATCGTACAGCGGGTAACGCAGGTGGTTGGCCTCGGTCAACATGACGCTCAGCGCGTCTTTCGGCTTGAGGGTTTTCAGGTATTTGGTTTCTTTATCGGCCATGGTCTTGGTCCTTACACGTCAGGATAAATCTGAACCATGACCTGCCCCGACCAGCGCGGACTGACGACCGTGGTACGGAGCATGTAATCGGCAGAGCCGGCAGAAACGATGGCATCGCTGAAATAGTCGACGGGGTCAAAGCGAATACCGAAGATCTCACTCAACTTATCCACCACGTCATCGGTGTTGGTGTTGAGACCGCCGGCCGGGGTGGCCGGCAGTTTGATCTTCAGCGTGATGCCGGCAAAAAACTCCTCCAGTGGCATTTTGCGCACGGAGAAGTCGACGGTCCCATACCACTTCATGTCCGGGTCGTCGTAAGCTTCATCGGCAACAGACACCAGAAGGCCGACCCGCCCGTCTCCACGGGTAAACGGGTCGCCGATCTGGAGCAGATTCACATTGTCACTATCCGTCAACGCTTCAGCGACCATGCTTTGGTGGGCCGTCTTGATCGGCAAGCCCAGCAATCGCAGGGACTGACTCATGGGGACTTATCCTTGCAGAAGGTTGATGGTAAGACCGGGCAGTCGCATGATCGGTGCAACATCGATCAGCATGCGCTTGAACGGACCCTTGCTATCTGCGTAGGCAGCGTAGCGTGCAGCCACCGCGGTACGATCGGCGTCGTCCAACCGGTAGTGCGGGGAGTCCAAGAATTCAAACGCCGTGGACAGCGCATTGCTGCCGGGAGCCACGTAATCGTAGCTGGACAGAATGGGCGTATCCGGGCCCAACTCAGGGAAGTTATTGCGTACAGACAGCACGTCAGTGGAGCCTTGCACCATGCGGATGGTGTGGCTGCTATTGCCCGCCTTCTCCACGTCCAGTCCAATGTCCAAGCACGCATCACTGCGCCAGAAGAGATTGGATTCCAACCCGGCCGAGATTTCAGCCAAGTCAATCGGCAACAAACTGCGGCGACGCGTGCGCGTGGACTGCAGGTCAATGTCGATGGTCTGGATGTAATCGGCGTGGCGCACATAACCGGTGTGATCGCCGGGTCGGATCAAGGGCCATTCCACCACCGAGATGGGGTTGGAGTTGATCGACTGCAGGAACTGGATCGAGTACGAAGACAGCTGCTTCATCAAACGCAGCATGGCCGCCTGGAGTTCCTTCAGGCTGCGAGCAACCTTCAGGTTCTGGCCAGTGCAACGCGCATACAGCTGATTGGCCAGCAGGTCCGCTTCGAGCATGGTGTAGGTGGGGACATCCAGACCCTTATCGGTGAACCACTGCGTGTAAGTAGTGAACCCACTACTCTTACCGATCTGGATCGGATAGTCACCGTAGAGGTAACGCATCGCCGCTTCTGCCTGACCGCGGGCCAGGTAGTGTTCGACGTTGGAGTAGATCAGACGCTGATTCAGCTTCTCACTGTGGATCTTCACCACGGTCTCGTAGAAGGCCGGGATGGAGATGTACGTGGTCAGCGGCACCATGCCGTTCATCATTTGCTCGATGATCGAACGCGGTACCAGATTGGGGTCGACGATGCTGTGCACCTGAGCCACGGTGGGCAACGGCAAGCGTCGCACATTCATGGCCTGCAGCAAGGGCAGTTCCTTCAGCTCAATCCCTACCGAGAGGTTGTAAGCGTACAGGAACACCAAGAAGGCTTCCTCCATGGTCAACGAGATCTGACCACCCGTCTTGGGGTTGTCCACGGTGACCACCGAGTTGTACCGGCCTTGGTTGGACAGGTACAGCCAATGGTTGAGCAGGTTGTCAGCCAGCGTAAAGGGTGAGGCGTCAGTCAGATCCAGAATCGACGATTCGAGCACCTTGGTGCGCAGTCGGTTCGTGATCGAGTTAGCCATCTCGCTTTCCATGTCCACTTCCGCTTGGTCCTGGACGAACAGATTGTCCGGGGCCTCATCCACTTCGCGGTCGAGCATGGTCTGGATCGAGCGGGTATCGCTACCGGCGCTACTGTACTCCAGATTCAGCGGCTTGCGCGAGAACTCCGGCAAGGCGCGTACATTTTCAGCGAGATCTTTTACGTTATGGCGCATACGCCATTCGGCCAACGGCAACCCTCGATCGGTCAGGATGTTTTGCATCAAAACTTCAAAGGTTTCCCGCATGCCTGCGTTGCGTCGCAGGTAGCGCGCATTGCGGTACAGCCAGAGCATCTGCTTCTTGGTCAGGTAGTCGACATAGTAGTCCAGACGACCGTTACTGGCCAAGAATTCACGGATGTGGTAGCTGTGCGCATAGAGAGTATGACAGTTTGCCAATCGCAGGTTTTCCACTGTGATCGGCAAAAGTGAGACCACATTTGCCAGCATGACGCCGGCATAAAGGTCATCGACAACCGTGTACGCAGGCACGTTCCAACGCTGGATCTGCAGGCGCAGCCACTGGCTGAGCTTGGGAATCAGGTTGGTTTCGTTCTCCTCGACCAGGGTCGGGTCATAGTAGAGAATCTCTCCGTCCTTAGCAGCAATTGCCTTGGCAATGTCCACCGGATTGAGGATGCCTTGGATCAGGATTTCCTGATCCGGGTAACGATCGACCAGCGCGTTGTAGTAACGCTTGTTATCCGAAGACCGGTACTCACTCAACGTGGTCAGGTGCTCGGCAAGCGTCTCCTTGGTGAACTCGATGGTTTGCAGCGTGTCCAGAGAGATGACCGTCATCTTCCGATCAGTACCGTGGTACTGACCGTTCAGATTCATGTAGTATTTCCAACTGGCGGGGTCCGCCATGTTGACCCTACGGCCGAGGCTCTCCTGCGCCGCATTGATCGCATCGGCTGTGGCGCTGTACTTAAAGACCAGCGACCGCACCAGCGCCATCACGTTCTTGCGGTAAATGTTGTATTGCGCCTGAGACACGAGGCGGCCTCCCATGACAACGTTAATGAAAAAGGTTTGAAGGAGTTTCCATGAACAACAGTAGTTACAACGACTCGCTGCTGTCCAAGCGAGCGCGCGGCTTCCCGCGCTTCGGGCTCACGCGCCCAGACCGGACGGTCGATGTGGTGGTCAGCAAGCTGATTGCCCCGACCCACACCAGCGCTGCACAGAGCGTGGTGGATCGTCAGGGTCGCGTCCGCCCGATGGTGCAGGGACCGGACATGAATCTCCTGGACCGCATCAGCGAACAAACCGCCTCCAACATCGTCGACTCGGAAAGCCTCTTCCAGCTGCTGCCTGATACCGAGCTGGCCAAGGAAGTGGTGGTCAGTTCGATCCTGTCGCCGAAGGATCTGGTGGAAACCAAGATCACTTACACGGTGGACAAAACTGCCTTCCCCTCGGAGCTGGCAAAGCCGTGTCTGGACGTCATCACGGAACACTTCGACAATGTCTATAAAATGAGCGAGAAAGCTCCGGACCATCTGCGCGATGCCCTGTTCAAAACGGGCAGCTACGCCATCATGGTTTTGCCGGAGTCTTCCATCGATCATGCCATCAACTCCAATAGCCGGGTCAGCCACGAATCGATCGGTGACATCATCGACGTGGAAACCAAGATGCCGCGCTCGCAGGGCATCCTCGGCAATCCCGGTGCGCCCGATAAGAACGTGCTGCCTACCATGGAGTCGTGGTTCAGCGAAGCGTTGGGGGAGAAGCCAAAGTATCTGCCCGCCTTCGAAAACCTCCAGTGGGAAATGGACGTTACTTTCCGCCCGGACAAGCCGACCGATCCGCTGGAACATGTCAAGCGCAAGGTCAGTTTCGATCCGCTGCTGACGGTGACCGATAACCCGCAGGTGCTGCGCATTCCGGCACTGCTGGAGAAGTCGCGCCGCGATCGCCTCAACGATGTGATCCGTCCCAACGGTCTGGCTACGGAAGCCTTCGTGGGTGTGGATCGCATGGCGGCCAAGATGGATCAGAAGCAGCAGAACCAAGATGCGCTGACGCAGGCCAAGGAACGTGGCTCGCTCTACCGCGATCGTCAGTTCCAGCTGCGCCAGATCCTGACCATTGACAAGCCCTCCCAGTTGCAGCGTGAGTCCGTCGGCCATCCGCTGGACATGCATCTGCCCAGCGAGTGTGTGATTCCTGTCCACGTGCCCTCCTCGCCGGAGAAGCACCTGGGTTACTTCGTGCTGTTGGACCGACAGGGTAATCCGCTGGTCAAGTCGCAGGAGCAGGACTACTACCATGAGATGTCCAACAACTTGAAGTCCAACCGCGAACTGGTCAGCCAGCTCACGGCCAACGTCAAGCGTGGCACTTACGGCAGCGACTGGTACAGCCGTCAGATGGACGTCGATGAAATGACGCGCATCTACTCGGACATGGTACAGGTCGGTCTGGCGCAGCGTCTGCAGAACGGTCTGTACCGCGAAGGCGTGCAGGTAGCCAACCCGCAGGAAATCTACCGCATCATGCTGGCCCGTGCGCTGGCAGGTATGCACACCCAGCTGCTGTACGTGCCGGCCGAACTGATGACCTACATCGCGTTCGACTACAACCAGTACGGTGTGGGTGTGTCGCTGATGCAGAAGTCCAAGGTCATCGGCGGTCTGCGTGCGATGCTGCTGTTTGCTGACACCATGGCGGCGATCAAGAACTCGGTGGGTCGTACCATCGTGTCGATCACGCTGGACGAACAGGACCCCGATCCGGCGTCGACGGTGGAAGGACTGATGCATGAGTTCGCTTATGCGCGCTCCAACGGTTTGATGCCGCTGGGTGCAACCAGTCCGCGTGACATCGTCAACTACATGCAGCAGGCCTCGGTGGAATACGTGATCTCGGGCAACCCCCGTTATCCGTCCACGGCCGTCAACGTGGAAGATCGTCAGAACAACCGCGTGCGTCCGGATGACAAGCTGCAGGACGACCTGAAGAAGCGTCACCTGAACTCGTTCGGTCTGGCGCCGGAAACGGTCGATGCTGCACAGGGTCCGGACTTTGCCACGTCGGTGGTGGCCAACAACCTGTTGATGGCCAAGCGCGTGTTGATGTGGCAGAAGATCTACACCGGTCACCTGCAGGACTTCGTGGCACGCTTCACGCTGAACTCGGGCATCTTGCTCGACCGCATGCGTGATGAGGTCAAGAAGATCTTGGAGATGCGCCAGTCGGATCTGCAGCGCAAGGGTGAGGACAAGGATGAGAAGAAGGAGAACGTCCAGAACTTGCAGGACGACATGATCGACAGCTTCCTCCAGCGTCATGACAATGACGATCCGGTCGATGCGATCATCCTGGACTTCATCCACGCCCTGCGTGTGGAACTGCCCAAGCCCGAGCAGGGTTCGCAGGCACTGCAGATGGAAGCTTTCGAGAAGTACAACAGCGCGCTGGAAACGGCGCTGAAGGCGTACATGACGCCGGACTTCTTGCGCGAAATGGAAATCGCAGGCGGCGAGGAAGATCTCAATGCCCTGATCGAAGCAACCAAGGCGTTCTTCATGCGCGACTACATGCGCACCAACCGTATCTTCCCGGAACTGGAAATCCTCACCCAGGCCGACGAAGATGGTCCGGCGCTGAACATGCAGGAAGCCAACGCAGCTCACGTGGAGAACATCCGCGCCTCCATGGGTGGTTACATCACCGCCGTGTTGATGCGTCGTCGCAAGTACGCGGCACGTATCGAATCGCTCAAGGCAGCCGGTCAGGCCACTGAACTGGATGCTGGTCCCGCCGCAACCAGCGGTGGTACGGACACGGGCATGGACACCGGTGGTGATACCGGTGGCGATGGTTTGAACTTCGACGATGATCTCGGTATGGATACCGGGGCCGATACGGGTGCTGATACTGGCACTGGTACCGATGAGGCTGCAGCCACGGAAGAAGAGGACGAGGCACAGCCCACGTCCGAAGCTCCACCGGCTGAATAAAGGGCAAAAAGAAAAGACACAAGACTACCACCGGGCGCAATGCCCGGTGGTAGTCCATGTGCCGTCCCCTTACACGCTGTCAGCCGGAGTCGTCGAGAAGCCGAGCAGAATGGCATCGTCGACGTAGTAACCCCGGTAGATTTCCAGCAGCTCCGAACCACCCAGCACTTCATCATTGCGGGTGAGCAGGTAGCGATGGTTGTACAGCTTGGGCACGTCCACCGTACGGGTCAGGATCGCCGTCAGCATTTCGTGCAACTTCGGCAGGGTGCTTTCCGGCACCAGCGAAGCGATGCCCGGTTCCAGATGGACCCGCAGCTGGGACATCGTCCACGGCAAGACCGTAACCGAGTTGCGCTCGGTCAGGCACAGTACCTTCAGATCGGTGCCCTTCAGATCATCGTCAGTGATCCCCAGCGCGTTCTTGCCGAAGGTCATGACTTCGTCCTGCGTGCTGAACTGCAGGGCCCGGGTGGCGATCTCTTCTGCGTAGTTCTGCAGGCGTTCGGCCACGACTTCGTAGCCTTCAGCGTTCAGCTCGGTGATGAGGTTGAGGTAGTCCTCACCGAAGCTGGAGATGGTCCACTGGGTGAAGCCCAGGTTCTTGTGCAGGGCGTCGTTGACCGCTGCGGTCAGGCGATCATCCAGCACGTTGGCCAGCTTGTCCTCGCCGATGCGGGACTGCAGGTCCACGACCCCTTCCAGGCTTTCGCATTCGAGCATCAGTTCGATGACGGCCAGATCGTCCTGGGTCACCAGGCGAGCATTGACCACATCAACGTAATACTCGAAGGCGGCGTTGGAATCGCGCTCGACGCCGTTCTTGGACAGCTCCACCCGCAGCTTGTTGTGGGAGTCGGTCATTTCCTTGACGATGATGGCCTTGTCCAGACCCACCACCGGCTTGACCTCGACCACCTCTTCCGGATTGACGGCTTCGCCTTCAACCGGCAGCAGCTGGGTGGACAGCGGCGATTCGGGAACCGGCTGCAACTTGCTGATGACCGACATGTCCACCGGACGAAGTTCGTCGCGACGACGAGCCTTGTCGTAGGCCGCACGGTCCGCCGAGTTCAGCTCATGGTCCTCGTAGTTCATCTCTTCTTTCCTCGTGACCAGTTCTTCGGTGATCTTGCCTTCACGATCCTTCCGCAGCATGCGCACATGCGTGATCGGATCGTACGCACGGAGGAAGGGATGCTCAGCATCGAACTTCACCTTCCAGTCGCCAGCCAGGAAGTAGGGACGGATTTCCGTACCATCTTCCAACAGCATGGCGTCGAACGGCCGATTGCGATCGCGCACCTTCGGCCAGTCCAGGGTGTCATCCAACGTCACCCAACCGGTGTCCACCGGCGAGTCTGCAACTTCGTTCAGCGGCAGGGGCTGGACGTTCACCGGTTCTGCCGGAACTTCCGGCAAGCTCGGCGCTGCATCGGGCAGGCCGATTTCCTGCAGCTTGAAGGCTGCGTTGGCCGGGGCCAGGTTTGCGGCATGGTTCATAGCCGGGATGTTCAACGGCTTGACGTCCGGCGGCGTTTCATGGTGCTGGGTGCCCAGCGAATCCATGTGGAACAGCTCCTTCAGTCCAGCCGGCGAACCGGCATTGGCATCGCCGCTCTTCATGCCCATGGTCAAGCTACCCAGACCCATGGTGCTGGTGGCCGTGGGCACACCCACGGACGCATCCGGGAAGACCTGTGCAGCCGCATGCTTGGTCGTACCGGCCAACAGCGGATTGGGGCCGGAGGGCATGCTGACGCCCGTGTAACCGGCGTTCTGGTACCCACCACCGCCGTAGGCTGCCTGACCGTAGATCTGCTGCGGCGTCTGGACCGGTGCAGCCATACCGCCATTGAAGAAGGCGGTGATCTCGCGATCGTACTGCTGGAACTTGGTCACCAGCGCATTGACCTGCTGCCGTGCTTCTTGGGACTGCAGGTACTGGCCCAGCTGCTGCGAGTTCTCGACCGCGAAGACCGCAACCAAACAGGCTACGATTTCACCGGCTGCTGCCTGGATGGCCTGCTCGGGCTGGACGTTGCGGGTACGGTGCAACATCTCGCCGAGCTGACCGACGGCATTGACCAACATCTGGTACATCGGGTTCTGCCAGTTGTTCTGGCTGACCTGCTGTGCGTAGATGCCCCGCAACGGCGTCCGCTGGGCGCTGTTGAGCACTTCCAGCTGCGCATACCCGTTGATGATGGGAATGAACTGCTGGAACTGCGGACTGACGTTGGAGCGAAGGACAACGGCCGGCTGATAAGGCAACTGGCCGGGTGCTTGGGAATAAGCGGACATGATTTCTCCGGGGACAAGATTGGTGGATTACTGACGACGCTGGATTTTGCCTTGGACTTCGTCGAGCATTTCCACGAGTGCAGGGTTGCGGATGATGGTGTCGTTCTCATCCGTCTTAGCGAAGGGATTGATCTTGCGACGTCCGGTGGCATCGGACTTGTTCATGGTCGAGTAGCTGCCGACTTCGGCAACCGAAACGTGCAAGTGCTTGGTGGCATCGTTGACCGACCCACCGCCACGACCGCGACCCATGCGAGTGTCGGTCTGCAGCGCCATCTGGCTGGTGATCTTGGGGATCATGTTGTCCCCAGGCACCGCCACGGAGTTGACCTCCACGTGTTCCTTGTTCAGGCCCATGATCAACAGGGGCTTGATGTAGTCACGCAGCATCTTCTCCATGTCCTTCTTGGTCAGCGGCTTCTTGCGAGGCGACACGACCTTCAGGGTGAAGCTGTTGATCGCTTCACGAATGTCCTTGAGCACGTAGTACAGCACCATCAGGCGCTTTCCATACAGGCTGGACACATCGCTTTGCGACTGGGTGATGCGCTGGTTGAACGACTCGACCACATGGAAGAAGAAGTCGTGGATGGTTTCAGCTTCGATGCCGGCGGTCTGGAAGGACAGGCGGCTCTCGGCATCGGTATAGCCTCGCACCGAGGCCATGTGATGCATCATCTCTTCAGCGATCTTGCCTTCGCTCTTGCTCGTACCGAACAGGAACGACCCGATCAGGTTGGCCCACAGGCGCGGCTGGTCCACGTAATCGGGCAGTACCCGATCCGGGAAGTGATCCACCACGTAGAAGAACCCACCGATCATCTCCCGTGCCGTGAGGTTGTAATGCTCCTTACGGATGGCCAGACGGATGTTGCTGGCCACGTACGCCTTGTCCTTGACACCGCGCGGGCGCAGCATCGCAGAGTGCTGGGTGGAGCAGATGATCCACTCACTGGCAGGATGGGTGTTCTCGTTGATGGCCAAGGGATCTCCCACATCCACCTCAGCGCCGAGATAGCGACGGAATGCTTCACGCACACCGTACTCGGCGAAGATGTAATGCGGGATGGTGGTGTGACCCTGGACCATCATACGGAATCCCTTAGGCGGGGACGCCTGATGCACACGGGCCCACACCACCTGCGCCGTCTCGCGTTCACCGTCCTTGAGGAAGTGATGCGGAATGCGCTTGAAGGTGAGCTTGAGCTTGTTCAGCGGGATGTACAGGTTGTCCGGTCCGACGCTGAAACCGTTGTCGGCTGCAACCGGGCAGATGCTGAACGTACTACCACGCAAGACGATGGTGCCGGCCTGACCGACGAACGGCAGGTACAGCGGACGCAGCTCCATGTCTTCGCCGTTGAACTTGAACTTGTAGACCACCATGTACAGCCAGCTGGGGGCCAGTTCGAACGTACTGCGCGTGGTGTTGCTCTGCTGCTTGGTGATGCGCTTGGTAACTTCGTTGTACTCTTCGAACGGGGTACGACGATCGTACCCCTCATACGTCAGCTCCGGCGGAAACTCCGCGGCAGCTGTTTCGAAGTAGCGATTCACGCTGTCTTCGACGAAACGCATGGCCTTGACTGCATAGCCCTCAGCGATTCGGTCGTTGAACTTGGGCGTGCGCTGATGAACCAGATCAAAAAGACGTTTGTCCACAAATAAGTCCTCGCCGACTTTAGTCAGAGAATTTCTTGTATGCTGCAATTCCGGCCGCCACCAGAGTTAGCAACACCGGGAAAAGCTTGAGCGACTCAGACCAGTTCTTACGTTGGTCAGAGCGTTGCTCGTACATTTCCGTGCGATACAGTTTATCAACCTTGAGCTGATGTTCCTGCAAGCGGTAATTGTTGGCTAGAGCATCCAGCTCTGCTGCGCGTTCACGCAGTCTACGCTCCTCACGGAGCTGGTCCTGCTTTGCCTCTTCCCTCTCCCGTTCCCATATGCGCTTACGATCCTCGAGGTCAGCTGCCTGTTGCCGGGCCTCTGCCTTCATTCGATTCTCATCCAGCTTGTTCTGATGGGCAATGGTTTCCAGTTCCCGCTTGTACACGTCACTGGGATTGCCATGGGTTTGCGCCTCTAGGGCACTGTGATACAGATGGAGCTTAGCGTCGGCCTCGATGAAGGTGTAATGTCGAGCACGCTGGCTGGTGACTCCGGTGATGGTGTTGGACGGGTAGGAACTGATCACGTAAACGCCTGCCCGACCACGCTGGTCAGTCCGACGCTTAATCGGGAACACTTCCCCACCTACATTCACAAACCGATCGCCGAACACACCATCGCAATCGTGGATTTCCACCCTGTAGTTGAAAGCCTGCCCCAGCTCATCCATGGGAGACGGCATAAGTCGATCTCTCACTCCGTGGAGGGAGTGAGGATGGAAAGGCGTTTGGTCGATGCTATTCAGACTGAGGACAATGTCCAGCTCATCAATGTAGATCGATGAACCGCTGGCCTGGAAATCAGCCAATGAGACAAAGTAGTCCACATGCGCAACGTCCATATGGCCTACACCGGATTGGTACTCGGTGAGCTTTCTGGCTTGTGCAGCATGCAGCAGCTGACTGCTTTTCGACCCCTCGCTTCCATCGTCATTCAATAGGAGTGCTGTGTCAACATTTACTCCGTGGTGAGTGTAATAGGACAACCGGATGAGAACGGCCTGGCGAGAGGCCGTGATCAGGTTGGGGATCTGCTGGCGGATTCCGGTCCGGAATGCCGCACACACCGGCCGACCCAGACCATTGAAGATCTGGATCGAGGTGATCGACTGGGGAGTGATTCTCAGGTTCTCTGATCTGGCACCAAGCTCAATCGCGCTTGGGACAAATTCAGTAGCGCGAGAAGATGGATTCATGGTGAGTACCGTTGTTGCACTTTCAGGAGTTACTCTTGGATGATGTATGTCTGAAATACCTTTCAAATAGACGGCATAAAGCCCACACCCCCGGAGGGGTGTGGGCCTATGCTTGTTACACGTCATCCGTGAGATGTGCTTTCACTTTCCTTACGGGTACGTAAGCCCCGGCAGTACGGTGTTAGCAACCACCTCGGCGAGACGTTCGCGTTTTCACGGAACGACCGGCAGCCACGGGTTGACGATGTCGGACGGGCCGACCATGAGGACCGGGGTCTTCTCGACCAGCGCCTTCGACAGACCGGCGACTTCGATGATGCCCAGGATCGGCAGCTTCGGCACGTGCAGGTTGCGCGGCTGCACCATCGCTTCGTGGTAGGTCGCGCCAGCACGGTTGATCGGCAGAGCACCGGTCAGTTCCGGCATCCAGGCGTGGGTACCGAACGACAGGACGTCGGACGGATCGCTGGAACCGCGGCTGAAGGTGATGAAGATCTTGCCGTAGACGCGGCTGTCCTGCGAGGAGACGATCTTGAACTTCTCGAAGACGGTACCGAAGGTACGGTCGTCGCCGGCCAGCATCAGGTGACGCTCGATGATGCTGTCGGTACCGATGATCAGGGTCGGCTTCTCACCCGAACCCTGCGACGCGGCGTCCAGGGCAGCCTGGTAGCGCGAGTCGCGGTAGGCGCGGTAGGCCATGTCGCGGATGGCGTTGACCAGGGTCAGCGCGATGTCGCCGGCACGTTCGATCGACTTCTCGGAGGTCATGCTGGCCGAGACGTCGAGCTTGCGACGCTCGAACCACGGCTGCACCACCCAGCGGGCGGCACCGGCGATGGCCGGCACGACGCCGTCGTCGCGCTTCGGACCCTTGACGACCTTCTCCAGGGTATCCGCGTAGGTCAGCAGGACGGTGACGCCCAGGTTGCTGTTGCGGATGCGCGATGCGTTGATCGCAATCTTGATGTCGCCATCGCGATTGGTTTCATGCACCGGGCTCGGGAAGGTGATCGGCGAACCCAGGGGCAGGGTGTGACGCTCGCGCTCGACGGTGACGTCGACCACGTGGCCGCGGGTACGCAGGTTCGAGTTGGTACGGTTGGCCTTCAGGGTGTAGCCGGCCACGTACAGCTCTTCCAGGGCGTCGACCAGGGTCTTGCCCACGCCGTCGGTCAGGCCGATGCTCACGCCAGCCTTGGTCTGGATCAGGTCGACCTTGACCGGGAAGCCGGTCAGGTTCACCGAGCCGAACTCGACGTTGAACTCGCCGTGCACCTGGACCTTCAGGTAGACCTTCCACTCGTTGTCGATGATCGCCTGGAACTGCGCCGGCACCAGGTTGGCCGAGTTCTTCTTCGTGCCATCGATGACCAGGTCACGCGAGCTGAAGGTCAGCTGCATGGCCTTGAAGTTGCCTTCCACGGTCTTGGTGAAGCGGTTGCGCGGCATGTAGCTGGTGTCGAAGCCGATCGCCGGGGTGGTGGCGTCGAAGGCCAGCCACACCGATTCCAGCTCGATCGAAGCATCGACGGCGTCGGTGTTGGACAGCACGCCGCCAGCCAGGATCGGGGCGTACGCGGCAACGCCGATCAGGCCGATGTCGACGCCGGCCTTCAGCGGACGGGTCGGGATGTCGAAGCCCTGCTGACGCTCGAACACGCTGGCGTGGTTGGCCACCGGCACGAACTTGTCGGCGTTGCTGTTGTCCGGGTTGGCATGCGGGATCAGGCGGGTGGCGTGATCCTTCAGGATGGAGGCGTCCACCACGGCGTCGATCAGGTTCTTCTTGTCGAAGTTGGTCGGGTTGCCGTTGGTCGGGTGGGTGCTGTTGGTGAACACCTTCGGGATGGTGATCTCGATGTCCAGGCCGGCCTGGTCCGGGGTCACGACCGCGGTGTTGAAGAAGGTTTCGCAGAACTCGTCCTGGCGCGAGCCGAAGGCTGCGAAGGTGGCCGAGTACGGCAGGTGGTTGGTCAGTTCCTTGCTGTCGAACGCCTCGAAGGCGGTCTCCAGGCGGTGGTCGGTGCCGGCGCTGTCGAAGCCGATCAGGCGGTTGACGCCCTTCTCGTGCTGCTCGACGGTGTAGGCCTTGCGGGCGTAACCGGTGACGTCACCGGCGGCCATCACGACCACGGCGGCTGCCTGGGCAGCGATGTCCAGACGGGCGTCCTGCTCGGCCGGGGTCTTGCCGCCGAAGCCTTCGAAACCGAGGCCGGCGTCGCCGACCATGCCGGAGAGGAAGCCCTTCATCTTGGACTGGACGTCGCTCAGGGTCTGCTTGACGCTTTCCTGGCGTTCGCCGGACATCGACTCGAACGAGAGCAGGCCGGCGGTGTCATCGGCGTTGACCAGGGCGGAGCCGGCCTGGCCGGTCAGGGACTTGACATTGGACGCGAAAGCAGTGTGCGCGCTGCGCTGCTTGTTCTGATGGTTCCACATGGGAAATATTTCCTTCGAAGGGTGTTGAAGATCCGTGGGCAGCGATCCAGATTGACGCTGACCGCTATAGTATTTCTACACAGCAGTAGGTCGAACCCAAATACGCTGAGTCGACTTTACCCACAAACCATATAACTAGGAACGTCCTGGTTTCAGGTGAGACCACCATGCCGCCAAAACTGAAAGGGTAGAATCACATCTACCAAATCATTATACCTAATTACGGGGTTTGTGCAGACTCATCATGAAGAGCAGTCTGAGTTGCAGTGAGGTACGCGCCGAACAGTGGGAAGTTGGCGAGGGCCTCGAAAGGGATGAGCGCGTGCAGCGTACGGATGACGCGGTCATACATATCACGCTCGGATTCAACTGCTCCGTCAACGTGAGTGAGCAGGATCGTGTTTTCATCCAGCAGCGACACGAACAGGCGCTTGCCCTCCAAGGGCACGAACGGCGCGCTCTCGTTGAGCACGTAGTCCTGGAATTTGGCACGGATGGCCGCCCAGCGGGCATCGGTTGCGTTGACAGCGGAGGTGGGGTCCAACACTTCCTTCACCGCCGACTCCAGCGATGCCGTGATCGGCAGCGGGATGTAGGTGGCGTTGTACATATTGGCGTACCAGTAAAAAGCGACGTCAGCTGGCGATAGTATGCCAGCGAGGAAATCGACCGAAGTCAACTTCTTCACATCCTCGGCCCCCGTAAGCGTCAGGCCCGCCGCTCGCAGCGCAGGCACCATCGACTCGGGAATGTACACGTATTTCATGGCGTAAACCCTTTTAGGCGGAAATTGATGGACCCGAAACTTCTACTCGTCAAAGTTATCACGCTGCTCTACAAGGAGCATCAGCTGAAGGACCCGGGTGGCCGCTCGACCGACGTGGTCAAGATGGCTGTGGGGACTATCAAGCTGCCGGACACCGGCGGTGAGTTCGATCGTGGTCGTGAAGCGATTCATTCCCTTCGTGCCACCGCCCTGTGGATGGCAGATCTGCCGACAGGGGAGGCACTGGATCGCAGTGCGTTGCTTCAAAGGATACGTGTCAATGTGGGTGAGGATGAGCACATCTACCTCGCCTGCGAAGACGGACTGACCGTTGAAGAGACCAGTGAGCATCTGAAGATGCAGACGCTGCTGTTGCGCGGTGAGTTGCGCAACCATATCGATACGGTCGCCGTCAAGGCGCTGATCAAGAAGTATTACCAGCAGGCTTTCTTCTCACATGATGGTTTTGATGTCCGCGCCTTCTCTCGTGAGTTGATGGGTCAGTTTGAAACCTACGGCTCCACCGCGGAAGGTCAGCGCGTGGAAGGCATGCTGGCAGAGATCAACCTCAACGACATTGAGGGCACCGCTCAACTGATCCGCATGGCCCAGGAGGAGATCTCCACCGAGGGCATCATGAAGATGGGTTGGCAGGGCATGAATCGCATGATGGGCGATCATGACGGCCTGCGTCGCGGTGAGTGTGTGGTGGTCGGTGCATTGCAGCACAACTACAAGACCGGCTTCACGCTGACGGTCTTCAAGCAGTTGGCGATGTACAACAAGCCGTACATGAAAGACCCGACCAAGAAACCGGTGCTGGTCCACATCTCCACTGAGAACGAACTGAAGTCGAACATCCTGTGGCTGTACCGCAACATCAAGGAAAACGAAACCGGCGAGCGCGTCATTCTGGCCGAGGTCGATTTCAACGAGGCTGCCAAGTACGTCCATGAGAAGCTCACGGCCACCGGCTATGAGATCATCATGACCCGCTGGGACCCGTCGGAAACGACCTTCCAGAGCCACTTCGATTTCATCAACCAGCTCGAAGCGCAAGGCTACGAAGTACATGCCGTGGTAGGCGACTACCTCAACATGTACAACAAGAAGGGCTGCGTGCAGGGCGCGATGGGCTTTGAGGTGCGTGACCTGTGGCGTCGCATGCGTAACTTCCATGCACCGCGCGGTATCCTCTTCATCTCGCCCCATCAGCTGTCTCCCGGTGCCAAGGCACTGGTGCGACAGAACGTGGAGGACTTCGTCAAGGAGATTGAAGGCAAGGGCTACTACGACAGCTGCTCGACGGTGGATCAGGAAGTGGATCTGGAGATCTTCATCCACATCGTCAAGGTCGCAGGACGCTCCTACCTGACCATCCAGCGCGGTAAGCATCGTAAGATCACCGCCACCAAGGAACGTGATCGTTACATCGTGCTGCCCTTCGAAGACATCGCCGACATCCCCGATGACTGGGGTAAGAAAGAGATCACCTTGCGTCAGCCAGGTGGTGGTGCGATCGGCAGTGGTGAAGAAACGCCTTGGTTTGCCTAAACCGGCATATGAGCCCTACCACCCTGTGAAGGGGTGGTAGGGTTTTATGCGCTATTTTATGGTCACAGTTAACAGCACGTTGTTGAGTGCGGGCTGTTTGACGTGGCTGGCGTTGTACCTTTGCGAGGGTTCCGACATGTCTTTCTTGGCGCTCGTAGGACTCTTCCTCCTGAAGCACGGCTTGCTCGTTCATGTAGTTGATTACGGCTATAGCCGCAGCAGGTCCAAAAGGCAACGTTTGTGGTATCTCGGTCTTCTCTGTCACTGCTTGTTAGAATTGGCGGCGAGTGTGGTGATCATCTGGGCCTTTTGGATTCCTGAAATTACGGTTGGACTGTTGCTGGAGCTGGCCATGCTTTGCGTGGCGTGTGTTCTGGAACGGCAGGCAACCTACAGCAAGCTGATAAGAACTCACGTGTTTGGCGAACTGCTGGTTCTTCTTTCCTACTGCACCATGGGGTTGATGGTGCATAACACGTAGGAAGGAAAAAAGAAAGGAAGATACACCCCCTCCCTGCCGATTGGGCAGGGAGGGGGCTTGTGGCGTTTATGCCGCTTCAGGAATCTGCGTCAGGCACAGGCCAGCATCGGCTGGGGAGACGATGCGCTGGGGGAAGTACGTCTGACCGAACTCGTGCTCGCGGATGTCCTGCTGCACGATACGCACCACCTTGCGGTAGGTGTTGACTTCCTTACCCATGATGGTCAGTCGGACCGGATCGTAACCCTCCAGCATGGCATGGGTCATGATGGCCTGTATGGCGCGCCCAGAGATCCGTCGCGGGTCGACCTGATAGGGGCGGCCGACACGGAAGGAGATGAAGCTGTGACCGCCGCTGGCGGCGTTACGACGCACCTCCAACATGCCGTGGGCTTCGTCGCGTGCGACGTTGAAGTAGATGTCGCCCACCAGACTGTGGCGGCCGAACACGGCGTTCATGCGATCATCGATGATCGCACGCAGGAAATTGAGGAGGGTGGTCAGCAGTGCAGAGATTTTCATGTGGTCAGTCCAGATAGAGGGGTGGGCATAAAAGCAGTGCCGGTGTTACCCGGCACTGCCATCACTTGCCGGTCTTACATTCGACAGGTGGGTCGGAACTGTTGTACAGCTCCTGGAGGGCCTTGGCTACTTCAGCTGTGGCCTGTTCTTCAGGTACGTCAGGGGATTTGTCCAAAATCGCTGCGACCCGGACTTGGGCCAGATTCCATGCAGCACGATCATAGACGGCTTGCTCACTGGTGCGGCCGTTTGCTTGGGCCATGGCTTGGGCAGCCCAGAACTGGATCTTACAAACATCCGGTCCCAGACTTTCTTCCCTAGCCGTCTGCAGCAGGTTGGCGTTGGATTCTTTCTCCTCCACGGCCGGTGTCAACCAGCAGCCGGTGAGTGAAATAACCAGCACCGCTACCAAGCCACACTTGCGGATGGCGTTGGGCATCGTCGCTTCTCCTTATACAACGGTCATTCCACTACGGTGTTATGTGTCTGAAAAAGAATGGGTTAGATCCCTATCCAATCACATCAGGACCGGCGCCTTGACCGCTTGGCGCAGGCTGAGGGAGACGCGGAACTCCTCATCCTCCACTTCCCAGCGGAAGATGATGGTGCGACAACGATCGTCACAGACGACCGCTCGAGGCGTCATGTTCTCCCTCACAAAGATGACGCTCAAATGTTTGGCCAAGCGCTGGCTGAAGCCCCCGTCGGGCTGCAGGACGTTGAAGACCGGGCGGGTTTCATCCTCCTCCAGATCGCGCGCCATCTCACCGGCAAAGCGCCGATGTTCCAACTTGACAGCGACATGGGAAACGCCCAGGTTATGGTCGTATTCCGAACGCACCAGCATGTGCCCCTGACCGTCGGTGAACTCACGGAAAGTCAGTTGGTCAGGCAAGATGCCGTACTCACGCTCCCACTCCACGAGCGGGGCGATGATCATGTCCGCCAGTCGGCGAATGGACTCCGGGCTGCGAATGAATGCACCACGCAACTGGTGGATGTGTTGCAGCCGATCAACGAAAACGTCCCCGCGTCGGTAGGAGTGATCGTGCTCCGAGGCCGGGGCATCACGATACAGCCGCATGGGGACCAGCTTGTTTTGCTCAGGGGCCGAATCGGTTTCCGTGTTCATCGTTAATTTCCTAGTATGGCCATCAGGATATGAGGGCCTGCTTCATAGCAGTGATCCCGCGATCAAATAATTACTCTGGAGCTTTAACCATGTCGACGCAGAAGACCGTCCCGGATGACTTCGATCTGAACCGGACCAGCAAGGCCATCGTCACTGCCCTGATCAACCTGGGCAACACCGCACGCAACTTCAAGCCGGAAGATCTCGAAATCGCCTGGGAAGCTCCCATCCCGACCGGCCAGTACCCGGACGACCCGGACCGTGAGCTGAAGGTGCTGGTCAAGGCCACCGATACCAGCTACCCGGTGTACGTCAAGTCCAAGGACATCGCCTCCCACGAACTGCTCGGTTCGCTGACGGTCGCGCATGAAGGCGAAACCTCCTCGCATGACCTGGTCGCCAAGATCAACGCCGCGGCCGGCTTCCCCATCCTGGTCGCCGACGACCTGCTGAACGTGGCCCTGCCGACCACCGGCGACTACCCGCGTTCGCTGGCCATCCAGACCAACCCGAAGGGCCTGTTCTGGAACGGCACGCTGGCAGTGGTGCTGACCGGCACCGCCACCGCTCCGGAACCGGAACCGGAAGATGCCGTACTGACCGCCATCACCGCCACCCCGGACAGCGTCTCGGTGGCCGTGGGTGAAACCACCACCGTCAATGCTGCCCCGGTCCCGGCCGATGCCAAGCTGGACGGCATCGTCTGGACTGCTGACAGCGCCGATGTCGAAGTGACCGGCCTGCCGAGCGGCGGCGTGAGCATCAAGGGCCTGGTCGCCAACGCTGGCGTGGTGGTCACCGGTACCATCGGTGCCATCACCACCGAAGTGCTGGTGGAAGTCACCGCTGCCGATGCGGGCGACGGCGAGTAATCGCCAAAGCAAAAGCGTCACACTGCCCCTCCCGCCCTTGACGGGGCGGGAGGGGCATATGCCGTTACTTGCGGTAGTGGTAACGCGTAACGATGGCCTGCTCGCTGAGCTGGATCTGCTCACGATCACCCACTGCGAAAAGCTGCTGGTAGGCATGCAGCGGGAACAGGGTATCGCCCTTGCTGTCGTTGCGGATACGCGTGAGCAGCAGTTCATCGACCGAGTCGGCAAACAGCGAGTAGATCTCGGCGCCGCCGATGATGAACAGCTTCTTCTGGCCCGTAGCTTCGGCTGCGAAGATCAGGTCATCGACCGTGGGGAAGTAGTAGAACTTGTCATCGCCCACTTCCACGACCTTCGGACCGGAGGAGCTGAGCACCAGGTTGTAGCGGTTGGGCAGGGGCTTGCCCAGCGACTCGGCCGTCTTGCGACCCATCACCACCGCATGGCCGGAAGTCATCTCCTTGAAGAAGCGCATGTCTTCCTTGCACTTCCACGGGATCTTGTTATCACTGCCGATGATGTTGCGATCGTTCATGGCGGCGATGGCAATCAACTTCATGTCCATTACTCGGTGTCCTCTTCATCAGGCAGACCAGCGTTGCGGCGCTGATCCTTGGTGGGCGAATCGACGTAGATCACTTCCTTGAACTTGGCATCCGAACCATAGCCCGGATTCTCATCTTCAAAGAACGCGATCACACGCAGCGTGTCAGGGTCGATGTAGCCGAACAGGTACTTCGGCGTCAAGGACAGGGTCAACAGCTCCTGTGCGGCCACCTCCTTCGTCTGGAAGGGTGCACTGGTAATGCGAACAGCGTGCCCGGCAGTGGTGATCAGGGCGGGGTCTTCCGGGTCAGTGCCGAGGATGGCGTCGAAATCATTGCTCATGGTTTTCTCTCTAGGGGGACATAAAGCCCCTACCTTGCGGCAGGGGCTCTGAATACAGCAATTACGCCGGTGCGATTGCAATGATCACACCAGCTACTTTCCAGCGCGTAACCGCGGCAGCATGGGCAGGACACCTGTTGGTATCCGCCCAGCCCCGCCGGTGGACGTTGCTGGCTCACTTTGGCTTGCTTCAGCAACTCTTCCATTACCGTTCCTCTTACCCCTTGGGGTATTGGTTCTTCAGCACGAAGTGATTGTCCAAGATGTCGGCCACCTGCTTGCGCTCAACTTCAGTGCGCGTGCGCGGATCACCGCCAATGACATCGGTCAGCTCCACCGGGAAGTCACGCGGCGGTTCACGATCGTCCTTGACTTCCAGATCGACCTTGACCCAGTCGATGCGCTGACCATCCGGGGACTTGTACACGTCCACTTCCCACACCAGACCATCGGTGCGCTCGAAGCAGTAGCGAGTCTTGATCATGCCCGAGTTGGACAGCTTGCGGAACTGGAGGAACATGTCCTCGCTCACTTCCGTTTCCGACTCAACCTTACCGAAGTCCCCGATCTTGAAGGTCTTGCTGGTGAGGATGAAGCGCGGTTCCTCGCCTGGTTTCTCACAGCGGCGTACGCGCAGTTCACCGGCGTAGGTAATCGTGTCACTGGGGGCGACACGAATCGACCACTGTTCCTGATCTTCGCGCGAGTTGGCTTTGTCCAACTGCGATTCATCGACCAGTTTGGCGTAGTAGGTAAACTCACGCTCCACGCGCGCTTTACCGTCAGCCGGCAGTTCCTCCACCGACATCACGGCGGCAAATGCTTCTGCAAGACTCATCACACGATCCTTAAAGGGTTGTCCAAACCATTAGGCCACGGCCGTTTGCCGTTCCTCGACGTAATGGTTCATCTCCGGCATCTCGCCGAATTCGTACAGCCCCCTCGGACGTACGTTGAAGAACACTTCGATGTCACGATTGGCCAGCATGACTTGGTAGGTATCGGGACCGGCCCACGTGCGATGGCCCACCGCCTGTTCTGCGTCGCTCTGGTCAAAGTGCCCTTGGTGAGCACTCACTGCCTCAGGCAAGAAACCGTGGGCCAGCAGTTCCTGGAACACGGTGGCCAGGAAGCGGCACTGTTCGGGACAGGCCATGGGCGCTGCCATTGCGTTCTTTTCCAGATCCACCAGATACTGCAGGATCTCGACGGGCTTGGCCGCAGTGGCCGTCGCTGTCAGTCGGCGGCTGAGGCGACGGATGCGCGAGAACACCGACGCCTTGCGGGCGTACACACGCAGCAGCGGACGATGGGCGTGGGAATGCTGCGCAGCGTGCTCGGTCCTGCCGGTATGCCGGTTGCGAATCAACTTGCGGTGGTCGCGCAGGTTGAAGAGGAATGCGTTGTCATCCACGACATGGGAGGAGACGTCCATGGACATCAGGCCCAGTCGGCTGGAGACGTTCTTGAGGGCGGTACGGAAGCTGTGGTGCAGGACATCGATCACAGGATCGAGGTGGGGTACTTCGTGCGATGCCTGGGTCAAACCTTTGGTGAGTGCGTTCATGTGATGGACGCGCTCTTCTTGCAGTACATCTGATGCTTCGTACATGTTGGTGGCCCCCTGGTAGTTATTAGATGGGTATGTGGAGCAATAAAATACAGCGGCATAAAGCCCCTCCCACCCGAAGGTAGGAGGGGCTTATATGTAAAAACCGGCTATCCCGTTTACCGGCTGATTCCCCTCAGGTCGACTCCACCCATCCGCGTGTGCGGACCAGCTTCATTATCAGTAAGAGGTACGGGAACCTTGCAATTTTTACCCACGACTCGACCAGTGCGAATGCTCACTGGTACCGTGCAGCTGCGACCATCCATTCTTAGGCGCGGACGCCCGACTCGATTGGGGTTTGCACAGCCCCTGGGGAGGGAGGAGTGCCGTCTATTACCGTTAGCAGGTCGCACGTCCCTCTGGGGAGATGAGGACGCACACCTAGCAACTCACCAGTAGGCGTGGTTGCAACGGGACGATCGAGGATGGACAACATTGCTGCTCTACTATTCGGCTGAGCCTGTCTGAGGGCTTGCAAGATCGAACGATGGCGTCCGCCTCCGGCACTGGCCGGCGCGTAACCGCGGTGGCCTAAAGCGCGCGGAGGCGAACATGGAGGGTGCCCGGCCCAACGCGCCGGCGTTAGTCCGTAGACGACGCTGGCGGCAATGGGCAAGGGCGTAGAGGCGCCACGCTGCTACGGTTCTAGACGACATCCCCCGTTTAGGGAAAAGTACACCGTGCAGCATGACATGGAAGAAGGTCGACCCAACACGCAATACCTGGCGAGGACGGCAGGTACCACACGAAGGGTCGATGAAAACCGGGCTTTCCCAGCTTACCCGGGGGTCTGCTACCTTGGGCGGTCAAGGTAATGGGTATGGCAGCAGCGCCGAAGCGCAGGCACGTTCCACAGACAACTGCAACAACTCTCTCTATCAGATCAGTTTGGTCTGTAGAAAATTACAGTTCCACTGGGAATTTCCCATCATTCTCGTTGCCGAACACCGTGAAATCAATCACTGCCCAATAGGTTGCCCGATCGGTGCAGATCATGATTTCCAACTCATTGTAGATGTTGTAGGTGTTGTAGTACACGTCATCGCCACCGACCCTCAGGCTCAACTGCCGGAGGAATTCGTAGACGATGTCCATCTCCGGTGGGAACTCGGATGGTCGGCGGAAATGCAGCAGATCGACGATGGGTGGGGTGATGTTGGACGGCTCACCCACCTTCGTCAACCGCTTGCGCTGCTTGCGCGCTATCCAGTACGAGGGACTGAACCAGCGATACCGATGATTGGTCTCGCTGATGGCCATGAACTGCCCGGCTGCCTGTTCGATCCCGCCAGCCACATTGCCGAAGAACACCAAGCTGTGGTCCTTGTAGCTCAACATCACGTGCGTGGGGTTGAGCCAATAGATCCCCTGCGGATGGTTCTTAGTGGCATAGATCGCCGCGGCGCGGAGAGCGTCATGCAGCGCCGAGCCGTTCAGTTGTCCCAGCACTGCCCGGATGGCATTGTCCCAAGCCTTGAGCTTGGGATAAATGCGCACCTTGGGCAAGCCCGTCTGGTCAGAGGCGGGGGTATGCGACATCCTTGGCCTCCTTGTCGCTGGTCAGTTCGGCGATGATGGCGTTGTTGCGGCGATCGTAGCGGACCGAACGCGCACCGGCGCCGAAGGGATACTCGTGGCGGGACAGCAGGCGATCGATGTGCTTGATGTCTTCGCCGACGTCGTGGCGGGTGGTGAAGTCGATGTCGAAGCCGCTGGCTGCATCAACGCCCCAGCGCCACAGGATCGCATCGACCGCTTCACGCAGCACTTCCGCATCGTTCCAGTCGCTGTCCAGATGGACGGCCACGTACGGCAGCAGGTAGCGGCCAGCAACGTTGCGGTTGTTCTGGTACAGCACCACGTTCTCGATGTCGCGATCGTCGCCCACCACATCGATGCGATAGGCACGGTACAGCACCTGACGGTTTCCCGACAGTGCCTTCCAGTCACCGAGCGCGGTGACCTTGGCGTAACCGTCCTTGGGCAGCTTGAGCGTGTCCATCACCGCCGACAGTTCCTGCGCGGTGGGCATGTCCAGCATGTTCATGGTGGTGGAACGGACACGCTGGTCTTCACCGGCATCGCGGTAGACGTGCAGGGTGAAGTTCTTATGCAGGGTGAGGTCATTCATTGGGGATATACCTGAGCATTGAGGAGGTTGTGGTTAGGCGTTGAGGATGATCTTGGTGGCAGCCACCAGCGCATCCATATCGGCGTCAGTGAAGCTGGCTTCGCGCCCTTCAGCGCGACGCACGTGCAGGTTGATGACCTGACCGTACTCTTCCACGAAGTGGGTGTACAGAGCGCGGTGGGTGTCGGTGACACGGCCGGTCAGCAGGTGACGGTAGAGGCGATGATCGCGCAGCTTCTCAAAGCTGCAACCAAACACCTCACGGCACCAGCTGCGCTTGAGGTGACGGGAGATCAGGTTGGCCATCTCCGAGCACTTGCTGATCAGGGCCGCTGCCATGGTCGGCATGTCCGCATCCACCGGCTGGTGGTACATGACACGTTCCCATTCCAGCTTCCACTTCAGCTTGCCGTCGGCTTCGACCAACACATAGCGGCGGGTCCACTCCTCGTTGCGCTGAACCAGGCCGAGGTTGCCGTTCTTCATGCTGAAGTTGGTGCCGCCTTCGGCTTCCATCTTACCGCGCACGTCATCGTCGTGACCGCGGATCAGACGGAACTTGAACAGCTCCAGGCGACCGTAGCTGTTGATCGCCTGACGGAAGCCTTGGACTTCCGCATTGGGGGCCAGATGGTCCAGCGCCCATTGGAATGCGCCGCCGAAGGGGCCGGTTTCATCGGCCCACTGCTGCGGGTATTCGATGACGGAGGAAACGTTGACAGGCAGATGGTCATGCTTGGACATGGTCTTCACTTTGGATAGAGGAGGTTAGGGGATGGCGTTCAGCTCTTGGAAGAACTGGCGCCTTTGCTGAGCTTTCACGGCACGCTGCCGGGTCTGCTCGGAGATACGGTACTTCGGCTTTTCGACGTGCTTGATACGCTCACCATTGGACTTGAGGTAGTAACAGTCCGGATGGTGTTCGCTGTTGATGGCGTGGGCAATGGCCGGCGCGGTGAGTTGGTTGGCGCGAGCGGCGATAGACAACGAATCATACAGCTTGCCGCGATAGCAAACCCGCACGTTTTTGGTGCGGGTCACTACGCTGACTTTTTCTTGGTCTTCGTAACGGATGTGCGCCCACTTCGGATTGGAGGACTTGATCCAGTTACGCAGCGACAAGGGACATACGTTGAGGAACCGGGCAGCATCAGCAATGGAGTCAAAAATCTGCTCGCTGATGCGAATCTTGCGCTTGAACATTATCCTACCCGATGGCTTCGAGTTCAGCCTTGAGCTTCAGGTTGAGTTCGCTCAGACGCACACGTTCGTGCCGCAACTCACCCTCACCCTGGAACACCACGACGTTGGAGAAAATGCCGAGCATCTCCTCCATGTACTTCTCGATGGGCTGGCCGGCGCACTTGATCAACAACTCTTCGAAGAGCTTTTCATGATTGTTGATCTTGTTGCCCAACGCCTTGAAAGTGGCGATGGACATGCTGATCAGCGCCTCCCGGTAGAGACGGCTAGTGACCAGACCATTGGCATCCAGCTTGGGATCAGCGTCCATCAGGAAGTAATGGCGAAGCAGCACTGCCAGCTTGAGCGCTTGGTTGTCGGCGTAGTAGGTACCGTAATGGCCCTTGGCAAAACGAACCAAATCGCTGAAGGTCTGATCGAGGTGGACGGTGGTGAGCGGGATGTTGTTCATGGTTGGCTATGTCATTGAGGGTGGTTGAACAAGGGAGTAATGTGTGGGTGAAATAAGTTCCAATGCATATACCCGATCTGTTTTAAAACACGGCATAGAACCCCTCCTCCCGTGAAGGAGGAGGGGCTTATGTCAATTGATCACACGGGCTGCGCAAGAGGCCAGCACGCGCGGCACCACCGAGTTGATGCGTCGCGCCATCAGACGCAAGGTGTACTTGCCCAGCGGAGCACCAGCTCCATTGCGCATAACCTCACCCAACTTTGCAGACAGCTCATTCATGCTCAACGCACCCTGCAGTACCAGATCACCCACTGCCGTGGTGACGGCAATCTTGATGCTCTGGTCTGCGTTGGCAAACCACAGGGCATCATCGATCGAGGTGACGGTGAGCATCAGCTCACTACCATCCGGACCGGTGATCTGGGCGATGATGCGATAGCGTTGCAACACATCCACTGCCGGTTCTTCGCGTGAACCAACGCTGTAGCAAAGCATCCAGTCGGCAGCGCCGGCCAGGGTCAGTGCGTACTCAAAGCCAGCCGTGGGTGCCGTGGCTACTTCACCGGTTCCGATCCTGGGAGCCAGTGCAACTTCTACCTCCGGGTTGCGCGATACCGCAAAGTGATCGGCCGGGTAGGCGCCATCACCAGGCTGGTACAGCTTACCGTCCACGGCGAACGTCGGGGACAGGTTGGAGGAGGCCACCGGGGTGTCCAGTGCCGGATCAGTTACTTCCGGCATCGGCAGACCATCGAGCACTTGCGTGCTGAAGGTGTCCTTGTAGAACGGACGATCCGGCACGAAGTTGATGGTGAGTTGACCGGTCCATGCCAGAGACGATGCCTTGGCCACGATTGTGGTCTTGGCCGGAAGCACGCTGACATCCACCGGGCCATCGACAATGTCGGCAGCACCGATCATCAGATCGTACTTCTTGTTGAGGCGATCGACCACTTCCAGCTTGGTTTCAAAGCCGTCGTTGGGCACCATCACTTCCAACGTCTGAGCATCGTCTGGCGGCATCTTGACTGCCATGTTCAGACGGTCGTAGCGGAAGGTGCGAGCGCCGCGGTAACCGATGCCTTGCGCATTGGCCAAACCACGGGCCACCACGCTGGAATTGGTGGACGAACCAGGCTGCTGCGGGATGGGGGCATCAAAGCTCAGGTGACCGATCTGCAGCTTACCCATCAGGTCGGGGTTGGCTTTCAGGATCAGATCGTAGATCAGCTCGTTACTGGGTTTGGTGAGATGACCCATAGATCACCTCCTCAACCTGCAACGTCAGGCAGCAGATCGATCTGGGCCGGGATGGCCATCACCAGACCTGCGGCAGTCCATACCGCCCCGTTGACCTTGACGGTCACCATGGTGCCAGCTGGCATCAGGGTCGGTTCGGAGATGGACGAATCCACCACTACACCGGTATCGGAGTTGGCAGCAAAGCGCACCTTGAAGGTGGCCGAGCCCCAGGTGATGTCCAGATCCACTGCCTGTGCAGTGGTGGTGCCCAGACGGAACGCTGCACCAGGCAAGCCGGGACTGACGTAGACCGGGATCAGATGGACGATGCGACCCAGTGCTTCGGCACCGCCGGCGTAACGGCCGAGCGTTTCGCGATTGATGTCCACCGTGTAGGTACGATACCCGGACTGCAGGCGGATCTGTTCGATCACACCACGCAGGGAGGGGATCGAGCCGGACTCGGTCTGTACCGTCTCACCGGCCGGCTTGTTCAGGAAGCCGTGCAGCGTGGCAACCTGGTCATTGAGCACGCCCACCAGGCGCTGCTGTTCTTCCAGCAGGGCTTGCTGGGTCAGGGGAGTTTCTTCGGCCATGGCCGTCTACCTCAGAAGGAAAGTGAGTTGAGGGCAAGGGGGAGATCAAACTGCACCAGCTGTCGCAGCTGGTTCATGTCCATCTCCACCTTTTCCGGGTCGTCGAAACGCCAGTTCACATTGACGTTCAGTACAGCCGTGCCTTTGTAACCGAAGGACGTGGCCGGTGAGGTCACTGCCACCGCATAGCTCAGATCACCACCGGACACATCGAAGGGCTGGTCGGGCTGTACATCGAGCACGTCCACATACACGCCGTACTTACGGCGGTAGGTTTCCAGCACCTGCTCGAAGGTTGCGTAATCTTCCACCGTGACGTTGACACGAGGGGTAATCACGCTATTGAGCGGCAAACGGTTGAACTTGGGATTGACACGGCCGGCGTGACTGAACTCCATGTTCGTACGCAACGACAGCTGCGTATTGCGGCCATCGACGTCGTCCGTGAGAACAGTCAGGCGATCAATCTCAATGAAGTCGGTGGCCTTAGCGACCACCGAACTTTTGGCATTGAGCATCTCCATCAGGTTGTCCAATGGAGTCTTGCTGAAATCTACGCTCATTGGAACACCTTAGTAGATGTGGGACTGAAGCGTGCCGTCGGCTTCGTCAGAGATCACCTTGTCGACTTGCGACTGCATGACAACTGCTTCGACCTTGGCCAACTTCACATCCGTGGTAATCTGCACCAGTGACTGTGACCGTGCCTCGGAGACGAACAGCGGTTTGGACATGTCCTTCAGACGTGCCGACCGCAGATACATTCCCTTGAGACCAGTCATGCGCGCCGGTGTGGCCACGCTGCACAGACCCATGCCCATGAGGCGGTTAAGCTGCCCGCTGGCAACAGGTGCCACCAGCGTTTGAGAGCGCACTTCCCGCACAGAGTAGGTCTGGTCCAAACGCATCAACGTTTGGGCTCGTACCTCTGGGACTTTGTATTCGCTCATGGTCGTCTCCTATTACGGGGTGACGGCTTTGATGCGAACCGTGTTGGAGCGCATGTCGGCTTCGGCAACGCCTTCCAGTCGCGGCAGACGAATGTCAGCCAGCGTCGTCTGTGCGGCCACATCCTGATCGGCGATCAGCTGAGCATCGCCAGTGCCGCGCAATCCCACGCGCAGAGCGCGGCCGGCGTCACGATCACGCGAGGCGCGTACGTAGACTTCGGTGGACAGCGACTTGTACGGAATGGGCTGACCTTCCAGTCGCGCGGTGAAGGCCGAATCGTCCAGCGGTGAGGTGAAGAAGCTGGTGTCGTCGTTGTCGTTCATCGACGGCACTGGCAGAGCGCCACCTTCCTTCTGCCAGTCGCCTGCGTTGACTGCAGTGACGCGGTTGGGCAGAATCATCGTCGGACCGATGGTGGTATTGAACGACGTACCGGTGCTGTCAGCCAGGACCAGATCGCCGTACAGCAAGCTGTAACCGAGCAGGGCATTGAGCAACCACGAACCGATGTTCCAGCTGAAGCCCGATGCTGCCAGATTGGCGTTCTGGGCGTAGCTGGCCACATCCGCAACCACTTCGCCATCGATGCGCAGCTCAAAGCCGTACATGTTGGCAGCGTGAGCGGCGGTGTGATAAATCTTGGCTTCGATGTGGTATTCCCGACCGGCCTGCAGCACCATCGTCGTTGCAGGAACGGTAACGTTCACTGCCGTGAAAGCGTACTGTCCGGCCACCGTGTGAGGACGGATAGCCAGCATGGGGTACAGCAGCGAACCGCCACTGTCAGCCAAACCCAGTACGTTGATCGAATTGCCCTTCAGATCCGTATCGGGCAAAATCTTCAACGTGAACGCGACGATGGAATGCCACGCGGTGCCGGCCGTACCGACGGCCAGACGAGACGGGGTGGCCATGCTGTTGTTCAGATTGCCAGTGCTGCCCGTGCCGAGGCGGCGGAACAGCAAACCGTTACGCTCGGTGGCGCCGAAGCCGAGCTTGTGTTCGGGCAATCCGGAGACGCCTGCAAACAGACGCGCATCGGCCGAACGGATGGCGCGCAGCAACGTCTGGTAGGGCGTACCATCGATGCCAGCGCGCAGAACCGGCTGGCCATTTTCGGCCTTCGCTGCGAACATGTCGAAGCCGAACATATTGAGAAGTGCCATGATCAGGCTCCGTTCTTCTTGATGTTGAGGTTGAGGTTGAACAGACCAGTGTCTGCAAACGCCAGCTGACCGGCGTAATCGGCACGATCCTTACCGATGTCCAACAGCGTCCGATTCAACGCGTTGGAAGTGAGCGGGATGTTGGAGGTGGTGGCCAAGATGCCATCATCACTCTTACGCTTGACGATGGCATCGTAGTACAGTACCGATGCTGCACCGATGTCGCGGCGAGTACGAGCGAAGAGCTTCAGGCCGTTCAGATCCGCACCCACCGGCAGACCCATGTTCAGGGCAACATCCATTTTACCCGATGCCAGCGGCGAAGTGATGAACGTAGCGTCGCTACTGTCCTTCAACACTTCAACCGCTGTGCCGCCCGTGGCGGTCCAGTTCGGAGCAGACACTTCGCTGATTTCCACCGGCAGTACCAGCTGCGGGCCGAGCGGACCGGGGTCCACGCCGCCGGGGCCGAGGTTGTCAGAGACCACGATGTCGGACAGACCGAGCGTCATCTGACTGGTGGCGGATGCTTGGGCCAGCGTATTCCAGATCACGGAGTATTGAGTAACGGTACTCTGCGAGCTGCTCCACGGCTGGAAGAAGCCGATGTAGTCGCCGTTCACGTACAGGCGCACAGAGACGTTGAACGTGCTGGCCATGGTCGGGGCAAACATACCGAACTCCAATTCGATATGCATGGGCTCCCCGCGAACCGGGCGGGCAAAGATCGTACCGTTGAACGAGTAGTAAACGCCCTGGGCATCCTTAGCGCGGATGATGATGTTATTGACGCCCGATCCGTTGGCCATCATGTACACGATACCGGCGCCGGAAGAGGCCGTATCAGCCACCGTGGTGAAATCGGTCAGGTTGAACCCGACGCGATAGATCCACTCCTTACCGACCACACCTGCGCTGGGCAGATTCTTGAGGTTCAGGCGAGCCGAAGCCACGCTGTTGTTGATACGCCCGGCCTGCAGGATGAACGTATTACGACGTTCCTTGCCCGAACCGACCTTGTACCCTTCCTCACCCGTGACACCAGAGGTGTTGATCATGGCGTTGGTCGGATAGGAGCTGCCGTAGTTGACGGTCAGCCAATCCGCCAACGGGGTGTCTTTGATACCCACATCAATCGGGTCGTTTTTATCGACACCGGAACCGCCCTTAACGCCGGTATCGAAGCAGTCAAAGCCTGCGAAGAAAAGAATGGACATATGAAGTTCCTTTGGTCAAGCTTCGATCTTGATGAGAAGGTCGCTCAGGGCCGTACCTTCCAGCAGCGCCATCTGTTCCGTTTTCGAGGGCAGGATGCCACTCAACGTACGGGGTGCGGTAACGCTAGGGAAAGTTACGGTCTTGGGATTGAGTTCTTCTGAACCCACGTGGATGACACTGGACAGGGAACGTACGGCGCCGCTACCGCGACTGCCGCGCGCGTAGACCTGGATGCCGTTGACGACCGAACCTTGGTTGAGATCCAGATCAAACATCAGCAGGGCATCGGCGTCACTCAAGGGGCTTTCGATGTAGGAAGCGTCGGAGTCATCACTGAGCGCTTCTTGAGGATCATCGGCACCTACCACTTTCCAGTTCGGCGAATCTGCCAACACGACCTGCTTGACCTGAACCTTCTGCGCGCCCAGCGGTGCATTGTAAGGCGCTTCACCTTCACCGTCGGCCACGTAGATGTCTGAGACACCAATTTGCAACGGGAAGGGATTGGAGGACTGATCGGCAAACCCGATTTCGATACCGGCAGTGTTGACGCCACTGGCGGCGATCGAACCCAACGTCTGATTCCAGGTGTAGATCACCTGACCGTCAATCAGCACACGGGCGGAGATGGGATTGGCGCTGGCCGGACGCTCGGGCAGGTCGCAGAACAGCTCCACCTCGATGTAATACTCCCGACCCCGTTCAAACGGGAAGGATTCACTACCGATCAGCAGCGTGTTGTTGTTACGACGGGTGATCAGCGCCAACCGGGACGCGTTGCGCATGGCAAACACCGTGCCGTATGCCAGCGTGGGTTCACGGTCGGAGAAGTCCACGTAGGTGAAACCGTAGATCTGTCGCCATGAACGATTGGTACGCGCATCAATGTCTTTGCCCAGACCGATGCGTGCTCCGTTGGTGATACTGGCCAGATTCGAACTGCGGTGCAGGACCAACGCATTGCGACGGTCTGCGCCTGAACCGACCTTGTGACGCTCCAGGCCCGTGACACCAATCGCGTTGTACTGCGGCGCGGTGGGGACGTAAAGCAGAACCTGAATGTCAGAATTACGGGTATTGGCAATGCCCACATTTACCTTGGGAGCGAATGCCGCCTCGCCGGTCGGACCCTGCACTTCGGCACCGACCCCATCGAAATTGAAGAATGTCCGGACGGACATGGTCTTTACCTCTTGTGTTTTTTGAGTCGACATACTATGGGACTTCCCAAAAATCCCCCTGTTCACACCAAGAGGTACGTGCCATGAGCAATCTGACCCTTCCTTTCAAGACGCTGCTGCATGACATGGTCGTGGCAGTGAATCCGGATACTGCTGCCAATCTGAAGCAGACCGACTACACCCACGCAGCACCCACCGTGTACTCCGGCGCCGCCGATCCGGCCAACCCGCTGGCCAACACCGAAATCGTCGTGACTGCCGCCGAAGGTAGCACTGCCTACGTCGGTAGCCAGACCCTGCGCTACACCCGCCTGCACATCGGCGATGACATCGGCGCCAAGGCTGACCTGCTGATCGACTCGGTGGGCAAGCTCAAGCTTTCTGACGCGGTTGCTGACTTCAATGTCAAGTTCGCTACCGACCTGACCGCCGGTCGCGATTACACCGATCGCGATCTGGAAGAATTCACCGGCGCACCGGGCGAAGAGCGCGAAGAACTGGTGACCATCCTGGCCACCTCCGAGAAGTACATCGGCACCGTGCTGCTGACCATCAAGTCGGCGACCGTCGATCTGGCCGCAGTCATCGTGAACAACGTGCTGCCGGGCCTGACCTACGAACTGCCGGCGTAAAGCCAAAAGAAAAAGCATAGAGCCCCTCCTCCCATTGCGGGAGGAGGGGCTTATGTCATCAGGTACTGGCAGCTTCGGACTTACGGGGGAGAATCTCCGGATTGAGGTCCAGATACTCGAAGGCCACTCGCAAGATGGCTGCGCACACTGCGAGGATACCAGCGGCCGCATGAACGGCACCTGTGAACCATGCCCCGAAGCTGGGCTCCACCGTCACCAGCAACAGCCACGCAGCGTTGAAACACCATGCAGCGATTACGAAGAGCAACAACATCGTGGGAATGTTACGCAGCAGGACAGCCATGAATCGACCGTCGCGTTCACCACGGCGTTTGCTCTGTTCTTCCCGATGACGACGCATGGCCTCGCTATAGGCCATTGCACGACGACTGCCTTCTTTACGGATATTGAGGATGGCAGCCTGGATCTGTTCGTTCTTGTTCATGTGGGTAGGCGTCAAAAAGCCCCTCCCGAAGGAGGGGCGTGAATGGGATCTAGCTGGGGATCAGGTATGAAAAGATCATCACGATCAACAGCAGCACGGAGGCAAGTACGCTCTGCATGAACGTCAGGCCCTCGTTGGAGGACCAGAACAGCGCCTGGGTGTGGTCGTAGTAGAACCACAGGAACAGGGTCGTCAGCAGACCGATCGTAAAACCAATAGTGGACAGCACACGTGCTCGGCCCACTTCACTCAAACTGTCCAAGCGCTCACGCAGCCGGGACAGCCTCGGGGTATTCATAGCTACCTCGCAAACTATTGAATGTACCCTTCCGCCAAGAAGGTTCATTCGGGTGAAGGTTTACCTGACTCCTGTCAGATAGATGCGTAGAAGCGATGTGCTCCTATGATCCCACGATACGCTTCTCGGGCGTAGGAGGGGCGCACTGTTTTGTTGTGGAAGTAGACGCTGTCATCAATCGGGTTCTCTACCGATCGCAGCATAACCTGCCGTGCGAGCGTCAGTGCACGCTCATACGACGCTTGTGATTTGGCTCCGGAGGCGACAGTACGCCCTGCACAGACCCAGCTGAACTGGCACGACCGCTTACCGGTCTTTTTGACGATGCCAGATTTGTTGACCGTAGCGCACACGGTGCGCGTGTCAAACCGTTTGGAACCCATGCGGTTGAGTACCACGTACCCAACGGCAATCATGCCGGTATCGCCTTCACCACGTGCTTCGTGGTACATGTTGCGAGCCATGCATTGGATCTCGGCCTCACTCATGACGATGCGCGCACGCTCGTTCAATGGGACGATCGGGATCGGCAGTTCCTTGACTTCCATCGGCGGAATGTCCAGAACTGCAATGACCGGGAATTCCGGTACGCCGACAGGAGCGGTTGCGATGTAGGTGGAGGAGCGATCAGCCAGGTTGGCACACGCCGACAACATCAACGCAACAAAGAGCAGGAAAATCTGAGTGGAAATCTTGAACACGATCGTTATCTCTGGAAGAACTGTGCCCAACGTCGTACAGAAGTCTGCGGTTTCTCATGCGCGGAATGTGACGGTGAGTGTGGGTATTGCCAGGTTGTAAAGCATCTCCGGAAGTGTGGCAGAATATCTAGGTATGAAACCGGGGTCTATTTTCACAGACCCCGTCCATACACATAGCCTTCACGACTATTTTTTACCTCAGCGCAGCTGCTTATCCGCCGAGGCAATCAGCTCTTCCGGGGTGGGCTCAGCGTGATTGCTGATCTGCTCTTTCAGCTGCACCGTCATGCCGGTGAACACGCAGTCCGGATCGGTGACGCCCAGCACTTCACGGGCCGAATCCAGGATGTTGCCCATGATCGTGGCGGCATTGAAGTTCAGGAACGGCAGAGCCAGTTCCACTTCCTTGTCGATGACGAAGGGATGTTCCGGGTTACCCGTCCAGAAGAAGATCTGGGAGGGACGATCCGGATACTGGTGCACGTACCCGCACAGGTACACGATCTCCTGATCCATCGACGGACCAGTGATCTCATCGCGCGCCTGTTCGGCAAAGCGCCGCATCATGTCGTTGTCCAGCGCCGCCAGGCGTTCGCTGGAACCGGTGCGGTACTTGGGATCACGCACGTCTTCGATGATCTGGCCGTTGATGATCAACGCCACGCTGCAGTAGTTCACCGCAGCTTCGTCGGTGCGTTCGAACACGGCCAGCAGCGTATCGGCAATGGACGACTCCAGGTAAACTGCCAGCAGGCCGTTATCATCGTAGCGGTACAGGCCGGTGTCGGGGTTCTGGTGGGGCTGGTACAGCGGCAGCTGGGCCGGCACGGGCGTGCCGCGCATGGCCAGATAGAACTGCTGAGCAATGGCGAGGTGATAGTAGGAATTGGATCGGGTGCTCATCGGGGTTCTCACAGAGGGAATAAAACCCCACCCCGGTTAAGGAGTGGGGTTAGGGATCAGGACAACTGGACGTGCCAGTCGCAACGCGGGACGCCGCGCTCATCGAGGAACTTGTGACACAGTTCCAGTTCATCATGGGCACGGTAAGCGCGATTGCCTTTCACGTAACTGCCGTCAGCCTTGGGCGGAGCCATGACTGCTTTAGCACCACGCTTGAGGATGTTCTCGCGCTTATTGATGTCACGACGGTAGTCGCGCAGGTTCCTGCGCAGCTCATCGTCACTGATCGACCGGATGCGCTCGTTCAGACGGGCGCGTTCGATTTCATGGGCTAACATCAGCCAGCACGACCCGACAGGGTACGGCCCTGCGCGGCAGCGCGCTTACGCGGGCTGACCACATCAACGCCGGCCTGGTAGTCGGCGATGCGCTCTTCATTGGACATGTCCGCATCCTGCAGACCCAGCGCACGACGCACGTACTTACCATCCAGCGGATGGCGTTCGATACCCAGCGATTCGGAGCGACCGTACACGGACACTTCGATCTTGCCATCGCTCAGGCCCAGACGGGCAAAGCCGGCGCCGACGACGTTGTCGCCGAAGCCGAACATCTTGGCGGCATCCTTGTGGGTCATGGACGTGGCGAAGACGATGGCTTCGAGCTTGCGCTTGTTGATGTCAGACAGGTCCAGTCCGACGATGTACTTGACTTCTTTGCTCACGGAGATACCTCGTTAACGATAGTCTGCGCACATGCGGCGCAGGATGCGAGAAAGGGTGGTGGCCGGCATGACTGAAGGCGACTGCATCCGCCGACGGATTTCCTGACAGGTGGAGAACAGCGTGCGCTCGACATTGACACGCTGACCGATCAACCAGCTGAAGTGCTCCACGTCCGAGACGAAAGCCAGCAGGTAGTTCAGGTTGTCCAGCAGCACCGAATGGTTGCGATCGATCGACCCTTCATGCTGGGTCGTCAGGGCCGTAGTCACATCGGCCGAGAGGATACGCTCGAGATGATCGTGGTTGAAGGCCAGCGGACCACCAGCACTGGCCTTACACAGGATGCCGTGCGTGGTCTCGATGGCACTGAGGATCTGCTGCACCTTCTCATGGAGGGTGCGCATCAACAGCTCGTTGTCGGCGGCGGTATTGGTGGGGGTGCCGAAAACGCGGTTGAGGGTGAACAGCGAGTTGCGCATGTGGTCCACCCAGACCTGCGCACTGGCGCGTTCCTGGGTATCGGGCTGCGTGGCCTGCAGGTCGCGGACCAATGCACGTTCCATCTGGTCGAAGTTGGCGAACATCGTGACCAGTTCTTTCAGGTTTCCGATCATGTCAACCTTTCCTGCGCAGGATGGAGAAACGGATGGCGAGGATCAGCACCGCAGCGTTCTCACTGACGGCGAAGGCGTCGGCCAACTGTGCCGAGACCGCCGGCACGTCGGCGCCAGGCAGCTTCTTGTTGAGCACTTCCAAGAACTCGCGCAGGTCAGCCATCTTCTTGGGATCGAGTACGAATGCGAAGGCCGTTTCCAGCGCTTCGAAGACTTCATCGATCTGGGTGCGGGTGGCAACCTGGAAGCCGAACCAAGTCAGGCAGGCGAACTGCACTTCCTTGGGGTTGACGATGTATTCAGCGCCCATCTGTCCGGAACGCTCACGCGCCGCCAAGCGGGTCAGGCCCTCATCCACCGCCTTGGCGATGACAAAGAGCGGGCTTTCCGGGTAATTGATTTCGAAGTTCATGTCGGTATGGAGTCGAGGTAGAAGGTGTAATGCTTGACGTAATACTTCAAGGCATCGTGGTGGTGAATGATCTCTGCCCACAGCTGATAGGCAACGTAGGCCAGGGACCACCATGCCAGCGGGGTGAACATGTCCCACTCGCGCCAGAACGTGTGGTAGATGAGGGCGGCGATGGAGGCAATCACCAACAGCACTCGCCATTCGATCTGAATGACGTTACTGAATAAGCACCAGTTCAGGTACTTGGCATGCTCTTCGCGCGCGGTCACATCGCCACCTCGTGCTGGTAGGCCTTGTAACGATGCAGCGCCGCCAATGCGGTCTGCTCCAGCCGGCGGCGCATATGGAAGTAGTAGTGGAAACCGATCAGGTTGAGCATGATGACTACGACGTCAATCCAACCGGCGAAGTTGCACACTGACCACGCGACGATGCTAGCGTGGAGGGCCATCATCATCGTGGCCAGAACCATTTTCCAGCGGGCCTTGACGTGGGCTTTATAGTGGGCGTCGGCAATGCTGTTTTTCATTTCAGTTCTCGCTGAGAGTGGGGAGGTTGCCCTCCCCACTAGGGTCAGGCTTTGACGACGAAGCCGTCAGCGTCGAAGGTCACGATGTCCGACAGATACTGACCGGCACCGATCACCACGTGCTTGACGTACTTACGCACCAGCGCACGATCGATCAGTTCATCCCAGCGTTGGGCGAACAGCTGAGCGATCTGATGCGTACCGCGCATCGCCATGCGACGGATGTATTCATCCTTGCACTGACGGGTCGGGTACACGAAGATGACTTCATGTCCACGGCGCACCAGTTCATCGGCCACTTCGTTGTGGGCCGGGATGAACACCGAGTAGCCCTTCTGGATGGCCGAGTCCACACGGTCGGCAAACATCACCGCCAGTTCGGCCACGGTTTTATCCGGATTGGCCTGACGCAACTGCGGCCATTCGTGCTGCTCGATGTCGTACAGCTCCGGGTGCTGGGTAGCGAGGTGGGACTTACCCACACCAGGGAAAGAAGCGAGGATCTTCATTGGGTTCTCTTGTGGTCAGATCTTGATGTTCAGAAGGGAGCGGAGCTGCTCGATGAGATCGAAAAGACTGGCGCGCTGTTCGTCCTTGTCCGAGACCTTGAGATGAATCGGGAATTGGTCGACCCAGTCACGCACTGCGCGGTAGGCCTGGATGAATTCAGGCGTAACCAATTCATAGGACGTGTTTCCGCCGTCGAAAATGAATCGGGCCGCATCGTTGTAAGGAGTGTTGTACAGCAGATCCCGTACGTCGCGCGATTGTCCTGTGGGGAAGATAGCGCGGGACTTGGCTTCTTCCAGCACTTCGGCCCTGCGTTCGTCGTCGAGGTCTTCGGTGTAGAGTTCCCACGGCCTGGCCGAGGCGAACATCCGACGCATCGTCATGGACGCCCAGCCGATGTGGGCCGGTATCTGATCGTGCAGCATGGAGAAGGTATCCTCCACGCGGAACTGGCGAGTATCCTGCCAGCTATGCTTGCCAGTCGACATGTCCAGTACCCGCAGGTACGTTTTGTGTTGCGCGCGGTCACGTTCAAAACGTTTAGCGCTGGCACGTTCGGACAGGCGCGATTCAATCATCCCAACGTCGATCAACCCTGGCAGGTAGTACAGACCGACTTCACCGCAGCGAAGTACGATGACTTCATTGGGCATGCAGACGACACCCTCGGCGTAACAGCTGCGACGACGAATGCGGAACGTGTTGCGCGTGTAGTGGTTCTGCGTCCAACCCGGATAGAACCCCACGACTTCCTCGCCAGGCTGCATGTTCTCCATGGCCCAGTCATAGATCTCGTGGATCGGTCTCAGGTTAACGCCGTTGCCAACGTTGGATTGAATCCACTCGCCGGGCATCTCAATGGTTTTCACAAACTGACTCATCGCTACCTCTCAATAGGTATAAACAACAGAAAGCTACGCCGACCGAACATTCGATCCTTATGGGTAGCATATGGATGTTGTAGGTTTGTAATTGTTTACGATGATCCGGCATAAAACCCCTCCCGCCCGAAGGCAGGAGGGGCGTGACGCTTATGCCGACACTTCGGAGGTGGGCTCTGCACCGGGTTCACCGGGCAGCGGGATACGCAGCTGTGCCAGATGCAGTCCGGTGCGCATGCGCTCACCCACGGCTTCCAGATGTGCCGAACTGCCCTTGGACAGATCGATGACCGGACCACCGGCCATGAACTGTTCCAGACGCTCACGCACCATGGGCGGGACGTACTGACGGGAACCATCAGCACGCAGGTAACCGTCCAGGTACTTCTGCAGCAGTTGCTCGAAGTGGTTCTCCTGCCGGGCCACCAGATCCGCACGCAGCTTGCCGATGTGCAGGGCGTCGGTACCTTCACCTTCGCCCTTCAGCCACTTCAGCAGTTCCACGTACTCCGGGTGCGAAGCCAGCCACTGGTCGGCCTGCTGAATGCTCAGCCGGTAGCGTTCCAGTGCGGCCAGTTCCTTGGACAGGACCATCGAGGCCAGATACACGAGGATCATGCGGATGATCTTCATGTCACATTTCCTCCTCTTCGTCTTCGTCGACGGTGACTTTCCAGTCATCGTCGGTGGTGGGCGCCACTTCGGCCATCTTGTAGGTCGAACCCTGCACCGAGAAGAAGTCGTGGTTGACGGCTCCTTCCGGGGCGAGCGCGGCCAGGATGGACGGATTGACATCACACACCGACGCCGGGAACAGCGCGTCGTAGCCCAGGTTCATCAGGGCCTTGTTGGCGTTGTAGTGCAGGAACTTCTTGACCTGCTCGGTCAGACCGATCTTGTCGTACAGCGACTGGGTGTAGAGCACCTCGTTGTCGTACAACTCCATCAGCAGCTCGTAGGTGAAGTCCTTCAGTTCCTGCTGGCGCTCGGCCGAGAGGTTGGCCACCTGGGTCTGGTACTTGTAGCCGATGTAGTAGCCGTGGACTGCTTCATCGCGGATGATCAGCTTGATCATGTTCGCGGTGTTGGGCAGCTTCTGGCGACTATCCCAGTACAGCGGCAGGAAGAAGCCGCTGTAGAACAGGAACGACTCCAACAGGACCGAGGCGATCTTGCGCTTGAACGGGTCGCTGCCGTAGTAACGGCTCAGCACGATGTTCTTCTTCTTCTGCAGGAACTCGTTCTCACGGGCCCAGCGGAAGATCTCACGGATGCGCTCGGTCGAGCACAGCGTGGTGAAGATGTTGCTGTAGGACTTGGCGTGGATCGCTTCCATGAAGATGATGTTGGCGTAGACCGCCTCTTCCTGTTGCGTCACCGCGTCGTCGATCAGCATCTTGGCGCCGTGCGAGGACTGCAGGGTGTCCAACAGCGTCAGGCCCGCAAAGGCCTGCTCGGTCGTTTCCTGCTCTTCAGCGGTCAGGGTTGCCCACGAGGGCAGGTCACCCGACATCGGGATCTTTTCAGGAACCCAGAAGTTCTTCACCAGCCGGTCGAACACCTCGACGTCTTTCGGGTCGGCAGGCTCGTTCCAGTTGATGGCTTCAACATCCGGGTATTCGGTTGCAGCGGTTGCGTCAAGCATGATGTTTCTCGTTATGCCTTGCAGGATTCACACTCGGTGCCTTCCAGCGGTTTCTCTGCCAGTCGCACGTAGTAGATGGTACGGATACCCTTCTTCCACGCGTAGATCTGGGCCTGATTGATGTCGCGCGTCGTCACCGAGGCCGGCATGAACAGGGTCAGGGACAGGCCCTGATCCACGTGCACGTTCGCTTCGGCGTACATGTCGATCTGCGCCTTCCAGCCGATCTGGTACGCGTCCAGGTAGGACGACGCGTTCTCATCGGTCAGGTACGGGGCCGGGTAGTAACGTTCGCCGGTCTTGCCTTCCGGACGACGCTCGATGACCGAGGCAGTCGGATGGATCGAAGAGGTGGCGTCGTTGATGTAGGCGATCGAACCGTTGGGCGCGACGGCCTGACGGTAGGCGTGATACAGACCGTGCTGCTGGACCATGCCCATCAGCCATTCCCAGTTCTCCAGGGTCGGCAGGGCGCAGTCGCCGAACAGGGCGCGCACTTCGTCGGTCTTCGGGTTGAAGTCCTTCTCCAGGTACTTGGTGAAGTACGAACCGTCCGCATATGCGGAGTTTTCGAAGCCGGCGAACGGACGGCCGGTTTCCCGGGCCAGTTCCATCGAGGCCTTCAGGCTGTAGTAGTTGATCGCTGCGAAGTACGCACGGGCAAAGCTACGGGCCTTCGGGCTGTCGTAGGCCACGCCCTTGGACATCAGGAAGCCATGCAGGTTCATCTGACCCAGGCCGATGGCACGGGTGTCATCGTTACCCTTCTGGATGGAGGGGACCGAACTGATGTTGCAGGTCGCTGCCACCACGGTCAGTGCGCGCACTGCGATGCGCACCGATGCGTCCAGATCACCGCCGGCGATGACGTTGGCCACGTTCATCGAACCGAGGTTGCAAGAGATGTCCTTGCCCATCTGGTTGTAGGACAGGTCTTCGTTGTAGGTCGACGGCTCGCTGACCTGCAGGATTTCCGAACACAGGTTGGACATGGAGATCCGGCCGGCGATCGGGTTCTGGCGGTTGGCGGCGTCTTCGAACAGGATGTACGGGTAGCCCGATTCCATGTTCAGCTCGGCGATGCGCGTGAGGATGGCACGGGCATTGGCCTTGGTCTTGCGGATGCGGCCGTCATCGAGCAGGGTTTCGTACATGTCGGTGACGCTGATGTCGCTCAGAGCCTTGCCGTAGATGCGCTGCACGTCGTACGGGGAGAACTGGTAGAAGTCCTCGCCAGCGGCGGCCTTCTCCATCATGATGTCCGGCACGACCACGCCGAGGGAGAGCATCTTGATGCGGGTCAGTTCGTCGGCGTTCTCGCGCTTGGTGTCCAGCACCTTCAGCAGGTCCGGATGGGCGGCCGAGATGTACACCGCACCGGCGCCCTGGCGCTGACCCAGCTGGTCGGCATAGGCGAAGGCGGTGTCCAGGATCTTCATCACCGGCACCGGACCACGGGCGGCATTGGCAATGCCCTTGATCGGAGCGCCAGCTTCACGCAGGTTGGTCAGGCACAGGGCTACGCCGCCGCCACGCTTGGACAGCTGCAGGGAACCGTTGATGCCACGACCGATGGACTCCATGTTGTCTTCCATGCGCATCAGGAAGCAGGAGACCAGCTCACCGCGCTGCTTGCGGCCGGCGTTGAGGAAGGTCGGGGTGGCCGGCTGGTAGCGGCCGGTCATGATTTCATCGACCACGGCGATGGCCAGCTCACGGTCACCGTTGGCCAGGGTCAGGGCGTTCATGACCACGCGGTCTTCGAAGCGCTCCAGGAAGCGCTTGCCGTCGTTGGTGCGCAGGTTGTAGCTGGTGTAATACTTCAGGGCGCCCATCAGGGTGCGGAAGCGGTGCTTGTAGGCGTAGGCCTGCTTGAAGCGCGCCTTGATGAACTCGAAGTCGTACAGCGACAGGATGCTTTCGTCGTAGTGCTTGTGCTCGACCAGGTAGTTCAGCTTCTCGCCCAGGTTGTGGAAGAAGGTGGTGTTCTGGTTGACGAACTGGAGGAAATACTGCTTGGCCGCCTCGCGGTCCTTACCCAGCTGCAGCTTGCCGTTGGCGTCCTTGAACGCCAACATCGCGTTCAGGTCGAAATAGCTCATGACATCATCGCGCTGGGCGACTGCGGTACTGGTTGCGATCGTGTCCAAAATTGCATTACTCCGGTTTTGACTTTTTCGACATCCTCCGGCGTACCAAAGATCTCCACGTTGTAGAGATGCGGAACGTCGAAGCGCTGAGAGATGAGTTTGCCGGCCAGGCAGAACGCCGTGCCGAAATTGGTGTTACCTGCAGCGATGACCCCTTTGAGGTGTCGCGCATTGTTTTCGTTTGCAAGGAATCGCTTCACCTGCATCGGAACGCTACCCTTGACTTCTCCACCACCGTAGGTGGGGCAGATGAGGATGTAGTCCTCATCGACCTCCAGCATCGGCCCATCCGCCTTGGAAATGGGGATGCGTCGAGCCGGCAACCCCACCTTTTCAACGAATCGGTGGGTATTGCCGGACTTGGTCGAATAGTAGACCAAGATGCTCATGCAGCTTACAGCGCGGCGATCTGGTCAGGCTGGAAACCGGCCCACTTGCGTTCGCCGGCAACCACGACAGGCATGTTGCGAAGACCGTGGGTCTGGAACTCGGCCATGTTGGCCTGACCCACGTCACCCGTGGCATCGATCATCTTCACTTCGAAGTCCAGACCACGTGCCTGCAGGCGCCGCTTGGTCATGTCGCACTGGACGCAGCCGTTCTTGGAGAAGACGATGATGGGGCTCTTGTTGTCGCTCATGATTGAAAAGTTCCTGTAACTGAATTCGAATGGACAATGATCACACCCGCTACGCATGATCGGAATTTGGGTGAGTAGGCGGTGTCCGTCTATACCGTCAGATCGGCTGTTCAAGTTTTACACCCAGAGGCCATAGCCCCCTTCACCCGCCACATAGACCTGCTTTGAAGTGCGTCGCAGGGTCTTTTGGGCGCGGGTTTTTCTTCCTGACTCATACCAATGGAGTCGGATCGGGAGGGTGATTTTTTCCGCACCCTTATCCTATTTGGTCAGGTTGCCAAAACGCCCAGACGGCATAAAAACCGAGGCCCCGGAGGGCCTCGGGTATGCCTCAGACGTCCGTAGAAAGCTCTTTGTGAGCGACGCAGCGACCGTCCTGAGCCAGCAGGCGTACCTCGAGGCAGAAGCCTCCGTAGTAGCCGTTGTGTTCGTTGTGCGTACACAGCGTCACGGCGAACCGTGAGAACTGGATACGGACGAAAACCTGCTCATGACTGTCGCCGTCGTTCGTTTCGAGTACCTCTGCAATACCGGCCACCTCAATGGAAACAATCCGCTGACCCTGAAGGCCTTCGAGATCATCATCGCACGTGATGTACCGGTTTTCGCAACAGTCTTGACCATTGTCGATCAACTCCAGAATGTTGCCATTCGTGAAGTGGATTTGGAATGCCCCCTGGGTAGGATGGATGCCGGCTCGTTCGACAATGAAATCAGGAAGTGCAATGGACGTATCTTTGACAGTAAGAGTATTCATGTTTCACCAGTTAGGTTGACCGTAGCAAGGTCATTCAGTCCCTAACCGAATCCACACTGGTGTTGCACGACTACTCTTACAAACTATCGCTGCCGGCGGTTAAACTTTACCCGGCGGAACTTCATTGATCGGATCAAACCACCATTCCACCTCACGGCGAATGCGCAGGTTGATCAGCCCGAACAGATAGGTACGGATGGTGTCGATGAAACGACCCACTCGGGCAGTGGTGCTCTTACCACAGCACGGACAGGGCAGTGATTGCTCACCGCTATTGAACTCTTCACCGCTGTCGAACCAGTTGCAGCCAGTGCACTGCTGGATCGGGCGATGGGCGTATTTGCGACGGGTAGTTGTGGCCATGGCTCTCTCCTTGGTCATAGGGTGAGATCGAACGCCAAATAAATACCGACACAAACCCCTCCCGCCCGAAGGCAGGAGGGGCAGTGGGTCATTCAGCAACAGGCGCCGGGTTGGCGTAGACGTCCACGGCGTAAGCATTGAGCACTTCTTCCACGATCGGATCGCGCTCGATCTTGGTCAGCTCGATGTGGCCCAGGCTGTCCATCAGATGCACACGGGCCATCAGGTCGGAAAGACCATCGCGGCCACGCATGTCCGACTGGCGCACGTCACCGTCCACGAGCACGCGCGAGTTCCGGCCCATGCGGGTCAGGAACATCTTCATCTGCTCAGGGATGGTGTTCTGCGCTTCGTCCAGGATGATGCCGGCGTCGTCGAAGGTTTCACCGCGCATGTAAGCCAGCGGGGAGACTTCGATCTTGCCTTCCTTGACCAGACGCTCCACGTGCTCGCGGGTTCCGTAGAACTGGATCAGTGCCTTGAAGTAGGGCTTCAGGTAGGGCATCACCTTTTCCATGATGTCGCCCGGCAGGAACCCCAGCTTCTCACCGCACGCCTCGACGATCGGGCGGGTCAGGACGATCCGCTCGATCTTCCCGGCCTGGAGCAGCTGGCACATCTTCATCATGCCCACGAAAGTCTTGCCCGTACCAGCCGGTCCGGTGGCAACCGTAATGCGGTTGCTGTCCAGTGCGGCGATCAAGGCGGCCTGCTGCGGATTTCGTGCAACAAGCGCTCGCTGTTCAGAGAAGCGCTCGTTGTCACGTTCCCGGTGTTTCAGACTCTTGGGCGTGTTACGAGCTTGACGAGCTTCACTGATGTCGGTCACGGTATTGAAACGTGCGTTGTCTCGACCGCGACTTTTCTTTTCTTTCCGGGCAGCTGTGTTCTTAGCCATGGGTGTAACCCCTGTTGCGTAAATTGACCCATCTAGTGGATGGGCACGACTTTCCCCATATCATCCCTCCCGAGGGGGTAAAAGAAAAACGACATAAGCCCCCCGAGCCCTTTACGGACTCGGGGGATGATTACGCCAGCCTCAGTTGCCGGCTCCACCACTTCTGATCTTCCTTGGTCAACCATGCCCGCACGTCAAAGCACGGACATGACTTGAAACCCGCGTCGCGCTGCAGGTCACAGTGGCCGAAGGTTTCCAAGATCGTGGGGAACTTACCGCGGAGTTCGCGGATCAACGTGTACAGAGTTTTGAACTGCTCCTCAGTATAGTTGTTGACCGGCTTGGCCTCGCCGTCGATACCGCCTTCCAGCGCAATGCCCAAAGAGTGGGCATTGGCAGTCACGGCATGTGCGCCGCGGAACATCATGGGGCGGCAACCGTGCCTGACGCCCGCACGATCGATGATGAAGTGGTACCCAATGGCATCCCACTGGTTCTCCACCACATGCATACGCCGGACATGTTCCACGACCGAGGGAATACCAACCGGCGTGGCGGTACAGTGGACGACGATGGCCCGGACGTCCTTGGGCTCCATGATGCGCATGGTCATCAGTGCCGGCCTCCCATAGAGGCGTAATGAGCGTAGATCTCGATCTGCAGACCCTGCGTGCGGATCAACCGCTCGCCGTTCTCCGTCATGACCGCATTCCGCTCCTTCCGGTCGATGGTGTAATCCACCTGCGCCTGCAGATAGAACTCCGTACCATCGCGACGCTTGCCGATGACCCAGAAGTCATCGAGGCCATCATGCAGGGCCCAGGGACTGATCGGAGCAGCGTAGGGTCGGCGACTGGTGGCGGGCAGCTCATAGGCCAACCGAACGTGCTGTACGCGATCATCGTCGATCTGCAGGGTATGCGTGGACATGGGACGACTGCCGTCCAACATCTTGGCAATGAGGTCGTTGTCCGAAGGTGGATCGCCCACCAACTTACCGTCCATTACACGTGCCATATCAACCCTCCAAGTTCAGGTAGACCGAGTCTTGGTCGGTCATCTGGCCATGGACAATCTTGGCCTTCCAACCGCCGGACTGGAAGATCTGGGCCAACTTGTCCTGCTCATCGCTGTTGAGCTGGTAGCGGTTGAGGTGGAACTGGAAGCGACGCGGACTGCGACTGATGATAAAGCCTTTCAGTTTCTCCGGGTCGATCAGGAACGATGCGATTTCACCGGAGGCGGAACTGACCTTCTGTTCATCGATCAGTCGGACGGCGTCGGGTCCGGGGATCGGAATGGTGTTCATGTCAAACTCCCTCTAAGAAACGCACCATCAGCTGGGGCGTTTGTCGGCTATAGTAGATGTTGACGTCGAGGGTGTACCCGACACGGCAACGCTTGGGCGGATCTTCGCCCTTGGCGTAACCGCCGAACCAGATGGCATCCACAGTGGACCCATCGCGGACATCGGCCAACGTAAGTTTCAGATGGGTCTGGTCTTTCCCCATGATCTTGAAATTGACCACGTCGAAGACGCCATCAAACACAGGTTCGGGGAACAACTGACCCCACGGACCGGATCGACGCAACAGCCAACCGGTATCAAGGTTGATCTGCCCTGCCGGCAATTCGCCTTCAGAGATGATCTCCACTTCCAGCATGTCTGGCGTCAGCATTTCACGAGCTGCGTCATCGAAGGCTTTGGTGAATCGAGGAATGTCAGCCGTCTTCAGACTCAGACCTGCGGCCATTGCATGGCCACCGTACTTGGGCATCAGTCCCGGGTTGCGCGCATCCACAATGGACAGGGCATCACGCAAATGGAATCCTGGGATGGAACGACCGGAGCCACGTACTTCATCGGGATGGTCCTCACCGGCCGAGGCCAGTGCAAACACCGGACGCCACATCGACTCTTTCAGTCGTGAGGCCACCAGTCCAACCAGACCGGCATGCCATGTCGGATCGTAGACGGTAATGCCCATCCCATCAGCTTTCTCGGTAGAGGCTGCGATACGCTCGGCCTCTTCGATCATGCTGGCTTGTTTCTCACGGCGATCGGTATTGATCTTTTCCAGCTGATGGACCAACGCCTCTGCCCGTTCCTTCTCATCGCAAAGCAAAGCAATAACGCCCAATGCCATGTTCTCCAATCGTCCTGCGGCATTGAGCCGCGGGGCGACGGAGAACCCGATGTCGGTAGCAGTGAGCGTTTGGTAATTCTTACCGGCCGAGGTGATCAGTGCCAGCACACCTTGACTGGTACGGCCATTGCGGATGTTGTTCAATCCCGCCTCGACCAAAATACGGTTGTTGTGATCCAGCGGCACCAAGTCGGCGACTGTGCCGATGGCCACCAGATCCAACAGTGTGGTCAGGTCCGGAAGTTCTTCCCGGAACCAACCCTGTTCCCGTAGCTGCTTGCGCATGGCGCACAGCACGTAGAACATCACGCCTACACCGGCCAGCATCTTGGAAGGGAACGGATCGCCCTTCAGATTCGGGTTGACGATGGCATCAACCGGAGGCAGGTACTCAGCCGGCAAATGGTGATCGGTGACCACCACAGTACGACCGAGGGATTTGGCGTGTACGACACCTTCCATGGAGGAAGTGCCGCTATCGACAGTCACGATCACTTCCGTGGTCGGGTCCATCGCATCCACTAGGGCCGGAGACAGCCCGTAACCGTGCTTGAAGCGATCCGGTACGATGAACGATACCTTCTTGGCTCCAAGCAGACGAAGGCCACGTACGGCCGTAGCGGTGCCTGTAGCACCGTCACAGTCGTAGTCGCCCGCAACGGTGATGTGCTTACCGGTCGTCACGGCATCACACATCACCTCCACGACCTTCTCAATGCCACCCATCAGCGAGGGGCTGATGAGGTTGCAAAGACGACGATCCAGTTCGTGGGCGGAGGTAACCCCACGTGCTGCGTAGATGTGGCACAACCACTCCGGCAGATGGCTGGGCCAGTGACTGGCCAGCTCTCCTTTATTGCGCCTTGTCAAAACAGCCATGGGGTTACCTTACTCCTGTACTACGTTACGGCTTATGATTGAAATGGCGAACGTGCATGCCCTTCAGCTTGGACTGGGGCTTTACCCGTTCATTGACATCGAGAATCTGAATGACCGATGCGTTGATCGTGCGCTTATCCTCACCAGCGTGTTCCCACGCTTCCAGATTCATTTCGGAGGAGTAATGCTCCACCTCGATGCTCGGGTAACGTTGACGGAGGAACTCCCGCAATTCCAGCGCAAGGGTGGACTTACCGTCTTGCGCACGATCGCCAGTGATGGCGACCTGTAGACGCGGTGGTATTGCACCATTGTCGGCGCGGTACGACTGGTTTTGCAACCGGGGCAGCACCAGCACGTTCGGTTCCGTCGGTACGGTCTCTCGACGCAACTTACCACGCTGCAGGTTCACCTGCCAGTGTCCCGGGAAGTAGTGGAAGCTGACATCGCTTTCCATTTCCAGCTGAGCGAAACGCTGGGAGAAGGTGAAGATGATGAACGTGGGCTTCAGTCGACGATCTCGACTACGGCGCATGTTACCAAGCCACATTTGGAACTCTCCGTGGGACTCGGTCTCACCACGCTTGTCGCGGAAGATCGCCTGTCCCTCCAACTCCTGCTGGAGTCGGTTCCAATGTTCTTCCACAGTGAAACGGTCCGCGCCGGGGTGAACCAGCATCACGATCAGGTCAGTCTGACCGAGGGTCTCATCAATCGCTGGCAGGAGCTTAGAAGACACCTGGATTCCAGTCGGGGTATTCATGAGTTTACATCCTCTTTGGTAGTCGCCGCAGAAAAGAACGGCGTGAGGCTGCGGCAAACCTCACGCCGCTTGAATCACTTGCTCTGACCGTCGAAGGCTTCGACCTGGGTTGCGTCAGCAACCTTGATCGGTTCCACCGGTACCGGGTTGTCCAGATCCGGACGACGTTCCATCACGCCCGTTTCCGGATCGGCGAGATGCGTGCCGTAGGAGTAGGGCTGGCCACTCGGGTCGGTCGGGATGACCGCGCCTTCCGGCAGGGACTGGCGGATCTCTTCCAGCAGTTCCGGCGTGGAGGTATTGCCCACCAGATCGAACGCCACCACGGCACGCAGTTCCTTCACGCGCTTGGGGTTCTCGCCGTCTTCGACGGTGAACGAACGCATGGCGAAGGCCACCGGTGCCTTGCGAGCGATCAGCTCACGCAGTGCCGGAGCCAGCGGGCCGAACGGGATGACCTTGCCGATCAGCGCGTCACGGGCTTCGTTGACGCGGATGTTCTCCACCTTCAGCGCGACGCGGTCCAGCTTGACTTCAGCGACACGAGCCGCCCACTGCTGGCCGGTGGAGCCGACCGGGTTGCGCGGTACGTCGAATTCGCCGTACACGGTGTCACGCTCGATCAGGCCGTGCAGCTGACCGCCTTCAGCCAACTGGGCTTCGAGCAGTTCCGGCGGGTAGATGCGACCGGCCAGGGTCGGACGACCCAGCGGCAGCAGGACGGCATCTTCCAGGGTCAATTCGACATCGTCATTGCCGACGATCTCGGAGACATCGATCGGCGCGGAGGTGTCACCGTTCTGCTTTTCCACCAGTGCTTCGGCTGCCTGCTGGGCAGCAGCTTCGGCGGCGGCGTCCTGGGCAGCGTACAGCTGCGGGTACCACTGGTCGATGCGCGAGGACTGGAACATCTGCAGCGGATCGATGCAGACGGTGATACGCTCGCACTCGCCGGTGAAACGCCACACCTTGCCGGGGACCATTTCCACCTTGACGTCTTCACCCATGCCGATGGTCTTTTCGACCATGCCGTCTTCCTGCACGCGGGTACCGATGTCGAACACGAAACGGATCTGGCGATCGGTCGGCTCGAGCTGGTAGTGGCGCACGTGCGGCAGGAAGGTGCGCGCCTTCAGGTTCTTGCGCAGCTTGTCGCTGGTCCACAGGGCGTTGATGAAGTAGGTCACGAACGCCTGGTAGAACGTGATCAGGCCACGGTCCGGGGAGTTCGCCACGATCTGCTGGGCCTGCCCTTCCAGGTTGGCCATGCCGTTGGGCACCATGGACATGGTCAGCAGGTCCGCTTCCGGCAGGTCTTCGGTGCCGGCCGGGAACTTCTGGCTGGACACCAGCAGGAACGGGCGGTCGTAGATGCGGGTGTGGCGCTCGGCGCTGTTGTCCGGATCGAGGTCGTAACCGCCGGTGTCCATCGGGTTGATGCTGGCGCCGAAAGCGGTGCGGTCCAGACCCACGGTGAACAGGCTGGCGCCGGTATCGGCGTCCTTACCCATCTCGATGTGCAGGGCAGCAGCTGCCGGCTGGACCGAACGGTTCAGGAAGGCATTCAGACCCGAGCGGAACGCGCGGCCGGCGATGGACTGGTACAGGCCCAGCTCACGCATCTGCTTCTGGACGTGGTTGTCCAGGCGCGACAGGATCGTGCGGGTCTGCTTGGCCGTCAGGCGCGGAGCGGTGATGGTCGGATCTTCCATTTTGGCAATCACGTCCTGGACGGCGTCGAGGGTATCGGTGTTGGTTTCAGCGTTCAATTGAAGCACTCTTTGGGATAGGGGTTATAGGGTGAGTACAGCTAGCTAAAAAATACGGCCGGGGTTAACGCGAGGCTTCGATGGCCGGATTCATGACACGGTAAACTTCGCGGAAGAGCGCATGGATTTCCACTTCCGGAACCTCCGTAAACAGCGCCGGGCTACGGAAGGTCTTGCGCAATTCGGCCAGGGCGGTATGAATATGCTGGCCGAAGTAACGGCCATCGCTTCCCAACCCTTCCTTGGCGTAACGCCACATTTCCTGGACCAGCTCCAACTTATCTTCCAACCGCAGTTGGTTGTAACGGATGTCGCCGATGACGTACTTGACCGTATCGCGCAGGTCATAGTCCTTCCGAGTGATGACCACCGGCTCCTTGTACAGATAGCACTCGGCATCATCGTGATCAAACGTCATGATGACAGGACCACGATCGGACATGAAGTACAGCAGTTTCCCGTGCGGTCCTCGGTTGATCTTACTCAACACGGTCTTGATGATGTCCAGCGGATCTTCGAGGTTGCGGAAGAGAAGAACCAGATCCACGGTATCGTGCCAATGACCTGTCGCTGCGATGTGGGTCAGCGTGACATCAGCGCCGTTGGCTTTGACCACCAGCGGCTTTTTGATGGTCCACATGCTCTCATGGTTGTACGGGGAGAGCAGGACCGGGTTGACCACCGGCATTACCAGGAAGGGGACTTGAGGGTTCACGGCGGGTGCGTTCCTTGTGCTTGGACTTGTTGGACAACAGCTGCTTGCTGTATGGTCCGAAGAGGTTGAACAGGTTCTCGCGGTGGTTCTGCAAGTAGGACGCATCGGCTCGGCGGTGCGGACTGATGTGCCAACCCTTGACGGTTTCCACCTGAGGACGGAACACACCACTGTAGAACGGACCGGGTCCGGTGAGATGTCCCATGTAGCGCAGGTACGAACTGTTCCCGATCCGCTTGGGTCTTTCAGCCGGACTGAGCAGATAACAGTTCGCATAATCGCCGGAGATGAACATCCCACTCAACACTCGATCGGCATGACGGATCGAAACTGCTTTGAACTTCAGCGGTTCGACTTTGCCATTGCGCACGATCTGTACCACATAGGTCTTTACGATACCAGACCGGGTTTTGCGGGCCATTGGGCGCGCTCCTGTTCAGTGAAGTCGTTGACGATCGGCGCGTGCGGGAACATGCGCTTGGCGTCATCGTAGTTGAGCACGAGATAGAACCCGGGGAACAGGTCCACCACGCACTGACCCGGGCACACTACGAGCACACCCTGGATGTTACGGATCTGCCCCATCACCGCCCAGTCGTCACCGGTGACCGGATGGCAACCGGAGGTGTGGAAGATCGTTTCCACGTCCTGATAGGACATGCCTTCCACTGCCGGGTGATGCTTACAGCGGTATTCGCGGTGACGGTTCCAGCGAGTGATGACCACCGCGCTTTCCGAGTACACCGGCTTCAGCGGCAGCGGCGTGCTATCACCGGCCTTGTAGATCAGTCCAGCCTCATGGGGCTGGTTGGGACTGCTGGAAACCAGCAACCCCGGCCCCAGGCACGCGCATGGCGTGCCGAAGCAGGTCTCGCAGTATTGACCGCTCATTTCTGGTAATGCTCCCATGCATCTTGGTAGTAGTCCACGCGGACTGTGTCGATTCCCTTCAAACCGCGAAGGATCTTGAAGAACACCGTCAGGCCACCGGCCTCACGCTGGTAAATGCCGACGTCGCAGGAATGGGCCATCAGGTAGGCGAAGTAGAACGAGCCCATGACGAGGTTGACCGAGAACTCTTCCTCCGGCACGCCATGCAACTCACCCTGCTCGCGCATCCATGCATCGAAATACTTGGTAACCGTGGCGGTAACTTGTTCCGGGGTGAATCGGAGATTGTGTTCCAGAGCGTGCTCGAATCCGAAGCCCATCCACGCCAGTCGCTCGTACTGGTCCGGATCGAATGCTTCGTTGACGGCCAGACGGAAGTAGTTGATACCTTCAGCCGAGAACGCCCAGGCCGAATCGAGGATCTCGATGTCGGTCAGGTCCACCGGTTGGGTCGAACGCAGTTCCGGTTGCTGCACGGAGATCAAATTCCGGTAGGCGCGCAACTGCTCGAAGACCATCTCGGCCACGTCATCAGGCATGTCCACGCTCTTGAGGCGACGCAGTCCCTCAGCGCGTTCGAGGTCTTCTTTACGCTTGACGATGTCGTTCATGATTTCCTTAGCGCTGCTTGCGCTCTTTGATGCCTGTCATTGCCCATCGCCCGCAGGTATGTGTGGGATCGGCGATGGTTTCTTTCAGGCCAATGGTGATGATGTCGCAGTTGTCCGGATTGGCCAACTTCTCAAATTCCTCTACCTTCAAATGCATGAACCGCATCAAGAAGCAACGGATGGTCAACCCGTGGCTCACAATGACGATGTTCTCTGCGCCCTTACGCTTACGCTGGCGCATCATGCTTTCAAGGTAGTTACTGACACGATCAGAGCAATCGGCCGGACTCTCACCGCCACGATAGCGGTAGTAGAACCAGCCGTGGATGGCGCGCAGCGGTTTTTGTTCGCTCGCACCTTCGTAGCCGTGATCGGTTTCACGCAGTCGCGGATCTTCGTAGATCGTAGGACGATCTTTGAGATAGGCGCCGATGAACATGTTCTCCAACGTCTGGCGGGTGCGCAGATACGGAGAGCAGTACACCAGCGTCTTTCCATCCAGTGCATCTTGCAGTTCATCGCCGAGCATGTTGCCGGCGACCTGTGCTTGATACACGCCGCGTTCGGTCAGGGGGACCATGTGATCCCCCACTGCGCTGTAATCGTGTTGCTTGATGTTCGCCATGGACTCACCATGTCGAATCAGGGTAATCCGCATATTACCTCCGATTTTACATCACGAAGGAATGCTGCAGTGCCTGCACCATGCCGCGCACATCTTCATCGCTATACACCAAGAACCGGTCGGTATCACTGATGTACTTGTCGCGAGTCCCGCGACGCTCAGTGTTAGTGGCGCCGGACATCGGCAGTTCGATGCTGGAATCTTCCTTGGCCTTTCCGATGGCGTCGAAATGCTCTTCGGAACTGACCGCTTCAAGATCCTCGGTACCGATCACTGAAGCGTAGTTGAAGTCGTTCTCGCCGCACGCGCCACAGAAACGGTAAAGTCCCGTACTGTGATGGTGCATGAAGAACGAGAAGATAGTGCCCTCGGGCAGCTGCAGGAATTCTTTCATTTTTACGATACGCATAACTCTACCTCAGTACAGGTTTTCGGAATGGAGACGGCCGGTCAACCAACCCATGCGTTCGGTGATCTGTCCATGGAACTCGGCAATGGTCCACGCCTCGTAGCGCGTCCAGTAATTGCCGAAGTTGTCGATGAAGCCCTGCCCCTCATCGACGTAGACCTGACTGCCGGGCAAGGTGCCATGACGTGCTTCCAACGCCACGGTGACACCGCCCATGATCTGGTCGCAGTGACGGGCCCCGGCCACTACAAGCTTCCGCACATGACCGGTCTGATCGCGGTAGATGATCTCGTTGGCGGCGCTGACGATGCGGGGGAGCTTCCAGCCTTTGCGCTGATGTTCCAGGAATGCCGTCCAAACGCGCGGGAACGCATCCGGATTGATGCCGGCGGCGAGCATCTTGAGAATGAGCGGATGGAATGCATCCAGCCACGTGACATCTTCCTCGCTCTGCGGTTCCGGGAAGAAATCACGCACCTTCCAGAATTGCCACAGTGCAATGGTTTCCAGTGCGCCGTCAGCGCCGTCACCTGCGATGAAGCGCAGGTGGGCGCACAGCGACTCCAGTTGGGAGATGTGCCAGTAACCGTCGATCCACGCACGGCCACTCTTGCTCGCGCAGACACCGTCCAACCGCGGCTGATCTTTGCGCTCTTCCTTCAGGAACTCAGCGACACAGTCTGCGGCCAACTGGCGCGTATACCCGAACAACGGTTCCTGCTCCTCCTTACCCGCGGGCAGGGTATGGTAGGTGAACTTCTGCTCTTCGTCATAACGGCGCCGGATGACGAAAGCTTCCAACTCGGCCAAGCACCATTCCCCATTGGGACTGAGCTTACCGTCAGTGTCTTCGATCCAACCGCCATTGGAACGTTCATCGATCACTTCCTGCGCTTGTTCGCGGGTGAGGGGCAGGGAGTAGCTGATGTACTTTTTCATGTCATTCTTCTCGCAGTGGTTTGTTGGTGAACCCATACACGCCGTAGCCTTCGACTTCGACCAAGTAGGTGTCACAATGAATTCGGGGATCGTGAACATAGAAGCTCACTTTGATCTGTTCGGGTTGGACCACCACACCGAACTGCTTCAGGTCACGGGCCACGTGGATGTGGAGTGCGTAGAGAGTGTTGTAGATCTCCACCTCCGTAGCCAGTGATTCGGCCAGCGAACCGCGGTGCTGGCGCAACTTCATTTTCTCTTGCATGATGTTCTCCTGACGGACATACCCCGACTGCGTTAAGCAGTCGGGGATACGTACTGATTCACCTTACTAGACCTTCCGCTCTCAATGATGCTTTCGAGGGAAGGGAGGCAGAGTAGCTCTCACATTCAAACTGCAGCGGTGGACGTTGCGGTAACGGGCGAGGAGCCGATTGCTCCGCAGGGATGGACGGAGATTTGATGTTGAACTCGCGCTGCATGTGCTCAGGGATCTTGTGCCCGTGCGTACCGAGGAAGACGAACGGGTACTCGATTGCGATCTTCTCGTTGAAGTAGATCGTGTACTCGCGCAGCACATCGTCGTAGTACATGCGATCAACGCACGGCTCCAACGTCTTTTCCACCACGTGTCGGATCTCTCGTTCCAGTTCAGCGCTCAGGCGCATCACACCGATCGCTTTGAGGAAATCGTTGATTTCCAAGCAGGTCGGTCCCGTACGTTCCGGGTTTGCCTTCTTCAGGAAGTGGTGAGACAGTACCGTAAACAACGCGGTGTGCTTGAGCTGTTGGATTTCGGAAACCTCCATTAGCGCTTCCTCCCTGAGGTGACTTCGCGGTATTCCACATCCACCAGCAACGGTTCCGGACCATTGGACGGAGTAACTATCAAAATGGCCATGTAGCCATTCTTCATGCCGGCGTGGTACTCCGTCGAAAGCGGTGGGTTGGGACCGATCAGATCTGCGAGGATGGCGATGTCTTTCGCCTTCTGCTCCCCATGACCTTGGACGTAACGAGCACCGTAGATGTCGGAGGCCAGATGTGCCATGAACCACGCGCGAAGTGCGGGGTTGCCATCCAACTGTTTGGTCTCGTACAGATTGCGCGCCAGCGCGCAGAGGATTTTAGCCCCCTGTGCATTGATGCTGGCATTTACATCGGGCATTTCCGGCCCAGAATAACAGGGCATTTCAACTCCTTTGTGCGGACATGTCAGGCTGCCTTCAGACGACGGAACGGGCGAGTCCAACGGCGCCAGCGAGACACCGGCGGACTGAACATCCCTTGGACGACCATCAGGTCGACATACCTCTGCAGTCCCTCGATAGCAGCGTTGCTGTTACGACGACGGATTCCCAACATCCATTTCCGCTGGTGGAAGATGTTGAGCATCGCCTGCACGCGTGTGTGCGGCGCCCTCCAACCCGGAGGCATCTCAGCACGCTCATGCGTACGGAGACTGATGCGCATATCTGCCCGCGCAGGGATTTGGAATTGATCGTTGGACATGTTAACCCCTTTGGAGGTCTTTGATGCACTGCTGCCAAGCCTCACCCTTTTCAGAATGGATCTTGGCGCAGCGCTGGCCGAAAGTAGAACCGGTAGCGAACACGACGATAAGCAGGAGGACAAACGCGACGACTCCGCCAATCAGGCTGTGGATGATGACCTTGCTCGCCGCAGTCATACCCGCACCTTGGGCCTACTGCCGCGCTTGCCCTTACCGCGCGGAAGGTCACTGACATTCAGATTGGGGATGTTGCAGTTGAACCCACGACTGCCGCCCAGAATGAAACCCTTGACGCGATCATTACCCGTACTGGTGACATGGCCAGTCGATGTTTCGACCATCACGTCCAGTCGCAGGATTTGATGCTCCGACCGGAGGCGTGCAGCCAGGTGAGCGAGTCGCTGGTTGCGATTGAAGGAGCTACCGATCGACACCGTGTGCAAGACATCATCCACATCGAGAATGTGGGTGATGGCACGAATGTCCAAGTGGTCGGTCATCATGAACAGGCCACGATCGTACAACTCCTGGTCACCGTCCCCATTGACGTTCAATAGCGTTTGATCTTGCCCCACCTCAACAGGAGCCACATGGGTGAAGATGATTTCATCCCCGCACATATGGCGATCTTTGACGCTATGGGACTGGGGTTCGATCGTACGCTTACCAAAGTAGTTCATGATTACACCTTCGCGTGGGTGATGCCGGTCTGACCCTGGTACTTGCCACCACGGTCATCGTAACTGACTTCGCAGTCCTCATCACCTTCGAAGAACAGGAACTGAGCCACGCCCTCACGGACGAAGAGCATGACCGGCGAGTTGGTGTTGTTGGAGAACTCCAGCACCACGTTACCGTGCCAGCCGGCTTCGATCGGAGTAACGTTCACCGCCACGCCCACGCGAGCGTAGGTGGACTTACCCAGGCACACCACCGTCAGGTTGCGCGGCATGTGGAAGTATTCCACCGTCCGGCCCAGCGCGTAGGAATTGGGCGGCATGATGACGTAGTCGCCGAACTCCTCATCGTGATGGAGTTCCATCGGAACGGTGCACTTCTCCACATCCACCTTCTTCGGGTTGATGATCTTGGAGAAGGTGTTGGTGAACAGGCGCAGTTCCGGGGAGAGGGTGACGTCGTAACCATACGACGACTGGCCCTTGGAGATGATCTTCAACATGCGGCCATCCGGACCGACCGGCACTTCGCGCAGCAGGCGCGGGTGATACGGTGCGATCATCGGCTTGAAGTCACGCTGCTCTTCGGCCGTGGGTTCACGTGTGGCCTGCCGACGCAGTTCGGCGCGCAGGTCGCTGATCGCCACATCAGTCATCGGCCAACCCTTACCGTTCTGGCTGGCGACCAGGACATCGAAGTAAGCCTGATCGAAGATGCGATTGGGAACGACGCAGCGCTTGTGGATGGATTTGTCAGACAGGAGGGACATCAGGATTCCTTGAGGGCAGCTTCCACAACCGACAGCTCAACGCCAGTCAGTTTGGAAATGAACAGTGGGGTGTTCTGGGTGGGGTTATCGACGCTCAGCTTGCGGATATGTTCGTCACGGAGGCGCTGTGCGTCGCGGATGATCGAATGGATGCGATCGAAGCCCACGGCATTGAGGGTGTGGCGCCCCACCATGTCACGCGCCATCGTCAGCGAATGACTGGTGTGGGTCAGATACCACACCGCCCGGTCAGTGAGCGGGGCCGGTCGCCCAATCTCATCTTGCTTGGTCATCGTGAACGGATCATCGCTCACCGACTCACGCACACTGCGCGTGGCTGAGAAACGATCGCCGTTGTGGATGTCCACTTCCATCGTGGCAGAGATGACCGCCATCTCCGTCGTGCGAGCCATGCCCAGTACGAGCGGGACCACCTCGACCAACACTTCACGTACGCGCGGCTTGATCGTACCGTGGGTCAGTCCCAGGCCGAACAAACGACGGGTAAGCGGTCGCAGGCGTTCGATGGAACCGTGGCCCGGACTGTACAGCCCATCATCGAGAATGCGACGGTACATCTCACTGGCCTTGTTTTCATTCAAGATCAGCGCTTCGTCGAGATTGCTGGCAACATCGAGTTTGCACTCGCCCTGGGCAGTCCACGCTCGCGGACCATCTTGCACGATGTACAGGATCTCACGATGGGAGACTTCCGGGCAGATCTCACTGCCGCCTACCGCCACCATTTCATCATGATAGCGGGTGACGCGAATCACGAACTTGTTCATGACAACTCCTACTTCACGATAGACAGTTGGGGACGCTCACGCTTGACCGGCCGGGGCGGTTCACTGCTGGGGGCGACCGGGGCCAAGTCGATCAAGCCGTAGACGACATCTTCCGGCAGTAGCGACATCTGGGCGTTCTCGATCGTCAGCACCTTGCGCGGCAGCAAGTGGTAGATGTTCCACTGGTCTTCGCGCGCGTTGAGGCAGATAACTGCCGAGTACGGAATGACGACCTGATGACGCTTGCCGCCGAAGCGGGCAGCGAAGTAGATCGCCTCATCGGTAAATCTCAGACCCGAGCACGCCTTCGGAGACATGTTGAGCACGATCGAACGCAGCGGGATCTGGACCATGCCAAACTCCGGGTCGAACACCGGGGTGGCGTCGGCCAACGTCAGGTTCGGCGGGATGATTACGCCGGGATGGTCGGCGAAGATCAGGACATCGGGAGTGAAGCCGTTCTCGACCAACCACGCATGGTAGGCCGGAATGAAATGACGATCGATCGAGGTGAGCTTGCGGGGTGCGTCATCGGACATGATTGGTTTCTCATCTGAACATAAATGGACTAGCCCGCCTAAAATCGCGGAGAGGGCTGGTGGGTACTAGCCATTGGATAATGTAGGTTTGTAAATGTTTACGATGACGCGGCATAAAAGCCTGCCGGGGGACCGAAGTCCCCCGACAAGCTCCCCCTGGAACGTTGGACGTCAGGCCGCGATGGTCTTGACGGTGAAGCCGCGCTGGGCCAGCGCCTTGCGCAGCGTCGCCTTGACGACGGCCGGCTTGGTCGACAGGGCGTTGAACGAGAACACGTAGTCGGTCTTGGACTCGGCGTGGGTGGCAACCACGTAGGCCTTCAGACCACGGGTGGCCTGGGCGAGCGTACGACCAACCAGCTGCTTGCCCTTGCTGAAGTCGATCTGGACGTGCTTGGAGACCAGCGCCTTCGGCTTGGCCGGGAGGAACGCCGCCGCGTCGATGTGGATAACCGGAGCGGTCAGGCCACGGCCGGTCTTGGCGGTAGCGTTCTCTTCACCGAGCTTCTGCAGGCCGGCGCTGAGCTTGTTGATGATGCCGCCGGTGGCCGGCTTGGCCTTGCCCTTGTACACGTCCACGGTCAGGGTACTCGGGCCCTGGGCGTCGAGGGCGGTGTTGAGCTTCTTGCGCTGGGCAGCGGCCGGTGCCTTCAGCACGGTCTTCTTGGCGGCAGCCTTCTTCGCAGCGGTCTTGGCGGCGATCTTCTTGGCAACTTTCGAACCCTGCTTGGCGGGGGTCTTGGCAATCTTGGTGGTCATGGTCTTCTCGGGTGTGTTGTCGACATCCGAGACCAGCACCACGATTCGATCGCGGGGTTGTTTCGGCATCGGGGGCTGACCGGGATTCCCCGGCTGATTGGGATAAGGGCGCGTGCGCAGTGCACCGCCTGGAGGAAGCTGAGTCATCGCACGTCGATCCTTCGGATGTGGAGATGGTGGAGCAGGCGCTGCCAGCGACTGAGCGCGGCAACGCGCGCCTTGTAACGTTCGCGCATCTTGACCTTGGCAATGGGTGCGAAACTGACCATCTCATGCAGGAGGTGGGCAATCAACGCTCCCGTAGGATGTCCGCTATACGGATGCTCCATGGCAACGTCTTCGAGTTTCTTGAACGCAGCGCGAACCAGATCGGCCGCAGGGTCCTCAGCGGGCACCGCGTATCGGTTCATCAGGTCGTTGTAATCCATCTTGACGAACCGGAACTCATCGCGCACGGCGTTCTGAAGTTTCGACTGGGCCTGATAGGCGTATTGCACGACACTGCTCTCATAGCTGGTATCGCGCAAACGTTGCTCGAGCATGTTGAGATACTCGGCGCTGAACGGTCCACGTTCCGGCAACTCCTCAGCTTCGCGGGCGTAACGTTTCCATTCCGCGCTCATGGCCAGATATGCCTGATTCAGCATGGCAGCAGGAAGATTGGACTCCAGTACCGCAACGTTGGTCAGGATCTGCTCGGCCATGTATTCACCGTAAGCACGATCGTTGCGACCCAACAGGATCAGTTCGACCAGTACCATCTGGCGACGCTTCAGGGTACGTTCCAGCGCATTCACTACGCGCTTGAAGTCCACCGAGTGATCGTGGGCGAAACACAGGATCGGGAAAACCACCAGCTGTCCCATGAACTTCGCTTCGACATACCCGATTTGATCGGAGCCGGCGCCGATGGGGAAAGCCTTGAGGATCTTGGTCAGGTCGCGGGCATCGCTCGAACGCGCAGCAGGAGTAAAGTCGATCATCATCAACTTGGAGTTGACGGGCGGGATGAAAGCCGTAAGGTGCTGCGGGTCTTCGAACATGGCGGCCATTTCGCAATAAGTCAAACGATGTTACGAGCTGGTGAATTTTTAACCAAATGAAAAGACGGCCTAAAGCCCCCTCCCATAACGGGAGGGGGCTGGGCATTACAAGTCCTCGATGTAGATGATGCGCATCTTCAGACCGCGTTCGGCAAAGACCTGATCGTAGAACTCATGGAGGTCTTCGATCATCTGGGCCGTATCCTGCTGACGCCGACCGATGTGGGTATGCATGAAGAAGGAGGTCTTGTACAGCCACGACTGACGACCACTGACATCGGCCACGTACAGGTTGCCGGTACGGGCAAACGCTACGTCATCACCCGTCGGGTCATTACCCATGACGTTGATCAGCTCCTCATGACGCTGTGCCTGCGCGAGGTTGAACTGGAACTTCGAGTGACCGCCATTACACATGAGCCAATCGGCCAGATATGCAATGACATCCTCAGACTTCACACGGAACACTTCCATCGGCAGGTCGAACTGATCTCCGTTCTCACTGTAGCCGGCACTGTAGAACCCGCCGGCGCTGGTCTTGCTGTACGGCTGACCTTTCGGATGGTAATGTTTGGTGTGAGCCACCATCTGCTCCTTCAGCGCCTGCATGGCCTTGGAGTTGATTTCGTACAGATGCGACGGCAGCGGTCCGTAGTATTCCGGATAGTGCTTCATCAGGTGTTCCAGGATGTCAGCACGGGTGAGCTTGATGTTGGTCAAGCCATTGGGCGGGAACAGGCTGTTGGGGCCCAAGCCGTGCAGGCTGAGGATGTCAGCCATCAGATCGTCAGGATGGATGTTGTTGAGGAAATCGGCCAGCTTGAGCAGATCGGCGATCAGGGTTTCGATACGGGTGGGATTTTCGGTGCTCATCAGAGAATGACCTCACAGTTACGGACGGTATCCCACAGGTAGTAGGACGTATAACGATCGCTCGCACAGCGAGCACGGATGGTGGAATCGGAGACGCCGTAGTAGAACGCAGCGCCTACGAAGGATTTGAAGCGACGGCCACCTGCGATGACCACGACGTTCTTACCCCGTTTGTTCGGACGGTTGACTTTGGGGCGAACGATCTTGAACGGACGCATGCGTTCGGTTTCCGAATAGCAGCGGTAACGCAACGTTGCAGGGTGGAGCTTTTTGACCCGTGCCGCTTCCTTCATGGAATCGAAGCGACGGTTAGCGACAGTGACGGGTTGTTTACGCATAGCAGTTCCCAAGTGATAGAGGGTTGGGGCGGGACGGCATAGAGGCCCCCGTATAGGGGCCCCATGCGGTTTACGGGTATTACTCGGCCGAAGCCGGCTTGTAGCGGCCTTCACGCACGGCGGCAGCGAAGGCGTCGATCAGGTTCTGGCGGACCAGCACCGCTTCGGGCCTGCCGTACTGACCCAGGTCCGGCGGATCGAGCGAGAGCAGGTAACGCAGGTGCGTACCGTACTCATCGGCCGGGAGCAGCGGTTCGATCGCTGCGCAGATGGAACGTTCCACGGCGAGGATCTTCTGCACTTCTTCCAGCGGATCGGGCAGGTGGATCTGGACATCATCGTCGACCGACTGTTCCGGGGCTTCGACGGTGTTGTTCAGGTTCTCCGCCAGGAAGGCCAGCGTGGCACCCGGGTCGGTATCGGCCGGGTCCAGTTCGACGCTGATCACGCGGCGCTCGTTCAGGTTCCTGATCGTGGCCATCAGGCTGGCCCAGCCCAGCAGGCTGGTGATCGCAGCGCGCTTGTCCGGGTCCATGAACTGCGTCAGGCGAGCCTGCTCGATTTCGTTGAAGACCAGGTTGAAGTTCATCAAGGCCTTGTCGCCGTCATAGACGTCGGCCGGCAGGTTGACCTTCATGCTGACCGTCTCGCCGTTGGCGCGATGCACCTTCAGCTCGTAGTAGTCACGACCCGGCTCACGTTCGTCCTGGGACAGGCCGGTGGCCTTGACGTCGGCGATCTGGGTTTCCAGACCTTCGGTGACACCACCGACGGCTTCGGCCGGCGTGGCCATCGCATCGCGGGCTGCCTGGGCTTCCTGCGGGTTGCCCAGCTCGGCCAGGTACTCGCCCATGCGCACGGTTTCCGGGGTGTCGACGAAGTCCGGCTTCTTGAAATCGACCGACTTCAGGAACTTGCCTTCCACGTATTCCTTGCCGTTGACCACGACGGTTTCGGCCACGCGGATGATGTAGTAGCTGACGCCCTTGTGCTGGGTGTCCACGATCTTGACCGGAACGCCCTGCTTCTGGTATTCGGCGATGCCTTCGGCAGCGGTCAGCGAGTCGGTGTCGAACTTGGACATGTTCGAATCGTAGATCGCGTACTGGTCGGGCATGATCGGCACCGCGTAGTACGTGGCGATCGTGGCGATGTTCTCGTAGGCCGCGACGACCAGCTTCTGCAGACGCTCGATCGAGGACTGGCAGCCGTTGACGACAGCGTCGGCGAACTCGTCGTGCTCGAACATGTCGGTGGCTTCGGCATGCAGTTCGTCCAGGCGGTCCATGGCGCGGGTCACGGCCAGTACGGTCGGCATCTGGTCTTCGTGTTCGACCTGGCCCGGATGGGTCAGGTAGTTGCTGGCGTAGTGGACGAAGCCGTCCCACACCACGATGGCGTCACCCACGCCGTCGCGGATTTCCTTGTAGTTGTTGACGGCGATACCGAGGTTGCGCAGTTCCCAGAGTTCCTGCTTGATGATGCCCAGCTGCTTGGCCAGCGCGTAGCGCACAGCGGCAGTGGTGTTCTCCGGGACGGTGTTGCCGGCGGTCAGGTTGACGTCCTGGTTCAGCTCATAGTGCGACATGGAGTATCCAGTTGGGTTGAAGTACAACCCATACAGACGGCATATAAGTTTTCACCTATACCCTCGGGTGTTATATGTCTCAAAATCGGTTGAGCGGCAAAAAAGTCCTAGGCCCCCGGAGAGGGCCTAGGAGTCAGAAGTTGGTGAGACAAAGTCGGCACCCAGCAGAATTCACAGTAAGCTCGCGGCCGCGGCTAACGGTAAACCCTGAAGGCTGAAGACTCTTAACTACCGTCACCTCACACCCCGCCAGGCTTCACGGCATCGACCAGACCCGTAGGTCGGCTTCAGGCGTTACTAAGTGGACGGCGCATGGATGACATTCGGTTGAGCGACAACTTCTGTGATGTGCAACCTATCTCCCCAGATCGGTTCGAAAGGCACCACAGCAGACAGTTCAGTACGGGCCAGCGTTGCATCGCTGGCAAGGCACTACCTGGACGACCGCTTATTCTGTCAGTAGGCGGCTAGATGGATTCCATCGCAAAGTACACTGGATTGGCCAAGAGGGACTCGAACCCCCGAAAAATGCACGAATGAAGTAAGTGCACTGCTCAATGCCACCCGAGCATCTGGCCATCAATGTCTTTTGCGATGAAATCGAGATTGTCCACCTACACACCTCCAGGGTCGCACTTCCCCTTTAATGTGCAGATGGACCGGCCTCGAAACTGGAAAGGCGCCCTGGTCGACGGATGTCGGTTCCCCTAACCACTCCTTCAACGGTTCAAGCGTTCCGCCAAGCGTTTCGCCGGCTCGAGGTCGGCGAGGATCTTGGTCAGCAACCTCTACTTTCGTGGAGAGTTAGATGGCTTTCTTTTCGGCTATGTTCCAGTTGGGAGCACGCTGGCAAGCTCTGCTCCTACACTATCGACCACGGCAGTTATTTTTTACTCTCATGCTTTGAGGGGGTCATAGTCTCGCACTGACGCGATGCTCCGCCACAGGCCAATGAAGGCCTTCTATTAATCTGGAGTTGTTCAAATGAATGCTGTTGTCACGGTCTCTGAGACAGGCAGGGGGCTGCCGGAGATGGGTGCCAAACGTCGTCTCACCACGTGGGAAGAAGTTCCTGGTAGCGATTTGCCCTTCCGTCTTTTCAAGCGTCGTACTGGTGTTTGTCTGGGCTCTTTCGTTTCGAAAGAAGCCTTGGACGAATTCCTGAGCGGGTACTCGCTGGAGAGTTTGCAGGTGGCACCCACCCGTCGACGTGTTCGCGGATGGTAAATGGTATTGAGAGCTGGCGTCTAAAACAAGAAGCTCTCACGTAAGACCATTTGTCAGGAGTTGAGGTCATGGCCAAGTCAAAAGAAATGGGCGGGAAGGACGAAAAGGCGTCCGTGGTTACACGGCGCGATTTGGTCACGATCGTACACAAACCCGAGGACGAACGTCCTTATCACATTCATGCCAAGAGCAACGGCGCACTGATTGCTCGAGTGGCAGCTGACGACGAACGTGTCGATGCGTTCCTGGAACGTTTGGACATCTCTGTCTTCCATCGCGAATAAGCATGAGCCCCTCCCGCGTGATGCGGGAGGGGCTCTATGTTCGTTTAGTCTTTGACCACAGACAGACGGGGACGCATCTTCGGCTGGGCTGGGCGAGTACCCACGATGGCTTCGGTGACCGAGTCCATGTCAGCGTACAGCTCAGACTCATCCACCCATTCACCGATAAGATCCACCATGATCCCATCGGGGCGGAGCTGGCCGATCTGGTACTGGACATAGTCGTAGCTCAGCTCGTAGCCGGCTACGATCACTTCCATGCACCCCACGACCGGATCTTCGTCTTCCTCGACGGTGTCTGATCCGGAGGCCGGCATGTACACGCGCTGGCCGATCTTGAACAGGGGTACGCGCGCATTGCGACGCAGCAGGTCCAGCGGTACTTCTTCAGCTTCGTTGAAGAGCGTTTCCGAACGCAGGGACATGCGGTCCAAGTTCAGGTCGTCAGCGCGGCGCGCCAGACTGGCCAGTAGACCGTAATGCATTACCTGCTGAGCGGACTTGAGGATCTGCTCCGGGGTAGCGCCCACCGTGTGGTAGGTAGCGTGACTCAGGCACAGTTGCTCGAGATCATCGGCACTGGCTTCCAATACCTCTGGGCCGTGCTCACCGGCCAGGATCAGCAGGCGTTCGCGCAGCTGGGCTTCATCGAGGAGGAGTTTGTCACGCATGTGGGCAGTCTCAGAAGGGGTGGATCATAGCATGGGCGGCATAAGGAGCCGGGGGCGCTCGACCCCCGGCTCCATTCAGATCAATAGCTTGAACAATCATCCGGCAGGCGCTTCTCCTTGGCGAGACCGCATTTACCTGATTGTTCTGGACGACGTAGCGGCTTGGTTGCGCCTCAGTAATGGCACCGCTTTGACTGACCGGTTACCCGTTATAGGTCAGCTCGCCCAACGATGTGATTGGGGCCGAATTTACAGTTCGTCCAATCCCGAGGCTGGGGCGAGCGTACCGAGGGGTGCTTTACCGGTGGGTGCCGTTTCACGCTGAACCTTGATGGCTTCATCGTAGGCGGCTTTCACCTTGGGATACCAGATCTGCCAAGACCTCAGGACTGCTCGGTCTTGCACGCACTGAGCGGCGTTCCCGGATGCAGCGCTGACGAATTGGGACAGAGTAACGCCGGAGGGCTGTCCAACATTTCCTTCGGGACCGAAGGAAACGGGACCGAGGGCTGCATCGTTGGCGGCTTTTCCTTGCAGGGCATCTGCGTACAGGCGGACAGCGCCCAGAGGCAGAACAACACTGCCATCAACTTCAGCAGGGATGTACTTGACGACTTCACGGATGCGTACCTCGGCTTGGAGCTTGCGCTCACGTTCGGTTTTCAGGTCACGCTGAAGATCATCGATCAGCTTACCCTGTTCGGCGATGAACTGGTCTTTGGCCTTCTTGCTATTGGCCATCCAGTTATCGTACTCGCCGCGATAGGCGGCTTCACTCTCAGCAGAGTCTTTGGCAGCCTTCAACGCTGCATCGATGGTGGGCTGCATCACCTTGGCCTGGTGCGCAACACCGCGACCGTAGATGAAACCACTTACGCTGTACAGAAGAAACAGCAGCGCCACAACACCGAGAACGTACAGCCAGTTCTTCGGATTGAGCAGCCACTTACCAGCCTCCTTCAGCAGGAGGAGCAGTGCGGTAACGGTCACGTTCGACTCCACCTATGGGATGTTCTATACCATAGCTCAAAAGAAGGAAAAAAATACTTTCACACCCCCTCCACACCCGGAGGTGTGGAGGGGACATGGTTGGATCAGCCGCGGGTGTTGGTCTGGTCAGCTTCGACCTGCTGCTGCGGGGACAGCGGCACCGGCGGCGGAACGGCGGCGGGACTGGCTGCGTCCACCAGACCCCAGCTGTTGGCCTGCATGATGTTCCACAGCCTCTGGTAGTAGACCATGTAGGCGATGACGGTGATCACCGACAGGAACATGTAGCGATCCAACGCGACCAGCAGGAAGATCACGTGGAAGCCGTAGAACAGCCACGGCCGCGCCTTGCCGAACCAACGCTGGGTGGAGAGCATCGTGTTGACGATGTACCCGCTCACGCCGTTGTCGAAACGGGTGGCGCCCTTCTTGATGCGGTAGAAGGTGATGACGGTGAACGGCAGCAGGAAGAACAGGACAAGCATGCTGTAAAGGAAAGCGCCCATGATTAGATAACCTCGAGGTTGATGGCGGACTTGCGGATGTATTCGTGCATGGCCTCAGCCATGGAACGGGTGACGATGCCAACAGCACCATCGGCGACAGGGATCGATGTGCGGATCTTGTCCGACAGTGACCGCAGCACCTTCTCCGAAAACGTGATCGTTGGAAAGGGACTACGGATTTGCAGCGGCGATCCTTCCTTGAGGATGAACTCGAAAGGGACCGTGTACAGCAGAGCGTCCAGAATGCGCTCGCGTTCGTGGGGGAAGTTGTGCTTGATCTCCACAACCTCCACCGTCTTGGTGCAGGGCAGGTGCCCGGTCAGTTTGGCAGTTACCAACCTCACGTGCATGTTGAGGTAGCAGCTACTGCCTACCGCACGGACTTGAATGATGCCATGGACTCCAGCATCAGCATATCCGTTGTTGATGTAAGTGGCGGTGTAGTGCCGGCACTTTGCGTTTTCATCAGTCATGGCTCTCTCCTTAGAACCGGCTACGGGCAACAGCGAAGCCGATCTGGCTCAGGGCCACGATGCTGACATTCACTGCAACGACAACAGCGAAGCGGGCGAAGTCCATGGCGGCAATGCCATAGACCACACCGACGGCCACTGCGATGAAGATCAGCAGCACACGGCCGCTGACCATGCTCTGGCAGATCGTGTTGCGAGCATCCTCACGGATCTCGCGAGCGCCACGATGACGGAAGGCATTGTGGAACAGCACGTACAGGTAGACGGCCATCACAACGGCCAGCAGCGAGAACAGGGAAGCAAACAGGGTATCAACGTTCATGACAGTATCCAGATAGAAGTAGGTAGAGGTTGGACTGTAGCGAAGGGGATTACGGATTGACGCGCGGCATGGTGGTGATGTCCACCTGCTCCATGCCATCGGCCACCCGGCCGTTGTAGGAGTAGTGGGTGTGACCAACCTGGCCGTAGATACGGCTGGTGCTGCGGATCTGGCAGGTGATGCCATCGGCGCCAACCATGACGCTGATGCCAGTCCTACCGCAAACCAGTTCCTGCTTTGCCGGCGGGATGGTTGCATCCACCAGCAGGGCCACTGCGGCCAGCGCCATTGCGCTGAAGCCGAGAGCCACGATCAGATCCTTGAGCTTGCTTGCGAAGGTAGCGGTTGCCATGATTGAACACTCCATGTGAAGGGGTTTATGGAAGACGTAGTTGTCTTATCACCGGAGTGTTATAGATCTGAAATATGGTCCAATCGACGTTTTCAGTACAGGGCTTTGTACCCTGTACTGATCTGTCAAATAAGATATTGACAGAGCATGTTCTTTTATAACCCAGTCTAATTGGAATGAGGCTTCCTGGGAGGGAAACCTTTAGGAAGGGAGGGTGTGACGATAGTCAAGTATATATACCTAAGGGGAATTAACAATTGAACCTATCCCACCTATACCTCCGCTATGAACGTATTAGCCATTGGATAGCCACTATGGGCTATCCAATGGCATATATGCCGTTAAGACAATCCTATGAACCCTACTCCTTATAGGCCCGTAGGGAGTCACTAACCCCAACTCAGGAATGAGTACCGAAATGAAAAAGTCAGTCATCATGCAGGCACTGGGTGCCTCTGCGGGCCGGGCCGCTGTGCCGAGTCAGGAAAGCCACGGGGATGTGGTGATGCTCGCCTATGAGTGCGAGCAGCTCAGCCATCAGATCACCCAGCACACCTTCGGGCTGGAAAACGAAGTCAACTCCATGGAGTTGCTCCATGAGGCGCAGGACCATCTGGACGGTCTGATCGCTGCCATGGAACACCTGGCTGATGAGCCGACCTCCAAGGGCGCTCGCGCCGTGCGCATCCTGCTGCGCGAACAGATGTCCGGTTACGGCATTGCCCTGCCGTCCATGGAAGATGCCGATGCCGGTGCACAGCACCAGGCCGACACCAACGCAGGTAAGTCGACCCTGACCAAGTTCGTCGAAGCGGCCAAGGCCTTTGCGGCCAAGATCATCCATCACCTGCGCATGATCTTCGATCTGAAGTACCGCCGCCAGAAGAAGCTGGAAAAGCAGTTCGAGCAGTTCGCCGAAGCTCTGAAGAAGGGCTTTGATGAAGCGCTGGGTACCACTGAAGAGAAAGCCAGCGGTGCACCGGCTAGCGGCAAGTACCCCTTCGGCTTCACCGGTGGTGTGGTGGCGCTACTGCATGCATTCCACGACGATCCGGCAGCGATCAAGCTGGATGAGCTGGGCGATACCAATGCCTTCAAGGTGATGGGCGAGCTGCTCACCGAATTCACCAACATGGCCTCTGGCAAGCCGAGCCTTGAGCAGATGCGTGCTCTCAATGCCAAGTTCGACGCCATGGCCGGCACGTCCTTCGGCGGTCACTGGAAGGTGGTCGACCGGACTCAGGTGCTGGCGCTGTCCGGCGGTCAGGTCAAGATCACGCTCAAGTTCAACGCCGGTAACATCTCCGTCCACAAGGAAGACTACTACCACCAGACGCGTGAAAGCGATCATCTGCTGGTGCACATGGACGAAGCCCACGTGCATCGTGCTCTGGACGCCGCCAAGAAGGTCTTGGCCGTCAATGGTCAGCTGCTCACCGTTAGCGCCATTTCCAGCGAAGCTGGTTACGGCAGCAAGTGGGTCAAGGCCATCGGTAACCTGGGCAATCTGCTCTCGGGTCTGAACACCGAGCAGGATCGCAACGTGGTCCATGTACTGATCCGCAATGGCGGTACCTTGCTCAATGCCATGTCGCGCCTGATCACCGCTCAGTCGCAGTCGGTGCACCTGGCGATGTCGCTGTTCAACACCATGACCCTGCGTGCCGTCGCCCACCACGGCATCGTCCCCAAGGACGAATGATTCGCATCGTATGACTTTGGCTGAACGCCAAGGCTTTTCAACGTCCACTTTCGGACACCCAATTCAGGAGCTTCACCCATGAACGCACGCACCATGCTGCATGCCGCCTTCGCGCCGAAGACCCCCGCTGGCATCGCCCTGCCCTCGCTGGAAGAACTGCAGGAAGAGCTGTCCGCTGCTGCCGGCGATCTGCAGGAAGTGCAGAGCCAGATGGACGACACCGCTGGCCAGATCGAAGATCTGCAGGACGAGCTGGGTTCGGCCCAGAACCTGCAGGCTGCCGTCGAATCGCTCGCCGGCTCGACTTCCCCGGCCGCGCACCGCGCCGTCGGCATCATTCTGGACCATCACCTGGCGCGCTTCAACATCACCCTGCCGTCGATGGAAGAAGACGCTACCCCGGAAGCGCAGACTGCCGTCAAGGCCGAAGCCAACGAAAGCCTGATCAAGCGCATCATCGCAGCCATCCAGGCCGCCGTGGCCCGCGTGAAGGCTTACATCAAGAAGGTGTGGGCCCAAATCACCTCCGGCCGCGATCGCGTGAAGGCCGCCGTTGAAGCTGCTGCCAAGCACGTGGAAAGCCTCTCCGGCGAGAAGGTGACCGTTCGCATGCATCCGGCCATCCACGACATGATGACCTACAACGGCAAGCTGCTCGGCGATGAGCTGATCGGCAACATGATCGGCACGCACAACCTGCGTCCGCTCACCGATGCGATCACCCCGGTACTGATGATGTTCGGCGATGAAAACGAAGCGCTGCGTCGCGTGCTGGAAGCGACCAAGGGCATCCACGCCGGCGTGGCCAAGCTCAAGGCCCGGGCCAAGAAGGAAGGCGACGTCTACCGTATCTACGGCGGTCGTCATGGTGTGGAAACGCCGTTCGATGTGGTGATGAAGGCCCCGGAAGGCGACCTCGATGGCGAAGCCCAGACCGCTGTTCATTACCTGAACGGCATCACCTTCTCCCTCGTACCCAACGCCGGCGGCGATGCCGAAAGCCAGTCGCAGGAATACACCTACACCAAGGGTGAACTGGCCGCCGCCATCAAGTCCGCCGATGCTTCGTTGAAGACGTTGGACGAAGCGATGGCCGAGACGAACAAGGTGCAGACCGGCATGGCCCATGCCGAGCAGAAGGTCGCCAACATCACCGATCCGAGCTACCTGCATGTGGCTGCTGCCCTGGAAAACCTCTCCGGCCGTCTGCTGCACACGCTGGGTCAGCTGGAAGTGATCGGCCTGCGCAACATGTACGCGTTCCTGAGCGCCATGCTGAAGGCTCGTGAAGAAGTGGCTGCCGCTACTTCGGCCGCCGCGCCGGCTGCTGCTCCGGCCGCCGCGCCGGCTGCCTAAGCCAAGAAAAAAGGCATAGCCTCTCCCTCCACCCTTTGCGGGGTGGAGGGAGTTATGTCGCTATGTCGCATGGCGACGCGCATGTGCCGTACCGAAGTACATGTAGGCACTCTGCAACAGACGGGCCCAGAACCAAGCCCAGATCAGTGAACCTCCGATTCGCTCGTACCATGTCAGCATCGGATCGGCCCGGTAGGTTTCACCCATGGCCAGACTGAAGGTCGCCACGATGATGAGAACAGCCGGTATCGTCAGGTTCTTGAACATGGACCGGAACGGATGTCGGTAGTAGTCACGCCACCGCGACCGCTTGTAGAAGGCCATGCGATCCATGACCACATCTTCATATACCACGATCAGTCCGAAGGCTGCGTAGGCTGCGCAACACACGTACAATGCACACCACAGGTAATAGTAGAGCATGTCAGAGTTCCGGCAGAGAGCCCGCAAGGGCCGGGTTGTAGGTGGCGAACTTGAACACGTGCCCGCGCTCGGGTTCGGCTTCGTCGTAGAGGTGAACCTCACCTTCGTAGACGGCGATGACAATCGTGCGGCTACCGTCTGCAAGGACGGCGCCCACACATTCATCGACATCGAACACGGGCAGTTCAGTGAAGATCTGATCCACCCCCAGAGGGCCCCTCAAACGATCAGCACGCGGGGCGTGATAACACTTGACCCCACGTCGCTCAAACATGCGGCGGAGCAGTGAGACGATGTTGACGACCGTTGAGACCGGGTATGGCTGCCGACCCTGCGGGAGGTCTTGCTCACAGTGTTTGATCGTTCCGGTGATCGTCCCATCACTGGTGGTGGTCATCCACAAACCGTCCGGTTTGATCATGGCCATCAGTCCCGAGTCGGGATTGGCGCGAACATGATTCTGGACAAACCCCATCCACAGATCGTAGTCGGGGCGTGCAAACCTACGGAAGCTTTTGAAGCGACCAAAGCCTGAGAGTAACACTTGCACCAGCTGACACACAGCAATGACGTAGATGTCATGCTCTGCTTTGGGTGCGGACAATTCGAGCGAGCTATACTTGCGGGTCATGGCAGTCTCACAAATCGTCGAATTCGAATTCAGGCCCCGTCGAGGGCTTGAACTCAGAAGAAGGAATGGCGAATGACTCCACCGGCTGCGGGGCTTTAGCGCCACGGCTCAGGAGGAAGTTGTGCATGAAGGAACCAGCTTTGACGTTATTCAGAGTAAGCATTGAGGTGATAGAGGTCTAGTAAGGGCAAGAGTGGGAAGACTCCCCGTAGGGAGTCTCCATTTCACGACTAACAGTTTACCGTCAGTTGGTGTTGGGGAACGCTTCGAGGATAGCCTTCAGATGGTCCATCATGTCGCCGGCGTTGACTTCGTCCACGTTCAGGCGAGCGATGTCATTGGAGACGCTGCGCAGGGCATCGCGGTAGGCGTTACGCAGGCATTCATCACGCATGGCCACGATGGTGCGGATGACATCCGCAGTGTGGTCCTCCACGGTACCGGCGCGTGCTTCCAATTCGATGGTGTGGAAGTTGCCCGAGTTCCCGAGCTGCGGGTAGCGGACCGTACCACTGTACGAGATTTCCCACGCGCCCTGGAGCGAAATACCGCTAGCTTCAGCGAATGCGATGCCACCGGAACCGGTGACGCGCAACATCTGCTGCAGTCGTGCTGCTACCTCATCTGCTTCTTCGGCGGTGATGATGAGGGAGTTGAAACGTACTACGATTGATTCATTGATACTCGACATAGATTTCTCCTTGTGCTGTCGTTTGAAACGAGAGGTGTTACCCTCAGTGATAAAGTCGCCAGAATCCCTGGCAACTTATTTAGTGCGCACTCGGTGGAATGTTGCGTCGAGTGCTGGGTGCATGTGGATCGTGTACAGGACCAGGGTAGTTGGTGACTGCGCGGTAACGGTACCAGTACGATGCCAATCCCACAGTTCCAGAAGAACCCAGCAGCGCGGCCACGGTCCAGTGGAGGACGGGGAAGTACAGACATGCGGTAATGGCGTACAGGAAAACGAGGTGAATGGCCACCCACATCTTCACTGCGAAGTACCAACCATGGAGGTTGAAACTGAAGAGGGTGCGACTGTGTCCATACAGACCACGATAGAACGCATCGTGCAACGTGGACCACTCATCACGGTTCTGTGGTGGATGTCGAGCAAACCGATTGAGGGCGTCCCCGTCGCGAAACTGTGGGTTGACGTACAGCAGGTATATCAAGACGCCCGTCAGGGCTGCGACTATGTTCGCTATGAGACCGGGCAGCGAAATCATGGCGGTTACGTTCCTTGTGGGACATAAGGCCCTCCTTTCAGAGGGCCTAGGGTTTATACTTCGATGACAGGTTCGAACTGGTCGGGCATCGCCATCACCTCGAGCGTGTCGGCTCGGAAGTAACGCGGTACTCGCATCCACCCCGTCCGCCGGGGTAGGGGTCGAACCATAAGCTGCGACTGGGTAATCACCAAAATCTCTTCACCTTGAAACTTCGCCCGGAAGTTCTCCGATCGCGTAGGTGGGATGAAGATGCCATCTCCATTGACTTCTTTCCAGACTCCTGTGTCAGAGCCTAACGGGTGCCAGCTAATCAGCATTCAGTGTCCTCAGCGCAGAGACCCCAGTATCACTGCTGCGATGACCACGGCCACGAGCAGGAGGGAGAAGGGGCGCCCTAGATCCGGCTCACCGCGCACCACTATCAGTGACGGTGCTTCGACTTCCGGAGGGCGGGCAGGTTTGGGTTCGTTCATGATTGCAACTCACCAGAATGGCGCCAAGAATGGCGAAGAACAGCAGGACTACTCCAAAGGGAATGCCGCCGCTGGGTTTACCGACGATGTGACGGTTGGGGATACCATCGCCATCGTAATCAGGGTCATGCCGACTCACTACTTTCTCCGCTTACGTTCACGCTGTTCGATGGCGCGCTGAGCGCGCCGTTGTTGACGGTTCCCCGTGACCTTGGCCGATTCATCGGCGTTGATCTCGATGGGGGCGGTGGGGAGACTGACGGCCGTCGCGGTGGGGCCGATAGTCGCCGACAGCATGGCCGTTGTCAGTGGGTACAGCAGAGTGCGTACTGAACTGGGCCGCATGTCAGTTCACCAGGTTGAACGACGGTTCCAGCGGCACATGGGCCTGCGGTCCGTACTTCTCGCCGTGGATGCGAATCGGCTTGGCAGCCGGACCGGGCTTGGGCATGAAGCCATTGCGGGTCGCATGCTGGAAGTGGGTCATCGCCACACAGGCATCAGGAATGCCGGTGTACATCGGACGGTGGAGCGGAGAGCACTGCAAACCTTCGTTAGCCATTACAAGATCCAGGGTAGTGGTTGGGGTGAGGAACTTCACGGGGTATTATAGGTTTCAAAACTCATGGGAACAGCATAGATGCAGCACCCCGAAGGGTGCTGCACTAACGCTTATTTCAGAGACGCGCTGCCGCGTCGCAGTGAGCCGTACTGGTCGGATCAGCCGGACTCTCTACCGCCACGCTGTGGGCGCCGAGGAAAGCTGGATGCTCGTTGGGGTTGAGACTCACCAACTGCATCCGACTCAGCTCGAAGTTGGCCGACTCCATCAGTTCGAACGGATGCCAGAGCCTACCGTACAGCGCGATGGTCGTGGTGAAGTTCTCATGATCATTACCTTCCGGATCACGTTCCACTACCTTGGTGTAGTCGCGCTGCGGCGCGTGGGCGTTGCGAATGCGCAACAGTGACAGATCCTGGAACAGCCACGCGTCAGCTGCAGTGAGGTAGTCTTGACCCGGCTCGATGATGAGGATTTCCACATCAGCCAACTGCAAGACGTCAGTCGCCCGCATCTCACGGAACTGGTTGTAGATCAGCTTATCGGTCCGCTCGGAGAACTTGAACTCCTGCGAATAGCCGTCGATCGTATCCTGGAAGAAGTTACGATCCATCGCAGTACGACGACCTTCGGTGGCGATCAGCTCGGTGGACATCAGGTCCAGTTCGATCAGGTGTTTCAATCGCTCAAACAGAATCTGCTGACGTTCGCTCAATGCCCGATTCTTAGGCCCTTTACGAACGATGAAGATGAGCTGCTTGGGACGGTAGCGTTGCCGGTCGACGTTCTTCTGAATTTCCTCGATCGCCGACTGCATGTTTACTTCAGACATGGTGACACTCCTAATGGTGACGCACCCACTCAGACGGATACGGCTGCCAAAGGCTTCTGCCGGGTCTGATACCATGGCGTACGTCACACCATTAGGAGGTCTGTTGAGAATTACTGGTAGGGGGTCACATTGTCCAGTTCATCGTGCTTGAGCCACCCGAAGACCCCGGTGAACAGGTTCTCGCGAGTGAGGACAAACCAGATGAGGCGGATCTTGTTGATCCGGTTGGACGTATCGGCCGGCGCCTTCTGAGGACGGACCACATGCCAGATCAGGAACAGGCCGATCAGGGCCGGGAGGAACATCAGACCCACGAGCAGGGCCAAGAGCAGTGCGATCATAAAAGGTCTCCTATGAGGGACGATCCCTCATAGGATTCCAGACTTACCGCAACCGGAGGTAGTTCTCTTCGTCCAAGACCATCAGCGTACTGGCCATCAACTGGCCATGGGGTGAGGTCGGATCGAAACGATCAAGCGCCACAGACTTTTCAAGGTTGTGACGATTCGCGAGGTCTTGGTATGCACGATGCATTTTCTCCCCGATGTCCAGAGCCATCGCGTAGCGCTTCTGGTAGTAAGGCGACGCGTACTTGGTGAAGTACAGATGCCGGACCTTGTGCAGGTCCGGATATTCGTAAATCCACGACCCGGTGTGCTCGGCGAACTTCTCACGGAAGAACCGATCGGAAACTTCATCGCCGGTGTCGATCGCCGGATTGATCAATTTGGATTGGGCATCATACTGCGCATCGGTCATGAATGACTCACTCATGATCTCGTAGGCATATGCTGCCGCCACGATGCGTTCACGTCGGGCAATTTCGATTTCGACACGGTTGGGTTGAGGACCGTCGACCAGCATTTAAAACTCCTCGAACTACTTGGTGAACTTGGTGACGTCGGGCTTATGACCCTGCTGGTACTCTTGGATCAGTTGCTGTTCCTGCGGCGAGCCTTCCGGCAGACCCTGCTTACGCAGGTACATGACATCGTTGGCGCCGTGGAAGGGAATGTTGTGCTCAGCCATGAGCTTGTTGGTTCCGTCTTCGTATTTCTTGTGATTACCGCTGGGCATGGCTGGACTCCTGAATGAGGAAATAAAAGCCCGGCCCTTTTACAGGCCGGGCTCGATCGGGTTAAACGTTTAGCCCGTGACTGTGAGGCTATGCAATTAAAGTCACGACCACCGAGTCTGCACCCGCAGCTACACTCGGTTACGCCTTGCCCCGGCCTATAGACTTCACTCACCGCATGGTAGGAAACGTACGCAGACGTCGTTGCGGCAGGTACACCTACCACGGACCTTCCGCACCCTTGGGCGCATGCATACGGCAGTGAGTTTCTCGGGACCCCCGGCTTAGGAGAGCTTGGTTCCCAACGCTACAGGAGGAGCAAGTTCTTACTGGCCGTGAGGCCAGATGACTACGTCAGCGCGCCCGGTGAAAACCATCCAGGCAGCGCGCAGTCGATATTTCAAGCTGGCATGACCCAGCGGGCGACAGGGTACGTACGGGGAACCGTGAGCAGGGCTCATGGTCAGTTCACGGGCGCTGGCGATCAGATCGCCCAGACGCCAGAGCATGGTGCCGCGTCGCTTAGCCATCACGCACCCATCGGCGCGGTGCGCAGCTCGTACTGGCCATCGCCAGTGGTCTTGGTGGAGAACAGACCGACGGCCATACCGGCGCGGGTCAGCGCACTGCGCAGCTGCGACAGATTGCGCGTCGCGCTGTGGGTGGACGGGTCCTGGAAATCAGCGATGTTGATCACATTGGCTTGGACGCCGGAGTTGTCAGCATGCTGCTGCTTGACGGTATCAACGAGACTGGTAATGGCTTGCTGGGCAGACATGAAGCGAACCTCAAGAAGAATGGCGGGGCTGTGCGATCAATCAATTAACACAGCTCCTACATTTTTACAACGACTTCACATCCAGTCCGATTCCCGGTGTTACGGTTCAACTCTTCACGCAGGAACGAGGGGGTTTTGGAGATGATGAGGAACTGGCGATGTCGGCGCGGAAGTCGGAGGAACACCTCCCATGATAGCGGAACGCCGCTTTGGTCCAGCCGCATCAAATCTTCCACCATGCGCTCGTGCCAGAACTTCTCCCAATGACCAGACAGCCAGGCGCCGAGTATCAGTACACCGACGGTGACTGTAAGGACAATGAAGATAGCGCTCATTCGATAATTCCCCCGCCGTACCGTTTCTCTCGGCGAGCATCATCTCCTTTCATCGTGGCCAGCATGATGCCGATCAGAATCAACCCACCGATGATGATACCCACGGTGAGCGCAATGGATTCAGCTGCTGCAGATGACATATCACACCTCCATAAAACCCCTCCCCCGAAGGGGAGGGGCGGGTTGACGGATTACCGGTCAGGGTAGCGAACTTCACCCTTGAGTTCGATGCCCAGCGTCCTGAGGTCACTGCTAGCCACCTCCAAGACGCCGATCTCGGTGATCTTGACGTACAGACGATATTTCTGCAAGTACAGCGAAATATCGCCCATCATGTCAGTGGTACCGCCATCACCGTATCGACGCAAGTTGCCAGTCATGGGGTCCAGATGAATCTCTTGGACCTCATTATAGCGCGCGCCGAGATGATTGAGCAGATGGTGGTACCAACGCAGCTTGCGCTCCACGTAGATGACGCTGACCTGAGCGCTCTCCACAAAGCAGTATTGGGGGAACTCGCCCAATACCTGATAACTGCGTGCCGGCTCGAAAGGATAGCTGACCAGCGATTTAGCTCCTCGCAAGAACCTGCCGGCGAACTGTTTCAGTCGCGGATCACGCGGTACGATGTCGGTGCCGAACTTCCGATTCAGAATCTTCATCAGACGGTGATCTCGTACTTGATGGTGGGGTGAGCGTCGTAACCGACCAGCTTGAAGTCCTCGAACTCGTAGTCGAAGATGTTCTTCACATCCGGGTTGAGCAGAAGCTGCGGCAGCGGCTTGGGCTCACGCTGGAGCTGTTCAGCCACGCCTTCCATCTGCTTCTGGTAGATGTGCGCATCATGGAAGTTCATGACCAGCTCACCCAGGGCGAAGTCCAGCTGCTTGGCGATCATCATGGTGAGGATCGCATAGCTGGCGATGTTGTACGGCACGCCCAGCGGGATGTCGGCCGAGCGCTGCATGACCACGCAGTTCAGGCGCTTGTCGGGGATGCCGTTATGGCGCAGCATCTCATCGATCATGAAGTTGCGACCTTCTTCGACCTGCTCACCATTGAGGCGTACCAACTCGAGCAGATGATCGGCCGAGGACTGGGCCTCGCACAGACCGCCCGGGTACTTCTTCGCGATGTACAGCTGGACGCGCTGCTCCCGCTCGAGTTGTTCGACGATGAACTGATAGCCCATGTGGCACGGCGCCAATGCCTGACGGCCAGCCTTGACGTTCTCCTGCGCGCTGATGCGTTCATCGGGCAGGAAGGACGGATTCCACGCCATGACGATGTGGCGACGGGAGAACGGGCGATCGCGCAGGTCGTTGAGTACCTGCGTCAGCTGATCGGTGACGGTGCCGTCCGGATTGGGCCAGTAGCGCCACATGCGCCCGTAGATCGGACCCAGTTCGCCGACGTCATAGACGATGTCTTCGTGGTAGGCCGGCACCTCCTCATTGTTGAGGAACAGCTCACCGCCGTTGGGAGTGCCGCCCTGCTGGGACGACGGCAGCTTCCCATCCTTGCGGACTTGGAAGTCCAGCTCAGTCAGATGGTCCGTGACTTCCTTGAGCGACTTGCCCTCACGCTCAGCGTAGAGGCGGGCACGATCGATGTTGGCCATGGCGCGCTTGCGAATGACCGGCTCGGTCAGGGCCCACTCGTTCCAGATGCTGACGTTGCGATCAGCCAACCACTGGTTGTTGGTGCGACCGTCACGGAACCACAGCAGCTCTTCGATGATCGAGCGCAGGTGCTTCTTGGAGGTGGTGACCAACGGGAAGGCTTCGGCCAGGTTGTAACGCAGCTGCGGAGCGATGACCTTGACAGTCACCTCGCCGGTACGTTCGTTGATCTGACGCGAACCGGAGTGGTAGGCATAGCTGAGCAGGTCGAGATAATTGCGCATGGTGATCAGTTACCGGTTGGAGGGTAGAGGAGTGCTTCCATTTCGGCAATGCGATGATCCTTAGCCCCCAGCTCCATCTGGAGTTGAGACACCGTTTGCCGTAACATGACATTTTCACTTTCAGTCGTGGTGAGCTTACAACTCACCAGGCTGAGTTCGATTCGGTTCTCTTTCGCCGCGTGCTTTTCCGTCAGCCAGCGACGATGGGTCGCGTTCAATTCGTGACTGAGTTCGCGCTTCTGTCGCAGCAGCCATGACGGTCGCACGATCGACAGCAGCAGACGGGAAGGGATGTTGAGCAACAGCGCGTTTTCGATGGCGTGCTCGCCGGCACTCTCGGGGTCAGCTTCCGTCCAAGGCGCTTGGCAGTAGATGCGCTGCACCAGTTCGTGGAAGTTGAGGTTCAACATGTTGCGTCGATCCACCGTCGGATTGATGGATCGTTCAATTCCCCCGAAGCGAGGCTTCATGTGGATTCGGTGTAGCTCGGGGTTCTTGTCGTACAGGGCCACTGCTTGGCTGGGTGTGTAGCACGTCATCCGTGCAAAGTCGGGGACGGCGGTATGTCTGCCGTTGCGGTACACGGTGCGCTCACCGACGACGACGTCAACGCTGTAATCGTAGCGCTGACGATACTTTCTTCTTCTGGGCATTTCGGTTCCTCTCAGGGTCGGCAGTAAGGCTGGCGGCCACCGGTGATCACGGCGCCGCGGAAGACTTTTCGAATTTCTTGCTTGACGCCCAACATCCGTTCCACATCTTCCATGCGATCCACGTAACCGGCCAGACGTGACCAGAGGAAGAAGATGACCAGAACCGCGACAACGGCAACGGCGACCATGGTGCGATTGAAGTTCTGGGCGAGGATGCCGTAGAGGGCAAAGCCCACGAAGCTGCCCAGACTCGCTGCCGCCAGCAGCAGTCCGTAGAACTTCGCCCACAGCGCGCTGTTACGGTAGTAGCAGTGTAGCGTGAGTTTGTCGTGCAGCGTCTTCCAACCCTGCTCGAAGGATTCTTGTTCAGTCACGGCAGGTGTGCCTCTGGTGAATGGATCGATCAATAGCAATGCGCGTAGGCCCACGGTATGGTCCCTGACATAAAAGACATTGGCGTGAGGGCGAAATGCCCTCACGCCATATGCCTGCTTGTTTCATTTTTACCCGATCAGATCGGTGCGCCTTCAGAGGCGTTCAGCGAAATCTGACACGAACCCAACACCTGTCCAGTGGAGGCTACCCGAGCCTGAATGGTCAGGGACGCCGAAACGGCCTTGACCACGTTGGTAGTGCTGATGTTCCAGAACGCTTGGTTGGGACCGACCCACTGATTGACAGCACCTACGACACTTGCTCCGTCTTGGAAATCGACAGTGGCATAGAACTGGATGTCATTGGCATTGCCAGCAGTCAGCCACGTGTAAACCGACCGATCACCGAACATCGAACTGGACTGGTAGGCCAACCCATTGACGTTGAAGCTCCAGCCGGCCCACGATCGGGCCGCTGACCCCTGAGGGCGATTGTCGCTGGAGAACCCGTTCTGAAGGTTCACACCCACCGTTGGTGTCGGCGGCGTGGCGCTGGTGTTGTTGAATTGCGACATCCGTGGTGCAGATGGGGAAATCGATGCGGTATTAGCATGGTCAGGAACCGTGCCTCCTCCGCGTTTGTATCCGCTCATTCGCCCGGCACCACCGTACTCGCCACGAATCTTACTCATACTTGCAGGAGGGGTAACAGCCATGTCAACCTCAACGCTTGGAAGTCATAACATCAAGCGTTGACAGCTTCCCTACAGGCCCGCATGGTCCGTTCAACATTCATGGCGTGATACTCACGGCCCGCTTGCGTGCGTGCCTTGTAACTGGCCAGGAAGGCGTTGTTCTTCTCGACCCACTCAGCCGGTGTGCCGGTGAAGCGCTTCTCGCGACGCAGGCCGTTGACGATGTTGTTCAACGACATCGGCGTCAGTGCCGAGAGAATGTCAGCGTCAATGAGGATTTCGGCCAACGCACGTTCACCGCTGTCGAGGATGTCCAGCTTGGCAGTCGGGTCCGGAAACTCAGTGGCCAGAATCAACGACTGGACACGACGGAGGTTGAACAGACCCGGCAGCAGACGATCGGCCTCCTCAGCCTTGCGCATGGCGCGAGCCACGTTCTCTTCATCAGGTAGGTCAGGGTCGAGACTGTGGTCCACGTCATGGAGAAGCGCCGCGCAGTAGAGATCATTTTTGACCCCACTCAGCACGCGCAGGCCAGTGGACAGTACCTGAGCCAACTGATACACCGCATTGAGATGGGTGTAGTTGTGATACAGCGGAGAGTTGGCCGAGGGGTTGAAGTCGGTGTCCTGCACCAGCCTCTGCAAATCCAATTCGGTATAGCTACTCACGACACTTCCTTTAAGTTAAACGATGCACAGATCCATTGGGTAGACGAACACGAAGTCCGCCTATGTAAGTCCATTGTCGAATATCCTGCTGAATCTCCACATCGCAGACGCGACTCAGACAACCATAGCGCTCGACATGCTGATGGTAAGCCATTGGGAGACGATCGACGTTGTAACCGATATGCCAACCTTCCGATGGCGGATAGCGCCACCAATTCAGCTGCTTCCAAAGAGCAACTTGAGCCCAGTAGAGTTGCTGGCGATCTACTTCGAGCGCTTCATTCATTCGCAGACGGATGTAACTACGACCCACTCCGCCGAGGGCCAGTGCCATCGCAACTGCAAAGAAAAGACCGCCAGTCAATCCGACCGCGATCCCTACGATCTGAAAGGTTTGCATAGAGCCTCACTTCCACACACGCAGTACCCAGTTACCCAGCGACGGGATGCGCCACATCAGCAGACCGAAGATGACGATACCCACCAGCACCGCAACTGGGAAGATGACCAGGCTCACTCCCATTCCATCAGGCCACGTTCCGTCGGTGACCAACGAGAGCAATGCGAGGACACTAATGATGCCGGACACAATGGCGGCGATGACTGCGATGCCGAGAATGATCCACATGATCAAAAGCAGCATGGTCATTACCCAAAGTTGCGTGAGCCCCTTGATGAACGACCACACTTTCCCCGGCGAGCCACGCCGCGGTACGACGGTACCTTCAATTACCCGATGCATAGCAATTCTCCGTAGCGCTCTTCAGCGCGTTTGACAAAGGATTCAGCGCGCTGGCGCTGTTCGTCTTCGTACAGGTTCATCACCGGAATGCCGCGGGCATGACACAATGCAAAGGCGGTGTTGGTACCGCCCTTGACCTTGTTACCCTTACCGATGCTTGGTGCCCAGCCGATGCATTGCTGCACCGGAGTTACCAGATCGTGACCGAGCATCTGGAAAGCATTGCGAGTATGGAGCGCAATGCCATTCTCACGCAACCCTTCCCACGAGCCACGACACTGACGTGCAATGTCCATGGCCAGATCCCACGTCTCGGTGAACTCACGAGAGTTGTAGAAGCCACGCGACGGATCGGGTTTGTAGTGCTCCCAATGTGCGTTGATCAGGTAGATGCGCAACATGTTGACCGGATTCATCTCCGGACAGGCCATCGCTCCCTTGAGGAAGGCGTCATCGGCACTATCGGTGTCCGGCGGAGCATCAGGCTTTTTGGTCGCACCACCAGAAGACAACCCCCAGCCGGAGTACGCCATGTACAGGCCGAGATTGTACATCAGGTTCCATACATCGATGGGGGTCTCACGTGAACCCACCCCGCCATACCAACGTGCCATGTCATACTTCCTGTGTGCGTATACTCCATTAGGCCAACCACCACATTTTTACAGTGTCGGCATAAAACCCCGCCCGTAGGCGGGGCTGTATGTCTTACTTACCGCCCAGACGCTTCCATGCATCGGCCAGCTGGGTGTCGTACTTGTACAGCCGTACGCCCTCCTCGCCGTTGTAGCCCAGCGCCGCCGTCTTCCAGTCCTTGACGAACAGTGCATTGTGGATCGTGGGATTACCCAAGATGAACCCGACCATGGCGGTCAGATGGCCGCGCGCACCGCCGTAGCACATCGCCTGGTAGAAGTCCTCGACGGTCTTGAAACCAGCCACGGCGTAGTTGAAGCCCATGACCTGACCGGCGCCGTAGGACACCGACATCATGGCCGCCCACGGATCGTAGGCCAGTGCTCGTTCGAACAGCTTCCATTCGGCCGCACCGCCCAGGTACATGTCCTTGGCAGTATGGTACGGCTTCTTGGTCCGCGAGTTGACACGCATTTCGTTCTTGCAAATGTCCCATTCTTTGGACGCCAGCAGGTCACGCAGATTCTTGTCACGGATGTACTTGTAGAACTTGTGGCGCTCGAACATGATCTTGCAGCGACCATCATCGAGGAAGCCCTTACCGCTGGACTCCACTTCCGAGAAGGTCCGCAGAACCAGCGGCGGCATCGGCTTGCCCGCCTTGTCCAGTCGGCGAGCCTCTTCGATGTAATCCTGATCCGTCAGGACCAGCGACACCTTTCCAGTGAAGCTGTTGGGTGCCGGGCACTGCGGTGGTGCAGTATTGGTGACGCCCAGTGCGGCCCAGGTCTTGGCACCGACCACACCGTCCGCGGTCAGGCCCTTACTGGTCTGGAAAGCGCGCACAGCACGGTCAGTGGCCGGACCGAAGTCACCGTCGGCATTGATCTTCAGTGCCGTCTGCAGCACCTTGACCGAAGCGTTCTTATCGCCCAATGCGATAACGTTGAGAGTTGACATGGTTTCGTCCTCCTGTAAACCATACCATCGGGCATAAAACCCTCCAGTCCGCAAGGGACTGGAGGGCATGCCTTATCACTCAGAACGTCGACGACGGTTCTCATCGAGCCAGATCATGACCCCGGTGAGGATCACGATGAACAACAGCAAGACGCCTTGTATCAGTTGCGCGGCCAGATGGTACTTGGGCGGGAAGTGGCTCCACAGCCAGTCCCACTGGATGGCAGCAAACAATGCAATGGCGACAAAACAGCAGGTGCGCTGAATGTTATCCACAGCTACCCTCAGCGATTGACCGGTTCGGATCGGTCTTCATACTGATGGCCCACGTTACGCTGGAGAACATCGAACATCTCCGCGCCGGTGACCACATCCAGACCGCCCACCCCCATGTCGGGGTTGATGCACTTGAAGCGCAGGAAGTCCGTCGCCGGGATGGCGATTTTATCACCGCTGGGGAAGCGGACGATCATGTCCGGACCACGGAAAGCGTACGGGTACTTCTCAGCCAGTACCACGAACATCAGTTCCTGGTTACCCTGCCGGAAGTCCACGAACTGCCGGCGCAGTGCGAGCAGCTCATCTTTCTGCTTGACGTAGTCGTCGCGCAGCCACGCCACTTGGAAAGCCAACCGGAACATCCGGAAGGTCATCAGGACGAAGGAAGCACCCATCACGGCCAGAGCAGCGTTGAGGCCGAGTACGCGGTAGATGGCCCATTCCATCGCGGCAAACAACACCACGGTGAAGATCGCAAAACCGCGATCGGTACGGTTGAGTTTCTGTTCGCTCATGTCAGTGCTGTGCCAGAGATTCGCTACGGGCAATCCGGAAACCGGATGCGTGGTCATGACCATCGCCGCCGTAGAAGCGAGAGATGGGGCGGGTGTCGATACCGGATTGCTTGTTCGAGCGCAGGCTGAACACACGGCACTCGCCGTCGTCGTAATAGCCGGCTACAAACGGATGTCCTTCAGCGATGGCGTCGAGCGCCTCACTGGCCAGGAAGCGCGGTACGTTCAACAGCGGTACGTCGTAGTAGTCCGTACCGTCGGTCAGTACGATCGAACGTTTGGTCTGGGACAGGATGCGCTCCACGTCCTGCTGTACCTTGGATTCGATCGCACGGCCGATGACCATCTGATGCTGATGCAACTCACCGGCGTTTTCGTATCGGTTGAATTCACGCTGCCAGATGCGGGGATCGAGTGGCAACGTTCCGAGTGCATAGCACAACGGCTTGATGACATCGCTGTTGAAGATCCACAGATCGCGCTGACCCACCGCATCGAGCCAGAACGGTCGCGGTTCCCCCTTCGGGAAACAATCGCAATCGACACGCTCGATCTGGATCTGATGTCGGCAGACCTCACGCGAGCCGGTGTGGGGATGGAAGTAATCCCACGTCAGCTGCGCACCACTGCGATTCTTGTCAACGAAGATCATCAATCGAGACAAGTCATAGCCGTAGTCCGAGCAAACCTCTCGATCTTCCGAACTCAGGTTGTGGACCCAATCGCGGAATTCCAATGCCCGCGGATGATGGTCGATCAGCGTGACCGATGCACAGTCTATCGTCAGCTCCAACAGCTGCTGGCGAGTGTAGGAGAAGTCCACGATGTACACGTCGGCACCGACCAGATCAGTCGGTACCGGATCGCGATAATCAGCTGCGATCAAACGAATGTCAGGATACTGCTGGAGCAGCACCCATGCGGCAGCAACGCCATCGAAACAATCGGCGTGGTAGATGCCCACTCGTTCAGTGGGCTTCGGGACCTCTACGGTCTGTGTATCGATCTCTTCCATGTGAATCTCAAAGTCGGTTGGGAGGTTTACCACCGCGCAGTTCATGCATGCGCGGTAGCGGTCGGTTCCGATTGGGCAGCAGATCACTGGGTTGGATCTGGACGTAGTCGAAAGTAGTCTGCTGGATCGGGGAGGTCAATGCGAACACGCGTGACCCGTCAACAAAGGATGCTTGAGTTTGACGACTCATCAGCTGCTCACTTTTCCAGTAAGCCACGGCAGCGTCAATCTCATCGGGCTGATAGTAACTCATCAGCTCATGCTCAGCGAAAATGGACAGTGCCTTCTCCACAGACAGGCGACGGTCGTCCAACTCCAGCACGCGAACGATGGAGCGCAATGCGGCTGCCAGCCACGCCGTCTGCGCCCCATCCAACGGCTGGCCGGTCTGATGGTCAGTCACGACCGAGCGCAGCTCCGGGAGCAGATCGCCCAACTCATTGAGATGTCGAGTGATCAGATCACGGCGAGGCCAGGTGACTTCTTCGATAGCCTTGAGTTTTTTGTAGGGATCAACCACGATTAGACCTTGAGCCTCGTATCGGGATACATGCGGGTGGTGAGGAACACCGACGTGTTGCCAATGCGTTCAATGTGCTGCTTCACCACGTCCAGAACCGATGCGGCGATTTCTTCCACCGATCCCGTTTCCACGTTGACTACATCGAAACGCTCACCGAACGGATGGACGATCACATGCTCATTGGGCCGGAAGTTCTCTTCGAAGCGTTCATGGACACCGACATAGAACGCGTCGGGCTTGGCTTCGAAGTGGTCCAGCTTTTCAGCGCGCTGTGTCAGGCGCTCACGGGTCTTCTCCAGACTCTGGCGCAGCAGGATCTGCAGCGAGGGCACTTCACTGCGGGGCGGTCCGCCGATGTAGGGCGAGATGTTACGCAGGTCATGCAATGCCAACTCACCGTTCATGCTGAATGCACCACCCTGATAGGCAAACATGGACTGCCAGCCACGTTCGGAAACGATAACCGCCTTACGTTCCAGTGCCGGCTTAACCACGCGCTGATAGAGGTCGATCTTGGCGGCCATGAACAACATGGCTTCCACGCCGGGATGGACGTCATCGGAGATGTCTTCCAGCAACAGCTTGCGGATCTTGTCAGCATCCACCGAACCGCCCGGCTCCTTGACGTGGACGACTTCCAAGCCCATGCCCTGCAGGTTCTTCACCAGCTCGCGGGCTTGGGTAGTCTTACCACAACCGTCCATACCTTCGAGGGTGACGATCATGCCGTACTTCAGCGGAGTGCTCATGTGGATACCTGTGATCTGAATGTGAAAATAGCCAAACCATGACAGTGTTCGGTTAGGAATTATTCTATGACCATCCGGGAGAGTGCTATGAAGCGTTTGTTTTACGTCGTTGCGTTTGCTCTGGCCATGACGGCTTGCTCGCATTCGCGCCCCGCGCCCCAGCCGGCAATCCCGGATAAGGGCCAATACATCCAGCCGTTGCCCGGCTGCCAAGACCTGCGTGAGCGGGGAGGTTCGTGCTGATGTCTCAGATGCCCATCGTCGATTACGACTTCATCCGCCAGCTCCATCGCAAGCTGATGGAGAAGTTCAAGTACATCACTGACAAGCAGCAACACGGCCTGGTGGAATGCTGGGAAGGTGATGTGGAACTCAACACCATGCTGCGCGGCATGTCTTTCCACGGCGACTGCGAAGAGTTCGCACGTGCGGCCATGCTGGAAACCCGCAAGCGTCCCAGTCTGCGGGCGCGTCTGATTGCCTGCATCGTGGAAACCGGCGAAGGTCATTGCGTGTGCGAGATCAGCAACCTCGACGGAAGTGACTCGTTTATCTTGGACAACCGCCAGCATCAGCTGATGCAGTACAACGGTCTGCCCAAGTACACCTTCGTGTGTGCCAGTCCGTGGAATCCCCAACCGGGCGATGATCGTCCGTGGCTGCTCCTCAACGGGGCATAAAGCAAACCCAGGGGCATTGCGCCCCTGGGTTTTATGCCGTTACGCAGGTTCCGCCTCTTCTTCTTCCTTGAACTCGTAGGTCAATCCGGACAGAACCGTATTGGCCATGACCATCGACAGCGGAAGTACCGACAGTTCGATCTGGATCTTGACTTGACCCAGCCAACCGTAAGAACCTGCAGCCGCCCGCAGGGTGACTTCAGCCACGTCGACATCCAGCACGGGCAGCGCCTCATCGGGATTGGCCAGATCGGCGATCACCAGATTCAGCCCCTTGGCTGCATTGATGAGCGGGAGCAGGTCAGCGATGGTGGTTTGCCCATCCAGTTTCAGCGGTTCGGGCAGTTCCAGATAGGTTTCCATCTGGAGTCGACCGTAGTAGTAGGTCCATGCCGGACCGGCCAAACGACCGTTGGGCAGTGGGGTAACGAGGATGGCAGTATTGCCACGCGTGCCACCGTCAGGTAGAGGAATGCCAAACTCCACATCGGAGAAGGTCAGCGGTACCTCGACTTGGTTAGCAACATTGAGCGTGTTCAACACCGCCTGTTTTGCAGTGGGTGCACTCACAGGGGTCTCCTTCTACCGATCTTAGGTGAGGATCACATTGACATTGAGCAACAGCATCGTGGTGCATTGATGCGGTCCCTCAGTGATACCGGGCTGGATCGCCTTGAACGTGTGGATTGCCTCCCAGACGATACCTTGCACTTCCACGATCGAGCCTTCCGACTCGTACATGAACTTGACAGGCATGCCGGGGGTGATGGCATCGATGTCCGAGTAATCCCAAGCCACTGCCATCAATGTACCCTCTCGGGCGGTAAGCTGCGAGAGCTGCACCATTTTGTTGGCGGTGAACGGCTTCCCAGCCGAAGGGGTACGATTGAAACCAGTGGGCGATTCGTGCGTGGTGAATTCGCTGTTGAGTTCATCACGCATAACCGTGGCTTTATTGCCTTCGGTGACCGTATAGGCTTTCAGCGCACGGGACGGGTCGGTGAAACGCACACCATTACCCTCGGCCATGCGTCGGCGTTCGGTCATGTCAGCTGTGCTGATCTCACCGGACACCAATGCGATGGTTTGATTGGCGGTCTGGCGGAAGGTCCGCTCAGTGCCGTTGAACTTCTTCTTAGGTACACCGATCAGCGTGAGGGATTTGAGATCGTTGTCGAAACGTTCCCAGTCACACAGCGGATAGACATACCACAGACCTTTCTGGATGTAGTTACCAAACCCGGTGCTGTACAAGCCCACCGCGTTTTGCATCAGATCACCCAGATCAGTCAACGGCAGCCGATGTTTGATCGGCACCTGCTTGACCACTTCGGTGTTGGTAGGCGGCCACATCTCAACGCCAGTCACGGACTGTCGGTCATCGACCTTAGCGTCTTTGATCATGTGCGTCAGCAGGGTCTTGAGAATATCCCCGGGCGCGCAGTTCTGTGGAATGGTACCCACCGTCATCGAACGGATCTGTTCCACGCCCATGTCGATGAGCTGGAAACGCACGCGCTTGAGATCAGTCAGATCCATCGCCTCGGTACTGGCGGCGGTGTCATCCTTCTTCTCCATGGTCTCCGCTTGGGAGTCCACCAGCACGGCGCGGTACTGCTCCACGCGAATAGCCGCAGCACGCAGGTTGTCCTTGGTCACCGGATCTACGTTACGGCTATACAGCGTCAGTACCAAATTGGACTTGTAGGGATACACGCGATTGGCGAACTGGCCAGCGCCCATGATTACTTCCAAGAAGGTCTCATCGGCGTAGTTGTTCACGTAGTCACGATGGACCACCATCCCGACCACTTTCATGACCGGGAACTTGATGTTGTTGGCCAAGATCTCTGCGGTCAACTTGCGGTTGACCGGCTTGCCTTGGGTGGCTTGGATCGTTTGGACCTCGGCCATCAACGAAGAGTTTTCCAGGGCCATGCATCACCTCAGTTACGGAAGTCGCGTTGACGCTGACTCAGTGTACGCGTCATGTTGTCCACATACGTCAGGTGCTGCGCCTCAGGGCGCGGTCCCAGACCTTGTGCACGACCGATGATGTCATTGAGCGCCGACATACCACGGCTGGCCGCGATGGACTGCGTAGCAGCAAAGAACTTGCTGGTGGCCGGGTTGTAGTTCACATGGTGGTGAGCATAACTGAACAGCTCACGGGCCAGGTTGTCAAACAACCGCAGGTCATCAACCGGTGCTTGCCGGCGCATGATGTTGTTGTCGATCTCATGCTTCCAGTCTTGCAGGTGATGGTAGATGAGATCGTAGATCGTGGCAGCGTCCTGATAACCGCTCAGGTGGACCGGCGCTCCATCGGCCAGCAACGTAGCCATACGGGCTGGCGTCAGGAGCACGTCTCGCAGCTCATGGATCAGTGCGTGGTCCGAAGCTGCGTCACCGGTGGTGACATACCCGAAGGTCTGGAACTCTTCCACCGACAGCAGATGGATGCCCGGAACGCGACAGGCGTACTGGTAGTGGAACAACTTAAACGCCGGCGATTGCTTAGCCGGGTCAGCCGACCACGGTACAAGATTTTTCGCAACTTCGGAGAAAGCCATGATCAGTTCCCACGGATGGCGGCAGTGATCAGCAGCAGCAACACGGGCAGGTAATAGAACCGTTCCACGTTGGGCCACTGGGGCGCCGCACTGGCAAGCTTGGACAGGACAGCGGTGTCGATCGGCTGCTGCTTGATGTACTGCAGCAGAATCGATTCGAGCTTGGACGCTGGGCGGAGTTGGGTGTAGAAGCTCTCGCTGAAGACGTAGAAGTCATCAACGGTCACGCGCACGTAGTCGGGCAGATCCGTCCCCACCGGCGGTTCCGGTGACTCCTGCAGCTGCGGGAGCGTGAGGCCGTCAGCAGGCGTACCCGCCAGACGTTCCAGCGTGTTCCAGCGGCTCTTCCCGGCAGCCATCAGTACCTGACCGACCAGAGGCGGCAGATCGCAGATGGGGTAGTACGGCGCATCGACGTCGGTGCGTGCATGGAACGGGAACACCACGCGCTTGATGCCCGTCCAGTAGATGCCCGCATACAGCGGTTGACTACGGAACCAGCCCGAGTCGAGCAAACGAACCCGGTGGACGTTGTTGCGAATGGTGCGATGGTTGACGGCGCGAATCGAATCCCAGATCGTGGGATGACGACCGACCAGCTGCTGATCCACCGACGGTTTACGGATACGGCCCACGTAGGGATGTTCGTCCGAGCCGATCAGATCCAAGACGAACTTCGTCAAGAACGGATCGTAGGTGGTGAACTCCTGATTGGGCACCATCAGCGTCTGATGTTCGTTGCTGAACGCTTCGGTGAAGAAGTAATCCACCAACTCATCGCGCAACGTGCGGATGTCCATCAGCTCGGCGTACTTCTGATCCAGCAGCAACGGATTGCGGCCAAAGGTCAGATAATCGGCCACGTAGGTGAACGACTCGATGACCTTCTCTGCCAGATCGGCCAGCGTGGTGCCGAAGGTGTCGGAGAAGCCCTTCATCTCCCAGCGCACTTGGTACTGCGCTTCCTTCAGATGGGTCTTCTTCTCACTTTCAGTGATGACGAACACACCCTCGCGACCATCGAGCAGCGGGGCCAAGAACATGTCGCCCACGTTGGGGATGAAGGAGGGGAAGGTGATACCTGCGCCCTCAGTCTTCATCTGCTTGGTGGTGGTATCCTGCGAATCACTCAGTGCCTCGGTGACGCGCACGATCATGTTGCGGATGCGGCGGTATTGCTGGAAAGGCGCTGCCACGTTGGTGGCCTGCGCCATGACTTCTTCAGAGCTACCCATGACCCGCTGGTAATACTCCACAGCCCAAGGTTTACCCTCGGTGTACTGCAGGAGCGAACCAATCGGATCAAATCGGGTATCCACCGTCGCACCCCGGTACTGGGTACTGACTACCGTCGGTGCCGTCGGCTTCTGGGGCTTGGGAGCTTGGGGGGTTGGTGCGATTGGCATGATCGTTCCTCTGGGCTGTGATGGTGAAATACCCCACCGTCAGCATGCGATACTCGACACCCGTGTAATGGATGCCCTTCTTGGCGTTGATCTTCTTGGCAATGTCTTGGATCAGAGCGACGGACAGGTATTTACCCGCCAACAGATCCGGCAGGGTGGCGATCTGCAACAGCTTCCACTGTAGCGTCATCAGCAGCTTCTGAGCGCCCTTGCCGCCGCGGCGGAAGCGCTCCATCGCCGGCTTGGACAACGCCGTCAGATCGTTAACCAGAGCGATACGCAGGTGGTACACCTTGCGCGGGTCCAGTGGCTCACGGGCGGTGATGTTGAGCTGATCGTTGATCATCAAGCTACCGTCATCGAGCAGATCCGAACCTTCATACAGACCGATGTGGATGATCGATTCATTGTAACTGTTCAGCCAGCGATACTCGCCTCGCATGAACTCCAGCACGTCCGGATCGATCAGGTATTCGCCCAGATCCCCTTCGCCCAGATCCAGCACCGAACGCGGTGCGGTGAGATCGGCCGACATGAGAATAGTCACCACCGAACTGGTGTCCGGATAGACATTGCGCGGTTCCCATTCATCGAACACCGGAATCTGCACACCGTCAATGATGCGCTTGGCGCACCAGTCCGTGTACAGGTGGGTGAAGTGCTTGAACGCTTCGGTGATCTTACCACCGCGACGGGTACGGCGATCAGGATCGATCATCGTGCCGTTGGCTACCGGAGTGGAGATCCACGGATGGGGCATGATCGCGTTGTGGACCATGATCGGCCAACGTGCAGCGGTACCGATAACCTTGGCGTAGTTCAGCTTATAGGTCAGCGTCCACGAATAGGCGCCGGCTTCACCGTCCTTCTCTACGTTGTCCGGTGCAGCTTCCCAGTCGAACCAGCCAGTGCATTCGATCTGATGTTCTTGGATCACCAGCGTTTGCGCGGTACCGATCAGGTTGGTCAGGTTGGTTGCACGGCCAGTGATGTTACTGGCTACCCACGTGGAGAAGTCCTCACCGTAACCGGCAGTGGCCTCGCGCATCGTGTGGATCTGCTCCAGCAACTGCAAGTGCTTGAGCGGTACGGCGTAGGAGTAATGCAGTTCGTGCAGGTTCACCGTACGCTGCTGTGCAGACCGGGCCAGGATCGTATCCCGGAACCGGGCGGCCATGTCCTTGTCTTTGGTACGGATGGAGATGTTGAAGTCGATCTGCGTCTGGCTGTAAACCGGCCGCAGTTCAACACCGATGGCCTTGTCCAGGAAATACGGCTGCGCATCGTCCTGGTAGTGAACCGTCGTAGACAACACATCGTCATCGTTGAAACGTTCAACCACATCCATGCGGAACTGGTTGTCGTGAGAGAAGGTGGAAAGATCCCCACCCTGCTTGGCATCAATGGTAGAACCGGTTTGTGCCACAGTCTCCATGCCGCCGGGGAAAGTCACCACGGTGTTGTCAGGCAGTTCCAGCAAACGTTTGATCTGCGTTGCCACCTCCAAGGAGATGGGGCGCGTAATCGTCTCGTTACTGTTGGGAGTGGCTTGAAAATTACGAGGCACAGTCGCACTCCTCATCAAGGTCCAAAAGTCGTCATAAGATCGTCCTTGCGCGATGAAGAAAAAAAAAGATCCGCGTCAGCTGGACTCCCGATGGGGAGTCCAGCGACTGCTGAATTACTTGCGGGTCGCCAGCGTCACGGCCACGACAGCGGCCAACATGACAGCATTGACCGCCACGCCGATGGCGGCGCCTTGGACAGCACCCTTGACGATGGCTTGGCTGCGCGGGGACAGGTTCAGGCCCAGGCCGGTGTTGAGCTTCTGCATGTTCATTGCGATAGTCCTTGTTCGATAGAGGTATGGGGTGGTGTTGCGGATGTAGCTGAGACGGTGCGGTATTACTCGGCCAGGATGGCTTCGGCGGCCTTACCCATCAGGTAGGTCACGCCCAGGGCGATGCCCACCGTGCCGATCACGCAGGCACCGGTCTTGACGACTTCCATGGTGGGGGAGTTGCGCTTCACCGGTTCCAGTTCCATTCCGGCGCCATTGGCCAGATCGTTCAGCATGGCATCGAGCTGCTGGCCCGGGGTCAGGGTTTCGTTGTTCTTCGGCATGTCATTCACTTTGGGTAGTTGAGGGATGGTGTTGCAACTGCGGCCCCGTAGGGCCGCAGGTAGAACCGTCGCGATTACTCGCGGCTGGTCAGGGCGCGGAAGGCCAGCACGCCCAGCACGCCGGCAGCCACGCCGCCGCCGAAGAAGGCGACGTCGCGACGCTTGATGTTGCCGGTGGCGTTGGCGATCACATCGCGAGCACGCTCCACCGACATCTTGGCCTTCTCGCCCATGGTCTTGGCTTCGACCTGCTGGGCAGTGGCGGACACCGCATCGGCGGCATCGGCCACAGCGCCGGCAGCGGCGCCGGTCGCATCGACCGCAGCTTCCTTCACGGTCTGGGTGGCGCTGGCAGCAGCGTTGGCGACGGCATCGGTAGCGGCAGCGGCGGTGTTCTGGTTGTTGTTCGACATGGCGAGGTTTTCCTGGTTAGCTTCAGAGAGGGTGGGTTCAGCGCTGGTGGTCAGAGCAACGGCCGCGCTGGAGGCCTTTGCAATTTCGGTTTCGCTGACAGTGATGCCAGCACGGGAATTGATGGAGTCGGCAATCGGGTTGCCGTTCTTGAACAGGCGGATGAACTGCAGCAGCTGCTCGAAGTACATCGGGCCATGGGTGTCACCCAGAGCCTTGCCGGCAACGTTGTCATCCTCATTCTGCAGCTGCAGGATGATGGTGGTGTTCTGCTTGCCCGGCTCAACCTGGTAGCGCTGGAAGGCGCAGCAGATATTGCCTTCGAGCACACCGATGAAGACGAAGCGACCAGCGGTATCCATGGACACCGTCAGCTCGCCTTCTTCGACACCGACTACTTCTGCGCTGGTGTTCACCAGACCGTCGAAGTACCCGGTACCATTATTCCAGTAGTTCTGGAACTCCAGCACGCGCAGCTTATTGCGACCGGTCAGCTTGCCAATGGCATCGTTGATGGCGATCACGGAAACGTGGGTCTTCTTGGTAGCGGTCATGGCGATTTAGTCCAGTTAAGATAGCGGGATAGGAAATTCATGTAGCATTACAGGGGAGTGTTATAGATCTGAGATTTCTTTCAATCGATCTTTTTCACTGCTTCTGTTGCCCTAGCCAAATCAGGGCACGAACCAGACCGTAGGTCATGTAGTACGAACCGGCTGCGCAGACAGTCATCTCGATACCGAACAGCACTTTGCTGCCCGGGCCCCATTCAATTGCATTCTTCATGACGTGATCCATGGTGGAATTACACGGGGTTGATATGTGGCTCAAATTCGGTTCAATCGACATACGACATAGCACCCCTATCCGGCCCTTGCGGGAGCCGGATAGGGGATATGTCAAACGGCTTGCTGGTAAGCGTCGGCGGATGCGTAACGCACCTCGCTACGGCGCGACAGATTGCTGATGGCCAGCATGATGTTCTCCACAGCCATGTGCATCTCGATGCAGCCGGCGGGGGTGCGCAGCTTGCTCTGGAGATGGTCAGCGACGACAGCCAGCAGGCTCTCGGGCGTGACGCCGTTGAGCGGAGCATCGGCGAACACCGGGCCATCGTGGAAGAAGATGGGCAGCTCGGTGAACATGGCCGGGAATTGCTGGCCGCGATTGGCGGGATTGAAGGCGGTCTGGAAACCGCCGATCACGTAGCGACGCTGCGCTTCGCCCATGCCCGGCAGATCGACTGCGGTCATGTTCAGCGCGTTGAGGCTCGGATTCATGGTGGACGGATAGATCTGGCGCATGGCTTGTTACTCCGTAATGCTTTTGTTGTTACCCCTAGACGAGCCCTCTGTTCTTGTTCTGAGTCATCTCTGACTCTCCCCCGTGACATGCCCGTCGGCATGCCCCAATTAGTATCGTTCTCCAACGACGCTAAACGACCGTGGATAGAACAGGCGTTGAATCCAGTTCCGCCGAACGCGGACCTTCATGCCTGGACTATCTTGATGCCACACAGTGAACGAGCGTGTTTGGAAAAACCTCCGTAGCGACCACATGGTCATTTTGGTGTCCCCCTGAAACGGTATGGCTCTATTCAAACCATTGTCAGCGTCGTTAAATTTTCATGTATTACGTTAAGGGTAGATGAACATAAACCCCTCCCGCCTAATCGCGGGAGGGGCTATGTGCTTTCTTACTTGTACGTTTTCAGCGACTCACGGCAGTACGTCATCATGCCGCGATTGATGCCCATGGTCACCGACATCGTGTCAAACGGCACGTGCCAGATCAGGTGGTTGGACGTACGCAGCGCATCGCGCAGAGCACGCAGCTCAGAACGATACGTCTTACGAATGTCCTTACCCCAACCCATGGTGGCCCGACCGCGCGTCATGCCATGGACCAGCGTCTTGACGCCGGCGTGACCCACGGTGAAGCCCATGACGATCGGCTTGAGGAACGGCACCAGCCACAACGGGCCGCTGAAGATCGAGGTGGCCTGCGACTGCAGCGACTCGAGGAAGGCGTCCACTTCAGACATCGGGGACATGGCGTCCAACGCGGTCTTGCACAGCTTCTGCACTTCTTCCTTGGTCAGCGGTTTGACCTTGACCTTACCGACTTCACCGATACGACGCATGTCACCCATGCGGCGCGGGTAGCCCTTGTTGGCCAGCGCGTCGAGCTTCTTGGCCGCGGCGATGTCGCCGGTGTAACCCAGCTTGCGGTCAATGAAGAAGCGGTAGCCGCCCGGTACCTGCATGTCCGGGTTCAGCCCAGCACGTTTACGGCAATCGGCAAAGCCATCGGCGATCTGGCCGAGGGACTGCTCGAAGTTCTTACCGGTATCGCGCTTGAGCTTACCGACCAGCTGGAAATTCTCATTCCAACACGGGCCGGCCACAGAGAACCACTTCTTCTGCAGTTGACCGAAGCTCTGGTAGTAGCCGGTCAGGAAGGTGACCGGACTGGCCGGAACCTTACCGTCCTGATGCAGTCGATCGAAGTCCACCTCAATCGGGGTGACGTCCTGCTTGCCCTTGACAGTCTTGGCACTCTCCAGAAGCTGCTTCAGCGAACGACGCTGGAAGGTCAACTGGGTACCCAAGAAACGCCAGGAGCGCAGCAGGGAACTGTACTGACGACGGGCGATGTCACCCACCGACGCACCCAGACCTTCCGTGGCCAGTTCCAGCGTACGGGTATCAACGACAGCCAGGCCGTCGACGAAGCTTTCCTGTGCCGGGAAGCGCAGCAGGTTGCTGTTGATACCCAGACTGGTGGTGGTGTGCTGCACCGTAAGCATGGCAAAGGCCAACGCTTCCTGGGACATGCCGCCCTGATTGTTGCTGAACTCAATGCGTTCATGCACTTCATCCAGCAGTTCGGTGTGGTCAGCGATGTCAGCAGCGGCTGCATTCTGACGGGCCATGTCGGTGATGGAACCGAAGGTGACCGCCGAATGGACGGCGTCCTGTGCAGAGGGAAGATTATCGAAGCTCATGATGTTCTCCTTGTAGAGAGGAAAGGGGCTCCTTGCGAAGCCCCTCAACCGTCAGGCCGTGGCCTGCTGGTCGTCCTCATCATCGTCTTCGTCTTCTTCCTCTTCCCCCGGAGTGGCCGGCGGGTTGGTCCCGTCGGGCGGAGGAGTGGTGCCATCAGCCGGCGGAGCGCCGGTATCGTCAGCAGCAGCGGCAGCTGCATCAGCGCCCGGAACATCCGCGCCAGCGGCATCCTTGGGCTGACCCACGCCAGCGTCGGCAGCAGCCGGGGTGATCTCACCCTGAGCCGCAGCAGCCACGTCCGGATCAACGTTCGGGTCCTGCGCCGGATCGTTGCTCTTCAGCGCCGGATCGGTCGTCCCGTCCTGGGTGGCCGGAGCATCCGGGTTGGCCGGATCGGCAGGCTGGGTACCCTGCTCACCATCGGCCGGCGGCGCGTTGGGGTCCACCGCAGCAGTGGGATCACCGCCAACGGCGGCGCCAGCATCATCCGTACCTGCGGCCGGCGGGGCCGCATTGGGATCGGTAGCGTCAGCAGCCGGAGCAGCCGCCGCATTCGGATCACCTTCCGGTGCCGGAGGTGCGGCAGTCGGATCGGCAGCCGGCGGAGCCTGCGCTTCGGGCTGTTCATCGGGCACGCCACCTTCCGGCAGCGCCAGCGAACGCTCGGCGTAGAGCACGAACGCGTTGGTGGTGAACACCAGGTTGGACAGGTAGTTCAGGATCGGCCAATCGCTGAGCAGGTAGGCGGTGTCGATGTACTTGACCACCACGCCGAACTGGTCGGACAGGAACATCTTCATGTCCTGGTTGGTTTCGGCAAAGCGCGACTTGGCGGTGGAGACCGCACTGATCACGTCACCGCGCACAGCCTTGCTGCGCTGAGCCAGTGCATTGACGTCGACCTTCTCCAGCAGCTCGCACAGCGAGCGGGAGATCACGCGGATGTCGTTCAGCGGCAGGGCCTTACGACCATAGCCGGGCTGACCTTCTTCCACGCGCTGCACGTTGGCATCGTTGGCCTGCTCTTCCACGGCGCGCGATTCGCTGAATTCGATCAGCTTCTTCAGCACCGGGTTGCCGCCTTCGGGGATCTCGGCGTCCTTACGGTCACCGAACAGACGACCGCCGTTGGGCAGCGAAGCCACCAGCTGATCTTCGGTCAGGGCGTTGCGCGGATCTTCCACGGCATCGACCTTGACAGCCACCGAGGCCCAGAACGCTTCGGGACTGGCGAAGTCCATCGTGTCCGGCAGCGTGGCCACGGCCATGGCCGCATCGAAGGCCTGGGTGGAGTAGTTGGTGATGATCGCCTGACCCAGCAGTGCATAGCGCTGCAGGTAGTTCACCAGTTCATCGGGAACCTGACCGTCCACGCTCAGGGCGACGTTCAGACCGTCACCGAACACGACGTTGCCTTCCGGCTCGTGCTCGCGAGACTTGGCGATCTCTGCGACATGGCACAGACGCTCCTGTGCGGCCGGCAGTGCCTCGGCGAGGGCGTCGAGCATGCGACACACCGCTTCAGCCGAACGGGCCTCCAGACGCTGCGTGCCTTCGCTCACGGTGGCCAGCAGGCCGTTGAGTTCCTGCATGTCGAGCTGGACACGGCCGCCGTCATTGAACGCCTCCAGACCGATGTTCAGGTTCTGCGGGATCTTGGCACCGATGGCGGTGGCCAGACGGTTCAGACCCATGGCCATCCAGCCATAGGCTTCCTGGGTAATGCCGCCACGGGCATTGACCACTTCAGCAGCTTCGGTGAAGTCACGCACGCCATCGACGATGGAACGTGCTTCTTCCACGTATTCGCGATCGGCCTGAGCCTGCGCGGTGGATTGGATCAGATTGACCACTTCGGAGGCCGGTGCCTGCACGGCCGGGATCTCCGGCGTGACCGGGACGTCGACGACAGTCAGGTCGGGCTGGCCGCCTTCCTGCAACGACTCCATGGCCTGTCGAAGGCGATTGCGAGTGTACTGGGACATGTTGTCAGTTCCTTGGAAAAAAGCCATGGTGCTAAATCACCATAGATGATGGAGTGCCGATCAAAAATCAGCGGTAAGCAGCCATGTGCTTGTTGGAAGCAATGATCAGGGCGTTGACGACCGAGAGCGTGTGGGAGATCATCTCCAGATACGGCGCAGTGCACCACTGGGAGAAACTGGTACCAAAGCCCAGTCCCACTTGGATCGCATTGACGTTACCCACTGCATCGGGAACCTGCTTGGCCAACGCATCAAGCTGACGATCCATTTCCACCAGACTGGAACGCAGACCTTCCCCCTGGGAGTGGCCCACTTCCGTCAACAGGTCTTGTGCCAAATCCAGCACGCCACCGATCAGGGTGTGTGGGATGGTGGGCATGACGGCCATGCTGGTGTCAACCTGCTTGGCCTGGTACGGACGTACGAAGACGAACTTGGTGTGACGTGCCGCCATGGCGCGGGAAATCGGATCGCTGCCAGAATGGTCCACGCGACCGTCCAGCAACACCAGCGCACGACCGCCCAGGATCGGCGGACCCATGTAAGCGGAGTTGACGGTGAAGCGACTGTCGACCATGCGCGAAAGCGGACCGATCACTTGCTTCAGACGATCGAAGGACATCGGTGCACAGACCTGCGTCATCTTGTCCAGCCAGCCATCGCCCTGATCGGCACCAATGGCCGGATGCTTCAACAGGTCAGCCAATCCCGAACCGACCGTCTTGACACTGGGGATGTAGTTCGTACGCAGCGACTTGAGCTGGGTCTCGATGTTGCGACCATAGGTCATGATCAGGCGGGCATCATTGGGGATACCCTCACGCATGGCCAGCATCAGTGCCGTCTGACCCAGCTGCACCTGCGACTTCTTGGGGAAGCGGCCGGAGAGTTCCTTGTGCAGGTCACGGGCCAGTTCCAGTCGGAACTGCAGCTGACTGGCATCTTCACCCAGTGCGCCGAAGAACGCCTTGATCTTGACGACGATGCGTGCAAGGAAAGCGCGGATGTTGGCAATCAGTTGACGAATGCGATCGCCCAGACCTTCGGTGGCCAGCGTGGTGTCCTTATAGGACTCCAGCGACGGCAGTGCCGCAGCTTCACCCACAGCGGACAAAGCCGCTTCAACATAGGCCAGCGATTCCATCGAATGCTTCGGCACGAGAGCTGCCACAGACTGCAGGTGGATCAACGCGTCCAGTTTCTGCATCTGCTGATCCAGAGACTGCAGGTCCAGACCGACATCGTGGGACATGTCCACGGTCGCCAGGGCGTCCAGCGTCTCCAAGGATCGACTCTCAACGGAGACTTCACCCCGGAGAGCCTTTTGGAAGTTGTTACGGTTCATGATTTACCTCAATGGCAAATAAGGGGCCGACGCCCTAGAGGATGGAGCAGTAAAAGCCATACGATCAGCATAAAACCCCACTCCCCGGTTAGGGAGTGGGGCTATGCCTACATCAGGCTGCGGCCGGAGCCGGCGCAGCTGCCGGAGCAGCAGCCGGCGTTGCCGTGGCGTACAGACCCAGCATCTTGCTGACCACATGCAGGTAGGCACTACCGGCACGCAGGTTGTACTCGCCCATCGTGGTGAGCTGAGCAAAGCGCGAGGACTGCACACGCTGGGTGGCGGCCAGGACACGATTCCACTTACCCGCTTCGCCGTGGCCGACGTTGACGGTGTTCTGGATCTTGCCCATGGCACTGCGCAGGGTGTTCAGCTTCTGGGACAGATGCTTTTCGAAATCGGCGATCTTGCCCATGTAGCTTTCGTAGTCACCGCACATCACGGCGATGTAAGAAGCCAGCTCTTCCAGCTTGACCGTTTCCAGCACGTAGACCTTTTCCACGGTCGGTTGCTTTTCCGAAGGCTGCAGGACGTAGTGGTCACGACCCACGGCCTGTACGCGCTGATCTTCCGGCGCGCTTTCGTAGGCAGTGAACGCGTTGGGAGCCGGCAGGTTGGCGACCAGGTTCAGACCGCCGGGCATGACGCCTGCGATGTACTGCTGACGGGCGGTGACGCCTTCACCCTGCGGCGAGCCCACGGCCGTCATGTAGCCGGCCGGCTGAGCGCCGAGCATCTTGACGGTGAAGCTCAGACTGCCGCGGTCGCTGGCATCGATCGAACCCAGGGTCTTGACCAGGCCGTCCACGGCATCGGTTGCGGTCTTCAGGACGTTGTCCACGCCATCGCGCACCGAAGCGTTGGTGGTCTCCAGCCAATCCACCGGACCGGCGGCCTTGGTGTCGTTGAAGTACATCCACTTGGCCAGTTCACCCAGCTCGACTTCGCGAGCGGTGGCCTTGGTACCCGGTGCGATGGCCTTGGCCAGTTCGCTCAGCTTGGTAGCCTGCTGGCGCAGACGACGTGCCTTGCTGGTCAGGTTCAGGTAGACGTTCTTGATTGCGGCCCAGATGCGCAGGCAGAAGGCGATGAAGCCATCCCATGCGGCCTTCATGGATTCGCTGATGCTTTCCATGGTCAGGCGCGTGCGGGCCATGGGCGGCATGTCGTTCTCGAAGGTCAGGGCACGCGGGCTCAGGCCCATGCGGCGATGCGCCATGTCCACGGCGACCTGCGTCACGCGCGCGGTCTGGCGGGACATACCGCCGTCATCCAGCGCTTCGGAGAGGATGGCATGCAGCTGTTCCAGTGCAACGGTGGCTTCTTCCAGACCGCCAGCGGCCTCGACTTCAGCAGCCACTTCAGCATTGGCTTCGGCAATGGGACCGTCTTCGGGGGTCACCAGTTCAGCGGAGGTCACCGGCATGGTGGCCACTTCGGAAACAGCGGCGGCTGCTTCGGCAGCGGATTCGACCGCCAGACCGAAATGTGCTTTGAGATTCGACATGGGAACTGTCCTGTAATGTGGTTGATACATCGCAGCGCGAGACTGGCGAGTCATAAGATGGCAGCATAAAACCCTCCCCGGCCGAAACCGGGGAGGGAGTATGCTAGAGGCCTCTCCTAGGAGAGGACCTCAGGCCCAGGCGCGACAAGAATTACTTCTTGTCTTCCTTCTTGTCCTGGCCGATCTGCTTGGCGCCGGCGTCCGCGTTGCCGCGGTCGTAGGCCACCATGCACTTCTGCAGGACGTTCAGCACGTCGTTGCTCAGTTCCACGGCGTAGGAGGCAACGCGGCCAGCGGCCTTGCCCTGCTCGGCTTCCTGCTTCTGGAAGGCGCGCATCAGCGAACGCAGGACGACCTGGTCCTTGATCTTGGCTTCGTCGCCGACCTTGATGCTGGCGAAGGTCTTCTTCGAACGTTCCACTTCCTTCGAAGCGGCGTCGGAGACGGCCTTGGCCTGCTGCAGCAGCAGTTCGATGGCCGAGATGGCCTGCTTGATTTCTTCCTTCGACAGCACCTTGATCTTGGTGTTGCCGGCCTTGGCGCTGTCCTTGATCTTGCCGCTCACCGCGTAGTTGACCAGCAGGTTGCCCAGCTTGGACTTCTCGGTGCCCAGGAAGAACTTGACGTTGCCCGGCAGGACGTCGGTTGCCTTCACGCCTTCACGGCCGTTGACGGCATTCTTGAAGGCCTTGGAGGCCGCCAGTTCGAAGCCACCGTACACCTTGGAATCGCCGGCGCTGCCGCCTTCGACTGCCGCCTTGACGGCTTCGTAGCTTTCGGTCAGGCTCTTGGTTTCGGCTTCACCGAAGGACAGCACGTCCTTCAGCACGTCCTGCACGGCGGTGATCGCGCTGTGCAGCGGGGTGGCGACCTTGTCACCGATGGCGACCTTCTGGGCGAGGCTGCCCAGATCGATTTCGCCGTCCTTCGGGGTGCCGGTCAGACCGTCGACCTTGCCGGCCAGCGACTTGGCGCGCTCGGACACGCGGTAGTGCGCGTCGAAGATCTTCTTGATGAAGTTGAACACGGCTTCCTTGGCCTTGATCAGCATCTGGACGATGGCCGCCCAGAATTCCTTGATCTTCTGGCCGATGGCTTCCTGCGACAGCTGCGTGGCGCGCACGCGGTTGCTGTGGCCGCTGAAGGATTCCAGCGACGGCAGGCCGTGGCCATTGCTCAGGCCGACGCGCTTGTACAGCTGTTCGACGGCGAACTGGGCGATCTCGGCAGCCTGCGGGTTCAGGCCGTCTTCCTGGTGACCTTCCAGCAGGTCCTGCAGGCTTTCCAGCGCTTCGACCACTTCGGTGGCTTCGTCAGCGGCGGCCAGAGCCTGGTCGGCTTCGCCTTCGGCTTCGGCCACTTCCATCAGCGGCTGCTCGACTTCGGCCGGCGCTTCGATGGGGGCTTCAACGGCGGTGGTTTCACCGCCAGCGGCGGCAGCAGCGGCGTTCGGATCTTCCTGCAGGCTCTCGTTGGACAGAGCGGCCAGGATGCGATTACGGGTGGACATGGTGAAGATTTCCTTCTAGCTAAAAGGGATGTTGCGTTGGAAAAGGCTTAGGCCGCCGTACGTCGGCCACGACCAAAGAGAAGCTGCAGCGTTTGAAGCAGGTCTTCGACACCGCCCTGACGTGCACACCACTGCTGCAAGACATGCGCGGTGGTTTCACCACGACCCAGAAGCGTCTGGGCCGGATTCAACGACGCGATGTTGGCAACTTTCCCCACCGAACCGGCAGAGCTGATCAGATCCGACCACGTCACTACCGACATCGTGCGGCTACCGCCGTGGATGTAATCGATGGTGTCGTTGAGGAACTGCTCAGCATAGCCAGTGATGTAGGGATTACGACGCTGGTCTTCCAACCAGGTGGCGAAATCGCCGAACAAACGGATGGCGCACTCCAGGACCATGCGACGGAAATTCCACGAGGTGGTATTCGTCGCAATCGCTTGGTGCAGCTCATACAATGTCTGAACACTATCGTCGCCACTGGAGTGGACCAGCTGGTCCGCTCCGGCAGAGCGCGACGTGTACAGACGCGGGTACACGGTGATCTGGGTCATCTGGCTTCTCCGGCGCTACTTAGGAGTAGCGTTCTTCGAGCCGCTGCAGCTCGTAGTTGAGGGACTGCAGACGGCCCGAGGTGTAATCCAGCTGCTGCTGCAGAGCCGGGTCCTGCTTGCCTTCGATGGCTTCCTTCAGGGCCAGACAGCGCAGTTCCAGCGCACGCTGCTCTTCCTTCTTGGCCTTGTACTTCTTCACCTGCCACTCGGCGATCATCATGCGCGCCTTGTAGATCGGGTTGAAGCGAGTGGCCAGCACGTTGGTGCGGAACGGCGACAGCTTGCCGGCGCCGACGGTCTGGCTGACCACGCCCATGCGGGCCGGGTCGAAGGTGATTTCCGGGATGCTGTCCAGCTTGTGCACGAACTCCTGACGGGGCACGTACAGCGTGGCCACGGTTTCGGCGAACGGCACCAGCTGCTGAGCCAGCGCTTCCAGTTCCGGCTTGGCGTAACGTGCGGTGGCATCACCCTTGGTGCGAACGGCGATTTCCGATTCCAGCACGTAGTTGAGCACGCGGACCATGTAGTCGCCGGCGAAGCGACTCAGGGCCAGCAGCTGCAGGAACGCACCCTTACGATAGGTGATCGTTTCACGGGTGACGTCCTTGGCGAACATCACCGGCGCCTGCTTTTCCATGTATTCCAGGTTGTCCGACAGGGTGTTGGCGATGGCCGTCAGCTGCTGGGTCAGGCTGCGCGAACGCAGCACGGTGACCTTGGCACCGATGATGCCGTGCAGATCTTCAGCAGCCTTGGACTTGAACGCCTGACCGGACATGACCCGCTCCAGCGTCTTCAGCGTCGGCAGCACCGAGGTGTCGATGATCTCGAGCTGCATCTCGATGTCTTCGATCATGCGCGAACGTTCGAAGTTCGGCGTGATCGTCTCGAGGAAATCCTTGAGTTCCATGGGGAGTTTCTCCGGTTAGATGGTCGGGGCGTTGCCCAGCTGGTACGCCTTCAGGATCTGCTCCACGTCCGGGCCAGTGCCCTTGTTGGAGACCTTCAGTTCCTTGACCGACAGCCGGTTCGGGGTCTTGATGTCGCGGGTGTAGAAGGTCACGCGATCCCACTCGGTATCGACCACGACCAGGAACAGCAGGTAGCTGCTCTTGAACACCCGCTGACGAACAGCGTAATCGTCCAGCTTGCCGCCGATCTTCGTTTCCAGATCACGCGCGGTCTGCGCCGAGATCACCACCAGGTTGGCGGCGTTGTTCAGCGAAGGCACCTGGGTCAGCGCGCTGGTGTACTTGTTGCCGCGGTTGCGCGACAGGATGTCTTCGTAAACGCCACTACCGTCCTTCATCAGGGTCTTGCGGTGTTCGTCGATCAGATCCTGCGCGAAGATGATGTCACGCCAGAAGTTGGCAAAGCCGCCGCCCTTGGCACGCCAGGTGTGGAACATTTCCTTGGCCGACGTGTTGCTGCTGTTGTCCCCAAGGATATGAGTCAGAATGGACGGAGCCATCAGGTTCACCATCAGGCGAATCATGATCGGAATCGTCGCTTCTTCGTCCTTGCCGTCCTTGGTGGCGCTGCGGATGGTGACGTTCACCAGACGGCCCACCGACAGGCTGGCCGTTTCATTGATGATGTCCTTCTGCATGCCGGCGTCGATCTTCATACCGGTGCCCTTGGACGGGTCCTTCTCCTGCCGACCGGCGCGCTCTTCCAGCTTGTTCAGGCGAGCGTTCAGGTCCGTGGCGTCCTCGAAGGACGGCACAGCAGTGTCCGCGTACGGCAGGCCGTACCGGTAGGACTCGGAAGACATGATCTGGTTGGCCAGGTAAGTACCGGCCGCGGAGGTGACGTCACGATTCGGGTTGATCGAATCGAGCAGACGCATCGTGTTGACGCGACCGACATTCACCAGCAGCGCGACAGCCTGCAGGTAATATGCCGTGAACAGCGCCGACAGGGCCAGCAGGCTCTGTGTGGTCGCTTCCAGACCAGCCAGGCGCTGGTCGACCATGGCGATCGGTTCAACGCGCGTGCTCTGGGTGAGCTTGGCCAGATTGTCGACGGGGAAGAGGCGGCCGTTGTTTTCCTGAAGACGATCACCGACCATCTTCTTGTTCGACGACGACAGGTTCTTCAGCAGAGACGACGACATGAGCGACATCAGCGACGGGATGAAACCCGTCGAGGTGTTGAGCGGTCCCATGGGTAAATCCTCAAGGTAGAAAAATGGATACGAAATTTAAACAGCTCATGGCGTTGACGCCAGACGAGCGCATGATCAAGACCAACATCGACTTGGCCGTCCGGTCGACTGGTAATGGTGCCTTGACTCAGGCCCTCACCAATACGCTCATGGGCTTCAATCATCGAGGCTCCGGTATCGCCGTACCGGTGAACTCTGACGTTGGCGGCCTGACGTTTTTCACGCGCCCGCGCTTGAATCTTGCATACGATAACGTGTCGCAGGACCGCACGATGACGATGCTTGTTAGTAGGGATCGTTTCAGCTACCAGCGAATGATTCGCGCAGCGCTGGACCCCAAGGGGGCACGAGGCGATTACACTGCCAAGGAGCACAGTAGCGAGGATGATTCCAGCGGCTATGACTCGGCGCTGTTTGACAATCGCTGTGCCTTCATCCCGGTGCTGAGCAACTTCCTGTTGAACCTGAGTGGTTGGCCAGATCCCGTGGCTGAATACTTCGATTCGACACCGGGTGTGCAGCGCGAGCAATGGTCGATGATTGACGGCCCGCGCCGTATGCGCGGCACCTTCGATCTGTCGGCCTCGTGGCGAAATATCGCCGGCGACCCTATAACATCACTGCTGCAGGCGTGGGTGCAGTACGGTCTGAATGTCAAGGCCGGTGTGATGGTCCCCTATCCGGAGGCCATCATCGAACAGGAGATCGACTATCAAAGTCGTGTCTATCGTTTCCTGTTGGACCCTTCGCGCCGTTTCGTCACCAAGGTGGCGGCGACGATCATGTTCCCCCTGAGCCCGGCTCTGGGTAACGCGTTCAACTTCTCCTCTGACTCCTACTACCACAAGGACAATCAGGAGCAGATCGCAACGTCGCTGCACTGCGTTGGTGCAGAGTACCAAGATCCGATCCTCTTCTACGAGTTCAATCAGATCGTGGCCCACTTCAATCCGGACATGGTAGATGGTCGGCGTGAGCGCGTGATGCGCTTGCTCCGCTATGACCAATTGAGTTCGATGAACTACTACGGCTACCCCCGCGTCGATCCTTACACGTTCGAACTGCAGTGGTGGGTGCCGGCAGCGGACTCGATCTTCATGTTCGGTGACAATTAACCATAGAGAGAAACGACGCCCATGGTCACCTCAACTGACTGGCTTGCCCAACTCGATGCCGTTCGTACCAATCCGCATTCCATCATGCGCTTGGCACTGCGGGCAGTCGAAGATGCTTACGATGGCAAACTGGACATCGGTAATGCCACCAACCCGGCTGTGCAGGCTTTTGAAGCCATGGCCATCATGGGTGCAGCCTGCATGCAGTCCATGGACGGCACGGTGCGCAAACTGTACCCCACGTTGGCACAGACTTCCGATGACCTGTATCGCCACATGTCCGATAAGGACTACATCGATCGCTTCGCTTCGCCGGCCAAAGCCACGCTGACCTTCCTGTTCGGTATGGAAGAGCTGAAGGCGATGGCCGTGCAGACCGACGTGTCGGGTGTGCGCAAGATCACCATTCCGCGCCATACCAACGTCAAGGTCAACGGCCTGACCTTCACCATGCAGTACCCCATCGACATCCGGGTACTTTCCCATGGTCGCATCCAGATCGTCTACGACAACACCTATCCTTCGCCCGTGCAGGTGCTGGACACCAATCAGGTGGCGTGGGAAACCTTCAATGCCCAAGGTGTTGAAGTCGTTGCCGTGCACATTCCGATGTTGCAGTTCGAGATCAATACCCGCGTGGGTACGGCGAACAACTCTGCTGAGTTCACCATGCAGCAGACCTACACCGACGGCTTCTTCCATGCGCGCGCCTATTACAAGGATGCGCAGAACCGCTGGAAGGAAATGGTGACCACCCATTCGGATCAGGTCTTCGATCCGCTCACCCCGACAGCGCTGTTCAAGCTGGTGGATAACCAGCTGCAGATGCGCGTGCCCTATATCTACACCTCCAGTGGTCTGGTCAGCGGCGAGTTCCGTCTGGACATCTACACCACCAAGGGACCGGTGGAAATGGATCTGGGTGAATTCACCCCGGCTGACTTCACTGCGGTGTACGCCGATCTGGACGGGATTGACCCGACCAAGTATTGGCAGCCGATGGGCTCGATGCAGTACCGCAGTTTCATGGCCACCTCCAAGGTGGTGGGCGGTGCCTATCAGCTGACCTTCGAGGAACTGCGCAACCGAGTGATCGACAACAGCCTGGGCAATCAGGTGATTCCGATCACCAACGTGCAGCTGTCCAATCGCCTGAGCCGTCTGGGCTACGGTGCGGTGCTCAACGTGGACAATGTCACCAATCGCCAGTTCAAGGCGACGCGTGCTCTGCCCCCGCCCACCGACGGTACCTCGGCCACGGCCGCCGGTTGCAGCATTCAGATGCTGACCACCTCGATGTCGCTGCTGACGGCACATTCCACCGTGCGTGACAACGGCGATCGCATCACCATCTTGCCCGACACGCTGTATGAAATGTCCTCGGGTCTGGTGGAGATCGTGCACGAGTCGGTGGCAGCATCCATCAAGGCACTGCCCATCGACGTACAGGCCCGTCGCATCAACACCTCCCAGTACCTGTACAGCCCGTTCCATTACGTGCTGGACCGTACCAACAACCGTTTCGAGCATCGCCCCTACTACTTGGAGAATGTGGAAATCACCTCCAAGTCGTTTGTGGAGGAGAACGAGACCACGGCCATGCAGGTCACCGCGGCGATGTACTCCATCGAACGCGTACCGACCGGCTATGAGCTGACGGTGGTGCTGTCCTCCTCGGACAACTGGAAGGCGCTGGACGATGAGGATGTCTTCGTGCAGCTGTCCTACGTCCCGGACGGTCAGCGCGATCGCGCGTACATGAACGGTGAGTTGCTCGGCACCTTCGCCGATGAGCGCACGTACCTGTTCCGCATCACGACCGATTACGACATCGATTCTGAGCACAACATCAACTTGACCAGTTTCCAGATGTACGCCGACGAAGCGCGGCCGCATCCCACTCCGCTGATCACCGATTTCGATCTGGTGTATCTGGCGGCCGGTCTGGTCGGTGATGAACTGCAGGCATCGAACATCGATACGGCCGTGGGTCGTTCGCTGGTACCGGCCGATGCGATCGGCATTACCCGTGAAACCCTGCGCGTCAAGCTGGGCGACTCGATGGAAGGCATGTGGGCTTCTTCGCGTACCGTGGCTTCTTCGGAAGACTACGAGCGTTGGGAAGTGGACGTGCCGGAAGTCTGGGAAGAGACCGTGCTCAAGCGCGATGCGACCGGTGCGATCATTTTCACCACCGACGCACAGGGCAAGCTGGTCCCCACGGTGCTGTACGCCAAGGGTGATGTCAAGCGTGACGACGACGGTAACGTCATGATCAAGTTCCTCAAGGGAACGGTCAAGGCCGACCCGGTCACCCAGCAGCCCATCGTTCGCTCCACCCGTACGCTGAAGCGTCAGATGGACATGTTCTTCATGGACGGTGTGTACTGGTTTGCTACGGACGAAACCACGTTGGCATATCGCGACGAAGTACCGCGTACCATCGTGAGCTGGCTGAAGGAAGACATCGAGTACCTCACCCGCTACTTGCTGGAAGAGACTTCCCTGTTCTTCTATCCCAAGTCCACGTTGGGTCAGGTGCAGGCTATCGTTCGCGAAGGTCAGCAGACGTCGATCAAGGCAGGGCAGACGTTCAACATCGCCTTCTACCTCACCGCAGCGGCTTATCGCGATGCGGCGTTGCGTCAGACGCTGGAAGATCTGGCTGGTCGTACCGTGGCATCGGTGCTCAGTCAGTCCACCGTCACGCTCAACGCTATCATCTCGCAGCTCACTGCGGCGGCCGGTACGGACATCATCTCCGTCACGGTTGACGGTCTGGGCGGCATGGGTAGCTCGGCACAGCCGACGGTTACCTTGCTGGATGACTCGGCGCGACTGCAGGTGCGTCGTGTGGCTGTGGCATTGGCCGACGGTACGATTGGTGCCAAGGACGACATCAATTTCACCTACTACCAGCATACCGACTAAACGGAAAAAAAAAGAAAGCAGCAGACCAGCACCCGTGAGGGTGCTGGTCTGTATGCCGTCAGGCTGCGCAGCAGGAGGCCTTGATGTCGTGGCAGGCGTCACCGAGCTGGCGACGCAGCACTTCACGGTTCTCGCGCAGGGTGCGGATGGTATCGGCGATCTCATCCAGACGCCGATTGCGAGTAGCCGAATCGGCGATGCTGTAGACACCGTAACGCAGACCCAGCTGATGTTGCAGCCGTGCTTCGATGTCGTTCAGCTGACGACGCAGGGTCTGAAGGGCCGGCTGGTTGTGGACCGCGTTGTGGGTGCGGCAGAGCAGGCGGACGAAGAACAGGACGATGGCGTTCATGGGTTTCCTTAGCCCTGCTGCTTGAGCAGGTTGCGATAGTGGTTGGAGACGTAGTCAGCTTCCTGACGGGTCTGCAGGTTCTCCTTGCGGATTTCCTCCAGGGCAACAGCGCGCTCAGCCGTCCACGGCTTCTTGCTCAGCTGTTCTTCATTCTTGGTCTGGCGCACGATCGTGC